CGTGGAAGACTTCGTCAGTCTCTTCCTCTTCGTCGTTGTCATGGATAAAGCGGACAGGCTCCCGGTCGGGGTGGAGTTCAAACCACTCCTCTTCTGTAATCTCTACGGTCTGTCCGTCGCGACGGACAAAGATACCGCTAGAGGGGGGTTTGATGATGGGTGTGTCGGAGATTAAATAGACGTCAAGAGACATAATAAAAGCGGGGGCCTGTACGCCCCCGATGTAGGTTATACGGTAGTTAGTGCTTGCGCCTGTCGTTTCTCCAGGTAGGTCAGTTTAGCTAGCGCTTGCGCGAGTTGGGCTTTGGTGGCAGCTAGTTCTGCTTGGGTTTGCTCTAGCTGAATTTGGAGCTGGCGCTTGGTGGGTCCTTCGGTATTGTGATTTTCTATTTCACTCCAATACGTGTCTAGGGTTAATTCTTCTTCAAGGCGCCCTGCCGCAAGTTGCTCTTTATACCATCGAATCACTTTAAGAGTGCGACACAACCGCATACACTTCTTGACAGTCTCAGCGTCGGTGTCGTCCTGCATCCCTAGCTTAAGGACAATGCCCCAATTTTCAGCTAAGTTTATGTAGTCGTTAGCGGTAGTCTTACTCCAGCCGCATTGCCGTAGATAGTCCTCCCAACCAGTGAAGGTGCCCATATCGGTTTCTACAGGGTTGCTTTTTGTAGCTGGCTTTAGTAAGTTGCGAATTTGGATAAGAGCGTCCCCGCTATCTTTATAGTGTTGGATAGCCCGCATCTTGGTGCGTTGTGCTAATTCGTACTCTTTCTCTGCTTTAGCTTTTGAAGCCATGGCGCTGTCGTGGAGCTGTGTTATACTTAACATATACCTTTGTGTCACTTAAATGAATAAACTTCTGTTGGCTGCTACCAACATAAGCCCTAAATAAACGTCCGGAATTCCGGACGTTTATTTTATTCTAGTATAAGTTATATTCCTTAAAGCGACAATATAGGTGTATGCAAAAAAGAACAACAAATCTATACTTGTTTGTGTTTCTCTACCTCTAGGGAAATAAGGTTCCAGTCCCACAGGAGATTGTAGATAACCTTGTTGACGGTGCCTATCTTCCCGTAGAGGCAGTCTCCTTCTATCTTGGCGGTGCGGGGTATGTACCGTTTGATGTTAGGAACGTTCAGTAGGTTGATAGGGGCAGGTAAGCCTTCCCCTACAGCGTAGATATGTAGGAAGCAGTAGCCGTAGATAGGTCCGTGCTGTATGGTGCAATTCAGTCTGTACATTGTGATAACTCCGCTCGGAAGGTGGACATGTGGGAGACTACGGATGTGGGCGCGTTGTTTCTGGAACATCGACTAGTTACCTCTACCTCAAATTTAGGTTCGTAGGTAAATCGAATCCATCCCCACCACTCTCCACCCCACTTATCAATACAGTTAGGGTGGTACGTTAGAGTTGCATACTCGATAAACTCCTCTAGTTCTGCGAGGTAGGTTTGCTTTAAGTCGTTACGCTGTGTTTCTCCTACATATATGTCTACTTTGCTAGAGCACTCTAGTGGGTTAGCGATTAGCTTCAATGCTACAGAAGTGACGCCCTGCTCTACCAACTCGTCGAAGATACGGAGTATCTCGTCGTGCCGTTTGTAGTAATACTCTGAGGGCTGGTAGAAAACTTTGGATTTGGGTTTGTAGACGTTGGTGAAGTCACGAAACTCCTTGATGTGTCTGATGGACTTAAGCATTACTGTTGACTCAAATCGTCTAGGGTGTTTTTGTATCGCTCTCTAATTTCTTGCACCGCGGCTTCAAACTTCTTTTGTCGCTTAAAGTGCTCCCGCCTAATCATACCTTCCAGCCGCGTTAGCTCAGGGCAGATGTTAGTGTAGCTCCGCAGCTCCTCTAACAACTGCTCTGCTTCATCAAGCTTCCGCTCGTCGATAAAGACGTAGCAGTCGTGGATGGCGCGGCGGAAGGAGTCCTTAAAGATTTCGATGTCGAAGTAGTAACCGAAGACCTTGACGTAGATGCAGCGGTAGTAGCGGTTGCCGTAGTTGCTAATCTTCATACTTTACCCCCGGTCGTTCTCCACCAACTCGTAGTTGATGATGTGGTAATACTCATCTAACATACGGTCTTTGCTCTCTACGGCGTCGATAAACTCTTGGTAGCTCAAGTACATATAGACAAAGCCGTCTCGGACTCCGAAGCTATCACCTTCCATGTCTTCGTCGTAGTCGCCGAAGCTGACGTATAGGTTCATCAAATCGTCTTCTTTACCTACCCCAAGGACTTCCGCGCCGCGGTACCTCGGGACTCTTGCAATTACCTTTCCGCAGGAGCACATAAGGTCGATGTTATCTTCCATGTTAAGGAAGACAGGGACATGGCCTAGGTGGGCTCTTAATTCTTTGTAGTTCATAGCTTACTCAGGTCTAGTAGGTCAGCGTAGCCAAAGCTACCATCCTCAACGGTTATGATATAACGTACTCTTCCATCCCATAGCACTCGGATTGCATCGTAATTAGCTTTGGGCTTCTCCGTTGCTCTGTAGTAGGGTACCCCTGCTAGGATGAGCAGCTCGGAAAAGAAAACATCTAAGTTTAGGTACGTAATATCTACTGCAGACTTATTACTCTTTTGTAGGTATTTCCATACGTTGAGGTACAGCTTTACTTTCAAGTCATCCAAATCTGTGAATATTTGGTAGCTTACTTTAGCGGTTTCTTCTGTAGCCCACGACCAATGCAGCGTTGCTCCTGTTTTTGCGCTGCTCATATCTGCTCCTCGAAGCGTCCGTCTACGAACTCTAAATAGCTTCGTACCCACACCACTCCGTCTTTCAGCGCGGCGTAGGTAACTAAGATTTCTTTGGTATCGACGTGGGTGCCGGCGGTGATAACTCGATACACTCCGCCGGTGCGGAGGTGCTTAAAGGTCTTACCGATTAGTTCTCTGGGGCTCATTGTTTTAGTCATCAGTATCGTCTTCCTCAATTAGAACGACGTTTATGTCTGGGGTGTCGACGTATTCAGCGTGGGGATTAATGTAGCGGTAGATTAGGTCTTCTACTGCTTCTACTGCTTCTTCTTCGCTATCTGCGTCGACTTCGATATTCATTTCTAGGCGGACTTGGGCGCTGTATTTAGACATGGTAATTATGAATGATGGAGTATCGTAGTTAAAAGTGACTCCTAACGTATTCAAGCCAGGCGTGAAGAACTGAGTTAGCTAGGTCTTTGTCGGTCATTGCGCTTAGCTCTTCTTTGTTGTATGAGCCTTCACCGGCCCAGTCGGCTTCCTGCACACACCATTCTCTTTCTTCAGCGGTCATAGGGCGCAGGATTTCATTAGAGCAGTATCTGTGTAGCATAGCTTCTTTAAAAGTGCATAAGCACCCGTGTTCGGTCTTGTCATAGCCACATGGACACTTGATAGGGATGTCTTGAAATAGTGCCATATTCTTAGATAAGAGGGTCGCTGTATTGATTCAGTTCTTCTTTATGCTCCCGTAGGTACGTCAAGCACTTCACCAGTGCCGAACGGGAAAAGTCGGGGCACTCGATGCAGGCCCGGAAGCCTTCGCGGTGGTCACCGTTAAGGATAAAGAAGCACTCCGCGTTGCCTAAGACTAAGGCAGTGGTATCACAACCGTAGTCCTTACGACTGGAGGGGTGGTTGTTGTAGGAGATATACCAGTGCTTGCTATGGGTATCCACGTCGTCGGTGCGGTTGGGCACGACCATAGGGATACCGCCCAGCATTTCAAAGTGTCCTGTGTTAGCCATGGAACACCACCTGGGCGCCGTCGCCAATATCATTGTTAGCCCACACTTCATTTCCATTATTGTCGATGGTCTTGAAGAAGATGTAGACAGCGCCGCTGGGCATAGTAACGTACATTAAGTCTTCCTGCACGGCGGCAACTCGTCCTTCTGACCTGACAGTGCTGCTACCGCAGCCACGCCAGCCGTTAGAAGTGAGTTCCGCGCCGATGTAGTCTACCTCTACGGTGACTTTTTGGTGGAGTAGTTTAGCTTTGGCTTCCATATTGGTCTGGGGTAGTAGCGACAGGGGCAGTAATGGTTTCTTCGCCGTATAGCAGCACAGCTAGCGAGTAGAGCTTATCGATAACGCCGACCTCTTCAGCATAAGACAAGGCTGACTTACGTTGGTTCTTAGCCCGGGTGACTAGGTCAACGTGGTGGCGGTAGCGGTATTCCCGGTACAAGTCTCCCCACAGTTTTTGGTAGGACTCCCCGGTACGATACGCGTAGCTACGCAGCAGTTCGTTAAGGCTGGAGCGGATGGACTTTTCGGGTACCTCTTCCATAGCAGCAGGCAGCGCTAGGATTTCCTTATCCACCCGGTCGAAGCGGCCTTCAATCACCTTCAGGCGGGTGTCTTGTTCTAGCAACGCGCGGGCCTGTTCTTGTTGACGTTGCTCCACGGCGATGATGGCTTCGGCTTGTAGTCTTAACAGCTCGCCGGGGCTTAGAGGTTGTTGGGTGTAGCTTCCGGTCTTACGAATTGCGGGTAGTACTTCCGAAGTGACCCAGCGTTTAAATGCTTTGGCTTGCGGCTTGTGGCTGCCTAAAACAGCAGAGTAAAGACCGGACTCATTGATGATAGAGAGCCTGAAAGTATTGCTGCCAAAGGTTTGTCCCAAAATGGGAGAATCCATTCCGTTGGGGTTAATAGTTTGTTTGTCCTCTTCGTCAACATGCTCTAGCAGTTTTGCAGGGTTTGAATATTCTAGTACAGCGGCTACTTCTTTAGCCACGAACCAAGGTGTGTCGTCAATAGTGATGACGCTAATGGTTTGGGTGTTGAAATCGAAAGTATTCAGGTTGCTCATAGTTAGGGTAAAATCCTTAGAAAATTAGGGTGAATAAAATGGCAGACCTTTATGAAAAGACCTACCACGCTGCGTTGGATTGGGCGAAGCGGCACTACCCCAACGCGAGTAAATACCACGTGGCTGCGTTTGGAGACTCCGTGGTCTACTTGGTGACCGGAGCCTCAACTTCTTTAGGGGGAGGGCCTTCGATAAGAGAAGTACTTTCTTTCTTATGGCAGGAGGTAGTTTAAGTTATGGACATCATTAAGATGTATCACCGCGCTCATAAATGGGGATTAAATCATCACAGCGCGGCTCATCCTCAACACCACCGCTCCTTTGCTGCAGCAGTAGCTCAGCTATGCTGTGACGACCCAAAGGAGCCACTGAACAAAAGGGAGACGCTACTCCTAGAACTTTTACAGATTAGCGGCGGTCCGACGTGCCGTGAAGGTGCAGCAATATGGGCAGCCTATGGTAAAGGCGACTCGGTTAAGTCTAAGCATGAAGGTATGACTATCTTTTATGTAGACCCTAAGGTTAAGCGTCCAGGTACCTGGACGTTCGACGAAGCAGTTGAGCATTGTGAGCCTTACTGCTACGGCGAGCTAACTAAGTTGCACCTCGAAGTTTCCAGAACTGACCCGTGCTTTGATGACCCGCCGGAAGATTTGTTATCCTTGAAGAAACTATTATCTTCTTAAGGATGTCTAGAAAAGACTTAACGGGACAAAGGTTTGGGCAACTTATAGCGCTGGAGCCCGCAGAAAAACTTAAAGGAAAAAGCACTTGGCTTTGTCAGTGTGACTGTGGTGAGATGACTATCGTCCAGACTAAGCGTTTAACTACTGGACATACAAAGTCGTGTGGTTGTCTTCAAAGAACCATAACTTTGAAGCATGGCTTAGCTAGGTCGAAGACCTACCAGGCATGGCGCAATATGAAGTGTCGTTGTTTGTTGAAAACCAGAAAAAGGTGGAAGGACTACGGAGGTCGGGGAATAACTGTAGACCCAAGTTGGATGGACTTTGAAAACTTCTTAAGAGACATGGGCGAAGCTCCTCCAGGTATGTCCCTTGAGCGTGTCGATAACGATGGCAACTACTGTAAAGAGAATTGTATATGGGCAAGCTGGGAAGACCAGTATCGTAATCGTAGGACGAGTATTCTTATAACTTTGGAAGGGGAAACCAAAACTATATCGGAGTGGTGTAGGCACTACGGCATCAACAGAAGCGTTTACGTGTCTCGAACTAAAAGAGGGTGGAGCATAGAAGCTGCTTTGACTACTCCGGTGGATAGTCGTTTTCATCCGAAGAAATATTGTGGCTAGTAAACGACTTAGTTAGCTGGAGTCTGATGGGGCCTAAGGGTCAGTGGAGTAAAGTCCAAACCGACAAGGGGGAGCTGACTGCTCTATTCCCAGATGGGTCGATGACCCCTGCAGGGGAGTGGGAGTTCGATGCTGCCTGCGGTCACGCAGCGGTCATCTGCTTTGGGGAGCTACCTCCAATAGCAAAGGTCATCTCTCAACAGGAATTCTGCTTTGACGATGACCCTGCAGATATGGATGCGCTAGCGGAGATGGATTAGAGTACGCTTAACTGTACGTCGTCGATTTGAATAAGTTCTATTTGGGTGGGCTCCCCGTCGGTGCCGTAGTGGACAATCACGCCGGGGGCTACTTCTTCGCTTTCGACGACTTCGCTGTAGCCAATGCTAAAGGTTGCGGCCTTGTCATTAATATTGACCCGTAGGGTACGTAGGATAGCTTTGGTGCGGGGGTCAATTGGGTTCGGGGTTGTTGACTTGTAGTCTTGTGGTGATGTTGTCATGTTTGCATGTGCTCAAGTTCGCACGTCTAGTAATACGTTTTCAATCTTGTAGCGGCGGACGTGAAAGCCCTGCTTAGGCAGCTCTTCTACCAGTTTGTACATCCGCTCCAGCAGCGTTTCGTAGTCCTTGTGCCGTCCGGTGATGAAGGAGTCCAGGTTGCTGGGGATTCCCTTCTGCATAAAGAGCTTAGCTAACCGGAAGTCCTGCGTAGCTATGGTCTGTTTCAATTGGTCTACTTCGGTGGAGTCCAGAACTGGGTCTATGGTAATGTGACACTCGAAGTAGTACTCAGTAGTTGGGTTACTCATGCTGTTAGCCAGAATATATCGTCTTCTTCTTCAATCCACTCTGAACCGTCGTATTCGCGGATAACGAATCGCTTCCCTATTGATACCCATTCGACCTCTAACGAGTCAGTTCCTCTTAAGTTACTGTACTCGCTGTAGTGTTGTTTACAGTAGGTATTGATTTCTTCTACTGTAGCGTCGTTGAGAACTAGGGTCGCTAAAGTTGGGTCGAATACTAACCTATCATCACCGTGTCGGGTATACCAACCAACTATAGACATAGGAGTATACAACACGGCTACTTTTCCATCTTTGACTAATTTATTCACTTTGGCTCCTAGTAAAAATGTTGTTCGTCGTAATCATCTTCGTAGGTAACACCATTGAACTCCGCAAGGTCGGGCAGTGCGGGTTTTAGTGCTGCTGCAATAGCGTCATGCAGCTTGGACAGGACTTCTTTCTGTGGGAAGGCTACATAGTTCTCGGTGTAGTAGCCGGGGTCTTCGGGAGACTTACTAAGGTCTACTTTCTCCAACCACAGAACTTCTTCAAATCCTTCGTCTTCGTCAAGCCCGTCGATACGGTAGAAGTGGGTTGGGTATTCCGTTTCGCGAATGATGATTTCAATACTCATTGTCTATTACCTAAAAGAAGGCTACCCAAGATGCATGGCTGACATTGCCGGCGTCAATTTGTTTTCTTCCGGGCAGTGTTACGGTGGTGACGCCGCTTACTAGATACACCAGTCCATTGATGTCATCGTAGGAGCTGCCGTTGGAGTTGCTGTCATGGTAGTAAAGCTCTAGGTTTAGCTTGGTCTTGTAGTAGAAGTCTTTGCAGACTCTTTCCCACGCAGCTACGAGTTCTTTTATTTTCTCTTTGATTAACTTGTCCAACTTATCATCGGTGAGTTGTTCGTCATCAAGATCACCTACTAGCGCTTCTGCTAGGCTCTCTTCGTCGCCATATTCAAGCGCGATATAAAGAGTTTCTTCATCGTGATTCGCTAGGTATTTCTGTATGGTATCCCAGCCGTCTAACTGTAGGGACTCCAGCCACTTAGCCTCTGCTACCCAGCCGGAGCTGGCTCCGTATCCCATTCCCATTAATCTTCCTCCATTACTAAGCTTAATCGAATGTCGTCGGCTCCGTGGAGCTCGTCTGCTTTGACTGACCACTCCTTCATCCCGTTGGGGGACTGGTGGAGATAGAAGGTGAAGCGGCGGGGGTCTTCTCCGTGTTCTTCGACAGTAACTTTACCGTTACTGAAGTCAACTACGCGGGCGGGGATGGAAAAGATGCTTTCGTAGCCACCGCTGACGTAATCCCAGTCGGCGTAGATTAGGTGAACGGTGGCATGTAGATTATTCAAGTTGACTGTAGTTACCATGGTTTAAAAGTCTTGTAAAGGTTCTTCTTCTGCTTGCTCTTTGCTTTTTTCTGTCGCTTCGCCGCAAAGGAAGTCTAATACTCCGTCTGAGAAGCCCACTTTAGTTAGCTGGAAGTATTGTTCTAAGAGCCTCCTCATAGAGGCTTTATCCTTTTCTTCTAACGGGTCAGTTAGAACATTAATGATTTCTTCTGAGCCTACCTGCGCTACGGCAGCTTCAATCTCTTCTTTGCTATGGCCTAAGGCTTTGATAAGACACATCAGCTGGGCGCTCAGCACCATATTCAGCAGCGCATCTTCGTAATAAGCAGTCTCCACCTGTTTCTGGCGGTGGCTAGCAGCGGTTAGGGTTTGTTTCTTCACTGTGAGTTTGACTCCTTTAATAACCGAATGATTTCATCTAGCTTGTCCGCGCAAGCATCTACGTCGCTACGCAGCCGTCCAAGTTCTTCATGGATGTCTTGGTGGTGGAAGCGTAGCGGCACCTGCAGGAGCTTTTTAAGTAGCTTCTTCTTCATTGTTATACTGGGATTGTACTTTCATTGGTTTTTAACATGGGTCACAAGGTTAAAGTAAGTGCGGTTCCTCTTGAAGGCTCGGAGATTGCCCAAGGGTTTGATGTTCATTTGTTTGTGGATGACCAGCCGTTTGAAGCTACAAAGCTGACGATTGTAGCTGAAGCAGGCCGAGCAGTGGTGAAAGCTATTGTAGAGTTTGGGATTAGCGAACTTGAGTTTGACGGCTACCCGGAGACTGCTTTCTTAGCGTTGGGCAGCGAGTCTAAGTTGACTGCTGAGGAGTATAAGAAAGCTGTGGAAGACCTCCGCCGAGCTGCTTTGGGTTTAGAGTAGAGCAACTTGAAGTTTTTGCGCATTGCGGCTTCTCTATCTATTCCCATCGTTTCTGTCTCCATACATCTGTAATCGTTTGCTGGTGGTACCACTCCCAGATTGGTCGGCTGAAGTAGTAATTCCAGTCCAACTCAAAGCAGTAGCGGTCGTTCCGAATGGTTAGTGCTAAGTAAGATGGGTAGTCCAACCAACTATCAGACCAGCTGACCTTAAAGCAGACCCAACCAATCCATAGCTGCGTCCAGGTGTAGCCATTGATAAAGGTCAGAGGGCCTAACTTCAAGGCGATACGGCCATCGCTACTTACTTTTAGAACGTTTTTAGCTTTACCCATTGCCGTACTCCCGGGCGCTGCCTTCGCAGTAATCCCATTCGTCTTTATACCCGTCATGCCCAAAGTTTTTGGGCTCTGGTCTGTACCGAGCTACCACGTATTCCCCAGACTCCGTCCTGAATAGGACTTCGTTTTCAGTGCGGCTGCCGCGGGCATACTCTTCTAAGTCTGCTTCTGCCAGTAGGGTGACGACGTTGTAAGCAGTCTTTCCTAAGAATTCCCCCCGCAGTAACCAGCTGTAGGGTTTGGAGGAGCCGGGCAGCCCATTGGGGAAGTGGATAAGTTGTTTACCGTTGGCTAAGTTAATCGTTTCCATGTTCGTGTTCCTCCAGTTTCTGTAGTAGGTCTTTTACGTTACCTAAGGCTGCCCAAATCTCTTCGTCGCTGTACTTTAGGTGTATAACAATTTGAAGGTCACCGTCATCATAGACCTTTAGTGCGGAGCTGCCAATTCGGTACTCTGGCTCGAAGTTCGTTAAAGGCGGGAGTTGATCTTCTTTCTCTTTGTAGTCTGCATCTTCATCTATGGCCAGTAGCTCCCAACTGACTCCGTATAAGTCTTCGGCCTTGAAGTACTGGACTTCTTTTAAGAACTTGCTGACTCTTAAGGCTTTTTCTAATGTTGCCCTGGGTAAGTCACACTCAATGTAATCGGGGGTAGAACCCCACTCGATGTTGCTGTAGGTGACGGCTGTAACGACGACAGTGTTAATTTTGAATTTGTAGAATTGTTCCATAACTTTACATTTCAACAATTGAAGCGTCACTGTAGATAATCAAGGCGATGGCATAGAGCTTGTCAATCACCCCAACCTCTTCAGCGTATTCGCAGACGGTCTTGCCTTGGTTCTTGGCGCGGGCTACCAAATCAACGTGGTGCCGGTAGCGGTACTCTTTATACAGATTTCGCCATAGGTTTTGATAAGACTCGCCGGTGCGGTAAGCGTAGCCACGGATAACTTCGTTTAAGCAGGAGCGAATGGATTTTTCAGGAACTTCTTCCGTAGCCGGGGGTAACTGTTTGAGTTCTTCATCGACCTTGGCAAAGCGCTGCTCGATGATGGCTAACTTCATGCTGTGTTCGGTCAACCGCTTTTCGTGGTCTACCAATACCTGTGCTGACTGAAGCACTACTTCTGCTGTTGACAGTGGTTGAATTTGGTAGCTTCCAGTTTTACGGATGGAAGGCAGCACCTCTTGTACTACCCAGTCTTGAAAAGGCCCAGCTTGGGGTTTGCGTGAAGTAAGGACAAGTCGGTAAAGCCCAGACTCTGAAATGTAGACGGTGTCAGGGTTATCGACACCCTCGGTATTACCGATGGTCTTTTCGTAATCTTTTAGGCGGCTGTAGGCGTCACTATAATTCTTGATTTCCAGTACACGACAAACGTCTGCTCCTAGAAACCAAGGCTCGCCGTCAATAGTGATAACGCGTACTTCTTGGGTGTTGAATTGGAAAGTTGTTAGATTTGTCATAGGATTCCTTAGAAAGGTTTAATGGTTCTTACGCATAAATTTTTTCAATCAATTGGTTGATTACAGCGCCAATACAGAAACCTTTTTCTTGGGGCTCATACCGAATCCAAGAGCAGCCAAGAATACTCGTAATACAATCCTGACGCTCAATGTCTTTTTTGGTTCGATAGCTATGATACGGCTCATCGCACTCAACGGCGATACGGTGCTGAGGGAAGTAAAGGTCAATTCGATAGCCTGAAACGAAAAACTGTTCAATTGGGTTTAAGTGTTGAAAAGCAGACTTAATAATTCGGAGTGTGTCGGCTTCAATAGAAGAACGATGTATGTTTAGGTTTATACCTAGCTGCTCTGCTACCAAACGAGCCTTTGGTTTTCGTGACTTTTGTAGTAATTGTTTTACGCCCGGTTCCCAAATCACAGTTATAAGTTGGGGTCCACCAAGGGTCTCCACTAACTGGAGACCCTTCCACTCTTCATCAATACTTCGTGCTAGCCGCGATCCATCGCTCTCTGCTTCTAGTACAGTGGCTAAGTCAGTAGCTACCACACCAAAATCAAATGTGCCCTCTGGGTGTTTAACGAATCGAACTTCTTGTTGGTCAAAGTGTTGAGCGATTAATTCAATTGTCATTGAATACCTCCGAAAGGTTTAATGGTTTTCTTCTCTTCAAAGGGTGTCCACATTATGGACGTCCTTAGCTAGTTTGCTTTCTTTTTGCTTTTTTCAGTCGCTTCAATAGAAAAAGCTGCCCACCGAAGCGGGCAGCTACCATACATACACAATTACCCACCGATATGAGGCCTCGGACGCGGGCCAGCGATTAGGCTAAGTGCAGCTTGCGAGTCAACCACTTATACGCGGCGAATAGTCGGTAGCCAACTCGGAACTTCGCCGTTTCAGCTTCTATAAGCATGGTTGTAGCTAACTTCTGCTTGAAGATATCTGTGTACCGATAGACCTTGATGGGGTCTTTGCCACTGTCGTGGGCTGTGGCAGCTTCAGCAAAGGTATCAAACTTCTGCCGGTGCGTAGCTACACCGTAGATTAACTCCAGCGCGTTGTAGATTCCATAGTCAACTGCGAAGTGTGGTTTTTCACCAGGCCAGTTGAGCCCTTCGTAGCCCCGCTGCCACAACGGACGGACGCCCAGCTTCTTATTGGTCAACGAAGCCAGCACCCAGTCGAGCAGCACGATATTGGTGTCGGGCCAGTAGTAGCAGGTGCCTCCGTAGACTTCTGAGTACCACCAGAACCACCGCCCGATCCATAGTTTCTGTAACCACTGTGGCATCCCACCTACGATGTCGGGGTCGTAGATTAGGGGGCTGACGCTGGCATAAAGGTCGTCTTCAATCTTAACGATGTAGCCTGGGTACTCTGGTTCAATCTTCCCGCAGCACACGACGATTTCTGCTTTAGTTTCCATCTTTTGTTTCCTCCTGGATGCTTTTCTTGCTGTAGCTGCGCAGGCGCTGCTTCAGGGATTTATCCCAGTCGCCTATCTGCTGTTGCTTGTTGTTGATGATTCTGTTCAGGTGACGTTCGATTGGCTTAGCAACGTTCTCAAAGAACCACTGGCGCATGACCTCAGCAGGTAACAAAGGCGACTTAGCTAATAAATCTACTGTCACTGGCTGCAGCCGGATAAAGACTTCTTCATCCAGCTGTAGGTACAGCACGCCGGGATAGACATTGGTAAAGGCAATCTTGCCGCAGACTTTTTCGTAATCGGCTCCTAAGGCTTCTCTATATTGTTCAAGAAACCTTTTTAGGTATAGCTCCGCTACCTCGGTGAGTTGGCGCTGCTCGATTTCATAATCAAATATATCTAGCATCAGCTTGCTTTCTGTGATTGGTTTTCATAGACGTAGCGGGCGGCGTACTTGATTTCCAACGCGCCCAAGAAGGGATAGTCGTCCAACAACGTGCCGAAGCTTTCACCTCGAAGGAGTAGACTGCCAATATGGTGGACGGTAACGCGCGTGTTAGGGAATGTTACCGCCCCGCCCATTACGTCTGGGTCGGAGCTAAGTGTATCTAACCAGCTGTAGTAGCTCAATCTTTCCGTTCCTTTAGGTATTGTATTTGTTCTAACCATTGCCTTAGCAGTTCTTCTTTCCACTCCAGGTCGTTTATCCTGTCTTCTAGACTGTCGATGTGGCATATCAGCTTGAGTAGCACTGCGCCTACGAGTATGACCAGATACAGAAAGATGATGGTTAGTCTTACTTCAACGGTCATTGCCACCCGCCAAATCTATCTTCTAGGTAGCTTACTAGCCGACGGATAAAGTCTTCGTCGAATTGCTTTGTCCAACTGAATTCGTTGGCTTTAGCAGTTAGGTCATAAGCAGTGATGGAGCTGTTAATCTCTTGTTGTTCCTCTTCGGTGACGTTGCAGCATTCAATATACTTATCCACCTTGACGGATAGAATAATCACCAAGTACAGCAGCGAGTAGAGTTCTTCTTCTAGTTCTTCGGTAGTGGTTTTGTCTAGAGCAATAATCATAGTTAATAAAGCTGGACAGTCTTCCAGTTGATAGCTTCCATTTCTTCAAATATATCGCGTAGCTGCCGCGCCCATTCTTCTTTAGTGATGTCCCGGCAGGCACCATCGAACCAGTCCATAAACCAGTATTCAATCTTACCGTTAGGGAAGAAGCGGATTTGGTCGCTAGGGCCGCCGTAGCTCAGCATATAACTGTAGTAGCCGCACTCTTGCCATTCAAAGGTTCCAGGTTCGATATACTCAAAGTCCAAACCGTATTCGTGAAAGGGCGGCAGATTGTGTTCCTGGCTCCCTTCCGTTAAGACATCGATGTCGTTTAGATACAACTCGATGTCAGCTTTTACTTTGGCTAGTTCATCGTCAATTCTCTGCTCGCAAGTTCGTTCTGACATAATTCATCTTCGATGCGGGTGCGTAGTTTTACTTTCTTCTGTAGGGCTAGCCGGACGATATCGTCTAGCTTAGATACGACCTTACCGGTGGCGTCCACACCTACGTCCACCGCTCGGTATTCATCTAGGGGACTTCTACGTCCATGAAGGTGCCCGAAAAGATGGACTGAGCCATCCATCATGCCATACCAATCTAGGATAGGGTAGTGCATCATGACCAGCCGGGTGGGCGGCAGGCCTTCTTTCTTGTAAGTGAACGTATGGTAGTCCACGATATTAACGAAGCAGGCTTTGAACTTGCCCCTGTCTCTAAAGCTTCGGTCATGGTTGCCAGCCACTAGAAACTTACTGCCGTTGAGGGCGTTCAGGATTTCTACCGTCCTTGGTAGGTTATAGAAGGAAACGTCCCCTAGGATATAAACGAAGTCTTCCGGCTGGACGGTAGAGTTCCACTCGGCAATCATACCTACCGTCATACCATCAACGGTGAGGTACTTGCCTCGGGTGTGGGCACAGTAGTTAAGGATGCTCCGCTGCCCAAAGTGGAGGTCGGAGGTGATGTAGGTTTGCATAACTTAGCGGAAGTAAGAGTGAATAACTTCGTCTAGCTGCTCATTAACAGCGTAATGCTTAACATCATACTTGCCAATTCTCTCTTTGAATGCTGGCTCCAAGTAACGAGACACGTATCGTCCTAAAGCACTTCCAGTCCCTATCCTTTCTACACTGTAACCAAGTTCCTTAGCCCGTACTTTTACAATGGTGTACTCGATCTTCTGCCCACCTAATAGCTTTTGATTTCGCATCAACTCTAGGTCGTCAGTTAAGGCATCCTCCAACAGAAGTTTAAGGTGCGGTTTAACTTGTAAGGTTGGGATTACGGCGGCGGCATTAATGTAGTCGATTATATCCCGCTGGGGCAATGCAGGTGGTTGTGCGTCTTCCGGCTTTGTCTTCAGTTTGTTTAGAATCTGCTCTAAACCAAAGGCACCAAAGGTACGCATTAAGGCTTTCGCACCAGGGGCTTTGGCTTTTGACTCGTAGGCAAAGTATTCGAGCACTAAGATTGCAGCTACTGGAGTGAAGCCGTTTTCGGATAAGTCTGCGGCTTCAAACCCATGCTGTACAAGCCTTTCAGCTAATTTTTGTGAGCTAAAGTCTGCACCTCGAATGATAGACATATCATTCACATCAGCCATACGAGCTACGCCACGAATGGATAAGTTTCCATTCGGCATAGCTTCATTAGAGATTAGACTGAACAACGCGGCGGGGGTATTAATTAAGCCGAAGCTAGGTAATGAATTAGTCATACTGATTTAGTTGATGGGTAAACAAAAAAAAGCGGTGGTTAAGACCGCTTTATACTAACGTTCGATAAATGGGTGTAAGCATTACTTACATCCTTATTCTTCTTCTTCTCGGGTGCTTAGAGTTAACTTAAAGGGAACGTATATTACCCGTACCCTAGTTAAAGCTTTCTTACCTATGGGGACAAGCATTGTTTGTCCCCATGTCGGTCGTTTATAGCTAGGTTCATTGTTCTGCTGCGTCTTCTATTGTCTCAGTGTCGTAGAATTCCAAGCTGAAGTGTCCAGCATCGACGATGCTCTTCACTAGGCTTTTGGCTTCTTTCAGCAATGCGTCTAGTTCTTCTTCAGTTTCCGCGGCGTTGTCGCTATGCACGGGGAAGTTAAGACTAAAGTAGTGCACATACTTTGGTACGTAGTTAGGTGCGTTTTTCATGATTAGATTTTACTTACTCGCACAGGGATGCGACCTTTCTTCAGCGGGGCTAAGCGGCGAAAGGCAGCTTTACTTAAGTCCAGGCTGCAGTGGCAGCGGTCGGTAACTGTAACTACCACGCTTCGGTTCTTGTAGCGGACGCGGAGCCGCGTGCCCAGGCGGTAGGTTGGGTGTGCAGCTACCATAGCGGACTGGCTGAAGCGGCGTCCGTTGGCCATGCGCCGTCCATTGTAGTAGTTGCTGTAGTAGGTAGCACTAGCACGAACGGTTCGTGCGTCCACAGGGGCCTCAGGAATAAGGCAGATACCAGTTAGGGTACATAGCGCAATGGCTAGGGTTTTCTTTAAGCTCATGAATGAAAAGCCCGCCGGAAGCGGGTTGTAAGGGTTAATCGTAGCTAAGATCAATCGATTGACTCTAATCTTAGGTGTTGTTCTTGACGCTATAGGTAAGGTCAGTAATTTTGTCCTCCAACCTTTTGATATACTCCAACATAGCGTCGCACTGAGTGTAGAGCCGTTTGATGTGCCCTTCGTAGTCATCAGTTGACCAATTGGCATACTTAGTGTGACCGTTGTAGCTATAGGGATAGTATTCCGGCTTACCAAGTGGGCGCGGAGGAGTAGGGTGCTCGTCAAATCTTAAAGGCATTAGCTCTACTCTCCCAACCATAGATAAGCGTTTAGGCTAAACTCATCTGGCTTTCCCTCTGCTTTTTTCTCTGCCTTCGTGTCTACAGCAGTGATATTAGGGTCAGTTGTTTCGTCAATAGCTTTTACGTAGGCAGCCTTTAGAGCGGAGTAGTTCCAGCTGTATTTTGATTGGTTTGGTAGCATAATTCTTTAGCGTTGGGGTGGGATGGACTTTTTAAGTAGTTCGGTTAGCTTCCACTTTAGGTAGCTGTAGTATAGGTAGCTAACAACCATGCCGGGCAGTAAACAGATACGTTCAATGTGCTCCATGAACGTTAGCTTCCTGTCCGGCTCAAACAACTCCCGGCGGTCGAAGGAGTTGTGGACGACTATTAATGACCCATCTATAGATATCTGTACCTTGGGCCGGCACGGGCATAAAACGCTTTCGACATGCTCGTAGTAATCATCCACAGGGACTACATGTAAGGTGGGCTTCACTCCGTAGCCTCCTTTTCTATCAACTGTTTCTTGCTAGCTTTAAGTTGCTTCCACAGAGCCTTAATTTGTTTGTAGGCTTCGGCTGACTCAAGCTTGCCCCCGCTCTCCAAACTAACGATAATCGATACCCGATTCTGGAATTCCTGGAGGTTCGCATCAAAAGCTAGGTTCTGGGGAGTGAACCGACCGTAGTAGCGGGACTGGGGATACAGGAAGCTGTCTTTATCCATTTGTTAAAGCCTCATTAATACTAAAGGACGAATTTCTACTGTGTCGCCGCCGTCTTGGTGCTTCACAAATAACCTGCCATACTCGATGAAGTACTCGTCTGTAGGTGTGCAGTAGACTACAGTGCAGTTGTTGTACTCGTCGCAATTTACATACCCTAAGCCTAGCTTGCCAGGTTCACTGACTAACTTAGCTACGATATAGCCGTTGACGCCGATACACTCAGCTTTGTCTAGGATTCTTAAAAAGTCGTCGTAGCTAAGGGGTGACTTCATTGTTAACCCCCGCTCTTTCCAAAACTAAGTTAGCTAACTCCACCGCTTTCTCTTTGGTTAGGATAGTTTCCCCGTAAGGGCGGGTTAACTTATCCCCAAAGATATAGCGGAGTCCAATCCGTAGCCGCTGCAGAAAGCCGCCGTGATTTAGGTGGACTCCAAAGACAATCTCTTCGATGTCCTCTTCATTAGCAGTGAAAGGGCTATCCCAAGTAAACTGACTGACGACGATGTGGTGTTCAGCGGTGCCACATTCACAAACAAAGAAGTCGTGTCTGATCATAGGGTTTCCTCCAATACAGCGCGTTCTTTACCTAAGTCACGGTTGACTGCCCGTTCGCTAGAGAATTTATCACCATAGCGGGTATACAGTTTCACCAGGTTCTTTCTGAACACTGGGGAAAGTCCGCTGTTATTGTCGGAAACGATCCAGGGGATGTGCATATACCAGGTCAAATCGCCCAATTCTTCAATAATGTTAATCCCGTCGAGTTCTTCTTTTTCAACGATAGCTCGGTAAAGAGCGTTGACCAGCTCGGCAGCTTCCGTGGCTACACCTAAGATGGAGTGAATCAACCGGCGGTCGATTAGCACGTCGTCCCAGCTATCTACTGTTATGTAAGGGTTACCATACTCACTCCTGTGGTGGTCGGCTTGTTCTTCGACAGTGGTGTATTTGTTATCCCCGTAGAACAAACTCTTCTTCAATTCGTCCAAGCCGTCGCTAATCTCTAGGAACTGCTCCATAATAGCCATGGCCGTAGCTATGGGGTAGCGGTCGCCATGCCAAGAGTTCGACAAAGTGCAGCTAGCCCCTTCACAGTACTCTTGCCAAGTGATGTCTTCGCCATTAAGGCACTTTTCAATTACTGGGTGCATGTCTTTCAAGTAGTGGTTATTGGTCTATGGTACTTCGCAAACGAATCGGTAGACTGTTTGCAATAAACTTTGGGGGTACAAGTTGGCGTGGAGGTCTTTGTCAAAGTAGACATCTAGCAGACAGCCTAGGATTTGCTCCTGCAGTTCTTTGACTAAGAAGTCTGAGAACTGTAGCGCCCGCTTCCAAATGGCTCCCTTCTTATCTTTCTTGCCGAGGAAATACAGCCGTGCGCCGATAGTAAAGAGTTCTTTGGCTGGGGAGCTAGTTAACTCATATTGCTGTTTGTTGACAACGAAGCGTCGGCTACGCATAGCAGCCCGGACTTGTTTCGTTAACACCTTGTTCAATTCGGTAGGTTGAGGCTTCCAAGATAACCCGGAGTTCAACAGAGACTGAAGGGCGTTGCTTAGCTCAATGGTCTTGAACATTGCTAGTGCTTTCTTTTCTTCGGGGGACATTAGCTCTAGAAGTGTAGTGATGTAATGTCTATCAAAATCGATTGCCTGTATTGTCTGCATAATTAGCTTTCTACATGTGGGTGCTCAAACATAATGATTTCTCCTAGCGGCGGGATGCCGTTAAAACCAACAACAACGTAGTGTCGGTCGTTGTAGCTATACCGGTCTCCGCGCGTAGGTTTGTCGAAATGTGCCCAGTCATGAAAGATAGGAACACTCTGATTAGTATCTCGTAAGAAAATACCGTACACTCCGCTTAACATAGGTTTGTTTGCTGCCATAGCTTGTACATGGTTGACGTCTCGCTTTAATCTAGCTTTCTTTGGTATAGGTTACACCAGCTGGGCTTACTACAATGCCGGTTGTTTCATAATCTGTTACAACTTCTAGTAGTCGGTTTTGTCTTACTAGAAGTTGGTCTAGTAGACAGGCTAGGTAATAATTGAACTCTAGGCGTGGATTATCCCTGATTAAGATTGAGATGGCTTCTCGCTCGTTGTAGCCACGTAGCACTAGATACCCCAACGCGTAGGTGTTAGCTACGTCTTCATTATCTACAAAGATAAAATGAGGGGTAAGTTGTTTCTTTAGGCAATAGGCTACAAAGTCTAAGTAAACACTAAAGCTTTCTAATGCTTGTGACCAGAAGGCTTCCTCTGACTCATCGTCGAAGTCATCCGGCTTAGAGGTCTGCCAGACGTTTGCGACATAAGCATTCTCTAGTTTAGACAGCCTTGCTTCCATTCCTGGTGGGTTTATAAGGAATATGGCTAGCCCGTCGGTGGCTACGTCATGCAGTCTGAGGTGCAGACCAAATAACGCCACGTTCTCTACTTTGACTTTACCTTTGGCGTCAACCTCGGCGGTGGTAAACATATAGGCAATAAATGAGTTTCTAGTATTCTACTGGTCATCTTCATTTAAAGAAAGAGCTCGTCCTATTAAATAGAACGAGCATCTCCCAACTACGCTATTGCTTTATCCGTGACAAGCGAGGCACTCCTCAGCACCACCTTCCTTTAGCTTACCAATACTTGCCTGAGTTCGGCTAGGTAAATCAGCTTGGCTAGCGGATTCACTGCGGCAGTAGTAGAGGGTCTTTAGACCTTTCTTCCAGGCTTGGTAATGGACGCGGGTGTAATAGGTTTCATCTACATCCTTGGTAAAGAATAGATTGACGGACTGGGCCTGCCCTTGCCGGTGCTTGTCCATTAGTTTCTGCCGGTCAGCCGCCTGGTTGATAATCTCCATTTGGTTGATTTCCCGGGCGGTTAAGAAGACTTCTTTCTCTTCGTCGGTTAGGAAGTCCAGGTGCTGCACACTACCCTTAGCAGCGACGATAGTATCCCAAACCTCTGGGGTGTCTTTGCCACGGTTAGCCAGTAGCTGCTTGAAGATAGGGTTGTAGTAAAGGATAACTCCCTTAGCACCCCGCTTCTCAAAGCAGTTAGCTGCTAGTGGCTCGATGCCTGCGGAGACATGACCACAGATTAGAGAGTTAGATACCGTAGGCGCGCAGGTTAACGTATGAGTATGACGTAACCCTGTGCCTTTACACCACTCCGGCTCGCCATAGATTTTAGCTAAGTCTTTGCTGGCTAGGTTAGTCTCATCAGCGAGTTTGTTGAAGATGACTTTATTCAGCAGCCGGGCTTGGTAAGACTCGAAGGGAATCATCTTCTGCTGCAGCAGGGTATGATAACCCAGTACCCCTAGACCTAACATCCGACTCTTCTCCGCAAAGCGGACAGCATTCTCGAAGCCAACCATTCGGCTAGCCTTATCAATATACTCTTGAATAACACCTTCCAAGAACCAGATGGCGTAGTAGATAGCCTTGGTATCTTTCCACTCTTCCCAGCGGGCTAGGTTCATGGAAGACAAACAGCAAACAAAGGTATGAAGCTCGTCAGTGTAGGCGGTTATCTCGCTGCAATTGCCTGTCATACGGCCATCAGCCAAAGCAAACTTATGAGTGCTAGGAACCTCCGTGCAGTAAGTTGGAACTGGGTCTACGTCTATGATTTCAACTTTTTGTACTTTTCCGTAGGTAGGTTTAGTGTTATAAGCACCTCGTTTCGTTGGACGCTCGAACTTCGGTAGTCTTGAGAAGCAGCATACGTCAGCTAGTTTATAGGCGCTGGAATTGGAGACAGTCAGACGGTAGCAGGCCGCTGTGCTGTACTCTCCGTAACCATCATTAAAATCCGTTTTACCGGCTGCACGCATACAATTAAGGCTGCTATAAATGCCGAGGCTTTTTAGAAGCAGCTGTATTTGTTCTAGAAAACCTTTGTGGATGCTTGCTAGTTGGTAACAGCGGGCATCCCGACTGTTTACAACTGTTCCATCCCCGTCAAACAATCCTGCTAGGAATTCTACCTTACTAGTAAACGTCCAATCTAAGTATTCTTCTGGTAGCTGCTTTTTGTATTCCTTGCACCAAGGATAGAGAGATGCTTTTCGCGCTGTTAGCCCTAGAACGTTAACTCGGTTTTCACCAGCCATCTTAACATTAGCTTCTGTTATGCACGCGTCGTTGCAGTTTTCGTCGATCGATAAGGAGTTTACACCAGAAAGAATCCGCTCCTGGCACATATACTTTGTGTCGTATAGCCACAGAATCGGTTTTCCATTGTAGCTAGTTCCATCGGCGGCTAAGAAACCTTTAAGGTAGGCGGCTTCGAGCTCCACGTTTCCGTTGTATTGGACTGCGTGTGTTTCCACAGTCATACTGTGCTTGAGGTCCTTAGCTTCCACAAAACCAAAGGCTTCGGTAGGAAAGCGGTGGTTTAAAGTAACACGGGTTTTACTTCCGTCTCGGAATGTAACTTCTACGAGTTGGTTAGTATGCCCCTTATACTCAAAGGAATTGTTTTGTACCCACTGCTCCCCATCCCAGATGGTCACAGTTTTTCCTACGAGGTCTTTTATCTGTTTGGGGCCTTCTGATGTAGCCACCAGCTCTTCACCTAACAGACAGATATTACTAGCTGTTACCTTTAGATTATTGTTTAAGTAACCAAGCGGAAGGATATCGGGGTTGTTGACGTTGTCTGTGAAGAATAGATAAGGCTCGCCTGTCTCCTTCCGAGTCTTTAGAATTTCGGTATAAAGTTCGACTGCTTCTGGGTCGCCGCTCTCGATAGCGTGCATATCAGCGTCACTAATACACACCGCATGGTGGAGATTCATGCAGCGTTGGTTCTCATCCCCTTGGGGACGGCGCATCCGCAGGAACTCCCGAATGTCCTTGTGGTTAAAAGGCAGATACATTGCTGTAGCCCCGCGGCGAGTCTGCCCTTGGGAAGTAGCTATGGTTGCTGAATCAAAGACCTTACACCAAGGGATGACTCCTTCTGAATAGCCCCCACTGTGAATAGGCTCACCTCGGCCTCGTACATTCCCGATATATACACCTACACCTGCCCCTTTACTAGATAGATGAGACAGCTCTTTAACCGAGCTAAAGATTCCATGCAAAGAGTCAGATACGCTAATGGTATTGCATGAGATGGGCAACCCACGGTCGGTACCCATATTACTCAACACAGGTGTAGCTGGGCCTAGCCAGCCGTGCCACATCATTGAAAAGAAGATGGGGGCTAGCTCGGGTTTACTAAGCCTGGCTGCCACGGCGTTAGCCACACGCTTATACATATCCCAAGGGGTTTCCCCTTCTAGTAGATACCCATGTTTAAGGGTGTGTAGACCCTCTGGAGTCATCCAGTAAGGCTGCTCGTTGACGGGCTTGTGACGAATGAGTGGAATACCGTGAACTTCTTGAGTGGCGGCGGCAGGGGGGATAGGAAAGATGAACATATCTTATTCCTGATTAAAACTAAGGTGGATAAATTTAAGGAGTGCAGCGTAGAGATTAAACTTCAGCCAAGACGGCGTTCCAGTTGATTAGGTCAGGGTTGAAGTTACCTTTGGCATAGTTAGTGACGCGGGCGGCGAAGAAGTCAGTGGATTGCTCACCAGCGGTCATTAGATAGAACCAGTCAGCTACACTACGGACGACTTGGTCATCGACTTCATACAGAGCGCTTAGACCTAAGTCAGATAGCTTCAAGTTGGCGCGGTGCTTAATGAACTCTTTGACCTGCTCAGCGTTCAACCCCTCCATCTTGTGTTGGTTGAACACCATGTCGATGAAGTTGAACTCTAGCTCTACGGTTAGCTTAGCAGCTTCGATAATCTGGTCGTAGAGGTCAGTTTCCTTAGCTAGGTAAGGGTACTCTTCCATCAAAGTACGGAACAGCCAGCAGCCGGCTTCAGTATGTATCAACTCGTCCCGAACCGAAAAAGTAATGATTTCCCCTACCCCTTTGAGTAAGTTACGGGTAGAGAAGTGAAGTAGGATAGCAAAACTGCTGTAGAGACTAACACCTTCGCCGAAGCCAGAATAAACAGCTAAAGATAGTGCTTTGTCGTACATAGTGTCATCTGTATGATGAACAAGGTTATCGATCTTAGCCGCGGCGGTTGGCTCTTGAAGGAAAGCGTCGTATTCCTCTAATCCTAAAGTCTCATTAAGGTAGTTATAGCTCTTAGCGTGAATACCTTCCCACGCTGCAAATGTAGCTGCCATCATTCTGACTTCCGGCTTTGGAAACCACTTACTTACCTTTTGCGCCCAGTAGCTACCGATATAGATTTCAACCTGGGTAAAACCTAGTAGCACTCCAGCAATGATTTTCTTTTCTTCTTCGGTTAGCTTATGCTCCCAATCGTCTACACAACTGGCCATAGCAATTTCGCTCCACAGCCAATGAGATTGTTGCTGCTTCAACCAATAGTCGTAGGCAGCATCGTACTCAAAAGGCTGATAAGCACGTCGTTCTTCAATTAACGTCATGTGACCGTCCTTACGTCTTCAGGTTTTATTACAGTAGCTTGTTTTCTAATGTATGACCACCGTCTCTTTAACTTTGTTTTTGGGCTATGCCAAGCACATAGAAAAAGGATGACGAACCGTTCGTCATCCTCGACAGTAGTGGCTGTACTTTATCTATTACTTCAGCTTTAAGCCTGTTGGGGCGAGCGCTCTCCCTAAGCCAACTTCGTTGAACCGCTGCATGATTAGATGTGCCTTCTCAGGTAGAACATCCAGTAGAATCTCTTTGTTGATATGGATAATTTGTTCTATCTTTTGCTGAGCTGTCTGTTTGTTCTGGAATTTCTCCACAACTACTGATAGCTGCCGTAGCTCCGAGATGTACTTGACATGATTCTCTGGGTCGTTCTCTAGTCTGGCTAGCATTCGGTAAATCATCGCCCCTAGGTCTTCCCAGGTACGCTCGTAGTCTAGCGGGGTGGTAGAGCGTACCTTCGCTTGCTCCAGCGGCTTAGATTTGTCATACAGTTCACAGAAGTTCTTAACGGTACTGGCACTCAGCTGAAAGCGGGTAGCGATGTCTTTGTAGGACATCTTTGCCTCTCCCCGTAGCCGAATGATTTCTGCCCCAATGCCAAGCTTCTCAATCTTGCTGTGCCCGATTTGAGTAATCTTAGCAGTCTCCTCTGTGATGCAAAGGACATCATCTTCAGACTCATTTAGGACTTTCAGCAAGGCGTCTGCCCTGGCGCTGATGGCGGCTACGTCGGCTTTGTTACTTAGAGAGACAATTCCCTCTAAGTCGTGTAGCTGCGAGCAGATAACGTCTAACTGCTCAATAATAGACAGAGCATTGTTGGCTTTCTGTAAGGCGCCGGCGTCTACATCGTAACTATACATAAGGTTATGGTTGATTCATAGCGTTAATTTGGTCTTGCAGGTTAGCTATATCCTGCCGCAAGTCTAGTATTTGCAGGTCTATGTTACTAAGACTACTCTGCGTGGCAGACGTCCCGCCTTGTAGGCTTGAGATACTATTTAAAGCGCCGTTTAACGAGCCTTGCAACGACTGCATGTTATTTTGTGTAGACGTTACGTTGTCTTGTAAAGAGCCGATGTTGTTGTTAGCTGTCTCCAAAGCAATCTCTAAGTTTGAGATGAGCTGCTGGGCCTCATAGATAAGGTTATCAAGCCCGTCCATTCGGTTGTAGCCATAGATAATAGCTTCCCATAGCTCGTAGATTTCGTACTTGAACACATCGATAGCCTGGTTCAGCCGGTCTCTGTTCTCTACTACAGCCGCCGCTAGAGCAGCTAACAGCCCTTCTAACATGCCTACGTTTGAGACAATATATCCGAACAGATTACCGATGTCTAATGCTTGTCTTCCCTCAATAGAGGCGTAATGCTCCGCGATTCGTGCGTTGGACTGGTCGGTTAACTCTTTAGACCTGGCAGTTCCACCAAAGTTAACGGGCGGTAACTGTTCTAATTCATGTAGCCTGCTGTAGTGTGTCATTTAATAAGGACGCTAAACTCGCTGGGATGTAAGTCTTTGTGTTTCATAATGAATATTATAGTATCAATAGCTCGCTCCCACTTTGCTCTAAGGGAATACCCGTTCAGACGTAGTTGGTTGGCTATCTCTACGCGGTTACCTAAGGACGCCCAAACACTCCAGAGAGTTAGGTACTCTCGCTCGGAGGCTAACGACCGATAGACCTTTACTGCATTCATTACCTCTTGGTTGGAGAACTTATCCCAAGTAACAGGGTTTCTCCAGTCTCCACCGTAGGGGAACTCCTGCTGTAGATATTTTAAGAAGGATAATCTAATACGATTTATCTCATGCGTGGCTACAGCGCTTATATCGACTTCTTCGACCGTAGGCTGTGTTTTCTTATCGGCTAATATCTTATAGACTCGGTTCTTGATGTGGCTATTTGTTGTCGGTTTACCAGTTGACTTAGCCACCTCGTCCAAGTATTCATAGACTTCTGGGCTAGGTAGGAACTTTACCCTACGCCGCTTACCTACCTCTAAGTTGAAGGAACCCAGACCTCGTATCGTCAGCCGTCTTGTGTTGGCTAAGGTGAGCACGATATACTCCCTTAGCGCAATCACTATGCTCCCAGTCACTGAGCGAGGTAGGTTAAGCCGCTCTTCTAAATACTCAGAGAGGCTACCTAAGTTAAGCATCGACTACGTTTGAAGGCACATTTAGGCTTAAGAAGTCAGCTAGCTCTGGTTTTACATAATCAACGTAGCGTGGGTGGCACAGCGTTATGTAAGGGCAAACCTGCTTAACTTCTTTGGTCTTCCAATCCCGCTTAACACAGGGGGAGTTGTAATCGGTCGGCTGCCGTTTAGTGAAGTTATCCTGCTCGGTACTGGAGTTAATCGATTTCTGGACTTCCTCGAAGTGTTTAACAACAGCTAACGCAATTGCTGGGTCGGTCTTAGCGATTACAATGTCGCCGCTAGGTAAATGGTTAATTGCTAGGTAGTCCGGCCAATCTCCAGTCGCCTCGTACTCTAAGTAAGCATAGAGGTTGAGCTGGGGGTGAAAGGCTACATCTAATCCTTCTGGCTTGCTGGAGCCTGTCTTGTGATCGCTGATGACCTTAGCTCCCTCTGTAGTGGTGTATTTCAAGTCAATGAACCACGCCCACTCTTGGCTACCGTCATTCCAAGGTAGCTTCTCTTCGGAGGTATACTCAATGCCAGTGACTTCTTTAACCCAGTCGGGCAGCTCAAAGTTATAGAAGCATAATGCAGCTGCAGCGGCGGTGTTAGCTAAACTAATCCGTTTGAACTGAGCATTTAGGAGACAGGCGGTATTATCGATTGTCAGTTTGAACTCAGCTAGCCCGTAGGCTTGATACATGTCGCTTAGCTCTTTGGGTGGGTAACCGATCGGGTCTTTGGGGATTGAGCCATCTCGGTTACGAATGGCGTCATTACCTGTATAGTTAGCTGAGCACCGCCGTAGCAGCTTAGCGTAACGAGTTGCATAGGTGACCACTAGGCTAGCGTCTATCCCAACTCCTCTTTGCTCTTCGTCTAAGTCTCTGGCGACCGGGATAAGACAGTTATCTTGAATCCACTGGGGGATAACCACCTCTAAGATTGATTCCTTTGGAGAGCCTTTTAGGAACTCCTCGACGCACCGGTGAGCTAACGTCCCTTTCAGGAAGTAGTCTTCTAGTGGAATTTGTATTCCTTCTGGCTTTACGATGTAGCGGTATTTGAACTTGCTAGGACATTCTTGGTAACAGCTAAGCCGAGTAAACGAGGTTATCGGCTTCTCTTTTGAGCATGTTGGGGTAGTCATTAAATCTGTGGTGTACTATTGGCAACTTGAAAATGCAGCTTACGTCATCTATTATATCATCTTTAACTAAGCCACCAAATAGTACTCCCAGAGCGTCTAGCTCATGTTCGCTTATTACTTTGGGTAGCGTTTGACCGTTCTCTAAAAGCCAGAGTCGGACACTGTCCTTTGTGTTTCTAACACCTATCTTTCGTGGCCAACTATCCGCTTGGGTATGATTCGGGGACATTGTTTCATAAGGGTAGCCGACCCGGAATAAATAGTTGTGAATGGTTGTTTCCACCTTTAGCAGGGCGGTGAAGGCTCGTATTAGCCTCGCTCTGGAGTAGATTGCTTCGGTATATACTTTGGCTGGCTCTACGGCTTCACAGCAGCTACGGATGAAGTCTTCTATCAGCATCAGCTTCTCTGGCATGCTCAGCTTAGCTTTTATAATCAAATTTGAAGTTAGAATGACTCGTCCGTTCGTAGCTGCGATACCTGTGTTACTAGAGGATTGGTCTAGTCCTATATACCACTTGTTAAGCATGTTCTTTTAATAAGCTAACTAGTTTGTCCAATAGTAACAGACGGTTAGTGATATAGTCGCAGGTCTTAGAATAAATGACCTCCGGGGGGTCAGCGGGCAGCTTACCTAAAGTAACTAGAATCCAGCAGTTGTGGTATAGCACAGTTGCTTTAAAGCTGGGCTCTAGTGTTATCTTAGGCAGCGCGTTACTATACAGACTGTTAAAGACGGCGGATTGGAAGATGAAGGGGGTTAAATCGTAACTAGCCGGGCTTAAACAGACTTTCTTCTTATAGAAGTGGCAGTTGTGCTCGTCCAGCCAGATGATATCCCCTAACGTGCTGGACTGAGTCTCTTCTATACGTTCATATAATTGTTCTACTAGCATAAGTTTCCTCCAGGAAGTTTACTGGACGTTCGCTGGCTGCATGGAAGTACCGCTGACGTTCTGCGTCACTTAAAGCGTCTAAGAACGTATCTCCGAAGATAACATCCCACCAGTGGTTACGCTGGTTTAGTAAGTCTTTGGAGACGATTGCTTGGGGATGATTCGTCTCTAAAGCGGCTATCCAAAGCTTGGGGGCTAGTCGTAGCGTGCTCTTGATGCAGTACTTCAGACTGAACGTGCTGTCCAGTAGCAGAGCGGCGGAGTCTTTGTTTAGCCGCCCAAGGTTTTTATCTAACGCTAGGTCTGGTAGTAAATAGCGGTAGTGTTTAGTGATTAACCATACTCGTTTCTTCTCACTGATGGCCTCTAGCGCAAATCTAGCCGGGCTTTTGTCGTCGTGGGCGCATCTAATCTCTTTGATATAGGGGATGTTAACTGAACATAGCGTGAGTGATGGGTTAATCAGCTTCTGCTCATACTCTAACCTTGCGGCGCCGTGGTTAATCTTACGTCTAGCTAACTCGGTGTAGCCGACCGAGTTTATGTCTTCTGGGTAAAGTACATAGTCCAGGCAAACCACGCCGCTTTCGTCTAGGGTTCTTATATAAGCTTCAAGCCCGCCAACGGTGCAGTCCCTCAGCTTCTCTGCTGGAGGCGTAGGTATGCCATTAGGAAAGTAAGCAACGGTTACAAAGACCGCTCCAGCGAAGATGAAATCAATGTAGGGAGCAAAGGCGTAAATCACAGCAACGTTTTGAGGTAGCTAGTCCAACTAGGGTAGGCAGCATCGACGAACTGCTTTAGCATTAGCTCCAGCTCTAGATTGTACTTAGCTAGCCGCCAGAGCTGGTCGTGCTGTTTAATGTCATTCTTATATAGGTCGAAGGCAAACTTCTCCAAAGGAATACAGTTGTTGGCTAGGTGACGCCGGTATTCCTTAGGGTCGTATTCGATAGTGATTAGGTAATCGTTAACGTCTTTGACTCCTGACCAGTCCGGCACCATACAACAGAAGATAGGTATCTGTAGCTCTAGCGAGAGGTTAATTAACCCAGGCATGATATTAGACCAGCTCTTGTACTGGCCAAACTTCTCGGTTCCTAAGGCATACTTATCCCGGTCGAAGATAGCGACTAGGTGGGTGATATGCTTTAAAGCCCAAGCGTAATGCACCATGGGGTTGTGAACGCCGAAGCAAGCGACGGCTGGCTCCCCTATCTCTAGGAGAGATAAGCAATCAGTCACACCTTCAGTAACAACGACATAGTCCTTGTCTTTAGGAATCTGGTCAAGGTTATATAGATAGTTATTGATAGGTGGTTTATGTTGGGAGTGCATCCACCGCGGCTCGACGGTTGGGTCTACTGCCCGGCTAGTGAAGTGGACGATTGACCCGTTGCAATCTCTTACAGGGAATATCAGCCGGTCTTGGAAAAAAGGACGACTTGGCTTAGCCTCATACCAAAGGTTGTATCTAACTAGTAGAGCCCTGATATGGTCAGGTACGTCGTTGCCAGGAGGGGCGTAGCCGACATCCTTCAGCACAGCTAGGCTATAGCCCCTGCTGGTTGCGAAGTCTTTCAGGATATTAGGATTCTTTCTAGCTTGTTCGAGGAAGTATTCATGAACATCTGCTAAGCCGGTTGCCTTTTCTCTGTAGATATGTTCACCTGGGGCGGCTAGTTGAGCTAACTCTCGGAAGGCTTCTTGGTTGGTCTTGCAAATCTCATAGTCAACCAGGAGGTTGAGAATATCTCCCCGCTTACCACACTTGAAACAAACGTAGTGCTCGTTGCGGGTGGTCTTGAAAGCCGTGTGGCTAGAACAAAAAGGGCAAGGCTGGCGCCCGTCCCCTTTCGTTAGCGGGATGTTAAATTTCTCAGCTACCGTTGTTAGTGTTAGCTGGGCTTTTAGCTGCTGAATAGAGGTCATATACGGACTCTAACTCTTTAACGACGTCGTTTAGGTTGCTTAAGTCGTCTTTAAGCTCTAGCTGTTTACATAATTCTAGTAGGGCTAGTTGCTTAACGGTGAGTTTGAGCAGTACCTGACCCCCTAAGTCTAGGTTTGCTAGCGCTTCTTTTGCCTCGAATCTAGTAGGGTTAGGTAGCTTCGTCACAGTTGAAGTAGTCATATACCTCCTCTAAAGTGCAGATGTGAGCAGCGTCTTCGTACCGTTTATTTAGGATGTGCATCCGTTTTCTGGAGTGGGTCTCCAGGTAATGCTCCTCTACGTCGTAGAAGTCCACGATGATGGAGCGCTTCTTCGTACCTGAGCGGTCGATGCGGAGGACTCTTCCATCCCGCTGAGTATTAATCCGCTCGTTAGACCGTCCAGCGCAGTTAATAACCAACTCCAGCTTCGGCAGGTCTTCCCCTTCGTTCAGGATGCTAGAGGCAATTAAGCAATCCAAGTCTCCACTACGGAAGGCATCGAGGATTTCCATCCGTTTCTTACCTTTGGTGCTGCCGTCGATAAACTGGATATCTAACCCTCGCTTCTCAGCCAACTCCTTAAGAATCAGGCCGTGTTCGATGCGCTCAATAATAACGAGAGCATTTCCGCCCCGCCCCTTACTATTCAAGAAGTTCACTAACACATCGATAGCTAACTTATTGCGGGTAGCATTTCTGACGACGGCTTCCATGTAAACCTCGTCCGGGTCTGGCTTGCAGTTGGGTAGGTAAGGGTAGCTAATAAACCGACCGCCGAAGTCGTCTTTGTTGACGAAGTGACCATTGTAGAGCTTCTCATCATGTCTAAGACTAATGAAGAAAGCTTTAGGCGCGTGGATGACGTTGAGGTCAACCATAACGGATTCTGGGATAGTTAACACCTTCGGTCCGGTTACGCCTTCCAATACCAAGTCGGCCCCATCGGTACGCCAATTTGTAGCGCTAAGTCCTAGTCGATAGCCAGTATTAGGACAGGCGTCGCTAATGGTTTGATAACTTTTGCTCGCCCCGGCGTGGGACTCGTCAATGATTAGTACCTGCTGGGCGTCTAACTCTCCTTTAAACTTACCTTCGGCATGTCTAGCTAGAGAGTTAATAATCCCGACGGTGACCCGTTCCCACTTAGATTTCCCATCTCCGATCTGCCCAATAGATTCTTCTAAGGTCTTCTCTAAGGTACGTGTCATGTTAGCCAGCAGATTTAGGCTAGGCACGGTAATTAGAATCCGCTCGTTAGGGAACTGTTGAACGAAGAAGGCTGCCGCCCAGCTCTTTCCCGACGCTGTAGGAGATTGGATTAGACATCTATGGTATGAGAGTGCTGTCTCGACAATCTCTCTCTGGTGTTTAAAGGCCCAGTCAGGTAGCTCCCAGAGCGTAGGCTTAACGACGTCGTATAGACATTCGTAGTCGAACTCTACTTTATAGGAGTCCAGCAGGTCTACGACTCTAGGTAACAAGCCGGTAGGGAACTTGTCTTCGTAAACGTTATAGCAGCAGCGGGTATCGTCTAACCAGGACATACCTCGTTGTTTAATTAGGTAGCTAACGCTTTTGTCCTTCCAGGTCAGTTCTTGTTTAATAACGTTGCGTAGGTTATTGTCAGCCCCTTCTATCTTCGTCTGAGCTGCGTCGAATATTAGCTTAAGCATAAAAGAAAAAGCCGGGTAGTTAACCCGGCTAGTAGTTTATTCTTCAGGCGGCATCAGAGCAGAGAACTTCCGTTTAGCTAAGTTGCTCTTCTGCTCCGTGGGTGTAGGTTCTTCAGCTACTTCCACCTCAGCTTCTGCCTGCTTCAAAACAGGCGGGTTAGGAGGCGTAGCCACGGCGCTTACGGCAGGGGTTCCGACTGAGCGGCTTTTGCCTTTCGTGTCGGCAACTTCCTGTTGGTAAGTACCTAAAGCAGCTTTCAGCCAATCCAAGGGGGTAGCGCCCCGACCAGCGGCGATAACTTCGGGGTCCCGCACTGGCGCAAAGACCGGCATGTGCAGGGTGTTGAACTCCTTCCGAGAGAGTTGACCAACGTACACTTCCGTAACCACGGGGTAGACGGTGTTACCACCCAGGTTGGCGCGGCGGACGTCGCCGGGGGCAGTGCGCTTGGCGTGGAGGTACTTGCTGAAGTAGTCGCCCCAGCTGTAGATTTCCGGCGGTAGGTAGCAGTGTTTACCCGCGCGGATAACCGGGCGTTCAAAGTCCCCGTTGCCGATGGGCCAGTGCTGCACTTTGGACATGCCCCGGATTTTAAGGATGAAGGGCTCGGTCATGGGTTCGAGCTTGCCGGGCTCTACTTCCGTCATGAGTTGGGCATCAGCAATGTCCACCCACTTGACTTTGGAGTTACCTCCGGTTAGCACCGCGCTGTTGTCCAAGACACCAAGCTGGAAGACCGCGAACAGGACGTAGCCGTCGAGCCGGCAGCTGGGGACTTGGGAGTTCGGGTCAAGGAACTGCTCCAGAGTGCCTTCGTAGTGCTCCCCGGCTTCAACGCAGCTGCGGCAGGTGCGCCGTTCGCTGGTCTTCACATCGGGGTCAGTACCCACGGGCGGGCGGCTGCCGTAGAGTTCCAGGTAAGGACGGTCAGCCAACCAACCAGTAAGTTCGTGGGGAGCTTTCTTGCTCTTGTGAATCTGGTTGATAGGCACTTCCAAGCAGTACCGGTCTTTGGTTTCCAGGGGCGGGTCGTAGGATTTATCGACCAGGCAGGTGGTGCCGCACAGCACTTTGCCTTCGGAGTTCTTCATCTGGAAGCTGTACTTCGGACCGATAACGATACCCCGCAAGCCGACGAAGGTGTGCTCTACCGCGCGGGTAACTTCTTCGTAGATTTCAATCTTACTTTCCGTAAGTTCTTCAATCTCTTTCTTGGTCTTGGGCCAGCTCCAAACGATGCGTTCGCCGTTGATAGTCGTAGCTCGGTGGGCTTTCCAACTCGCGTCGTATTCTTCAACGCCCATCTCCCGCATTGCCAGGGACTCGGGGGCGTCCTGGGAGTCGGCTAGTAGCTGCTCCAGGTTATCAAGATTGATAGAAGTTAGGTCAGTAGGCGTGGCAGGATTAGTTTTAGCTAAGTAAGAAGTCATACAAATGTAACCAATTGAGTGATTAGCTTTCTTTTTGCTTTTTTCTTCGTGTTCGGGTTTCAACCCCTTATCTTCTATTTTAGCTCGGGGGCTAGGCGGTTTGAGGGTATGTCAAATATACTACTATAGGCAAGTTTGGCTTGGACAGAGGGTTTCAGAACCCAGTACTGTTTCTTCCCTTTTCGTAGGTAGAACCCTTCTGTACCCGGCGTAGCCAACACAGCCGTCGACAACCATATCCAATGGGCGAACATCCCTAGTAGTTTACCTAAGGACTCACCACGCTCAATCCTCTCTAGAACTGGCTTTAGATACAGATTCAAGCAATAAGCGCCTGCTCCTATCAGTAGGATAGGGTATTCCCCGTTGGCATATTGCTTTGTCGGGCGGATTAGTCGGTAATACAGAGCGGGTTTTATAGACCCCCACACCTTTGTACCTTCTACAGTCGTTAAGGTATTGACTAAATCAAAGCACTCCCGGCTGGTTATATGCTTAGTCTCGAACGGGTTGTCTTCTTTTTTGTCCTTAAAGGTCATGATGTAGTTAATCCGCCGCATGGAAGTGTAAGGGTATAGCTGGTTAACTACCCCAGGGAAGTTATACTCCTCATGCGGCTCAATAAACTCTACCCCGCGTAGGTCTAACTCTCGGTATAGACCACCCTCCAAGGATTTGATAGCAGCGGACGGCTTCTTGTCTTCTAGCTCTAGTAGACAGATGAATACATAGGTGTTCTCATCGACGTTGAGCATCTGGTCGTTAGGCAGCAGGTTATTACTATCAGTTTTGACGCTACCATAGTTAACCGATTTGGGCTTAACGATAATCTCGCCTGTCCCTTTGGTTTCAGCGGGGATAATAATAACCGCCGTTGCCTCCGGGGTGAAGCGAGTGTCTAACGCTCGCCTGACCTCTTGGGTGGTAGGTTCAATTAACAGCTCTGGGGTCAGCTCTAACAAAGAGCAGATGAACTTGACCTGTTGGATAGTTCCTACGGTTAGATAAATAACGCCAGGCTGTAGCTGTGTGACTAGGTCAATTACTTTACGTGACACCTAAGTCTAAGCCTCCAAGTTGTAAGAGATAGTCCTTTAGGTCAACCCGGTACTGTAAGTCTATAGACTCATAGAGCCGTCTGAGCGCGAAGAGTTGGTGGTCGTGGTTACCCCGTCGCTCGCGCATAGCATTACCGATGTCCTTGGTTAAATCCAGGACAAAGTCCTTAACATTCCGAGGGCCATAGACAGACATGATTCGCTGGATGAGCTCTTCTACCTCGTAATACTTACCCCGTTGAAGCGCTTTCCAGATGTCAATTCGGTCTTCCGCATCGGTATACCTTAGAAAGTACTTAACGGTTTCAGGTTGGATGTAGTCGCAGTACGGGTCATGTACGCCGAGCTGTTGATACTTACAACAAGCCGCCCGAATGGAACCGTGGCTAGCCCGCGCTATCTGGGCGGCGATCTCCTCTGTCAGAAGCGGATAACCGCTGTTGGGCGCAATGGTTAGTAAGTAGTCTTTAATAGTCTCGTCTGGGATGTTTCGTAGCTCAATCGGAAAGCCACGCTCTTCGATAGCCCAGAGTTCCTGCTCAGGGATTTTCTCTGGTTGCATTGTCAACATTATATAAACCGTTAATTGGTCATTCTCCAACTCGGCTTTCAACAACACTTTCTGACGCTCGTTACTAGGGAATAGTTGCCACTCATCGAAGATGACAAAGCGGAAGTAGGGGCGTCCATAACCCAGGTCTACCGGTGGCTTAGAGCCAAACTCTAACCCGCGTTTTACCAGCTTACCGGTAGACTCTTCCTCGGTTCCGTAAGCACCAGGCTGCAGGTGCAGAATATTGGTGTATTCGCTGCCTTGTTGTCTAAAGTCGATGACCTGCCGGCAGAGCTCACATTCACCACAGGGGTTAACCCCTCGGTAGGTAATGCCGTTGCGCGTATAGTCTTGTGGGTTACTGCAGTTTAAAGACCGAATTAGTAAGTTAATTAAGGAAGTCTTCCCGGAGCCGGTAGACCCATATATTGTGATAGACCTAGGCATAGTCGTAACGCCGTTGGAAATACAGTTCAACAACTGGCGTAGCTCCATGTCATGTCCCCAAAACTCCTCCCAACGGAGCGGAGTTAGTTCTTGTGGTAAATTCAGCATTTCTTGGACCTCTTGATAGGCTTTCTTTTCGCTTTTTTCACCGTTTTCACGGACTAGAGTGAAGAATATAGAGCTTTACTTATTTATGTCTAATGATACTAATCGCTCGCTCCGTGCTCTCCGTCAAGCTAAGGTAATTAATACCTCAGCTGAGGTAGCTGGAGTCAGCCAGTCAGCAGTGACGGCGGTTAGGAATCCGAACAGGCAGAAGCCTCCTAGAGAGACTAATTATATTAACGAGGCTGCTCAGACGGAACCTTTAGTCAACACGAACTTGGTTCGTTTGGCCAGACCTATTCAGTCAGTCGGTGCCGAGCTTAACAGTAATGAATCTCCTAACTCGAAGGCCACGCTGTCTGCATCCCAACGTGAGTTTAGCCGACGGGTAGCTGAGCCAGAGCTCCCTTCTACTCCACCATTAATACCAGACTTAGCAGTTGCTTTTGTCCCACGCCTGCTGCGGCAGCCTCTAACTATCGAGCCTACTTCAGAGACGGCAAGTTCTGACCTAGGTACCTCGACTAGCTATAGTCTACTTAGAGACGAGCCAGTAGTTGTTTTAGATTCTTATACAGATGAAGTTGTCTTTAAAGCGGCTGAGCCTCCAACGGATTGGGAGTTATATCAAAGGGAGTTTGGTTACACTGCGCCGCATGTCTACTTAGGGCAGGGGCTTACCTTTGACCCCCAAACTGGGAGTCTTAAGGTCACCTACGACCCACCAACTCAGGAAGGTGGAGTTTCTAGCGTTGTAGGAGTTACCGGAGACGTCACAGTAGAAGACATCATAAATGCTCTACTAGATGTACCTGATTTAGAGTTAGGTAGCGCGGTTGATAGCGTCGTAGGGTTAGAGGGCGACATCACCGCTAGTCAGATTGCTGCGGCGTTGAATCTACTGACAGGTGAAGAAAGACTTAGCTACCTCAGCCTTAAAGACACTCCGGTTATCCCTGTATTACCAACGACCGTCGAGCTAGCCACAGCTCTTAATTCTTTAACTGGCGCCAGCCGGATTAGCTACCTCAGCCTTAAAGACACTCCTACCATTCCGGTGCTGCCGACAGCGGCGGAGTTAGCGGCGTCTCTTAACGCCCTAACCGGTACCGACCGGATTAGTTACTTAAGTCTTAAAGATACTCCTACTATTCCAGTTATTCCGGCATCGTTACCGCCAAGCGGGCCTGCTGGTGGAGACCTAACTGGAACCTACCCCGACCCTACGTTAGCTACGGTAGGTGTAGCAGCAGGCACGTACACTAACGCAACGATTACCGTTGATGCTAAGGGCCGGGTGTTAAGCGCAGCTAGCAATGTCATTGATATTCCTACTAGTGGAATTTTAGCTAGGACAGGTTCAACTGCTGCCTTAGCGCCTAACGCCTCAGCGGAGCTGTCTTTCGACTGCGGGACTAACGGGGTCATTTTTAAAGTCACTACTAACGTTAACTGTTTGATTAGGCTTTACTCAAATCCTACCGCTAGGGCGGCAGACAGCCGGGCTCTAGGGGTGTTGCCTACGGTTTACGTGGCTGGGCTAGTACTAGAGGTAGAAACGCAGAGTGATTCTCCAGTGTGGTTGGGGGCCCAACCGTTTGTTAATACACAAACGCCCCAACTTACTTATTTATATGCCACAGTATTTAACCTTTCTGGTATGACTAATTCTTTAAGTATTGAACTACAGACAATGTCCAGCGTCCTGGCCCCTGACTTTACAGACTACGACCTAGACGACGATGGCTATATTGACGAAGACTTTTTACCTGATGCTGATGGAGGTAGCTTCTAATGGCTAACACAATACGAATTAAACGCCGGGTAACTGGCAACGCGGGCGCTCCAACTGGACTATCCAATGCAGAGCTAGCCTATAACGAGGTAGATGATGTCCTTTACTATGGTAAGGGCCTGTCTGGAGTTGGGGTTGAAGCAGCGGCAGTGGTTCCGATCGCAGGGCCGGGTCATGCGGTTACTTTAAACACAACTCAAACGATTTCAGGTAACAAGACCTTCAGCGGCACGGTTGTGTTAGGCTCTAACGCAACTGCTACCACGCCGGCTACGAATGATAACTCGACCGCAGTAGCCACAACCGCCTGGGTGAAGCTCCAGGGTTACGGCTCTGGTTCTGGTAGTCTGACTAGCGTTGGGTTAGCCCTTAGTACCGAAGCGAACGCTTTCTTAGCTGTCAGTGATACTCCATTAATTGCCAACGGCAACATTACACTTGACTTAGATTCGCAAACTGCGAACCATGTCTTCGCTGCTCCAAACGGGTCTGCTGGCAAGCCTGGCTTCCGTGCATTGGTTGCTGATGACATCCCTAGTTTAAGCACACTCTATCTGCCACTGTCCGGGGGGACGTTAACCGGGGGCTTAACTGTCGGCGGTGACTTGGTTGTTAACGGTACTACTACCACCATTAACAGCACCACGTTGGATGTAGACGACATTAACATCACGTTGGGTACAGTTGGCAGCCCCACAGATAGCACCGCCAACACTGGTGGGATTACGCTTAAGGGGGCCTCTGATAAACTCTTCCGTTGGCTTAGCTCGACGGCGGCTTGGACTAGCTCAGAGCATATTGACTTAGCAACTGGTAAGGCTTACTACATTAACGGGACTTCGGCGCTGTCTGCTACTGCACTGGGTTCTGCGGTTACCTCCAGCTCGTTGACTTCCGTAGGTACGCTTACGACAGGTACTTGGAACGCCACAACCATCGGCGTGGCTTACGGTGGTACTGGTGTTACTACTTTGACTGGTATAGTAAAAGGGAACGGCACTGGTGCGTTTAGCGCAGCTGTCGCTGGTAGCGATTATTTGAATAACGACAGCGTCATTGACTGCGGAACTTTCTAGTATTATACCTGTAACATCTAATGCCTAACAAAGTAAAGCTAAAACGGTCGGCTACTCCTAGCTCAGCACCTACTACAGGTCAGCTGGAACTAGGGGAGCTCGCCATGAATACCTATGACGGTAAGCTTTTCTTTAAAAAAGATGACGGGGCAGAGTCTATTGTTACGATTGCTCCAGCTTCCGGGACTTTTACTGCTCAAACAACTGCACCGTCTAATGCAGCCACAGGGGACCGGTGGCTAGAAACCAGCACCGGAGTCCTATACACTTATTTTGATGGCGCTTGGATTGAGTTCGGAGCTAAAGGGCTAGACGACCTACAGACCGTATTCAGTGACCCGGTGGTCACGCGAGTAGGGACAGCTACTGGAGATACTTCAGCCACGTTACCTGCTCATCAAGCTGGAGATATTATTATTGGTTGGGCGTTTAGGGATGGTTCGACCACTAATCCTACATTGCCGGCGGGTTGGATAAGTTTAACCTCCAGGGACGGGACAAGCTGTTCTGCTCGGATGGGTTATAAGATTGCTGCTTCCGCTGCTGAGACCACAGGGACTTGGACGAACGCCAGCGTCGTGGCATTTGCGGTTTATCGTGGCGCTCGTTCCGATGGCGCTGTTGACCCTGTAGCCGACTGGGCATTTGATACTGGGACAAGCAGCACGGTCAACTACGACGGGAACAATATAACGCTCAACTCAGACCGTACATGGGTTGCCGCATTTGTCGGGCATCGTTCTACCGACACGACAATTGAAACCGCGCCGTCAAATCTGACTAATGTTACTAGCTACGCGAATGCGACTGCTGAAGTAGCAATACATGATACTAACGGCGGGGTAAGCTCTTTTGTTGACGATTCAGTCTCCATCACGGGGACGAACAGTGGATGGATCACTGAGACCGTGACTATTGAGCCGCTGCTCAACCCTTCGACGTATCTGGACTTTCCATCTAGCCCTAGCGTTGATGATACTTATAGCTACTCTAATCTGACCTGGAAGTGGAACGGGGTTGGTTGGAGATTGCAATCAGCACGTGATGTTCAAACGTTTAGCTCTAGCGGAACTTGGATAAAACCAACCCCAGTTCCCTCTGAAGCGTTCGTACTCGTCGAGTTATGGGGAGCTGGAGGCGGGGGTGGTTCCGGTGGACTAAGCACAGCAAGCGTAGTGTATGGAGGAGGAGCAGGTGGAGGGGGCGAGTATATAAAAATTCTTATACCAGCTAGTGACTTGCCTAATTCTGTTTCTGTAACGATTGGAGCTGGTGGTACTGGAGGGGCCAATAGTGATGTTAATGCTGGTTCATCCGGGGGAAGCACTTCATTTGGATTTTTGGTCGCCAACGGTGGAGCAGGAGGCCCTAGTAGCACAAGTGGTACATTATTGCAGGGCAACGGAGGGTCATCATCAATTTCCTTTGAGCCGGGCGCAGACGGGAATGGAAGTACAGTGTTATCCGGAGCTGGGGGAGGCCCTGGTGGATCTTATGCCTTTCAAGTCGGTTACGACGGAGGCGAGTGCGCATCCAAAAGCACTGGCGCGGCCGCAGGAGGCAGTGGCGTTGGCGTAAATGGGAGCAACGCAACAACGTTTGGTAACGGCGGTGGTGGTGGTTGGACTGCCGTGGCTGACAACACAAATGCAACCAATGGTGGAAATGGAGCAACCGCCGGAGGGGGAGGGGGAGGAGGTAGTGTCAAGTATACTACAACTGCTGGTACTAGAGGAGCTGGCGGTAACGGCGGAAATGGTTACGCAATAATCACAAGTTACTTTTAACCTTATGAGATACGCAGTTATTAAGAATGGTGTGGTGGACAATATCATCGTTGCCGAAGAGACTATCTTGGCAGCACTCTTTCCAGAGGGGAATTATGCGATTTGTCCTGATGGTGTGAACATCGGCTACAGCTATAGCAACGGAGAGTTTACAAGTTCTCCCATCCAAGAGTTTCCTCCCGACTGGCCAGGCTTCAACATGGCTATTGCACTGGACACCAATATGATTCAGTACGAAGTGGTAGCTAACCAAGCCCATCCATCTATTGTTACAAAGAAAGACTTAGCCTACTCCATTATTACGGATAAAGGGTTAGACAACTTTGCCGCTATCTTCCCAATGTTCTGTCAGTTGGCTGGGGTTTCGCCGGAGCACCGGGAAGAGTGGGCAACGATGGCAGAGTCATTCCACTTGCCGGCGGACTTCGTAAGTATCGTCAGAGGCAGCTAATGTGGTTAAGCAGAACTACCCCGGTGTAATTGATAACGCAGCGACGACAGCAGTCACTTATCTAAGTGAATTGCTGGACGTTTCTGTCGACTACAACACAATTACACCTGGGCAAGTTCTAACCTACGACAGCGTCCTCCAGAAGTGGAAACCGGCTACCTTCAGTGCGGTGGTATCCGTTAACGGACTGACAGGCGTAGTTAGTTTAAGCACCACCAACATCGGGGAAGGATCTAACCTTTACTTCACCAACAGCCGAGTAGACAGTCGGGTGGCTCAACTCCCGTTGAACCAACTGTCGGATGTCAATACTCTTGGGCAGGCTATTAACGACGTTCTAACCTACAACGGCTCGGCGTGGGTACCAGCTCCCGTAGCTACGGTACTAACTGTCCGGCTCGATGATTTAACCGATGTTACTATCTCTAATCCTGCTAACGGACAGGTCTTAACTTACAACTCAACTACTCAGCAGTGGGGGCCTGGAGCAGCGGTTACGTTAACTAACACAGACCAGCTACCAGAGGGCTCTAGTAATCTCTACTACACGACTGGGAGGGTTGACACACGCATCGGCCAGACGTCTATCAACGCGTTGTCTGATGTTAATACCAGTGGGAGTGTCAACGGGCAAGTCCTAGTTAAACAGTCTGGAATATGGCAGGGCGCTGATTTAGTTCTACCTACGACAACGGATGACCTACCGCAAGGGTCAACCAATCTGTATTACAGCGACAGTCTGTTTGATACCCGGCTGGGTCAATCATCTCTTAACGCGTTGTCGGACGTAAACACCGTCGGTAGCGTTAACGGACAGGTACTGGTCAAGCAGTCTGATGTTTGGCAGGGGGCAGATTTAGTCTTACCGACGACAACGGACGATTTACCCCAAGGCACAACTAACAAGTATTATTCCAACTCCTTAGTAGACGCCCGGCTGGGACAGGTGTCTATAGATGCCTTTGTTGATGTCAGTCTAGCTGGTATTACTACCGGTCAGGTGTTGGCTTGGAACGGTAGTTTGCTCTCGCCTGTTACGGTATTAACGACGGCGAGCACGACAGACTCTATCAACCAAGGGACTAACCCAGACCGGCGGTATCTTAGTAATAGCAACCTAACCACAGCGTTGGGCGTTCAGAGTATCAACGCGCTGTCGGACGTTACAATTGCTTCTCCGAAGGCTGGTCAGGCCCTAATCTATAACTCTTCGATTGGACAGTGGCAGGCTGGAGACGTTACCACGCTGTCTTATTCCTTTACCTGGCAGTCTAACGGAGACACTAGGGGCGTCCTTTACTGGTTAGGTACGGAGGCTTTAAAGGTTCCCCATACTAGCCCAGCGCTTAAATCTCAACCTTACGGATTGACAGTAACGTTATCGTCTAACCTCCCAGGCACGCCTACGTCTTATGCAGCAGACCGCAACGTTAATACCTTGGTTAGCACGGCTAGCGAACCAGGGGCTTGGATTATGTTCGACTTTGGGTCGAATAAACTTCTTAGCCCGAAGGAATACACCATCCGGGGTCGTAATGACTCTGATACTAGGCACCTTCGTAACTGGAAGATACAGGTTAGTCAGGACGGGCTTAGCAACTGGATTGATGTTGACACCCAAACGAATAATCCTAGTATCATTCAGGGTGGTTATTTCTATGGAGCTACTACAGCTGTAGATTCTTACCGCTACGTCCGTGTGCTGCAGACTGGGTTGGACTCTGACGGAACGGAGTATCTAACCTTATCAGAGGTTGAGTTCTACGGTGACTTAGTGATGTCTGGGGTCAGCGCCCCAACGACGACGGATGACTTACCAGAAGGCACGACGAACCTCTACTACACCAACACCCGGGTTTCTAGCTATCTATCCTCCGCTACTAACTACGTCGGCACAAATGCGTTAACGAACAACGCTGTCACGTTCTCTAAGATTCAGCAGGTAGCCACCAACTCGTTGCTAGGTCGCTATACCGCCGGTACTGGGGTCGTAGAGGTAATTACTCTAGGGCCGGGGTTGGTACTTAACCAAGGGATTCTGTCTGCCCCAGGGAATAACCTAGTCACCTCCGTCGTGGGGGCGGTAGGGGATGTTACTGCTACTCAAGTTTCTACAGCGCTTAACGCTTTAACCGGCGCTAATCGAGTTAACTACAACTCCCTACAGAACACACCGACTGCGCTGCCTCCAAGCGGAGCTGCCAGCGGGGACTTAACTGGAACCTACCCCAATCCAACGTTGGGTGCTAACGTAGTAACCTTCTCGAAGTTCCAGCAAATTAGCGCAAGCAAACTTCTAGGACGGTCTACAGCTGGCACCGGGAATGTCGAAGAACTTAGCTTAGGTACCGGCTTTACTTTAGTAGATGGAACGCTATCTGCAGTAGGAGAAAGCTCCCCACTGGAAGTCAAATACAATGGTGTTGCCCAAGGCTACGCCTATACGGTGGATTTAATTGGGCTGCCTGATGGGTTAGTTTATGACGCAGGTACGAATACCTCTACTGTTTACTTAGCCCCGGTTACAGCAGCACAGCGGACGTTGAGCTTGTTAACCAACGCTGGTTTTGAGAGTCCAGCGGTTAGCAACTGGCAGAGCGTCACGGCTCCTGGCTGGGGTTCTATCTTACTGGGTAATAACGGGAATGCCTATGGGAACCCTAACGCCCCAGAAGGTACGCAGGTTTGGATTGGTCAAGTAACGATAGCAGGCGATACCCGCACGATTAGCCAAACAGTAACTATACCTGCGGGCTGTTACTCCCTGCGGGTTAGTCTTTGGTTGGCTAGTAGAAATGCTTCCAACAACATCACCGTCGAGATTCTTTTCAACGGTTCGGTGGTGTGGACGAAGACCCCAGTTACCCATACCAGTTGGCAGCAATATACAACTAGCTGGATTAGCGTAGTTGGTGGGTCTTCTTTGACCTTTGCTATCCGGCTTACTCAAGCGGTCAGCTCTGACCAAACTACGTTTGTAGACGGCATCACCTTTGAAGGCAAGCTCGCCGAGCTGCTGGCGTCTAACGTAGCCTTCACTCCATCAGGGACAATTGCAGCGTCTAGTGTACAGGCCGCTATCGCCGAGTTAGACACCGAAGTCAACTCGTCTTTGACGACGATTAACACGGCTATCAATACGACGCTTCCTGGTTTAATTAACGCTAAAGAGCCTACGATTACTGCTGGTACACCCTTACAGTATTGGCGTGGCGACAAGTCTTGGCAGACGTTACCCACGTCGTTACCCCCAGAGGGAGCTGCAGGTGGTGACTTAGCGGGCCAGTATCCTAACCCCAGTCTGGCTTCTACTGGTGTGCTGGCTGGCACCTACAGTAACCCAACTCTTACTGTTGACGCTAAAGGACGTATCACTTCTGCGGCAAATGGCGTAGGCGGCGGTGGTGGAGGAGTTTCCTTTACTAGTAACGTAGAAAGTCTACTGGCGACCAAGGAGCTAACCTCTGAAGACGCTTACTTCCAGTTCCTAACGCCTAGCGGGGCTAACCGCTCGGTCGTACTGACCCCTGGTTGGACAGGGCAAATCATTAACGACAGCGACGGCACTTATAGCATTGACATCAAAGAGACCGCTCTAGGGGATGTTGTCTATAGTCTGAATGCAGCTACGAACGTTCAGAGCGTGTTGGCTTGGTATAACGGCAGTGAATATGTTCTGCAAGAGACTGGGGTCTATATCCCCGATCCAGATAGCCTAAACGACCCTATCTATAACCGGGAGGCTATTTCAGCTACCAAGACGTTGACCTTACAGAGTCCTAAAGTCCAGCTGCTTACTCCAGTGGGAGTTGACCGGAACGTGGTGCTGGCAGTCGGCTGGCGTGGGTATGTCGTTAACTTAAGCGAAGGCGCTTATGGACTTCAACTACAAGAGACTGCCGGCGGACCAGTTGTTTATACACTTAGCGCTGTAACAAACACCCAAGCTGTCGAAGTGTGGCACGACGGTGTTGAGTTCTGGATTCGGGAAGTTGGGGTCTTTGAAGACTTAGGCACGGTCATTGACTACAACACTCTAGCTAACAAGCCAACTATCCCTACAACTCTACCCCCTAACGGGGCTGCGGGTGGGTCTTTAGCTGGAACTTATCCTAATCCAACGTTGGCGGCTACAGCGGTGACTCCAGGGTCGTACACCAACGCGAATATTACTGTTGGGGCAGACGGGCGTATTACTGCAGCTGCTAATGGTACCGGTGGTGGCGGAGGTTCTGTTAACTTTACCTGTAACCTTGAGACATTGGCAGGAACCAAAACTCTAGCGGCTGACAGCCCCTACTTCCAACTGCTTAACCCCAACGGGGCAGCCCGTAGCGTTGAGCTGCACATCGGTTGGACGGGTCAGATTATTAATGACAGTGATGGTACCTACCCAATTAACTTAACCAGCGGGGCTACCCAGATTGCGGAGCTGTCGGCGGCTACGAATCTAAAGAGCGTCCTCGTTTGGTACGCCGGGACAGAGTATGTTGTACAGCAGACCGGTATATTTCAGCAGGAGTCTAACTACTCCGCCGGTGGGCTGACTAACACACAGCAAACCATGCTTAAGCTAGCACTACGGAGGGGGTTGTAGAGTATGCCTACTGAGCTTAAATACCCATTCTCTAAAACTGTCTTAAGGGCTGACCCTTACGCTAAGAATGTAATACTTTATTTAAAAGGAGACGGGGTTGATAACAGCACTTCTATTTTAGACAGCTCTCTAGTTTATCCAAAGACTCCTAGCTCAAATACCGGTGTAGTAACAAGTACTTCAGAAGCTAAATATGGCAGCTCCAGTCTTTACTTTGCTGGCTCGAATAATAGTAGGTTACTGTATGCCGACCAGTCTGATTGGGATTTTGATGCAGGTGATTATACAATAGAATGGTGGGGAAAGAGTATAACTGCGGCTAATGCTGGTGCTACATACACCGCTGTGTTAGGTAATGCTCCAGATGTGGGTGCCTCTCAGGCTGGTTGGATAATCACGCATACCCCTAGTATCAACGCTATTGGTTTACATGTTAGTACTGGCGGCGGCTCTTGGAATGTTGTTAATCATTCCGCTAACACTGGAGCACCTGTTTCAGGGTGGGTGCATTATGCTTTTGTAAGAGAAGGTAATAATAGTCTTGTTTTTATTGGCGGCACTTTAATGAGCACAACACCATTTTTATCTAGTAACATGCCTTATTCTTCTCTTTCTTTTTGGGTTGGTAGAACTTCCAGCGGTTATTTTAACTTGACGGGCTATTTAGACTCCATTCGTATAACAAAACGAGTGGCCCGCTACACTTCCAACTTTAACCCAGAGAGTGATACCTATCTTGCTTACTAACTGCTATGGCTAAATCAGACGTTCTTTACATTCCCAAGCAATACCAAGCCTTTGGCAACTCCTTTGCCAGTGCTGACGGCACGAACCTCAAGACGTTATACACCGCGCCGACGGACGATGCTAACCTTATCTTGCTCAGCATTACTAGCTCTGATACAGCGGCAACGGACGTGTTGCTGTACCTAACCATCGGCGGCACCGACCGGCTGATTGGTCACATCGACGTACCCATCGGCGCTGGCACCAATGGCACAGCCAACGCTGTTGACGGGCTAAATGCTACTAATCTCCCCTTTATCTTGGTCGATGACACAGGGATTAATCACTTTTTACCTCTGAAGGGTGGGGTGATTCTGAAAGCTGGTATGCGCGCGGCTGTGACCTCTGGTTGCACCGTTACAATTACTGGTATCGTAGCTGACTACACAGCTTAGGGGGAGTTATGTTGAAGGGTGGTGTAGGGCGTAGTGGTTTAACATTACCTGCAAAAAGCGGCTCTAGTAATGTAGTCACTAGAATCGTCAATATACCTTTTGTTAACAACAATTTGTATGAAGGTGTTTTTTATTATATTGGCACTAAATTTGGCACTCAACCTTATACCAACGCCGCTCTTATATCTGATGAAAATTATAGAGTTAAATTTCATCATGGGCAGTTATATCAAGACTCTGCGGGCTTAGGCCCTTTTTTACTTCTAAATAGACCTGCCAGTCTCACTCAAGCTAGGGCTCCTTTCCACACAGCCCAATATGCTGACTACGCTCTTATTGTTATACTCCCACCAAGGCTTAAACTAAAGCTAACAGGTTTTTCTATTCAAGGTAGAACTGATTATGAAGGGGGATACGTAACTCAACTACGGGTGACCGGTTGTAAAAACACACCAGTCTTAGCCCCTATGTTTCAAGACTTCGGCACTTTTAACACAAATATAACAACGCAAGGGGTGATGTATACACAGTCAAACCTTGTTTCTAATGACTACTACACTTCGTTTAACTTTACCCGCTTGGCTGACGGATACAATGGTTACTTTATATGCCCCTTCTTAGAGATATATGGCGAGTTATCTATAGGTTAGTTATGACCAAGTTTATTTACTCTGCTAAGAACCCTGGCGCTACCGCTGCTGTTGCAGCTACAGTTGCTACCTTTACCGCTACTACTTCTTCCCTAGCGACCAATGCCAGCGAGGATATTAACTATGCTGTTGCTGAGTCAGGTATCTTAGTAAGCTTCACTGCTAACCGAGCCTGTCTAGTCCGAGTCTATGACTCTGCTACCACCCGCGCAGCAGATACTCGTACCTACAATCAAGCAGTCCCGGCGGCGGGCGTGACCGGACTTATCGTAGAGCTAGAGATTGACCCAGCTATTGCAGCTAACTTAGATGTCAACGTTATCTTTGCTAACGACGATGCACCGCAGAGTGAGTCGTTATACGTTAGGGTGTTTAACTTAGATGTACCGGCGGCTATTACTTTAACTCTGAAAGCTGTCAGGTTTGTTGAAGTTGTTCCTGCATTATCCAGAGAGGTCTTGACTGCTAACCGTACTTACTACGTTAACACCACCACAGGGTCTAATAGCAACGACGGACTGAGCCTAGAAAGTCCTTTTCTGTCTGCAACTTATGCAAGCCAGCTCATAAGTAAAAGCTTAGATTGCAGCCTTTTTGACGTCACTATTGAACAGGTGGGTAACGAGACGGCAGGCGTAGTATTAACGCCTATTTTTGGTAGCGGCAAGCTTCTGTTTAAAGGTAGTGTTCCCGGCACCCAAATAGATAATGTAGGCGGGCTTAGTGCAGTAGAAATATGGGGTAACGGTGGGGGTGTATTTGAGTTACAAAATCTGGTGCTTGGAAATACCTGTGACCAATGCCTTAGTCTTAATAACGGGGCCACTATTAACACATTGGATAATATTGAATACAAAAATGGTAAGTTTGGGATTTTGTGTTTGACAGGCTGCCGTTTGTCCGCCAAAAAGAACTTTTCTTTTTCTGGAAACCGCTGGATATACCCGGTCTACTGTATTGATGCTGACATTACTTTTCACACCATTAACCCGGCTCCAGGGGCTATAACCCTAGCTTCAGGTAGTGCTTGGAGCGGTTACTATTTTATCTACTGCGAGCGTGGATATGTACGTCTGTACAACTCAGCTTATGTAACCTTTTCTGGTAGTGGTACCGGAGGTCGTATTCGATGTGATTATGATGGAAAGGTTATTAGAGGGAACGTGGCTGTTCCAGGCAGCGGAGACTTGCTGCAAAATGGTGGTGCTGTTTATTAATTAAACTTATGTCCCAAGTCATCTATTCTTCTCATTACCCTGGACACAATACACCTTTGGCGGTGGTTGTTAGCGAATACTCTCGTCTAACCAATACCTTAGACGACACATTAGGGAACAAGCTGTTCTTTGCTATCCGTAAAGACGGCGTCGACTACCCTATTTCCTGGGTGGCTTTACCAGTTGGGTCGGGAACAAACGGTACGCAAGACTCTGTAGAGGCAATCATAGCTACGACCTTTTTACACCGGCAGATAGATAATAATGCCAATCCTTACTTTGAGCTCCAAGCTGGAACTATGTTAACTATGAAGCCGGAGAACCCTGCTTCTCCAAATAAAACAATTTGGGTTCTTACCACACAAGAGGATTACTAAGCCGTGACTCAAATTATTAAGCTGCGGAACATCCCCACCCCGGTCGTTGATGTTGTCTACGTCAACGTTAACTACCCTGGGATGCTGCTCTACGGTGATGTTACCCAGGTCGTACCTAACTACTATGCTTATAATAACCCGCTGTTGTTGCTTACCGAACTAGAGCGGGACACGGGGGAGATTATCTACGCGCCAACTAGTTTCCAAACGACTGGTAGCGCAGAGTATGCAGCTCCGGCGCTGGGGTCGCTGACGGTTAACGCAAGGGGGTTCTAAGTGCCACTTATCTTTCTTAACGGCGGGGCACCCGACTACATGGGGTATGTCTTTACGACTACCTCTGACTTGATTAACACAATAGAGAATACCCTTCAGACAGCAGGCTGGCAGACGGTAGAGAAAGCCGGCGACGGGCTGACCTTATTCATGAAGGGTATTACCAGTCAGAACTCCCATGAGTGCTTCATGGAGTTTAAGGTATCCGCTAATGGGAGTGTTACCAACGGCTTTTTCTTAGACCAACGTGGCTTTCATGATGCTGCTCGCAGTGCTGGTTCTCCAGCAAATATCCTACGACATAGCTACGTGGTCGGGCACCCCAACCGGCTGTGGCTGACTGCTGATAACGACTCAGGCTGTATGGCTATTCTGGATGCGACTAATACAATGCGCGGCTCTCATTTCGGCTATCTAAACCGGGTGGACACCACCGACCAATGGGCTTGGATGATAGGTTGGATACATCCTCTAGGTTACGCATACGCTTACACAGCTAAGTCCAAGTTTAATAACACTAACTGGCGGCTGTTGAGTGATGATTACAATTCTTATGCAAACCGAGCCCAAAGTACTAATCCTACTATCCCGACGTCTACATTTGACTTCATGCAACGAGGGTTTGGTTTGTATAATTTTTATGCTTATGGCCACGTTAACAATCCATTCTACAACGGTCATTACGGTCGGTTGAATTACACAGGTCGTCCAGTTATAGACCCGTACTGCTATCAGGAAGGCCGTGGCTCGACGACTGCTTATGGGGGTTATCAACTACTTTACTTCCGGGGTTATGTTAAACACGCTTACTGCGGGGTAGCGACGTTACCTGCAGCAGCTCAAGTTGTGGACACAACGGGCTACCGGATATTATCTGCGGGTGCGGCTGGTAACTGGCAAGGAATGAGGATAGCATAATGCCTTTAGTATTTGTAAACGGGCAAGCACCGGACTACAGCGGGTTTATCTTTACGACATCCACTGGGGTTATTGATAAAGTCCAAGAGACGTTGGTTGCCGCGGGCTGGACGACTTATTACAAAGCTCCAGACGGGCTGTCGCTAACGATGGTGGGTACGACGGCGGCGGGGGTCCATACCTGCAGCATGGAGTTTAACGTCGGAACCTACGGGTCGGTAACCAATGGGAAGTACTTAAACCTCCGGGCTTGGCATGAACCTACTAAAGTTACCGGAAGTCCTATTAATATCCACCGATTGATTTTTGTTGAAGGTAAAATCAATCGGCTGTGGCTGACGGCTGACCAAGACTCAGGTTGTATTTCTATCTGGGGGGCTGAAGGCAGCATGACCGGCTGGCACTTTGGGTTTCTAGATCGGATAGATACTACCGACCAATGGGCTTGGATGATCGGACAGTTGGCTACTAGTAGCTATCCAACGGCTTACGTCGCTAAGTCTAAGCACGCCAATACCAACTGGTATCGATTAAGCAATGACTTTGGGTCTGGCACCAGTGCCAACAGCGCCGAGTTTAACTCGGACTATGCTACCTACCCGCAGACGACGTTAGACTTTACGATGCGGGGGCAGTGGTATGAAAATTCTTTAACTTATGGTGACACCCGTAATGCTTTCTTCAACCCCTGGCAGGGGCGGTTGAATTACAACGGACAAGCCATTATAGACCCATACTGTTACATGGAAGGTCGAGGGTCTATGGCTGCTTATACGGTCGGTAGTTATCTGCCATTGTATTACCGAGGCTACGTCAAGAATGCTTACTGCGGGGTGGCTAGTTTACCGGCGGCTGCCCAGTTAGTAGACGCAGCTACAGGCTACCGGATTCTGTCGGTTGGTGGTGCTTGGTGGCAAGGAATGAGGATTTTGTGATATGCCTTTAACTTTTATTAACGGCGGCGGGCCTGCTTACCGAGGGGATATCTTTACTACTGGGGCGGAGTTAATCGACAAGCTAGATACTTATCTAACTACGGCTGGTTGGACGACTATTACTAAAGTCGCAGGTACAAGTCTGTTGGTGCAAGGCAATAGTCTGAACGATCATAAGTGTTACGTCCAGTTTGTCATTAAAGTGAACAGTGGGGTAGCCGACGGACGGTTTTTAGTCGTGCGGGGATTTCACGCTCAGGATTTAGTCACCGGCTCCCCAGATGACTACCACCGGGTTACCTTTCGGGAAAACGGTATTAATCGGATGTGGTTGACAGCGGATGAAGACTCTGGCTGTTTGTGTATTTGGGGGTCTACTGCTTCCTGTGCAGGTATGCACTTTGGATTTCTAGACCGAATCGAACCAACTGACCAATGGGCTTGGATGGTAGGTTGGATTCACTCCTTAGGTATTCTCTACTCATTTGTAGCTAAGTCCAAACACGGCGGCACGGACTGGCATAATATTAAGTCGGTCTATGACTATACAGCTAGTGACAACCCTTGGAGCCGATATTCCGTTCTACCCACTTCTACTTTTGACGCCGTTGCTAGAGGGAAGCCTTATAACGGCTACTCTGATGGAACCAACCTAAACGCCTTTTACGCTCCAAACGAAGGTAAAAATAACTACACTGGCAACCCTTTAATTGACAGGTATCACTACTTAGAGGGCCGGGCTTCCACAACGGATTACGCAGCTGCCCAAGCAACTTTATACTTCCGGGGCTACGTCAAGAATGCTTACTGCGGGGTGTCTCAACATGCGGCCACCCGGATAACGACTAATCCACTTAACAACGAAGTTATTTTGTCAGTAGGTGGGGCTAGCTGGCAGGGGATGAGGATAGTATAATGCCTTTAGTGTTTTTAAATGGGGCATCGCCGGACTACACTGGCTTCACTTTTACAGATGGGGCGGTGCTGTTAAATACCATTCGGGATACCTTGGTATCGGCGGGTTGGACAATGTTAACAGAGACCGCTGGCTCTACGGTGTATCTACAAGGAACTAGTGTCACGAATAGTCACCCGTGTTACATGCAGTTCTCGGTGAAGACTAACGGCGGCAAGACCAACGGGCGATACTTAGTTATCCGGGGCTGGCAGACTTACAACGCTCCTACTACGTTTACTACGGCGTCGCCAGACGATACCCTCCGGTTAGAGTTTATCCAGACGGGTACGAATCGGCTGTGGCTGACTGCTGACCAAGAAGCTGGGGCAGTGTGTATCTTTGCTAGTGATGGTACGTCCGGCGGGATGCACTTTGGTTTCTTAGACCGGATTAGTCAGACTGACCAGTGGGCTTGGATGGTAGGCTTTATCCATGCCCGTGGCTACGAGTGGGCTTACGTTGCTAAGTCTGGTTTTAACTCAACCAACTGGCGGCTGCTGGTTAGTGATTACAATGTGGGCACTAACTATAGTGATTACTTAATGTCCTTACCCGTCAGCACCTTTGATTTAACGATGCGGGGTAAGCCTAGAGACCACTACAACGATACAACTAATACCAACGCGTTCAGGAGTGCCCCCAACGGAAGGCTTAACTACGACGGCAAAGCAGTCGTTGACCCCTACTATTACTTAGAGGGCCGGGGCTCCACAACGGCTTACGCTATTCTATCGGCTCTTTACTTCCGTGGGTTAGTTAAGTTTGCTTATTGTGGCCTGGCGTCCCAGAACGCTTGTCTGTTCTGCACTGACCCAACGACGAACTACCGAATTCTGTCCGTCGGGGGCTTGCAGTGGCAGGGTATGCGCATTCTCTAACCTACTGAAGTAAATGGCTCTCCAGGAAGTAGATATATTTGTTGACCTTCGCTTGCGCAGTCATCAAATCGTTCTGGGTGGTCAAGTCTAGCGTAGCCGTCTGACCGATGGCTTCAATCAGATAGGCGCTGACCGCAGCTAACCGTTTAACGACCTCCGTAATTAATCCCTTCGGTTCCGTTTGGTCTAACGGGAACAACGGCAGCCGGCTTTCCTGAGCAGCGTACTCTACTGTACCGTAGGCTTGCCCGCCAAGACTAATAACAGCTTCCGCGAAGGCATCAGTCAGTTCACTGGCTAGGTCGTAGACTTCATCAAACAGCCGATGGACAGAGATGAACTCTGCGCCTTTGACATTCCAGTGGGCTTGTTTAGCTGCGTAGGTCAGGCTGATACAGTCGGCAACCAATTGGTTTAGGATAACTACTATCTGTCGGCGGTCACCTTCAGGTAGGGGGTTGAAGGTTGGGTGCATCATCTCTAATCTTCTCCGCGGTAAAATTCTTCTTCATCAGCTTCGCTGTCAGGCCCCCCGTCGAGCATCTCTACTAGCTCTTCTTCGTGTTGGCTATACAGCCGTTGGATTTTATCCAATAGATTAGTTTTAGTCTCTAGCTGTAGCTTCTCTAGTAGCTGCTGAGTATACCCGGCAGTTAGTTTTGACCAAGTAAACGGGATTGTAATCTCGATGACTTCGGTGTTGTCGCTGATAGCGGAGATAGTAGCGGAACCCATGCCGCAGTTCTCATTTAGTAAGGAACAAAGTTCCGAGGCAGCTACGCCGCTGGGCATACCTGGGTGGGTCATTGTAGTTAATGTCCCAACAGGGATAAACATCAGTAGAAACTCACCGTAGCTACGAATACAGAACATATACTCGTCTTCAAAATACACGCTTAGGTTGTATTTCCCACTGGAGTCCTCTACTTTGCAGCTTATAGCACCGTCGATATTAAACTTCGACACCATGAACTGTAGGAAATTCTGACTGCTCTCGATTTCCCGCTTGAAGAAATAGACCCGAAGCTGCTTATAGATGTCGTTGGCGAGCTCTAACATAACATTTGCCTGTTTTATCCTTAATGTAGTTCTCAAGAGCCATACTTGCGAAATAGTTCTTTAATTGGCAGACGATAATAGTCTAACTCACTATTGCGCTCGATTTTATCGATGACGTCTGCCCAGACAACAGTGCCATCTTTTCGCCTTGCTTTAAAGATTTTCCCCTCAAGTTGTAGACGGGCAATATGCTTTGTCAGCCTCAAGCGGACGTTATCTAGCTGTTTGTTAGAAAGAGCTGAGACATCGTGCCTAACAGCGAGAATCTCCTCCAAGCTAAGGGGCTGCTCAGACTCTTTCAATATGGTGTTAATACTAATTGGCTTCTTGTTGTCGATATTCATTTGTAGACAGGGCCTTCTCTAGTATTTTCTTAGCTCGGAAAATCGTCCAAGGGTGACGCAGGAGACTATCGATGTCACTCTTGGTGTAGCTTTGGACTCTTTGAAAAATCTCATCGTCCGTTAACCGCAGAAGCGTGTGCTGCTCGTACAGTACATTAAACATGTGGTTATCCTGCTAGTAGTTTCTTGATGGCTTCGGCGGGGCTTAGGTCTTGGATTGAGGCTTCAGTCACATCGTCTCCTAGGTCATAATCCATAAGTAGTCGGCTGCCTTTAATCTTTTCCGTAGCTAACATGACTTGGTGTTGGTCAATTAAGCCACTGGTATAAATATAGTGGGTGTTTACTATTTCGTTCTTATTGCCCGGGCGGACGGCTCGGCTTAGCGATTGTTGAATCTTAATGCTGCTCCAGGGGATGCAGTAGTAGATAACATCAGAGGCCGCAGTTAGGTCAATCGACTCTGCAGTTAAGTTAATACTGAATACCCCGACCTTAACGGTAGGGTCGTGCTGGAAGCGGGCGATTAAATCAACCCTAGCGTCTTGACTTAAAACCGCCGGTGTCTCTTCTGGGTCTTGAGCATACAACCGAATAACCCGTTCAGCGCCGATGGTCTGTTGGAGCTTTCTAGCTGCGATACGGGCTGACAATACATAGGAGCAGAACACAATAACCTTACCGGATGCCTTCTGTACAAGGTCGACCAGTTTGTTTAGCTTGTTCGAGCCATGGGTAGGACAGTTAGCTACTTGAATGAGCGGTACTAGGAGTCTTAATGCTTCAGCATTCCGGCGGTCTGCGCTAAGCCGAAGAGCGTTCCGGTGTGCGTCTAGATAGGCGGTGTGTAGCTCTAACTGCTCTGGTGTGGGTGGGACGCCCACTAGGTTCAACTCGTTCTTAGGGATTGTAATACAGCTAACGACTTCTGGGTCGTCAATCCGAACTCGGTGGACGAACCGCCGCATTAGCTCGTAGTACTCAGGTGCCTTCATTGGGTCTAGCTTCTGAATGTACCGCTCCGGGGCATTCTCTCCAGTCTGTCCGGTATAGTTAGTGTATAGCTTAGTTTTAGTGCTGTATCGCTTGGAGAATACACCAAGGTCTCTGAACGGGAAGTACTTGCCGTAAATCAACCGGCATAGGTGAAAGACATGGGGTAGCTCGGTTAACGTTCCAGTCAGAGCTACTCGCCGTTTAGCCCGGCTGATGACGTAACGTAGGTGCTCCATCCGGCTGCTGCCTTGCTGAAGATTATGAGCCTCATCGATGACGATGTAAGAGGGTTTGAATCGCTTAACTAACAATCTACTGATGAAGTTCCTGCTGCCGGTTAGACTTCTAGCCCGCCGTTTCGGGAAGTCGTGGTTGTAGATGATGATGCCAGCTCCTGGCGGTAGCCCAAGTAGTTCCTTTTCGGTGCCGACGACGGCGTAGGATAAACGAACATCTTCGACCCGGTTTAGCCGTTCAATCTCTTCTACCCATCGCTGAGCAGAGAGAATGTTAGGCACGATGATATGTACCTGAGCTCGACGTTGTAGCTGTCGACCATAGATAGCTACCATCGCTAGCAGCGCCGTGTTAGTCTTTCCAGAACCTAGTGCGTGGGTGAGAATGTGCCGGCGCCGCACACACACCGCCGCGGCGTTCTTAGCTTGATAAGGTCGGTAGGTCAGCTCCGGGTAGATTTGGGAGACTAAGTCCGTATAAATAGTGTCAACCTTATAAAAATAATGCTTGAAGGACTCCGTTTGGGTCAGAAGGCTATCTTCTACCAGCTCGTAGTTGAGGAGGCTCAAAGGGTCATTAATAATGATTTGGTCAGTCATCGTTTCATGAATCTCGCTAAGCATTTAATATCTTCGATATAGCTATACAAGGGGGAGCCTGGTAGCGGCGGATATAGCCAGTCGTTACTAGTAACGTGTATACGTCCTTTCCTGAACTTGTATCCGGTTTCGATTCTGGGCTCGCATCTTGCAGCTCGGCTCGGGTTCAAGGTAAAGATTGCTGGGTGGTTAGCCAACGTTAAGTCTTTACGTCTCCGACAACCATTGAGTTTTAGTTCTTTCAGCATGGGGCCTTCTTCCGGGAATAGCAGGCAGACGGCATCAAAGGCAGTCGAGCCCGCCACTAGAACAGGCACCTGGGGAACGTAGTTATCTAGGACGCTAAACTCGTTGCACAGCCAACGTAGGGCGCACTTTTTCACTTGAGTATTGAACAGTGGTTTGTTTTTACCAGGGTTGCACTTCAAGGCGTTGGTCATCCACACCTCGTTGTAAGTGTCCAGGTTATACATGGCTTCTAGTATCATGCGGAGGAAGCCGCCCGCGTTATTCGGACGCAGCAGTCCACTCTTTTGATACTCTCCCTGTTCCTCCCTGGTAGAGACGAAAGGGTAACCATTAGTGGCTTCATACGGACCGCAGAAGTCACTTATCACAATCAGACGTACCTTAGATAGGTCATCCGGGCCTGCTCCACCGACAGCAGTTTCTTTTGGGTCTTTCTCTTCTTTCTTGGCGTTATGATACTCTCGTCTATCTCCAACATCGCAGGCTCGGCAGGTTGGGTCGAAGGGGATTAGTGGGTGGGGGCTTCTTAGATAAGAAGGAGGTCGTTCAGCCATCGATGGCCTCCAATAAAAGGCGTGGGTTTTCTCCTTGGATGGGGGAGCGTATAATCTGCTTAACCAAGTAGAGGCGACCTGTTTTATCTTTAACAGTCGCCCCTTCTTTTAAGACATGAATACGCCTCCCCCAGCTTAAGTGATGTGGGTACTTAAGCTGGTAGCGGGAAGGCTCTTTAGACATTGTTACTCGCCGGTTAACCGGTCGGATACATCTTTAGGTATCTTAGCAGCTACGAAGGTGCGGCACTGCTGGGAATAAGGCACAGGGTCAATAAATAAACACCAGCGCCGGTCTAGGGTTGAGTAGGCTTGGGTTAACGTCACCAGTGACTTGGGAGCGTCCTTAGACGGCAGTGCCCACTCATCTTCCAAATCATCCTCGTAGTCATCGGACTCGTAAATACTCTGAGCTTCGCTGTCTTTGCTATGCTTGAGCATCGTGGACAGGGCCTGCTTTAAGTATTGATAGTTGACGACGATAGGCTGCCAAGGATCGTCTAAACCGTCCGGGGCTGCGTAGGTACTGAACGACCGCTCGCGCCCCAATATATCAGCCTGTTTGGTAATCAACAGCCGGGTGTTATCCATATCTTTCAGAAGGAGGTCTTCTGAGTTAGCCTTCTTCTTAGGCGTCTGGATGATGATTGCTTCGTAGAGCTGCTTTAGGTCAAAGACCCGTGTCGCTTCGTTCTCTAAAGGCGGGCTAGCTAGGATAACCGGAGCTACTTTGCTGACAGCTGGGTAGATATAGGACTCCATGACTGGGAGCGTAATCCCTCCGAGGTCTCCCTGAAAACGGATTTGAGTTGGCTGCTCTAAGTCGTTTACTAATATCACAACTGTGGGGTCGTCCTTGAATACTGAAGATACCCGAGGCAGATGACGGGCACTAATCCCTAGGTTAATCTCTACGTCCTCTGGATGTAGCCGAGGTACCATCCCTTTGATATAGCTAATGCCGCTCTTACCAGTGAACTCAGTGCAGTATAAGCTTAACGAATCATAGGTCTCGTCTTTTAACCAGACGGCTCGGTCGCTGGTGTCACCCTTACATTTGGAGAAGGTGTTGATGTAGTTGCAAGCCTTACGGAATGCCCAGCCGTCAGTAAGCGCGCTTAACTTAACCCAATCGTATGTAGGCTCCTCGAAGGTTTCGATGTCTCCGCTATAAGTGTTGGACTCCAGGTTCGGCGGGTTGGCTGTATCCGTCATACATTGAACGGAGATAACATTCCGATTTGTACCTTTAAGCCGCAGACCGTGACGCTTCCACACATCATTAGAAAGTCGGCTCTTTAGGTCGTCTCCGTCTAATAAGAACTTAGTGCCGACCACACCGAATCCAGTGATGTAGCGGCTATACCAAGCCCCACCGATTAAATAGCTGGTGAGTTTACACCGCTCCGAATCGACCTGTTCTAGTAAGATATAGCGAAGGATATTACCCGGCTCTCGAGTCGTGTCCGGGTCGTACAGATAACTTAGCGCGGTGATTAACTCTTGCGCGTTACCGAAATCAATATAATTCATTTTGTTTAATAGGGTTTTGAGCTTTCTATCGGCTCTTTTCTTCGTCTTCTAGTTCTCTGCTGAGTTTTTCTATTAAATTCTGGAGCCGGCAGCTGTCATCCCCCGGGACTCTAGGGAGTGGCAGCTCGGTATTAGGCCATAGGTAGATATCCCCGCAGATGCAATGCAGCTCCGTTAAGCCGGCTATCTTAACAGCGGAGGGCATTCGACAGTTAGCACAATGCTTAATCTCCCATTCCTCAGCTTCCAATTCCCCAATGGAGCAGTCAGTCAGCGATAGATACACAAACCACCGCTGTTCCCAGATAGACTCCCAGAACTGGTTAAACTCGGTAGAATAACCGTTTAACCCTCGGACGGCAGGTGTGTCTAATAACTTACCACCGGACTCCAGACGCTTACCGGCCTGTAGCCACAACCCAACGTAGTGTTTTAACTCTTGTTTGGTAGCCATAGTCTAGTAGTTCCAACGGATGCGACCAGGTCTAAGATCCAAATGGCAAAAGCCTTTTTTAGCTCCATACCCTAATGCTTTATCCCACTTGCCGTCCAACCACTTCTGGAATTGATAGATGTCCTTTCCGACTGGGTAGATGTCAGCAGCACTGCCGTTGATGTGCTGGCTGTTGGACACACCACCAACGGCTCGGTTGACTGCAGGCGGGCGGTACCAGCTAGTTACGCCAATAGGGCCTCCCCAAGCTTCACGAACTTCGTCCAATTCCTTAGCTAACCGTAGGATGTTGTTAATTACATTTGCATCTCTGGGTATCCGGCGAGGGTCACCTTTGGTCACGTCGTTGACGGTGAAGTATTTGCAAATCCGTTGAGCAGGATTCTTCCAATTGATTTCATCTGCGCTAGGTATTTTACCAACCTGCTCAGCTAAGTCTATCAGCAGCTTTGCGGAGCCGGGGCCTAGTAATTTAGGCTCGCCTTGGTTCGTAGCCAGCTTAAAGCGAATGAACGCTGCCTTTGTTTTAGGCCCGCAGACCCCATCTACGTGGTCTAGGTAACCTGCTTTAGTAAGGGCCGCTTGGAAGTCCTTACAGAGCTCCTCGTCAGCATTTAATTCATCTAGGGAGATGACTTTTTTACCATTGGCGAAGGTAGCTAACTTCATGGTTGAGGGCCTTTAGTAGGAGGTTTACGTTGAGTTCTGTTAACAGCTCTTAAGTCAGGGCTTAAGACGGCTAAGCCTGAAGACATAAAGGTATAGAAGGCGTTGTTCCACACATCCTTTACTCGGTCGGGCACGTAGATTGAGGATACTAACAATGCTATAGATACTCCTAGCAGGCTAGCCCCCAGGGCAGTTTGGTTCAATGGTGTAGCTCCGAAGCTCTACACCATCAACCTAGTTAATACTGGGCGATTTCTAGTAGGTGCTTGGCTTCCTCTACGGATCGGTACATCATATCGTAGACGTTCTCACAAGGCGTGCCTGCTTGGATGTGGGCGCAGTAAATCCTTAGGGAAGCGTCCTCTAATTTATTCAGCGGGGCATCGGGGTCTAGTGAATACCCGTAAACTCTAGCCCCACTGCGTTGGGCGAATAGGTCTCTCGTCAAAGCATCCATATTTAGTCATTGTGATAAGGGATAGCCCCGATATCTACTTCGTGGGTGTCTAAGAGCTCTACAGGCTCTTCAGGCAACAACTTTTCCTGAGCTACTATGTCGATAGCTTCCTGGAGGTTGCTCGCCTTGATTTTAACGATACCGGCGCATTCGTAGATAACGGGGATTTTGAAGACTCGCTTCATAGGTGAAATGGCTACACTATACTATTCTTTAGCTTAGTGTGCCCAGACAGGGGCGATAGCGAACTCGGCTTTGCCTTTAATCTCAGAGCCCATTCGTTGGAACATCTTCGTCTGAGTATCTTCCATGACTTGTTTGCACAGCTTCGCCCAATGTAAAGCCTCTTCGTCGTAGCCAAACTTAATCTTGGTGACGACGCCGTCCTCGATTTTGCATCCATCCCAATCAACCCAGACTTTGCCGGGGGCTTGAATGAGTACTTCATCGTGACATTGACCTATTAGGGCAGGCGGGGTTTCTAGGTGGGCGTATGGCTCGAAAGTTTCATCCAACGTAATCATTGATTCTTTTGTTTGTATGCTTGAGAGTCCCTGCACTTGGAAATTAACGGCAGCTCGTTCTGCGGATTCACCCTCTTTTCCGCCTGCTCTTTCTTCTGCTACCCAGCGATTTACGTTATAACCATAAGGTAGAACGGCGTAGCCGCGGGCTGCTGCAATCCGACCTACCTCCTCCGCCCACTCATAGTAGCCAGTGTAGGTATTACGGTGGTTCTTAACCCATCCTTCCGCAATCTCTAACTTAACATGGTTTCGTTCGCTAATAGATTGAACGGTTGATAGGTATAGCATCGCAAAATTCAAAGTTTTTGCTGTGTCTCTGGGGCATCTCTTATCTCCAAAGAGAAAAGCGCGGGCGATGGCTTCCCACTCGTCTTCAGTTTTACCTACGAATCTTTCAGGAGCTATACAGTTAACGGCTGTTAACGTGTGGTAGTCAGAACGAGGGTTGTTATATACTTTCCCTTCAGGAGTAGTTAGTTTTTCTGGAACTAGGAAAGACTCACACATAATTGGGTCTTTCGAGACGACCGCAGCCACACGGATTTCCTGGCTAGCAAAATCACAGCTAATGATGACCCCACGTTGTGTGCAGAAGCCGTTGCGGGGGTTACTGACAAACTCTAGCTGCTCTACAGTAGGTGCCTGGGCTACGCCGGCTGTGGTGCCATTAGATTTAGGTCTGGTTAGTAGTTTACGCATTAAACAAAGATATATCGGTGGTCTGGGATTTGACGGATGAGCTCCACGCATTCGTGGGCAGCTTCCTCGTCTACAAAGATTTTAGCCTTTGAGCGGTCGAATGTTAGCACTGGGCTGATGAACCCACGATTCTTCACAGCACCAATGATAAACGCGGCGGCTCCCTGATAAAAAAACGATGGACGAAAATATTTGAACATAGGCTAGCTTGGGTAATAGAACAGTTTTCTAAGTTTGCTATGGTTTCTTTTTTCTCTTTTCTTTTAGGTATAGGGGTTTCACTTTTAGTACTAGGTCTTACTGAAGCAGTTATTAAACCACTTGCGACAAAGACGACTAAATACTATATCAAGGCTTATGTGCCTAAATTATTAGACTATTTAGATGAGTTCTTGCCGGTATGGTTTGGTAACCTGTCGGAGGAAGAAATTAGACAAGAACTTATCCGATTCCTTTGGACAGAGGCTACAGAACAAGGCGAGCGTATTGAAGAAACTCAAGTAGAGGAGATAATCAACACTGCAGAATCAACTTACTCTTTCTTTAAGAACGCGTCTAAACTATTAAGCTAATGTACGAACAACTATCTTTATCTTTGGAAGAAGTCGACCTCGATATTATATTAGACGATGCCGCCCTCCAGAAGGAAAAAGAAAAGTATAACTTACTCCAACGTAAATATAAGACTGCTTTACGGGAGTTAAGCGATACAAAGCAGAGTCTAGAGATTGCTTTAAGCCTTAAAGCCCAAAGAGAAAAACTGTCGGTGTGCGCCATTCAAACTAGCGCCTCCGAGACCGAATTACCAGAAGCTATTCCCATCATTATGTGGAGCGACTGGCACGTCGGTGAGCGGGTAGCCCCCGAGACCGTCGAGCACGTTAACTACTATAGTCCAGAGGTGTGTAGCCGTCGAGCAGACATCCTTTTTGAGAACACCGTCAATACGTTGCTGATGCTTAAGCATAGCTATACCATCCGTAACGTTATCATCTGGCTTGGCGGGGACTTTATCTCGGGGCATATCCACGAAGAGCTAATGGAGTCTAATTATCTATCTCCTCCACAGGAGATACTCTACGTAGCTAACATCCTCAAGCGGGGTATTAACAAGGTCTGTGAGCAAGCTGGAATAGAGGTGGTTCACATCCCTTGTAACTTTGGTAATCACGGGCGGTTGACCCATAAGACGAGAGCTAGCACAGGGCATATTAACAACCTTGAGTGGATGATGTACTCTTTTCTAGCTCAAGATTTTGAGGATAACCCAAAGGTCACGTTTATGATTGCTGATGGGCCGATGATTCACTATGAAGTGTTTGACAAGCGCCTACGGTTTACCCATGGAGATGCAGTTAGCTACAGCGGTAGTGGGATGGGCGGGCCTTCTAATTCCATTCTCCGCTGGATCAACAAGCAGGACGCTAGTTCAATCGACTTTAAAGCCGACATGACCTTTCTAGGGCATTTTCATACGACTATATTCGACCGCCGCTTTACTGTAAATAACTGTTTAATTGGAGCTACGCCGTACTCTATCCGGTGCGGCTTCCCGATTGAGCCAGCAGACCAGGCATTGGTACTTCTAGAGAAAGCTAAGGGGTTTACTTTACGTTATACTGTTGCTGCGGAGTGAGTTCAAAGCCTGTCTCCCTTTTTTGGTTAGTTTATACGGGGCCTTACCGAAAATAAGGCCCTTGTTTTTTAGGGTTATAAGGGCCTGAGCGATGTCCGAGCTATCCGTTAGGCAATCGACTGGATAGGCAATGCTATCATTTACGCCGAAAGCCAAGAGGACTTCAGTCTCCGCCGGGTTGAGTTGGTTGAATGACTTCACTAGGGAAAAACTCTTCTTTAGGCATGGTTATCTTACAAGTAGTTCTGCCAGATTGTTGCTGCATGTTGGGAGTTGCGGCCGACATCCGTGACGTAGCGGCGCCCAGCTGGTCATAAGAGCAATGGATTCGCCCCGTTGCTACGTTGATATACTTCCGTAAGTCCATACCATCCTGTTTAGTGAGCTTTTTGAACTTTAAGATGGCTTTTACTACCGGGGTTAGTTGTAGCAAGGCGGATTCTTCCAACTCCAGGAACTCGCTGTAGAGTTCAGCCTCTTCTACGTCGACGAATACCTCCTGAGCCGTCTGCTGTCGGTTCTCGGAGGCGGCGAAGATATCTAAGAGTTCGCAGGCTCGGCGTAGACCCTCTGCCTGGGTGGAGTCAAACTTTTCAAGTTTCAACCCAACGTTAATGAGTTTTAGCAGCTCGGTGCTAGACCGAAGGGTGCTAAGCGCTCGACGTGTGGGTTGTTCTTTACCGTTACCTAAATCAATCGGCTGGTCGAGGTTGAACTCGTAGCTAAGATAGACTGCGACTTCCTCCATCTCTTGTCTAATTCCTTCCTGGAAGTAACCCATCATCTTCCGGTCGGCTGGCATACCAATGTATTCCATTTTGGCGATGACGGAGACTAGGCGCATCTCTCTATCTAAGGACTCCTGCATCCCTAGACCCCAATCGTCGCTGTGGTTACCAGTTTGATTCAGGTCGGTATGCGGCATGGGAGTAACTAACGTCTTAGTTTGTATCTCCCGGATGGGAAACAAATACTGTACGTCGTTAGCCGCGTAGGTTAACTTACCCAACCAGTATTCGTTCTCCAGGTTTCTACCGCTTAAGTCTAGCGCCCAGCTACTGACTCGCTCTTCTTTCTTCCCGGTGATACGGACGTTGAGTAGCTCTCGACAGATGTCAGCGTAGCCGTGACCTAACTGTCTAGCGACTTTAGAACCAGTAGCATTACCGATAAGCTTACTAGCCACAACAACATCAAAGACATTCTTGAACCATACTCCAAACTCGTTATATAAGAACTTGAGGTCGAATCTCAGGTTTGCTCCCAGGATTCGGTCGGTCTTTAGTAGTAAATCTCGTAGCGGGGCTCTATCGTAATCTAGAGCCCGTAGCCACGCTAAGTCAAAAATAAGGGGCTGCCCTTCCGCCCGCTTGAGGATTAGAAGGCTAATCTCAGCTGTATGGGCGTCTAAAGCAGACCCTACGGTTTTATACGTCCCGCGAACGGAAGTCTCTACGTCGAGGGCCAGTGCCGCTGTGGAGCTGCTGAGCATTTCAACAGCGGCTTGGTAGTCCTCTAGGGTGGTGATGTATTTAAAGGAACTCATCGAGCTCAGGGATAGGGTACAGTTGGGAAGAAGCCCGCCCGAGGGTTTTGTAGGGTTTCTTCTTCAGGAATTTGTCGAGAGCCCACATAGACCGTAGATACAAATCTTGGCTGGTGGCGAACTCACGGTGATGGCGGCGGTTAAGAATATGCCCACGGAGCAGGATAGCAACGGACTCTTCGTCTCCCGAGTATAACCCAGTATCAACGACTTCCATGAAGCGAGCTAGGACAGCTTTATCCTCTCCTAATACTAGAGCCCGAACGATAATCGAACGGTAGGGGGCATAGGAGATATTAGACGTCCCGAAGCGCTGTGCTGCAAAAGCAATCTCTTCGCTGTATTTCTCGTAGGTCTCGATGATTTTAACCCGGCTGACCTTCTTCATATCCCGGATGTTACTGCCGTAGGTGAAGTACAGGTACTTAGCAATGGACAGCTGGTGTTTATTGGTCTCCACCCCGATAATCTTGGCGCTTTGAGCCACGGTTCGAGCGTAACCTGAGTCAATCGTAGCCATCGCTTCTTTCTGTACACCGTTGACGAACATCAACGGAATAGAGAACCCAGGGCGCTCTTTGTCGCACTCAACGACGGCGTGAAGGCGGTGTTGCCCGTTAATCAAGTTGCCCTCCCGGTCTAAGGAGATACCCTCACCGTTCATTGGCCACTTGTTGTCAAGCATCATTCCCTTATACAACGCTACACGATCAGGGTTTAGGCGACGGTTGTTGATGACTCCTTTGCTCTTCTCTAGAAGGTAGTTAGCACGGCTAGCGTTGACTTCTTCTACCCAATAGCCAATCCCGAAGGTAGATGGGTCTAGGCGTTTGGGTTGAGTAGGGTCTAAGACTGCTTCGAGTTCAGCTTTAACTTTCTCAGCGGCAGGCCAGTAGCCGGTGGGTTTTACTTCTGAGGTTGTGGTAGTAGTAGGAGCTTTAATAATGTCTCGTACCTCCATTGCTTTTTTGGCGGTCGCTACTTGCATGACGCTAGGTTTGATAATCATCGAGTGGATTCTCCTGTGGTATAGGTTGATATTTCTTTTTGACGTATGATAACCAGATATCTAACGCGCTTTGATTAGCTACTAGCTCAGCTTCTACATTTCTATAGATGTCTGTAACGTGGACTAGCTTCTCTTCAGCATCCTTTATCTTTGCGTAGACGTATTTCAAGTACCTACGTTCCTCTTCGTCCATCTGTGAAATAAGCAGGTCTAGTTGTTCCACTAGCTCCTGCTTATCGTCACTGCTCGTCGGGGTCAAGGTCTGAGTCATCGTTATATTGTAGAACTTGGTCAGTGAAGAATTGCTTGACGGTTGGGTTATCGTCTAGAAATACTGCTACCTTCCCAGAGCCTTGTCCCATCTGGTTAGAGCACCCGAAGGGGGCAAGGTCTATGGCTGAATTATACCAACTGCCAGCCTTTTTGATCAGGCCGAGTTCTACACAGGTAAGCACTAAGGATTCAGTCCGCTGCACCAAGCCATTAACGATGGGAATCTCGCACTGTAAGCCTGGTGTGTAGGTCTTGTTCTTTTCTATCTTGACCTGAGCCATAATCCGACCGGCGACATTCTGTGACCGTACCGCATGGGTTAAGCGCACCCGAATACTAGCCATGTGTTTTAGAGCATGACCGCCGGGGGTACTGACTCCACCATGCGGCGAGTTCAGATTATCCCGAATCTGATTAATGAACACCAGCACGGCTTGGTTGTGCTCGATGTGGTCAGTAATCTTATTCTTAAGCCGGTTAATCATACCAGCTGGCCCTGCTACGTCCCGTGCTTCGGAGTCGTTGTCGAACTTATCCTGGACGGACTTCGGTAACAACATAGCTACGGTGTCGATGATAATCAACTTGCAGCCTAGCTCGGCGGCTTCCACCGCTTGGTCGATAGCCATCTCCCCGTAGACAGGACGGGTGATAACAAACTGGTCGTTGTCCAGCCCATACATCGATAAGGACTCGGAGGTAACAGTCTTTTCTAAGTCTTGGTATAGGACTGAATCTCCCCGCTCGACGGCGGCTTGCGCCATTGCGAGGCAGACCGAAGACTTACCGACGGATTCAGGGCCGAATAGCTCGATAATTCTTCCTAAAGGCAGTCCCCCGCCTAGAACGCGGTCTAACGTAGCTACACCGCTACTGACCCGTTCTAGTTTGGGGATACTGTCATGGCTGTATACTCCAGTTTTGTATTTCTTCTGGAGCATTTTGAGGAGTTCTGCACTCATAGTTGGTTAGTTGTAATAGTCAGTTTCTTTAATGTCGCCTAGCTTTTCAGTGTCGGCGTTGATGCAGCCTGGCTTTTTAGCAAACTGGCATACTCGAGCCCATAGCCGCTCCCTGGTGCCGGATGGTCCGCAGGAAAACACTACTTTAGCTCCGTCTTCAATCGTTACGCCGCAGGCTGGACAAACTTCTTTACTCAAGGGAAACCTCTTTTTGTGGGTATTGTAGCTTATCTTGGCTTTCTTTTTGCTTTTTTTCTGTGTTCTCGATTGCTTTTGCCGGGGTTTAGATGCCGAACCGTTCGTCAAGCAATGAACTAATTGTGAATTAGATGGCTTCTAACTCAACCCGTATATGCTTTACCCCGTTCCCTACAGCATCCAGATTATTCGGCGGAGTACCTTTGATTTAATCCTGAAGGTCGAGCTGGAGCCTAGTGTTCCTTATGATCTTACAGGTAAAACGCTCTTAGCTCAACTATGGGATCGAAAGCGAGAAGAGAAATATACTGACTTTGAGGTTACTGTGGTTAACGCACCGTTGGGTTCTTTTATGTTAAAGCTCACCTCTGCACAAACACTGCTGTTGCCTACACTCGGTGTCTATGATGTCAAGGTCATCGACGGGGCTGACGAGTTCTATCTAATCAAAGGAAGCTTTAGCGTTCAAGAGGGCTACACCGATGACTGAACCAACGGCGGTAACTCTTAACGTTTCTACCTACGTCAAACTAGGGCTGGCTGACAAAACTGTGGAGTCTGAGCCGGTTAGCTACTATAGCGCCAACTCAGAGGCCCTTAACGACGGGCTTAGCGTCGGGGACTTTTACCTGGACGGCGGCGGCAAACTTCAAGTGGTTCGACCTTTAAATCTATCTTTTAGTTTATCTAACCGGTATAGCCATCTCCTAAGACTTTTTTAATATTCAACTGTATATAGAGGTTTAGGTATGTTCGGACTGATAACGGCCTTGCTCATTTTATTTACTCCTGCACCTGCCGGAGGCAATACTACTCAACAGCCCCACTGGTGGGACGAACTCTTTAAGACGGAGCTGCTGCTTGGACTAGGTATCCCTTTGGCGTCCGCGATTACGTGGCTAGCACGGGATTACATTAGTAAAGACCAAGAGGTCGGCAGAGCTAGGTTCAAGAATGAAATTATTACTTCGTTACAGAGTACTTTAGTAGAAGCTGCTAGGGAAAGAGACACTGTGCTGTCGTTAAAGCTAACGCCTATGCAGAACTCTATCGACCGGCTGGGCGCGGACTACTGCTCCAATCTAACGTTCCATCAAGGTATTGAAGAGAGTATTGACGCGCTCTTCAAAAACTTCAACGACCTTAACCTGCGGCTCACTGTTATGGAGTCTACCCTTTCCACCACTATGTCTAAGCTTAACTCGGAGCTATCAACGTTACTGACCGCATACACTGGTGAGTCTGTCAAGGTTAGGCTCTTTATGGACGACGATAAGCCTAAATAGGTTTGACCGTCAGCCCTACTCTTAAATAATGCTTCTCAATAATATGTACCGAGTTTCCTACCCACTGCGCGACAACCGCGGTGGGTACTCCTTTAGCAACCTGATTAGTAATGAAAGTATCCCTGCAGCAATACGGTGTCGTACCTACTAGTTTCAACTTCCGCCAGGCTCGGCAGTAGTTGTCGTATCCTATATGCCCGCCTTCTGTGTTAGGGAACAGTAGTTCATTCTCTTTACTAAGTGAATCCAGAAATGTACTTAGCTCTTCGTAGAGGGGAAATACCCGCCGCTTGTTCGTTTTGCTAGTGTCGGACTGAAACACGTATTTCCCTTTCCGAACGTAGCTACGTCCTAGGATTAAGTGGTCTTCCTTGACGTCCTCCCAGGTAATACCGGTGGCTTCTGAGGGTCTGCAGCCCACTAGTAGATTAAAGCGGCAGATGTTTCGGTAAGCTGAGCCTAGGTTAGCTAACACGAAAGCTACTTCAGTATCAGTTAATGGTCGCGGCTCTTTTTCTGGTTCATTATCGGCGACTTCCTTAAGCTCTTTAGCCAACTCCCGGTATGGATTGGTTCCTTCGGCTAAGACGCCTCGCTTAATAGCCCAGTCGTACATCGGGGCCATTCGGGACACAACCCGGTAGGCTTGCTTAATCGTAGTCTCTTTACTAAGTTCCTCCGCCACAACCTTAGCGTTGTAGATATTCTGTTCCTTCAGATTCCGTAGGTTGTAGCCAATGGTTTCTGTCAGGAAGTGGTAGCTGGAGTCCTTTAGTTTTCCTTTGCGGTCTTCACAATACTGCTGCCACAGTTCCTTCAGCGGAGTCTTTAGACCAACAGTACGTTCTAGTTGTTTCCGGTACTGCTCTTTCCGATAGAGGGGGTTGTATTTCTGTAGCGTTGGGTCGAACTCTTCAAAGACGATGTCGTGGTTAATCGTAGCTACGATTTTAGTTCCTTTAGCAATACCCTCTGCTGTCGCGGCTAACCCCAATGACCAATACTTATCCCTACCTAAGCCTACACAGTCTGGTAGGCGCACTCGAAGCATATTCCCCCGGCGGTGTAGCGTAGCCTGCCCTTTAAGCGCTGGGCTGTCAGCTACCTTTCTGCGTTTTTCGCTTGCCATACCCACTCAACATTGTCGTGACGCTCCCTATTATTGCATGACGCGCTGCAGGACACTAAGGTCTGAATTCCTTTGGCAATTCTGAACACCCAAGTAAGGGGGTATAGCTCAGTTGATGAAGCGCCTTCTTTGCAAGCCGGAAGCCAGCGGTTCGAGTCCGCTTACCTCCACTAAATTAAAAATCAATATATTGCTGCTAGGCGCTGCTTATATCGTCTGGTATATGCGCCCAGTTTATATAGTTAACAATGGCATAGATGCCTCCCCTAGAGCCCCCAAATTTGGCTACAAGGTCTCTAACTGTAGCCCCGTCATTATACAGCCGGCGCATTTCTTTGATTTGCGCTTCTGTATATCTAGCTATTGGGTTGTTAACTCCCTTTTTGGGATACTCACCTACAGTCTTGTTTCTTCCTTTCTTAAATGCGTCTCTATTATTATCCCCAACGGTGCCAAGGAATAGATGCTCCGGGTTTACGCAGGCGGGGTTGTCGCAAGTGTGGCAGACACACATACTGCCTGGGTCTTGCCGGTATCTTAAAGCATAAGATACCCGGTGGGCTAATAGATACCGGGTTTTGCCGCTACGGTAGTAAGACAACCTGCCGTAGCCTTTTGCGTTCTTATTCCCCTGCCAAACCCAACAGTCTGTGTCAGGGTTAGGTTCTATTTGTTCCAGCAGCCTAGCCTCTATCTTTTCTACGGCTAGTTCGACGTCTTTAATAGTTATTGTTTGAGGTGGGTTCATCGTAGGTTAAAAGACGTTTGTATTAACCGATGGGGGCAGAAATATAGGAGTTTGCACGCCGGCTTGCATGACGGTTCATGAGCCGGCGCAGCTTACTTAGAACAACTTCGGTCGAAGTGTGGTTATTGGGTCAGGAATGAACCCAATAAGGGTAAAATCGCTGGCTTTGAATTCAGGGGTTTTTAACAATGGGTCGAAACTGCCGCTGAAGTCATAGCGTAGCGTTGGTAATTTCGGTCTGTACCAGCTTGGGGCATTCCAAATTGCTTTGGCACACTCTATATGACTAGGGTCGTCATAGATATGAGCGTCTCCAAACGTCCAGATTAAGTCACCGACGCTGAGGTCGGCATGGTAGGCAAAATATAGTAACAGCGCCCAGTACTGTACCCAGTTGTGTGGCACCCCTAGGAGCATATCCGCTGACCGCTGGTAGGTATGCATGTGCAGGGTGTTATCTCTTACAAAGAACTGAGTAATAGTCCCGTGGCAGGAAGTCGGACATGCAGGGTTCTGGTTGGTCTGAGTAATGTGGTACATGTCATCAGGGTTCCACGTCGTCATAACCAACCGACGGCTGTTGGGGTGGCTTAACAGCGCGTCCAGGATGGCCCCGACCTGGTCGAAGTCGTTAGGCCCGTAGTGGCGCATTTGGGTAGCGTAGCCATCTAAGTAGTTGCCATTTGGGTTGAGCTGACCGTCCCACCAATCCTTCAGGTCGTCCGGGCATTTGGCTTCGCCGGACATGAACCACTCCATCTCTTTGATAGCTTTCTTCCAAGCGGTACGCCGTAACGTTACCAGTGGGAAGGAAGAGAAAGCAGCTTGTAACCCACAGGTATGGCTGATACAGCTATGGTTCCTGGTCTCTAAAATCTCCCCGTCATTAAAGACCGTTCTTAGTAGATTCTTATATGTTTGGTCGGCGTCTTCGTAGTATTTAGAGGTCATTGGCAGGGCAGTAGTTTACGAGGTGGGTTTGAACGCTGCGTTGAGTTGGTTGAGCTTGTTGATTCATGTAACCAGTACCGATAGCCCAGACGAACATCAGATAGTGGCTGAAACAGCAAGCAAGGATAATATCTTTGATGAGTACTTCGTGTTCAGGTTTCATGGGTTCCTCCTTTTGTTTCTAACGTCTATGGATTCTAACTCTGCAATTAATTCTCGTAGAGGAATATCCCCTACATTTTCCCAAACTTGGTTGAGCGCTCGGAGGTCGTTCTTAGTCAGACCTTTTACCAACTTGCCGTCTACTTCAACAGCAGGAAGTCCTAGCGGGTTGCTAGTGCCGACAGCGCTAATGATGTCTTCCATTACGGCTTCTAAAGCCCGGTCGTCTAGGTCTTTTCGTTGACCGCTACAAGCGTAGTCTAATACTGCGTCCTGATATTGCGGAGCTACCGTGGCTTTAAACAGGTAGGCACTGAACTCATTGTCGTCTTCTTCTAGCATGGGGAACTTCTTGATAGTCCCCTCTAATAAGTACCAGAGGTAGTCAGAGGCTGATTTCCAGTCGCTAACTTCGCAGTACATATCCATGCGGTCTTTAACCACTTCAATCATCCGGCCAAAGTAGCCAGGAACGCCGACGTTCTCTTCTATACCCGGTAGACTCCACTGCTTGGTGACGCTGGCTGCCTTTAAGAACTCGAAGGCTTCCTCTGGCATATTCTGCTCGACGACATCCATCGCTCTGTCTGATATATATACGCCTTTGTCCTCAAAACTGAAGTCCTCGCCAAGCACTAGGCCGAGTTCAGTGAAGTATTTGAAAGTGGTGTCTTTAGCTACGTCCGATAACGTCACCTCTGCACCTGACCGTTCCATCTCTTCATTAAGGGTTTCCCAGTAGAAGCAGATGTCTCCTAGGTTTAGCTCCCAACTAGTGTTGAGTTGGATACACTCTACTAGAATCTGAGCGCAACGGTCTTCTCCTAGCTGCTCGTAACCCTCAAAGATAGCAGCTATAACAGACTCTGGACGTCTTGCTTTAACAGCACTGCAGACATTAGTTTGAAAGTTCTCTTCTGTATACATGGTCATCTTGTAATTGGTACCCTGCCCTTCTTCTAGCTTAGCTAAGGAGTCGATAGACGAACTGTTCGCCAAGTGCAAACTCTTTGAGAATAGCTAGACCAGGGTTTAAAAAGTCTTCTAATGTCCCTCGGTTTTGTAGGACTACTAATTTGATGCCCTCTAGCTCCAGCAGGTCTTTATTGTAGTAGCTACGCGAGTCCCCCTTAAAGTCATAGCCTGGGCGGACTATCTTAATTACCAAGATGTTCTCGCTACCGCAATGCTCTATAACCGGGTAGAGCTCTTCTAGTAATCCACCGTCGCTAGAGACGAAGCAGCGGACGAGGGACTTCAGCTTAATATCCTTCATCAGCTCAACAAGTCTGACTCCGAAGAAGTCATTACCGTGAGTAGGTTTGATGTAGGTCTCCGAGACTTGGATATATGCCTCGCGGGGGCTTAAGCCGTAGAAGTATTGGTAGTTTGGTGTATCTTTGATTAATTCAAACTGGGTAACGTCCTCTGGGTTAGGTACGTTGTACAGCCGGTGAGTCATTACCTTTAGACTATGGGCAAACTTGATGTGCCAAACTAGATCCATTGAGGCCTGTTGAAAGTGGTCAGCTAGTGTGTCTTTTCCACAACCAGGAGGACCGTTAAGGATGATGATTTTGGTCATTTGTTTTATGAAGCTGAGCAATAAGCTCTAAGAATAAATCGTGTTGTATGCAGTCTACCACTATCGGCTTACCGGTTTCGGGGTGTTGAATCTCAATACTCCAAACTTGTATGCCTTGCTGTAGACCTTTCTCGTACTCTTTTAGGGTTAGGTTCCAGCTACTCCGAGTGCCCCGGCGTTTAACTTCCTGTCGGATTTCTCCTAACAAAAGTAGGTCTCCGTCACCGCAAGCCGCGCCGCTCCTCAAAGTTTTGGTGGCTATCGACCGTTGGAGGTGAGTCTCGGTCTGTTTAGCTCTCCTAACCACGGCTCTTTTTTCTTCTTTATCTTGCTGCCAATTCGATAACGGGTGGTTACCGATAGAAGCAATTGGCTCATAATAAAGATCCTTAGAGCCGAATCCTGCTACGCACTCCCAACATCGCCTCTGTGCGTTAGAGCAGTTAGTGTAATGAATAGGCGGACATTTAATTTTCTTCATAGCACTATGTCTTACTCTGTTACGGTTGTATCCGAAAATATTTCTAGAAGCGTTACTAATACGATGGTAGCCGGCGTTAAGATTGTGCCGGTCACGTTTAATAAGCGAGTGGTAGCTGGTGTTACTTATAACGTTTACCCAGTGGCTGTAGCCACGCGAGTGCCAGTAGACAGCAGTGAGACTGTTGACCTACGGGCTTATCTGCCTACAGAAGACCATGTGTTGGCTACGTTAGCAGTTAAGTCAAGCCGTCCTGTAGAGGTGACTGTTTCTGGGGTATACCAGAACATCCCGAGGGTATATAACTTACCCGCGAGTACCTACAATCAGTTCGTGTTTGACAGCTCGGAGTTTGGTAACTCCTTTGAAGTGCATACGGTAATACTGAGCAACCCGGCGGCGGCAGTGACTCAACCGAGTCCACTACCTGCCGGTTACCCTGCAGCCAACGTTGAATTGTTTGCTGCTGTGTATGACCCTAGCTAGAGACTCTTGGGTGGCCGTCGCACGCGGCTTTCACCCGACAATAAAACTTAAAATATTGACGTTCTCTCCGCCCTAAAGGACGGGGATTCTTCATTCAACGTCCAACCGTAACACCGCAGGATAGCTCCAACGATACTAGAGGGTCAAACTCCTGAAGCGTAGATTCGGCCGCGCCCCGACCTATTTTTTCTAGCCCTCGCTGGAGGATGTTCTTCGCCGCATTAACGTCACGGTCTTCAACGTAGCCACAGTTAGGACAGACATGGGTTCTAACACTCAAGGACTTCTTAACTGTAGTGCCACATTGCGAACAGTTCTGGCTGGTGTGATGGGGAGGCACAGCAACAACAACCTTGCCATACTTCCTGCCAAAGTAATCCAACCACTGACAGAATGTTGCCCATCCTGCGTCACTAATCGACTTGGCTAGATGCCGATTTTTAACCATACCCTTCACATTTAAGTTTTCGTAGGCGACCAAATCGTTAGATTGGACTAAACGCAGCGACTTCTCTTTAAGCCACTCTTTACGTTGCCGACTTACTCTTAAATGCTTCCGGGCATACCGGTTTCTAGCCTCGTAATAGTTACGAGATTGGGGTTTTGCACCTTTACGGTACTTTTTAGACTTCTTGCAGTTAGCTCTGTTAAGCTGACGTTCAGACTTACAATAGAATTTCGGAGATTCGACAGTTTCCCCATCGCTGGTAGCAATGAAATAGTTAAGCCCTAAGTCTATGCCCACTGTTTTGTGAGCAGGCTCGGATTTGACTTCAACGTCAACCGCGATACAGAACTGGCAGTAATAGCCGTCTGCTCGTTTAACTAACCGTACCCGTTTAATTTGTGCTTGGTCGTAAAAAGCTAAATCCCAAGTCCCTACCAACTTAAGCCAACCGATGTTGTTACCATCGGTAAACTCAATGTGTTTAGGGTCATGAAGTTTCCAACCGGACTGTTTATATTCAACAGAGCGACTATGCTTCTTAAACTTGGGGTAACCTTTCTTTCCTTTAGCCCGCTTCTTACAGTTGTCGTAGAAGCGGGCAATAGAAGACCAAGCACGTTCAGCCGAAGCTTGTCTTGCTGTGGAGTTTAATTTAGTAGCAAAAGGAAATTCCTTAGCCAATACAGCGCAGTATTTATTAAGGTCATACTTAGACACACCTTTGTTGTCCAACCAATAGCGTAAAGCTTTGTTGCGGACAAACTGGGCAGTTCTAATAGCCTCGTCAATCTGTCGATACTGAGCAGGTTTTCCTTTTACCTTAAACTCTAAAACAAACATAGCTTCGACCTCCAACTATATTTTTATGCTAGTCTAGCGGGCATAAAAATGTCAAGTTAAGTTAAAGCCGTGCTGGAGCACGGGGTTTTAAACCCAATTAAAATAATAAGACTCTAGGAGCGCAGTGCTCCGACAATAAATTTAAGAGTTTAAATACGTGGCTATTCCCACTGTCCGTACTCAAGGTCTTGTGCCATGCTGAGGAACTTAGCCTTCACCGGCGCAATCTGCTCAAGGAAGTCCTCCTTAGGCATCCGGCGCTTGAAGAGCTCCCAAGCACAGTACTGGGCCTGACCCAGCAGTTCCTGCAGGCGGGCTTCCGGGATTTGACTAGCGACCCAATAGTAGTTGACCTCCGTAGCTACGCAAGCCGCCGCCAAGATAGGAAGCGGGTAACGAAGCACCAGCCCCGTCGTCGGCGCCGGGGGTTTATCTAAGCCGTATCGTTCATACAAACAGACCTGCCCGTCCCAATTCAACCAGTCGGCTAGGATGAAGAACAACTGCTCCTTGGGGAAGCGCTTTTCATAGGAAGTGACGAGTTCACTCCGCTGCGCGGGGCTAGAAAACTGGGCAAGAACCTCCCGGCAGGTGAGTAACTTAAATTGGTACTCGAACTGGTCAGGCGGGAGGTCAATCACATACCGGATGCTGGGAGCATAGCGGAGTATCCGGTCGAGCTCGGCAATGCAGACATTGCGATACTCGTTAGCCGGGGTGTGAGTCAAAAGAAACTCCTCGAAAGAAGTCATATAAGTCGTCATATATGTAGTCAGGTGTAATAGTCTATAAGATGTACTCTCCAAAGCGAATAATTACATTCTTATTTCTTATGACTCTCTTAGCTCTTTTCCGTGGCTTCTAGGAAATGCTATTTTTACTGGCTTGCAGATTCATTAAGGCAACGGTGGCAGTGAACATCCGGTAGCAGAAACTCTTCTCCGTGTTCAGCCGGGCGAGCGTACTTTTAAGTTCGCTATGACTTTGCTTAAGTTGAGTGTACTCTGGGTTGTCAGACAAAATCAACTCAATCGCTGTCTTCCGTTTAGTTTCGTTCGAGTAGGTTTTATCATCGTATACTTCAACGGTGACAACACACTCAATCTCACCCATTTTATGATTGAGGTCTATGAGTTCCTCATCCAGGGAGATGACCTCCAGCTCGATTTCTTTAATCTTAGCGGCGAGCTTCGTAGCTTCTTGGTATTGTAAGGACATAGGTTACAGTGAAAGTAGGTTGATATTTCTCTTATTGCTTATTTCTTATGCCTAACTTTGCTCTTGGCACTGACCAAGGAACTCTGGAAAGCCATCCACTATACGACTCCCCGTTTAGTTTAGAGGCTGGCGGGCCGCATAAGCTTACTTATAACGGCTTTGTCCGAGTTAACACAGGTATCTACGATAGAGACGGTACTGGAGACTCAGCTCGGAACGCCTGGCATTATTATCTACAGAACTTAGACATCACAGTGAGCAAGTATGACTGCTCTGACGACCCAGTGGCGGGTTCTGTAGCTACGCGGGACGCCGATGGGGCCCTGCACGCGACTAACTTCCATGCGGGAGACTTCAGTTTTGGAGTGGATGGCATTAAAGGTATCTTTAGCGGTGGAGCCTTCGTCTAATGACTGAGTCTATTGCGGAGACGACTACAGCCGTCGGGCTCAAGTTGGCTATGCTAGGGGACTTTGATGACGACCCCTCAGCGGATACGCTGCTGGAGTTTGGCGATAAGTATAATTTCAATATGAAAATGCTTGACCAAACAGTTAATCAAGCTCGTAACGCCTTTGAGAATATGGAACAGGTCGAACGCGCGGGCGTTCTTAAAGGAGTGTTATACGGTGGAAAGCTTGGGGTCTATGATATAGCTTTACCATCGGCATGAGTCCATTAGTAGCTGCTTAACCGAGTTATCCCGAGTCATGATTTGACTCATGGTTTCAAGCAGCCGGTTAATAATCTCAGCTTTGGATTCTTGTCTTAACTCCTCCTCCATCATTCGACAACGCAGGCTCTGCTCGAGGGTTAGGTCGAACTCCTCCCCTATCAGCTTCTTGTTTTTAGCCAAGCTCAGGTAGAGATTGGTCTTGATGGACAGCTGCCTGGTGGCGTCCACCAGTAACTCTAATAGCTGCATCTTTTCTAGGTTTTCAGCAGCTTGTTTCATTTGAAGATATTGAAACTGCTGCTCCAAAGTTAACTGGGGTGACATTCGGTAAAGCTCCTATTTGGTAGATACTAACAAGTTAGCTTATCCTGCCTTTTGCTTTTTTCCCCGTATTCTAGCTTACAGTGATAATAGTACTTTATTCTGCGCGTCCCAATGCCTGACCAGATAACTAAGACCCAGGAGACTATACGTTATATTCATCGGTCTGACAACAACCCTCAAACCCTGCCCAGCCTGTCCACCGAGAACATAGACATCTACAAGGGTGAGGTTGTCGTCAACACCTCTAACGAGAGTCCTGCTCTTTTTATCCGTAGCGGCGAAACTGATAATGAGAGAGTTAGTGACCGGCTTGTTCGCATTGGCAACACGATTATCTCAGAGGAAGAGCCTTTTGTAGGCATAGATCAGGTAGACAAACGAGGGCTGCATTGGTATAACCCAAGTTCTACCCTCCTACATATGTATGACGGCGCTGGTTGGGTAAGAGTAAACAGCGTGCCGGCTACTGAAGTCGTTGCTGGGGAAGCCCAGGTCGCCAAGTTTGATGATTTAATCCAAGCAACCAGCGACGCCAAGATGGTCTCTCCGCTGAAGCTGGAGCAGTGGAGAGACCACTACGGATTTGTGTCTAGGAAGAAGAATACCTTCCAGTTGTATGTTGACTTGCAGTATGGAGATGACTCTTTAGAGAACGACGGTAGCGACCCTTATCGTCCTTTTTTAACGATTGCCCGCGCAGCCATTGAAGTGGCCAGACGTAGCTACAACTATCCAGGCAGAGCTTACTACAAACAGCACACGATTTTCCTCTATCCAGGACAGCATTACGTAGACAATCGGCGTGGGGTCAGCCGTTATATCTCTCTGCCTTCTTTGAGCGTCAATTCCACCGGCCCGGTTAACCCTCAGACGCTTAATCAGGTTGTTACGGATGTAGACTTAACCACCCAAGTCATTACTTTAAGCGAGCGGGTAGAGTTAGACAGCCGACAAATCTGGTCGTTACGAGATGGAGAAATCGTCGGCTCCGCGATTATCAGCAGTGATATTACTTTCGGCGACCAACTTCCGGTTCGTAATATCAAAGGTAGTTGGCTGCCGGGCGATCGAGTAGTTATCTCCGACCTTTATCTTTTGAATCCCCCAACCGGAGGGATTATTCTACCTCGGGGCTGCTCTGTGGTTGCTTTAGATCCAGATAAGACCGTTATTCGACCGAAGTATATCAGTAACCAAGAGTCGCCCTTTGCCTCTATCTTTAAAGTTACCAATGGGTGCGCGTTGGACGGCTTGGTGTTCACAGACTCTAACTTAACTTCTACACATCAGCGCTGCTCAGCCGTAGAGTACGTTGCGAAAGAAGACTTGGTCAATCTGGACTACGGCTATTACCCTAAGCTTTACTATATCTTCGTCAACACTCAGCTGCCCGCCCTGGTTCAAAGCGGCTTGACTGCTTTGGAGTCAGAGCTAGCCAATAATGACCTAGGCTACTCAATCTCTATTGATAATTGCGTGGTGAAGTCTTACTACGGCTTGAATGGTTTCGTGTTCGAGTACGGAGCGGTAAATGGTAATAACGAGGTTCTGCTGACCGGACTAAAGGTATACACCGAGCAGTTGGATAGCAACGCCTATGTAGACCCAGAGAAGCGAGAATACAAACCCGAAGCTAAAAACTACGCGGTTAAAGCCCAAGGTAACGTCATCGTTAAGCTGGCTAACAGTCATATCAAAGGTGTTCCAGAAGCCCTAGTTTGTTTAGGCGGCGGGCAGCAATACATAACAGGTACTCACTTTAATGACGTGCCTACGTTAGCGGTCTGTAAAGGCTCACTACCTAGCAAGTTACTGAAAGAGAGCGGGGGTAAAGTCACTCAGATTGTCCCAGTGCTGCCCACACCTATAACTACAAAGAACGTATCTCTGGGGACACTACGTAAGACGCTGAGCTTGAATGAGGACTACAAACTTTATCTTAATGACCTAACGTTGACCCCGGACAGCTACTCCTTAGTTAAGGATGAGTTTGTCTTTATCACCCAAGGGGGCTCTACTTATCAGGCTAAATACTCCGAGTATGGGGTAGATTACATTGACGGTGAGTATTGTGAGTACTTGCTACTTAACTCCATTGATGTAAACACCATCACCGATAACCTCTCTGGTGTAGACGATGGCACATCCGTCTATATCAAACGGGTCGTAGACCGTCGGCAGCCCTCTAGCAAACTTTACTGGTTCCGCATAGAGGATGTCCGGGCGACACCCCCAAGCGTGGGCATGATACTCAAATCGAGCACCAACGAAGAGCAGTTCAGGACGTATGTCGTCTCTGCTGTTACGGCTCTGGATTCGACTACCTACTTAGTGGCATTTATCTTAGGAGAGGAGCAAGACCTTCCCTTAACCGATGTGTACCCAGATATTAATACTTCTGTAATTAATACCAGCACCCGGAATAAGTTAGCTACGGAGTGGTTCCTGCGGCAACTAGGATACAGCGAGCAAGGAATAGTTGAGGCTCTATTAGAATCAGCTCAACCCAGAACCTTGCTTAGTCAACCAAGAGTCGAGTTCGTTGACTTCTCGTTGATTGATATTCGAGGAAGTATCATCAACAGCAGTAGCTATGAGGTTGTATCTGCCTACGGTGGTGCAGTCAGACTAGAGTAAGGTTAGGTCTATAAATAACGTCAGTTATGTCAACGGAAGATTCTTTAAGATTTTTACTTAGATCGACGTCGGTACTGAACGCCGTTCCTAACAAAGGGTCTCTGTACCGGGGAGTTAACGGTCACCCTGGCGCTGAGCTAGCAGTCGTACATAAAGTTAACGAGATTGAAACTGGCGGAGCTGCTACGCTCGTAAACACTTCTGCCGGGCTGTACTTCAAAGTTGGCTACGAGAACTCCGACCATATCCAGGATAAAGTAATCCGTATTGGTAACGTCTACGTTACTGAAGACTTACGTCCAGACCAACTGCAGACCAACAACCAAGATATGGACTACACCGGTGCTTTGTGGTACCGGCTAGCCGATAGGAGTTTCAGAATTAATCTCACAGGCGGAGCGGATGATGACGCTTGGGATTATATCGACTTCCGTTACACCAACTTAGATGAAACTACTGTTACCGTAGGTGGTATCCAAGCAGGCAGCACCTTTGATAAACTTCCGCTGGAGCAGCTACTTAATAACCTTTTCTATCCGTACAAGCAGCCTGAGATTACCAGTTTTGTCGTTACTCCTGACCCCACGATTGTAGAGAATCTAGAGGTAGGGGAGCCAATCCCACCTCCAGGGGGCGATAACCAACGGTATATGCAGTTGGAAGTCGACAAAGATGATAACCTCCAGGAAGTTATCTTCTACGGCGGTACTGATTTAGACAACCTTGTAGAAGCTAGAAATGCCTTCGTGAACGGCTTCTATAGCGGGGTAGGTCAGAACCGGTCTTATGTTTATACTCAAGCCTACGACTTTACCTTCAACAGCCCGACGACTTATTTCTGGGGAGCTCGGGTTAAAGACACCGAGGACAACTTCACTCCTTATGCTCTGAAGAAAGTCAACTGGAAGTACCGCTCCTACGTCTGTAGTACCCCTTTAGAAGGGTTGACCGACCCAACCATTTTATCGACTGGGATGACTTCCGCCTTAGACCGACTGACTGAGGTAGTTAAGGCCCCTTCAGAAGAAGCCGAGTATATCTATATCTTCCTGCCGGTAGGGCGCACCGCAGGTGGAATCAGAACAATAGATGGCTACAGTCCCTACGTTGACTTTGGAGCTGGTGCCGCGGGCGGTAAAGTTGCTATGCGCCCCAAAACAGAAGTTGTGCTCACCCGCAATGGCGTTCAAGTTGTCTATGAAGTGTATAGAACAGCCTATCCGACTTACGGAGAGCTGACTATCTATATGTATTAATATAAATTTATAGGACACTAAGTAGTAAAGCAGATGGCTAATATCGATAACACCGTAGTAATTACTGGGCCGCTATCTCCGATAGATGATCGAGATACCTATCCTACTCATCTCGCTAGGTATGGTAAAGGTGGTTTTTATCGAGCGGCTACGTTAGCCGAGCGAAATCTAATCCCTGATGACCGCCGAGAGCAGGGGTTAACGGTATTAGTCACAGACGATTTGAACCCTACCTTCAACCGTGCTTATACCTTAGATGGCGGTATTAGTAATGAAGACTGGGTGGAGTGGGTTGTTACCCCTAACTACTTAGAAGACTGGAAGAAGAACGGCACCTTCCCTAACGACCTGGACATCTACTGTAATACGATTACAGCGTCCGGCGATAGCGTCTTCAATAATATCCTGGTTTATAACTCCGTTCGGCTGGGTAAGATAGACAACCGCCTTCAAGTTGTACCGAGCGGGATTCAACTTTTTACTAATAACGTTGCCCGGCTAACCGCTACAGAAGACGGTAAACTAGTCACATACTCTACCTACGTCCCAACCGAAGCCAAATCGTTGGTCACCAAAGACTTTGTAGAGCAGCTGATTGGCTCCGGCGGGGGCGGCGGGGGCTCAGATATTCCCAACACTCCTATTAACCTAACCCCAACCAACGGTACGAATAACCTCGGAACTGGGGATACAGCTATTACCTTTACTGCTTCTGTCTACTTCAGCCCAATTGCCTCGGCAATGACAGCTAGCCAATGGAGATTCAGTGAATCAGCAGACTTTACCGTGCTACTTCATACCACTGGAGACCGGGCTGGTACATCTACTAGCTATAGTTTAAGCACTCCTCTGACCGTCCTAGGCACCGGGAAGACGGTCTACTGGCAGGTACGGTACAAGGACTCAACCAATGCTTATTCTAACTGGAGTAGCCCCACCACCTTTACAACGACGACAACTGACCCGGCTCCTAACCAACCAACAAACATCTCCCCAGTCAACAACGCTACGGACGTAGGCGACCGGGGTAACCCAGTTACATTAACCGGCTCGACCTACTCCAGTGCCGTTAACTCTCCGATGACTGCGGCTCAGTGGCAGTTAACTACTACTACAGACGCTGGCTACGCTACTCCAGTTGTGTCTACTGGGGATATTGGCGGTACTGCTGTTAGCTATACAATTCCTAACCCCAACGCAGTACTGGGAGTTAACACCACCTACCGCTGGCGCATTCGCTACAAAGACAGCGCTGGGCAATACTCCGCTTGGTCTAGCTCCACCACCTTTACTACAGCCTCGTCCTTTACTCGCCTACCACCCTTTACCCCGATTAACGAACTGCCGGTTAATGGTTCAACGAACCAAGGGGCTAACGCGACGGCTATCACCTTAAAGGCGACTGCCTACAATAGTCCCGAAAGCTCCCCAATGGCGGCTGGACAATGGCAGATTACTTCTACTGCTGACACCAACTTCAACAACGTCATCGTAGACACTGGGGACATTCTAGGAACTGGCATCGAACGGGTGATTAACAACCCTGCTTCAGTTCTTCAACCCAACACCGTCTATCGCTGGCGGGTACGGTACAAAGACTCTAATGGGTTGTACAGCGGCTGGAGTAGCGCCACAACCTTTACTACTGCCGGTAGCTTCGCATTGCTAGTAGCGCCCCAAACTCCTTCCAACGTCTCCCCAGCTAACCTAGCTACCAACTTAGGCTACAACCAAGCTGCTATCGTGCTGCAGGGCTCCCCCTATCAACACACTCGCAACATTGAAATGGCAGCCCGCCAATTCCAGATTACATCGTCAGCTGACACCAGCTTTAACGATATTATCGTTAACACCAACGAAATCTCTGGGAACCAACTGACCTACGTGTTGAACGACCCCAGTCTGGTGCTAAGCACCTCCACCACTTACCGCTGGCGGGTTCGCTACAAGAGTTTGGAAGGGGTATGGTCTAACTGGAGCACCTCTACCCGGTTTACCACTGCTAACACGTTTGCTAATGACGTACCGGTTATCATTACCCAACCCACTAGTATTGAAGTTGCTGTTGGGAGTACCGCCACATTCTTTATCTCCGCGATGGGCACGAACTTAACTTATCAGTGGCGGAAGAACAACTCGAATATCACTGGGGCTACTGCTCCGTTGTATAGTTTCACTGCTCAAAGTGGCAGTCCGGGCGGCTACACCTGCGTAGTGTCCAACCCAGCTGGCAGTGTTACGTCTGACACAGCTCAACTAACCCTTCGGTTAGATGCACCTACTATCATCCAGCAGCCACAGGATTTAACCGTCCGCTCTGGCTCGACTGCAAGCTTTAGTGTTATTGCTACCGGCTCCACACCGCTGTCTTATCAATGGCGTAAGAACGGAGTCAACATCTCTGGCGCCACCAACGCTAGCTACAACATTCCCTTTGCTTCAGACGACGACGCTGGGGCTTACTCCGTTGTGATTAGCAACTCCGTCGGCTCCGTCACTAGCAGTAGCGCTACGCTAACTATCGCGGCTGTTGCTCCAACGATTACCAACCCGCCCCAAAGTCAAACGATTAACCAAGGCTCCCCGGCTACGTTCTCTGTGACAGCCACTGGGACATCCCCCATGACTTACCAATGGCGGAAGGATGGTGTTAATATTTCCGGGGCTACTAACAACAGCTACGTTATCAGCTCAGCTGCCACTACAAACGTAGGGGCTTACTCGGTAGTCGTGACTAACTCAGCAGGCAACGCGATTAGCTCTAGTGCCTCCTTGGTTGTTATTACTCCCCCAGTGATTGTGCAGCAACCAAGCGACACCACTTTAACCTTGGGGGCTACCGCTACGTTCTCTGTGTCTGCTACAGGAACAGGGCCATTCAGTTACCAATGGAAAAAGCGTGTTAACGGTGTCTCTACCAACATTAGCGGAGCTACAGCCAGCACCTACTCCATTGTTAACATCGGCTCCAGCGACGGGGCTCAGTACTCAGTCGATGTCTCTAACTCGGCAGGTACAGCGTCTAGCTCTAACGCAACGTTGACCGTTATTACTCCACTGCCGACTATTACCCAGCAGCCTCAGAGCATCTCGGTCACGAACGGGCAGTTAGCTACGTTCTCCGTAGTTGCAGAGAGCCTAGCCCCACTAACCTACCAATGGCGTAGAAACGGCGTTAACATCAACGGCGCGACCAGCGCTAGCTACTCCACTACTGCTAACTCTTCTACAAATAACAACAGTAACTATTCCGTTGTTGTAACTAACGCTGGTGGCTCTATTACCAGTGCTGCAGCTACGTTAACTGTGAACGTTCCTCCTACAATTACTCGGCAGCCGGCCTCCACGACCTCTTATACCACTAGTCCGGTCACAATAGATGTTCAAGCAACGCCTTCTACTTGTACCTATCAGTGGTATAAGAACGGTGCGCTTATGAGCGGCTCTACTCAATCTACCCTTAGTATGAGTGGGCAGCCAGTAGGTACTCACCAGTTCTACTGTGAAGTAACAAACTCAGGGATTTCAGTTAACTCTAGCACTGCAACGGTTATCGTCGCTAATCCTACTCCAATTCCAGCGCCTACGATAGAACTCAACGGGCACACGGTTAATATCGATTCTTCGATTGGGATAGACATAGATACTGGTCTTCGGCTATCAAACGCTAGTTATTACGACACCCAAGCTGGGCGGACGGTAGACCCAAGGGCAGAGCATGTTACCTTCGTCTATGAAATCCGACGAAATGGTGTTTTAGTAGAAGATTCCTGGCTCGGTAAAGCGGTAGGCGACAAGCTTCTAATAAATGCTATCTTTGGGCCCGGCAGTCATACAATCCAGTTCACCGCTCGTCAAACACCTAAATACCCCTATAGCACCTTTGACGACAAGTTCGAGATAGACCAAACCCCTGTTACTACTACTTTTACTGTGGTTAACGCAGCTGTCCCTACTCCTCAGTTATTGTTTGTACCTACATACGACGGGGTGTTTTTAGGTTACTACGTTGGTTGGACGGGCACTCAGCATTTATATATCTCACAAGCGAGTACGACAGTAACCGGGGAAAGAAACAACGTAAATCCTACTATGAGCGCTAGTGACGCGGCTATCATCGATGCAGCCACTACCTTACCAGCTGACCAGAATCCTACTGGTAAGCACTGGGTAACAGGGACTAACACCACCTATAACTTCGACACTGGGTTGACGGACACAGAAACGCCTTCTTTACTCTATAAATCCCGTGCTGTTGCTAAAATGACTCCTAACATAGCTTAATATTACTATGAAGTATTTACTACTGTCCAAGATAGACCGTGTTGTAGAAGGCTCCGTAGTTGAGAGTTCTCTACCTGAGATTGAGGGGCTTCAAGTCGAGTTTTATAACGAGAGTGAATGGCCTACGGATAATCCGCTTGCTTACTGCACTGCGGAAACCAAGGCTAAAATCACTACTGAACAGCCCGGCGTGGTTGAAGTATTAACGAAGAAGGAGTTTCTAGATCGGAGAGACCTTGAGTTCTCTCTTCGTTACGAGAAGCTGTCGGCCACAGCTAAACATAATCGTAGTATCTGTTATCAAACAGAGGCTGACCCCCTCTTCTTCAAGTACCAACGTGGGGACGCAACTAAAGAAGAGTGGTTAGCAAAGGTAGAAGAAATTAAAGCCCGTTTTCCTCTATCTGAGGACGAGCCTACTTCAAGCAGCTTATAATCCTTTCTGTAACTTCTGGAACTGCGGTGAACTCATCCCGCAGTTTTTTGATGGCTTCTCGTTCTATCTGCTTTACTCGTCCAGCGCATAACCCGTAACACTTAGAGACTTCCTCACAGGTCTGACGTTTGTAGCCACCTACTCCATTCAAACGCATCACAATCTCTTTATCTCGGTCGTTCAAGCAGCTTAGTAAATCGACCAGGATGGTGTCTACGTTATCCCGAACGATGTCCACTTCTAAGTCAATACTATCGTCGGGTACGTACTCGATAAACTCTAGGAGAGAGCCGCTCATACCCTCTACGGTCATATTCAGACTGGCAGGGCGCTTCAAGTAGTTAGTAATCGTTCTGATGTAATCCGAGGTCAGGCCAGTCTCTAAACAGACCTCAGCCATGGTGGCTGGACGACCTCGCTCAGCTAAGTATTGTTTATTAATCTTACGTATGAGTCTTAGCTTATCCGTAACGTGAACGGGCAATCGAATAAGCCGTCCGGTCTTGCTAATCCCTTTGTTAATAGCTTCTTTAATCCAGTAGCTGACGTAGGTAGAGAGCTTCACACCATAGACGGGGTTGTACTTCTCTATTCCTTTGATTAACCCGGTGTTTCCTTCCTGTACCAAGTCGTAGATATTAAGGTTGACGTTGTTATATTTCTTTGCAATAGACACAACCAATCTTAGGTTGCTGTTAATCATTATTTCTTTAGCTTCTAGTCCTGTCTCGTAGGTAACGGCGACCTCTTCTGGGTCTAGCTCTTCTAGAGTGATGTAGTCTTCCAATGGGATGTTAAGCTTTCTTCGGCGCTCTTCGTAGGCCATCATCGCTTGAATCTGCCGACCGTAGAGGTTTTCTTCGTCCCTGGTTAACAGCCGATACCGACCGATTTCACATAGATAGTAGGTAAAACTATCTTTCTTAGGGTGGAGCTTCTTCTTGTTAGCTGAGACACCGAGCTGCTGAGGTTCCGTAGAGCTATCCATAGAATTAACCTAACAATGTAGAGCATTTCACCCATACTAACCGAAGTTAAGTATTTGTGAGCTATTCACTAGACAAGCTAGGCTAGAATGTAGGCACTAATTGGTTGCACGTGTATGTACGAAGGGCTTAATCCACAACAAATTCGGGAAGAGATGAATAAGCGGTATGAAACTAAGACGGCCTATGAGCTGATGCTGCTCTGGGACCAAGCAAGAATGCAAGACCTAAACGAGAAGACGATGGCTTACCTCGGCTCAGCCGGTAAGAAGAAGATTCTAGAGGTCTGCTGCGGTCAAGGAGGTACTGCTGCGTACCTACCTAAAACAGCTAACTTTACTGGAGTCGATTTATCTGACACAGCTATTGCCTTAGCAAAAGAGACCTTTAAAGACCGCCCTAACTACCGCTTCCAACAGATGGACGCCTGTAAGTTAGACTTCGAGGATTCTATCTTTGATGTTGTAATTGCTAAAGAAGCTATCGAGCATTTACCGGACGTCGGCGCTTGTCTGCGCGAAGCTTATCGAGTGTTAAAGCCTACTGGTAAGCTCATTGTCACTAGCCCAAACCGGGATAGTCTGCATCTGCGCATGAACCGGCTGATGGGTAATGCTGACTTTAAATGTAGCTACGACCACTTGAATGAGCTGACCTTCGCGGAGTTCTGCGAGCTGGCTACTGCTGCTGGTTTTCAACTCGATAAATCCTGTGGGAGTTTCTTAATGCCTTACTGGGGTATCCCTGGGGTAGACAATTACGTCCGTCATTTAACCGATAAAGACCCTGCGGTCATCGCGCTGTTCCAAGAGCTTGGCGACTTAGTTGGAGCGGAGCATGCTTTCTGTTACATCGCCTTGTTATCTAAGATTCCACCCTCACCAGAGTGTAAACTATCCTTTGCCGAGGTCAAGGCGGAGCCTTCTAGCCCGCTAGAGCTGGCATTCGTCTAGAAACGAAAAGACCTGAGTTATTACTCAGGTCTTTTACTTGAAGCCTAATCAACTTTCAACTCAATGAACTCCCGGCAGCGCTTACTTTCCGCTATCTCATATAAGGCTTGAGTGATGTTGAAGTGGTCTTTTGACACAACTGCGTGCAGTAAGGTATCGTCTGGCTCTACTAGCGCGTCTAAGAAATGCTGGAAGCCCTTCTCTAAACCGGTATGGACTTCGTCTAACCCTACTAAAGAATCACTTTCGGTAATAGTCTGTAGGTCAACTAGAACGCTCTTAGGAGACCGGTAAGGTGGCTTGTAAGCTAACACAGCTAACACTGAGGCACAACCGATATTCACGCCGATAATTGTGCGGGTGTTGCCAGGCTGACGGCGTAGGCACAACACATGCAACGGACTTAGCTGACCTAAAGCGTCCCCTGCGAACATAATCCCCTTATGCCCGACTGTTATGATGGCGAAGCCACCGGGAGTTAAGACACGCTCTAGCTGATTGCTTAGATTGCGGAGTTCCAAGTCTACAAAATCAAAGCGGAGGGGTGCCTCTACAATAGCTACGTTTACTGACTCAGCTGCTAAAGACTCAAAGGAAGTGTAACTAAAGCGGCTGGTAGAGGTATAATCTACCTCAACGGTGTCAACTAGCTCGTCTTGCGCTTCAATCTGCTTAGAGCTTTTGAGGTATTGGATAGCTTCTTTGGGAGTCTCAGCTATCTTATCCGCGATTAAAGTAGCTACTTTAACTTGGGCAGTCTTAGACAGCCGCTGCATATCTCGTAACTGTTTGGGGTCTTCCGCGACCTCTACTTTAGTTAGGAGCTTTACTGCCTCAGGAGCTAGCCCGGCGTTAGCCATCTTAATCTTGCGGTAGGTCTGAAGCACCTGGTTAGTAGAACGCCGGTTCATCTGTTGCTCCGTGGCTAACTCCAAAGCTAATTCTTTGGCTTCGCTGTCTACTGTTGAGGGAGCAATCTTGTACAAGCTGCCTAGGTCTAACGCTTTGAAGCCGTCTCCATGGGTGGCTTCGTAGTCTTTGTACAGTTTGTAGACGTTAATGAAGTTGTTAGCAGAGTCCCGGCTGATTTCTCCGTTGAACCGCTCTTTTATCCAGTTATCCCATTCACCATACTTTAAAAGATTGAACCGGATGTAGGTAAAGATTTCACCCAATCGGACGATGTTTTCTAAGGTCTGTTTGACTAGACCTCGGATTTCAGCCTCTAAGGTTTCTAACTCGACGTCTACGTTAATAGTCGCCAACGCAGGTGGTGTCGCGTCGGCGCTCGCTGGTAATTTGGTCTTAGGCATTGGGTTACCCCTTTAATTGGTTAGTTATCACTGTCTAGCAGTAGATTCTATGTTAGGCGATAACATAACCAATGGCAATAGACGGAGTGTCTAACTTAAGTGAGGCTAATGTCTAAGTTAGTTATGACAGGCTGGTAGAGTTACTGTGTAGCCAGCTCTTATAGCAGTGTTTAAAAGTCTTTTTTTTAGATGGAAGTCTGTTATTAAACTTAACCAAGCTACTAAATCCACTTCGTTAAGTCCGTAAAGCTTGTCCAATCCTTCTTCTATGAGATAGATGTAGTGTTCCGTAACTTCAGCTATCTGGTCTGCGGTCGGCATAGTTCGGAGCGCCTCTTAGGGTTAGCTTGATTAGTTTACCAGATTTGAAGGTAAATATACGAAACTTTACACAACTTCATAACTCTGTAACTAAACTAGCCAGTTGACTAAACAACTGGCTAGGTAGGCCTACTGACGAACGGTTCGTCAACTTAACGTAAATACTGGTTACTTAGCCGTTAGCCAGCGCTCCATGGAACTAACGATCTCTTCCCAAGTAAACTTATCGGAGGATAAATAGGCTTTGGCTTCGCTGGCTAGCTTGGCACCTAAACTACGGTCATCATACAACTTTCCTAGTTGTTTCGCTAGATGACTGGTATCTACAGCGCCCCGCTCAATTAAACACTGCAAGTCAGTCTGCCAATCCGCCACATCGATAAGTAGCCCTCGTCCGTCTCCCCAGATTTCTTTACAGGCGCTGTGGTTAGGCACGACCTGCGGGACATCACACATAGCGCACTCAGTATTGGTGAGCCCCCATCCTTCGCCTAAGGACGTATTAACACAGACGTCTGCTGCGTTGTACACGTAGTTAAGCATCTCCTCCGGGACGCTCAACGGACCCATAGTCTGTTCAGTCAACACCAGCCGGTCTACACAATTGCCGCGTAGGCGCATCTCCCGCTCGAATAATGGGATGATGTCCCAGCCGATGTCTTTGCAGCCCATATGGAGGTAAAGCCAGGCATCCGGTCGGTCTACTGCAAACTCTGCGAAGGCTTTGATAGTTAAATCAATCCGCTTGCGGGGCTGGTTACGGTTAGCGTTCAACACAATAAAACCGTCTTTGAGTTTATCCAGGCCCAACTTAGCGCGCGCTTCTGCTTTAGGTACTGGGTAAAACGTCTTGGTGTCCACACCATGGGGAAAGACTTGTACGTCCCCTCTGAACTTAGCCGCCCGTAGAACCTGCACTCCGAATTCGGTATATGTAGCTACGCCGTCTATCTCGTTTAACCATTTAACTAGCCCAGGCACGTAACCGTGGGAGTCTACAGGGAAGTAAGCGAAGCACTTGAATTGTTGCTTGTGGTATAGCTTCTCAATCTGTAGGAAGTATTGTTCGCACACCCAGCAGTCATTGAATAACAGCACTGCATCGGGCTGCTCCTTGGTAACTACTGTGGGTAAGCGACGTAACCCCAACGCGTCTTGGCTGCTTACCGTAAAGGCAGGATAAATGTAGAACGGGTAGTTGTGGGGCTCAGCTAAATCATTCACCCCTAACAGAACGACCTCATGCCCCCGCTGGTGCAACCCCAAACAAATCTGCTCACACACCCTAGAGAAGCCAGTCTTCACGGTCGGGGAGTCGCCTACAACAAGAATCTTCATACTGTCAGCTATAAAAAAATTACTTAGCTTAATGGTACTATAAGCCGCCTAAATTTTAAGGCGGCTGTTAGTTAGCTTACTTACATAATCCTGGAAGCTCGCTCCGCTAATGCTGACCGCTCGCCCTTGACTAGGGTGATATGGCCTGCCAGCGGGTCACTCTTCCAAGTGCTGATGGTATAGGCAAGACCATTGCTGTCTGCTTCTAGGTACGGGTCGTCGATTTGCTCGATGTCTCCTAGTAACACAACCTTCGTACCCTCACCAGCCCGACCGATGATAGTCTTCGCCTCTGCGGGGGTTAAATTGGCTGCTTCATCGATGATGATGAATTTGTTGTTGTAGGTGACCCCTCGAATATAAGCGAGGTGTTCGCATTGAACGTAGCCGCGCTCCACTAGATATTCGTGGGGCTTAATCGGCTCTTGCTTAGCGCCGGCCTGCTTCGTACTCAGCAACGCATCTAGGCAAGCGTAGAACGGTTTCATCCAAGGCTCGCTCTTCTCAGAAAGGTCGCCTGGTAGGAAGCCTTCCTTAACGCTGTGGTGGACGTACTTGCGGGCTATCAGAATCTGGTCGTATAGCTTAAGGTCTAAGACCGCGTGTAATGCTCCTAGAAGCGTGATAAACGTCTTTCCCGTACCAAGAGACCCATTGATAGTTACAAGCGGGATGTCGGGGTCTAGAAGCAGCTCTAGAGCCATTTGCTGCTCTCGGTTGCGGGCTCCCTTTGAACCCAACAGCCGACTCCGGTCTGGAATTAAGCGCACCTCCGACTCCCCATCGGCGGGGTACTTAACAATCCCCAGCGCGGCATGTTTAGAATCCTCTAAAGACTCTAGATAAAGCAACTCGTTCGGCTGCGCGTCCCCCTCAAAGTCTAGGATTTTCTCTTTGTAGAGCGTGTCCACAACAGCCCGCTCAACCTGAACCGCGCGGGTGCCTGTATATAAGTCAGTGATACTGACCTTATCACTCAAGTAATCCTCAACCCGGAGCCCCAAGACGTCTGCCTTCACCCGCAGGTTCAAATCCTTAGTCACTAGGATTACCGGCACTCCATTAGAATCTAACGACAACCACTTCGTTAATAACAGGAGCCGGTTGTCCGTCTTACTTAAATCAAGCGCGGGGGCTCCAAACCCTAACAAATCCGGCTCCAACGTACCAAAGTCCCGCGCGGTGGCTACTCTAACAGTCCCACCTTCAGAATTAACTGTAACCCCTTGAGGAGCACCCAAGTCGCCAAGCAACCGTAGCTCCTCCAAAGTACGGATAGCCTCCCGCGCGGCTACCCCAACCCCATTCCCCGACCGCTGCTTTAAAGTGTCTAACTCCTCAATGACATCCAAAGAGATGACCACCGAGTTGTCCTTGAAAGACAACACCGCGGCGGGGTCATGTATCAAAACGTTCGTGTCTAAAACAAAATGCTTCACTAGAGTAGTACCAAAGTTAATAAAGAGTCCAACCTACGCGGCTACAAAGCTACAAACTACTCCGTAGGCTCAGACTCCGCGGCCCCTTCCAAAGGAAGTAGCTTACTAGACGCCTTAAACACAACAGCCCGCCGCCCGGGGTGTACAACTAACTCCGCCGGACGAGTAGGAGAAGCAACCCCCCGCCGCGGGGCTCTCTTTATAACCTTAAATACACCAAAAGAATATAAACGAACAGACTCCCCAGCTTGCAAAGCCTCCACTATTTGGTTTAGGGCGGTGTCTAACACCTGCTTACAGACAGAAGGCGCTACGCCAACCTCGGCGGCTACCGAATCAACCAAAAGCTTACGATTTAGCATATATACCAATGGAAAATAGAAGAACTAATAGCAGTATAGCTTAGTAGTCGGGGCTGGGGTATGGGTGGAAGGGGGCTTAAAAGGAGGCTAAAAAACATTAAAGTAGAAATGGATTAGTCCATTTCTACTTCAGTAGCGCAAAAGAGATTAAGTTTATAGGAATAACTGCTAGTTTTCGGTAGGTATAGGGGAAAATTAGTACAGCTCCGCGCATACCCCAAACCCGCTCTGTGAACCACCTTCAGCTATTATATATATAGCACACTATACTACTCAACACAACATCATACATCACACACACACACACACACACACACACACACACACACACACACACACACACACACACACACACACACACACACACACACACACACACACACACACACACACACACATGCAGCTCCGAGGGGATGGAGCCTGGTGTAATTTATGCGGCTGTTAGTCCCAATTTTGTCAACAACAGCCTAACATTAGCAATAGCTTGTTGACTAGTCATTCTCAATAAATAGGTCAAAAACCACTATTTGATTAAAAAAGACGGTTTGTTATTGACATTCACTCTCAATAAGGGCATAAAAAGTACTTATTTTAGCCAGTTGGGGGAGGAAAAGGGGGTGGTTGGGGCAGGCTTTGGGGGGTTTTGCTAAAGGTCGGTGTTTTATAGGGGTCAAAAACAGACTTTGGGTAGTAAAAAGGGGGTAACTAGCGGAGCTAGCTACCTATCCTTATTTATATGGCCAGGAACAGTAACAGGAGGGGTCGATTCTCTTGGTCGGGGATAACGACCGTAATAGCCAGCCCGATGAGGGCATAGATGAAAGCGACCCCACCTAGGAGTATCATCCCTTGGATGAGCATACCTACACTACAGCAAGCCGCGGCTAGGCGCTTCTGGCGTTGGGTAGGCACGGGCAGGGGCTTCTCTGGGTTGACGAAGAGGATATGCAGCATTACGGCGCCTATGCAGACTGCAATTCCAATACAAGCGGCAGCGGCGGGGTTATTCAGGTCACTGGGTTTAGTAGTTACCCAGTTCTGCATTAATTCCCCCAGCATGGTCTTGCCGGTCATCGTTCCCCAGAGTAGGATAGCGCCTACTGACCAGCCCTCTAGGAAGGCTTCCTGGTGTCCGTAGGCTATTTGAGTCTGCTGGGCTCCGATGCACCGGCTAGCCGTAGCTACGCTTAAGCCAGGGCTACACCAGACGATGAACCACGACCAGCAAGACCACCAGATACCAGCTAACCCCGGGTCGAAGGCGTTCTCTTCGGGGTCGAAGTTGGAGCTTTTGTGGCGGGCGCCACTATTCTGAGGTCTAGCTCGAAAGCCGGAGGCGATCGCTAGCCCGAGGATGGTAGCTACGGCGGGGTTGAAGTCTCCCCCGGTTACTTGAGTAATGAGCCGGTTGACGAAGGCTAAGAGTAACCCAGTACCCCCAACGCGGGTGACTGCCTCGAAGGACGACCGGTTGGGGGACTCCCCGTTCTCTACGACCCAGGCTAGGGTCAGGAGAATGGGAATGTTCACGTACCAGGGTATCTGAAAGGGAGCCGAGGGTATCTTGTAGGCGATTAGGAAGCCGCCCAGATACATAACAAACCTAGCCAGCATGTATATCTTGGTTAGGTTCGCCCGGTTGGGTATAGGAGACTGAACGGCTGGGTCGGCAGCGATGTAACTGTATTGGAAGTCGCTGGAGATATCCTGCATCTCTAAGGCAACGGCTCCCATACCGGCGGCTAGATACATCGCAAAGCCGAGTAGAGGGTTCTCTAAGGCGGCTCCGAGTATCCCGGCGGTATATTTGTTAACTAAGCCTAGCCGACCCGCTAGGTAGGTTATAACGGTGATTACAACGCAGATAGTAACTAATACGGCGTTGAACCCAGGATACTGGTCGCTCATGGTAAGAGTCCTCTTATAATTTAATGACAGCTAATGAGGTCTTCTACATCCATTGGGTTGCCTCCTGGTCTGACTAAGCAGGTGTGGGTGGAGGTCTTTAAGGTTGTAGAGCCCTCGGGGGCGACGATGTCTGCTCGGATTAATTCACCCTCAACTATCAGCGCATCTTGTACCTCTAATCCCACAGCGCCAGAGTAGCGGGCTGGGTCTTCAGAGTGATAGCGGGTTCCATTAATAGATACTGAGTCAGACGACACGCCGGTGATTGTCCCGTAGGGGATTCGTTCGTAGTTGGCGGTGCAGCTACTTAATCCGCCCGCTAAGCCGATTATTAGCAGCGGGGCGGTAATAAACCGTAAATGTTTCTGCATATTTAGGCATCCCTTCTATATCGCATGGCTTGCCTTGAATGATAAGACAGTTCTCCCCACAGCGTTCAGGATTGGTTACCTGGACGGATGTGGGGGTCATGTCATCAAAACTCCCGTAGCCACCCTTAGCTAGGCTAAAGGCGGCTAGGTTCAAGGCGACGGTTATGGAGAATAGGACTACACGCATAAGGCTCTACCATTCGGCTTGCCTTATGCTTTTTTCACTAGCTCCTTGCGTGCGGTGGGAGCTTCGCGGTCCATGGCGAAGTAACTGGCGAGCTCGCTAACCTCCAGGATAGGGATGCCTTGCCCACGGCATTGAATGAGCTTAGGATACTTCAGCTCATGCAACAACCGTCCACCTACGTGCGGGGGCGCATGGCGGCGGGTTGTTCCATCTTTACGACGCTTCGTGAACAAGTGTTCACAACCCCAATCCATCACCAGCTCATCCTTGTAGTGCCAGCGGCGATACTGCCCATTAATCCACAGGTTAGCTTCGTCGAGTATCTTGTAGTTCGACTCCACGCGTCGGCTGGGGGTGCTAATGTTAGCTACCCGCCGGGGCTGTCCTGGGATAAGCACATCAATCATCAGAGTGTCGAAGCGCTTACCCAACTCGTCATCTACCTCGAAGACGTCCTGGATGATGTCAGGCTCGTTGAGTAAGTAGAACGAGCTTGCCTCTACCAACAGACTCACCGGAGTGAAGTCCCAGGCGGTGGGATAGTGACGCTGTAGCACCTGCCGACAGACGTCGGAATCTAAGGCACGAGCTTTGAGTACTTTGCCGATGTAAACTTCCATCTGGAAGCCTCCTTATTTATTGATTAGTTCTTCTTTCTCTCTGCTTTTTTCCCCGTATTATCGGAGCTACGCCCATCAAGTCTCGGAGCTACTGCCTGGTCGCATCTACGTTGGCGTTGTATGCAGTGGGGCTAGCCGACTTATCCTCCAGTAGACTTCCGCTTCGCTTCAATCTACTGCCTAAGCTTCGTCAGTCGGCTCCTCCGCTTCGCTCCGGCACCTCCTTCCTCCAATAAGTTGTACACCCGACTGCCAACGAGGCGGCGCCTCATTAACAGTCTGAACACCTAGGGCGGAGCCCGTGTAAAGCAACCACCTATGTTCAGTAGACTTCCGCTTCGCTTCAGCCTACTAAACCCTACTTTTCAGCAGTCGGTACCTCCGGTACCAACTCCTACTTAAGAAAGGTTAATATTATTCATACATTTATTATGATAATACTATTACTCCGGTCCCTATATATTAGGTTTTGATGGGAGACTGAGGTTTAAGTTCCGGGTTTCACATGAAACCGGGTTTAAGTTCCGGGTTTCATGTGAAACCCGAGTCTCATACGTGACACCGACGTTAAAGGTTAAACATATATTACTTTATTTTACTCATTAATATAGCACGATTAGTCCAACCGTGCTATATTAATATTAAATCTTCGTTACTTTAATCATAGCATGAATAACCCTGAGTTGTTTGACCAAATGCTGCCTCATGTCATAGAGATGGCTAAAGGACATCGTATTATTATTGTTGCGCAACGCCAGGTATTAGAGCGCCAACGGGCGTTAGGCGGGCTCTTTATTCAATATAAGGAACAGTGGAACCTTACTAAGGGTACTAGCACCAGAACTTGGAAAAAGGATGAATTACCTAGTTTATGTAAGCAGCTAGCTGAAGCTGCCGGTGTTAGTCCTGGTGCGTCAGGAGCTTTGTTGTCTGTGTCGTCTGTATATCGATATGAAGACATTTATAAATATTGGCAGGTAATAGTCGACCGTCAGTGGACAGGATTATCTTGTACCCGAATTGCTTTCAACTTGAGTAAACTTAAGAAGGGGCAGCATATACCTGATGACTATATATCTGAGTCTGAGGTAGAGAACAAACTAAAACAGCAAAGGAACATGAGATCAAATCAACTCGTTGAAGCTACTATGGATTACGCTAGAGACCTACAAAATCAGCTAGACGAGCTCCAATCTAAGTATGACGAAGCTCAAGTCCGGCTTACTGAAATAGCTAAGCTAAAAGCTGAGCTGGCACTCAGAGACTCTCTACTAAGAAAGAACAACATCCCTGTGCCTGTCTATACCCCTGAGTGAGAATCTTCCAGTTAGCTAAAAAGTTGTCCAGAGTTGCGGACAACTTTTTTAACGTATCCTAATCATTCGTGTAGTAAAAAGGGGGCGCCAGCCGAAGCTAGAACCTAGACTAGGAGTCTAGAATCTAACTTCGAGCTAGTGCCTACACGCGGGGACGACCAGCAGCTAGCGGCTCCACAGAGGGAGCTGCAACGGCGCGGCTACGGTCAAGACCGGTGTCACCAGAAGCGATGATGTCCACGGCGTCGGCGATACGCTCTACGATGCCACCAGTGGTGGTACCGATGAGGTGCATGCCAACCCATCCAATCTCCTGAATGCCGATGGTTTCCTCACCCGTTTTGGGGTTTGTCCGCACCGTGTAGAAGAATTGGAATTTTGAGCTGGTATCCTTGGCGGTCAAGTACAACCGCTTTTTGGAATTCGGTTTTGCGCCAGGTGAGGCTACGGCAGTGTCGTACTGCTGCGTACCCATACTTTTCCAAAGCGCTTCGTAGCGAATTAACGCTTCGAGCTCCTCTGGAGTAATGTAACCAGCGCGAACCAATGCCAAGTCAAAGCGTAGCTCCGGCGAGTAGTGCCCTTTCAACCACGACTGTCCGGGTGCTAAGTCAACTCGTCCGGTTTGCATGGGGACAAGTTGAAACTTGTCGTCCATAATGCCCCGGACTTTTAACTTAGCTGCGACATACTCTTCTCCCGTCGAGATATCCTTGCGGATGGACGGGGCAGTAAGTTCCACGGACACTGACCGGTTGAGGAACAGTTCACCTCCGATTTGGTGTTTCTGCCAGCCCGTGCGGGCTTGGTCTACAAAGATCTCGGGTACCTGACGGTACACGGAATCACTGCAGGAACGGAGGAACAGGGTGGTTTGGGGGGCGGTAGGTTGGTTCATGGTGTAATAAGCCTCCTAGGGCTAAATTTATTCACTCCTTCCGCTCTTTTCCCCGTTTTATTGGGGCTAACCAGCCTACACTCGATAGCACCTCAGGAACTCCTCGGGCTGTACCTGGAGCCAGATGTGGAAATGGCTGTGTCTAACATAAATGGCACCTCCGGCTTTATACCAGTTGACGCGGCGACCGGAGGCTCTGTCCGTAGCAGTCTGCAAAGGGAGTTCTAACATGGAAACCTCTATAAGTACGTGTAGCAAAAAACCCCCAGAACCTAGATTTGAACCTAGATTCCGGGGGCGTTAGTCAAGTAGGAAACTTCTAGCGGCGGCTGGCTAGCTCGGTAATCTGCAGCTGCAGCTCACCGATTTTGGCTTCAGCTTCGCGGGCTAGCCGAGCATACTCACCAGCAAGGCGCTGCTGCTCATAACGCTCTTTGAGGAGCTGCTGCAGCTTGCCGTCGTCGGTAAGCGCCTCGAACTGGTTGAGGATTTCAGCAGACGGAATGAACCGCTTCTTCAAATCCTCTTCGATTGCCTCCACGAACTCGTAGGTATCTTTCAACCCCGAGTGGAGGGTCTGCCGAAGCAGTTTGGTTGCGCCGAGCTTTTCGCCCTTCGCAACCAGCTCGATGGCTTGAGCAAGTAAATCGTTAGACATACAGTTCTCTCCTGGTTTGGGTAAGGGCATACTCGATTAACTCAACTAGCCGAGGGATATCGTCCGCATCCACCCAAGCAACGTCGTCGTTATGCGGGTAGACCTCCCAGCAGGCGGTTCCACTGTCGTGGAGCTCGCCAAAGGGGTCATACAACACGGACGCCTCCCCGCCTGTCCCATCTGTGATGAGAAGGCGGACTTCGGCAGTGCGGTGTGATAACACACTGACCGACCAGCCCGCTTTCATCGGTATAGGTGGGGAGGGAGGACACCGCCGCTCAGGCTCGCGGACGTTGAGGTAGACCTTGGGAGTCTCCTCCTCTTCTAGGTTGGAGAGGTAGATGTCGAGGTTGGCCTGGTCAGCCTGCCGTTGGAGCTCCTTTTCCAAGGCATCCCAATTGGCTTTCTTGGCTGCCTCGGCGAGCTGCTCCTCGTAAGCTTCGCGGTCGAGCTCCGCCAGGTATTCCCACTCGGAGAGTTGCTCCTCGTCTTGCAGAAGCCCCTCCTTCCGCAGCGATTGCTCCTCCTCGAGGTGAGCAGCCCACTCGGGGTCCCAGTAGGGACTGTCCTCACCGTACTCGGTCGGTAGCTCTTCCTCCTCGCAGGAGTAATCCCACTCGGGAGGCTGCCCGTAGTTTTCAGCCCAGCCTGTCTCACCAAGCATCAACTGCCCGGCAATGAACTGAGCTAATAACTGAGGAAAGCTAAACGCCTCCGAACGGTCGTCCGACCAAATGTGCTCAGCACAATTAGTCAGATATTGACAGTCAGGGCCATTACCGTTGTGGTGGCGGATTATAAACATTACTGTTCTCCTTTATTTTGGTTAGTGGGTAAAAGGTGTAGGTGGGCTTGAACCACCAAGACTCACGGATGACTAGTCCGCTAACAGCTTATTGCAATCTAGTTTCCACGCCTGCCGATCTGTACGTGGCGCCGGGAATTACCCTCTTACTACGGGAGTCACTCCGCAGCTAGGACAACTAGATTACTCACCGTCCTTACCAATTGGACGTATGCACCATCTGCATAACGCGGCACTATCCCCTATGCAGTCTCGGGGCGCCGAATGATACCAGTTTTAAGTCATGAGTGTCATGGACTATAACCCAGGAGCCATTGCCGAAGCAAGAGGACTATCCTGGGGCGGAGTTTAATTGTCCCAGATGTGTTTGGTTTCACCAAGGGCGGCGATAGGGTCGTCATCGCGGTGGTTAGCGATGTAACGACCGCGGTCGCGGTTGCGTAGGTGAACACCATACTCAGCCATCAACTCTTCGTTGAGGTCATCGACCTCAGCTCGAGCTCGTAGCTGCGAGTACGTCTGGGGACGTTGTAGAGACCCACCCGGATGTGCCTGCTGGGCGCGGCGGGTCTCCATAATTGAAGGGTAGCTTCGGCGTGTGCGTGCCATAGGCTAGTTACCCTCCTTGAACATAAGGTCTATCACCTCGGCGGTGCATAAACCAAAACAGACGAGTAAGAAGAAGAATATTAACATATCCATACCTTCATTCAACGCTCCTTCCGCTCTTTTGTACTTAATATATAAGCTAGCTGTCGGAGCAAATGGAATACCCCCAAAACAGAAGCTCTGGGGGTATAATGGTAGTGCCGTCTACCAAATACACATATGACGTTTGACTCCATTGTAACAGAGATTCAAGCTTTTATCACCGAGCTCGGTGTTGAGCCTGATGGCACATCATATATGGGTGCCTCACCTTTATCTACTATGTGCGGCGTGTCTCGCCAAGCTCTTTTAGATAAACGCTCATCCTCTCTAGGAATTTTTGCTCGTATCTTGTCAGGGAAAAACCTTCCAGAATGCTTGGAACCCTTTGCTGGCTTCAATTATTGGTTGTCAGGGAAGGTACCAGACAGTTTAGCCTCTGCCGTTATTTATTACTACGCTGTAGAAGCTCGTAAGCCGTCACGTAAAGCTAAACAGGTTCTTCAAGCTCTGATCGGGAAGACTGTTAAGGATTTTATTACAGCTGCCTGCGTTGGCGTGGTATCTGATAACTCTCCAAAAACTCTTCCAGCTCGTATAACGCACGAGAGCTTTAAGAACTATATCTATAGCTTTGACCGTCCTTTGTTAGGCGCGGAGTTAGCTAACTATTTTAACGTTACGGTTTCTACCGCCCGTGACTGGGCCAATAAGCTTGAGGCTCAAGGCTTGATTACTAAAATCAAGATTAAGTCTACAGGTCAGGTAGTCTTTGGTTACTGCAAACCTGGTATAGACCCTGACAGCGCGATCGACACATACTTTCCGGCTACCATAGTTGAGGTTAATGATTTAACTTCTCAGACTACGCCAGATGTAGCTACACCACCTAGCACCTTTTATAAAGACTTTCTTGAGTTCATCAACCGCTACGAAATATCCAGTAGCACTAAGCTGAAACTCTTGGAAGTTGCTATCACAGGCGCTTAGACGGAGGAAAAAGGGGTTAGCCGAAGCTAACCTCTTTTTATTACAGAACGATGGCGCCTTGGCGGTGCTGAGCCCGCGCTACATCGTTTCTGAACGCCTGCAGGTCATCCGCAGGTAATGGGGCAAAGGACCCGTCTTCTTGGCGGAGTAAGTCCACCTCGAAGGGGAACTGCCCCGTTAGACCGTGCAGAATTACCAGGATTCTGGATGCCAAGGGCGCCAGTCCAGGTAGCACGACCTCCACGGAGTCTCCGCTGGAGACACCTAAACCCACTACAAAGGTGATGAGTTTAGTTTTGAGCTCGGGGTCTGCCAAGTTGACATGCAGGGCGCCTGGGAAGACGAATCCTTCGGCATTTAGGTGCGGGTTATCATGCCCGCTCAAGTTGAGTTTTAAGTGAGCCATTGGCTCGTTCCTCCTATTTATTAATTCTTCCTTCCTTCTGCTCTTTTCCCCGTGTTATCTGGCTTATTAGCTTTTTTGTAGCCAACCTACCATACTCCGGGGGCTGTCCGCAAGTAGTAAAAAAGGGGCATAGCCCCAGTGGATTAAACCTCCACAACATTGAAGGTAGCCACTTCCTCTTCACAGAGAATGACTTCCCAATTCATATCGAAGTCGGTGCGCTCACCTTCCTCAGCGCCACAACCGCACCAACAGTAGTTAGTGTAGTTAGACATGGTTATCCGGTGCTTAGCCGGATCGAAGGGGCCCCATTTGGCGTGTACGCGATCTTTGGCGTACTTCACCCTAAAACTATGGTCACCGGTGACCAAAGTATTGGTGTCCTGGAACGGCAGCGCGTAGGCGTGCTGGTACTTGGTTGTATCGACCTCATACCAAATCAGTCCACTTCCGTTCCACTCCCTGAAAATGGAGAGGTAACGTCGGAGGACAGGGAAGGTGTAGGTCACCTTAACGCTTTCTCCTTCTGCGTTAAGAAAGACGAGTTTGCGTAGGGTTTGAGCTTTCGCCATGTACCCTTCGGCACGAATCAACACCACCTCGTCAGAGGTATTGATGTGTTGAAGGTACCGCTCATCAGAGCTCCCCTCCGGGTTAATATGCAGCTCTACGGCGTGCTCGAATCCCAGCGCCTCCATCTGAGCAGCGTGGGCCTTGTTTCGTGGGAATATCACATAAAGACCAGCTAACCAACCATCCTCTTCGTCCTCCGTATAGGAGTACTCAGAGAAGACTTGTACCCCGCGGTACTTCGTCCAAGCTGGCGCATCCCGGAACACCCGATACATCCACAACGCCTGGTAGCGCTGGCGGATGTATTCCACCTGGGCATAAAGCCCTAGGAGTACCTGTTCAATTTGACCTAAGAGCTCGCACTCTTGGTCTTGAACATACTCTGCATGTTGGGCGGCGATGTCACAGACCATCTTCTTATTCTCCAAATTACTACTCCATCCGCTCTTTACCACCTAAGTATCGAGCTGTCGGTAGTAAAAAGGGGGTTTATCCCCCGACCACGCTAATATATTGGGAAGAAATTAGCGTGAAACTGCTCCTCAGGGGAGCTATAAGTGTCTTCGTGGCTTTCGCCCCACGCGGCGATCTCCCCATCGGCGGGAGAGTAGAAGATTATGTTTGGTTTCCCGACCACGCGCCAGGCGTGGTATCGGAAGTAGTCCCCGGCTTGAAACAAGCCGAGGTCTATCTTGGTCCCTGGTTTAGGGGGATAGTAGCTAAAAGTCGTCATTTCTAATTAATTGAATTCTTACACGCCTTCTGCTCTTTAATACCTGAGCATCGAGCTGTTAGCGTGTAGCAAAAAAGGGGCAGAGCCCCTAATCTATCTAATTGCCCGTGGTCAGCCGCTGGAAGCGGATTGGTGCCATCCGATTAATTTCAGGTGCGTCCACCCGTGGCAAGTGTTGCACCCGGCACGCTGGCACGATCAAGATACTTCCGTCTTTTAAACGGAGAGTACCTTTATCGAGAGCTGAACCAGGACGGGCGGTAGCTAGAGTGGTCACAATAAACCTGCCTTATATTTCAAATTTCCACTCCATCCGCTCTTTTGCACCTAGCACCGAACTAAGCCAGTAGCAAAAATAAAACCAGCTGTGCCCGAGAAAAAAGTCTGGTCTAGATAGCCTCGGGGGAGACTATCTAGACCTAGAGCTTAGAAGATGGAACCGTATTTAACGGCGGAATCCATCATGGCGCTGGTGACCGTGGCATAATTGCCAGAGCCGACGAGCTTTAACCCACGGTACGCAAGGGCGACCATTTCGAGAACATCCATGGGGACTTTGACAAATTCCCCGTTGGACTTCAACCAAGTCTTGCCGCTCGGGTCATTCTGGTCTTTTACCTTGCAGGGGACTCCTTTCTTGAGTGCTAGCAAGAACACTACCCGGGAGCCTGCGGGTACGTTCTCGGTATCCAACCATACCGATGGGGTTTTAACCATCCATTCACGAAGGCGGGTGCCCTCGACGATATTGCGAGCTTGCCCCGCTTCAGCAGCGGAGTAGAACGTAACTAGCCCATTGAGCTGGAAGTTCCAAGAGCCTTGACCCTTGACGATAGGCTGGAGAGCACCACCGATGGTCGAGCCACTCAGACCGCACCGAAGTGCTAACTTGTCTGGGTTGCCGCTGGCGTCGGTTTTGGTGTACTTGACGACCGGGTCGCCAAAGAAGCCGATGCGCACCATACGGAGAAGAGACTCCTCGATGATAATGGTTCCATCCTCATTGCCAATCTGGCGCCGGAGTTCGGCTGGCCAATTGGCAGTCAATGCAGTCAACGTCTCGACATGGTCTTGGGCGTTGCTAGCGTTGATATAGATGGAAGCGACTTTGGTAGAATTCGACATGAGATGGTCCTCTAGTAGAAAAATGAACTACCCACTCTGCTCTTTTTGAACGCCTTTACTCCCCACCCACACCTTTTTGTTAGGCGAAAGGGTAGGACTAACTGCCAACCCTTTCAGGTTGGCTCTTACGCCGCGATTGGGTGGAGGTGGGTGTATCTAGAGAAGTTCAACTAGATACAGAGGTGGGGGAGATAGCCTATTTGCGGTTGGCTTTCAGCCACGCGAAGTAGTCGTGGTCTACGAAGCCTTGGCACCCGGTCAGCCAGTTAATTACCCGAGGGTCAGAGCAATCTAAGAAGACGTCCTCGATGCGCTCGAAACGAGACAGCATCACATAGAGGGCGGCTACTCGCTGTAACGCCTGCTCTTCGCCTAAGCGGTCTTCGCTAATCGAAATGATGCCAGGGCCTTTAATGGTTAACCCTTGGCAGCTATTAATCGTAGTCGCGAAATCTGCGTGGAGGGGTAGCTGGATGAACTTACCGCTCAGCGTGCCATCGGAAAAGTGCTTGCCCTCGAACTCATGGCTTTCAATACGAACGAGCCGATGTCCGAAGTCAACGATGACGTGGTCGTTGCCTAGTGACTTAATCTTGCCCCGACTACCATTAGCGGCCAGCAAGGTCTTGTTACCACTTACAAGCTCGTATTTATTGTTACGTAGCTTGACAGGCATGTCAATGGCCAACGTCAAATTGGCAGGGATGGGTCGGAAGTCCCGGAGCCAATTATCGTTGGTAGCGCCTTTCCGAATGACTAGACCGTTGTAGGTCTTCTTGGTGGTGACCATCGCCTGGGTATAACGCTCGTTCACTTCAATAACGCGACGGTTATTGTAGAAGATATGAACAGCGTTCTCAGGCGGGGTGACTACGCCGTTGATGCAGTCAGCAAAACGCTGTGCAATAACCCCAGTAATCATCCCAGTCTCACGTAGGATGTCCAGGGCTTCCTGGTAAGCAGGGTCACCTTTCTGACGCACGCCGGTGTTTAGCTCAACGATGCTGAACGGACGGGTGGTTCCGTTGAAACCATTGATTAGGCTGCCTTGGTTAGCTTTACAGCCGTTGATGAAGACATCTTGGTAGAACTTCACGGCTTTGTTATCGCTAACCGGCAGCTGACCACCGTCACCTACGAGCAGGATTTGGGCGAGTGGGTTCAGGCGTTTGATAATGTTGAAGACAACAAACAACACCCGTCCATCCACCATGGATACCTCGTCGATAACTACGCGCAAGCGCTGACCGGTCTTGCAGGTCAAGCTTTGCTTAACGTAGTTATTCGTCAGAGACTTCATCACCATCGACTGAGCCCACTGCCAATCGGTGGTGCCAGGGGTGCGCTTCTCGCTGAAGTCAATACCCAAACCGAAACCACTGTTAAGCGTTCCTAGCGCACCGTAAGCGCCTTCCTGTAGGCTACCGCCGAGGTTCATCACGGAGATACCCGTAGAACCAAAGACGACGACCTTGTCACCAGCGGCTGCCCAACGGTGGATGGTTTCGGCAGTGATGAAGGTCTTGCCGGTACCAGCCTTACCGGTCAAGAAGATGTTGTCACCCTGCTCCACCAGGGCTAAGAACTTTTTTTGACAGCTGGTTAGGTTGTCGATTTCGGCTAGCTCGATAGGTAAACCGCAGGTGGGTTCAGCGGCAGGAGCTTCGGAGATAGTAGGGATAGAAGGGAGAGTTTGCATAGTAGCCTCAGGGTTAGGAGTTTCTATGCTATCTGCTTTTTTCCCTGCTTTCTCTTTACTTTCTTGTAGGTCAGTAATAACCGTTGTGTCAGCTACGCGAGCAATGTTTGCTTTGGAGCCTTTGGAGTGCCCGTCCCAAATGACGATACTCTTATGGCAACCATCGTGCATGACAGCATCACGTTGCGTATAGCTACCATTTACGCAGATAGTAGGGTAGCCTACGTTATTACGACAACGATTTGCGTAGTAAACGGTTACTTCGCAGCCACGTCCTAGCAGATACTGCTGTACAGCAAGGTCAATACCTGTAGCATCACCAACTCGGAATGTAGCACCGGCTTGGATGTAAGCATCGATCTCTACCTTTGCTTTATCAGGTAGTTCTTTGATCGAACGGCTGCCGGAGACAACTACAACCGCACGCTTTGGCTCAACTGCTCCATCTATTTCCATTAGTTCGCCAAATATCCAGCAGTCTTTCTCTTCAGACCAATCGTAGAAAAGCTTGGTTACTTCGCCAGTGCTAGCTAGATAAAGCCAAGAAGCTTCAAACAAATTTACGATGTGCTGGCTGGGGCGGTAGCTAGGTAGTGAGTAATTAACTGCATAGACTACATCCCGAATGGCGTTCAAGAAGTCGCAGGCCTGTACGTTGTACAACCAAGGATGTTCTATGAAGGCACCTTTAGCTCCATGCTCAATGACGAAGCAGTAAGTGTCAGGGAACAGGTCGAAGTCTCCAGACCACGGCTGGCTCTGTTTACCGTCATACCAATCCTTGGCTTCTTGTAGTGCCTCGTTGAAACTATCAACAGCCCCTGTATTGCTGATATCTGGGTAGCCGTAAAAGTAATCTACTAACCCAGTTTCCCAAAGGTAGACTAGATAATCTTCCTTAGTTAGGCTACATTCGCGGCTGGAGTTGCCATAGGAGAATACCAATGTGTTAGCGAAGATATTATCCAGCTCGTCCATTGAGATAATGCCGTTGTGTAGCAGGTCGCCCATGGTACGTTTACCTTCAACGAAACTATTAATATACAGCTCGTCGATATAAGGTTTGATACTTTCAACAAAAGCATCAGCAACCTTAATCCGGTTGGCGGTGGGCTTAACCTCTGTAGCTACCACATCAATGGTAGCCCCGGAGGGCTCTACAGAAGCAGGGGCCTCTGTAGATTCAGCGGTGGGTTCGGCGTCTACAACGGCAGCGAAGCCGCCATCAGACGGAGGAGTTGGCTCCTTGGGAGTAGCAGGTACAGACCCACTACCAGAGTCGTCAGAGCCTTCGTCTTCAGGCTTCTCGTCGTTAGATGCCGAACCGTTCGTCGGCTCAACTCCCAACTGTACAGCCAGAGCAGCTAGCACACGCTCGGCAGCAGCGTCGCCAAACTCAGCCCGCACTTCATCAACGATGGAGCGGACTTTCTGTTGGCGAGCGGTGCGTTCGGCTTTAGCGCGCTCTTCTGCTTTAACTTGCTCAGCGATGGCAACCAGCATAGCTACCGTGGCGTCACTCTCAGCGGCGGCTTCGAGGACATCGACGATAGGCACAGCAGTTACTTCTGCTTCCTCAGCGACCTGGGTAACCACAGGCGTAGGAGCCACGATGGGTGCAGGTGCAGGTGCAGGTGCAGGTGCAGGTGCAACGGGAGCTGGGGCGGTAGGAGCTGGGTCGATGACCTGCGTAGGGACAGGCGCGCTGCTAGGCTCGAACTTATCAGAAGACAGCACTATATCAGGGTCTTCATAGTCGTCGAAGGCGGCTGAGCCTGCAAGGTCTAGCTCTTCTTCATCCCAGCGTCCATCATCCATGCCCTCGAATGGGTCTTCGTGAGTCAACCCATTGTCGATGACCAACTCGGCTGCTGGTTCATCGTTAGCGGTTGGGGCGGAGGCTTCCGCAGTATTCCAAGAGAGTGCATTGGCAATCTCCTGAGCAGTCTGGGTAGTCGGGCCGACCTCCATGATTGGTTTAATTTCCATTTCTCCTTCGACCTCTGGAGTAGAATGACGGAGCTCTAGTTTATAGCGGAAGTAATCCATGGCGGGACGAGCTCCTGTGTCATCCATGAATTCATAACCGGTGCCAGGTAGGTATTTACATACGTCGCCCAGAACAGATTTCTGGAACATACGACGTAGTACCCATAGTACATGGGACTCGGTATAGACTTCCTCAGGGATTGTTACACCCGCAACTGGATTACCCAAGGCATACCAGTGGAACAACTGACGAGTAACCTGTAGGTGACAGATTACTTTGTTTTCGTCCCAGTCGTTCTCGCCATTGAGGTAGCCTTTGAAGTAACCCACCCATTTGCCGCGGGTCATTTCAAACTGAGCGAAGGAATTATATTTGATAAATCCTTCTAACCCAACGCTGGCGTCAGCTTCGGTACCGTAGAGCATACCTTTCTCCCATGCTTTAACTTCGGCTAACAGGTTAAAGCACTCGGCAATCTCCATACCGGCAGTACCGTTACAGCCCATCGCTTCAACAGCCGCGATGAACTCTTCGATGCTCTTCACATCGTTGTAGCGGAACATCGTGACGTAGTTAGGGCGGGGTACTTTAACACCCAGACCTGTATCTACGAATTCAGGACGGCTGACGGCTTGGACGTAGTCTACCCACATACGCCAGGTCGGTTTGGTGTAGGCACCGAGAATGGTTTCATAAATCTCAGCTACGATAGCCACGATTTGAAACGCATTATCACTGGCGGCCCACTTGAGGGAGTCGGGAATCTCAACACCACACTTCTTGAGAGCAGTGACGATGTTGATTACACCTTCGCCGAGCTGATAGATACCGTAGGACACACCCACCATGGTGGTGAACACTTCGCGGGCGCGAATGTTGGTGTCCGCGTAGCTATCAACCTCAACCTCTTTACCTTTGATGGTGACCTTAATAGGATTGATAGCACCTTGTAAAGCACCATCTTTCGGGTCAACTTTCACGAAGGAGGAGAGGTTCTCGACGATGCGTAGGCGACTCCAGCCGTTCTTGGGCATCATGTAGTCACCCCAGTAGCATTCCTTGCGGATGAGGGTAGCCCAAGGAGATTCTCCAGGACGTTGACCCACAGCACCGGCACGGAAGGCAACAGCAGACTCAGCCGTGGTAACTAGACTGAGTAGCATTTGCAGGGTGTGCCCACATGTCCAGGGCAGGATAACGCCGTAGGTGCCGTCGCCGTCATTATCCCCAGCGGTCATCAAGTTGTGAGCCAAGGGGCTCATCAACCGGGTAGCGCCGTAGATAACGTCGAGCTGTACGACGGGCTGATTGTTCTCATCCAGCAGAGGCTTACGGTCTTTGTAGACAATGTAAGTCGGGTCGCTGGGCGCGTAGTAGAACGATTCGATAGCCTTACGGGTGTAGGGCAGAATCGTCACCAAACCAATCGAGCCGTCGGGCATAGGCGAACGAGTCTCATGGTTGATGATGGGGGTCGGATACGCAGCTAACCCAAGACGAAGAGCAGTCTCGAACGTGGGGCAGTCCCGGTCAAGGCTATACTTAGTCATTTCAGAGGTGAACTGACCAGTAGTAGCATCGAACACAGGGCGCTCGTAGCCACGCACGTACTGTTTCATCAAGTCGTACTGCATACCACCCTCTACTACTAAGAACATCCAGGTGGGGATGTTGGGTAGCGACAGTGCTTTACCACCAATCATCCGGTCACCACCGATATTCTTGGCGTTGCTGGAAGATTCGGTGAGGGCACGTAGTTTACCGCGCAGACGGTTGACATCGATGGCGCTCGGTAACTGACCAGCTAGGAGCGTAATCAGATACTGGTAGAAGAAGATGCCAGATGCTGTCTCTAGGCACTCCTCACCACTCTTCAACGAGTTGAGGTTGAAGAGCATAGGAGTGTAGATATCGATGTGGCGCACGATGTTGGAATCATCGTACTCGTCTTCCCACTCATCGTAGTCACAGTCGTAGCTATCGTAGTCCCACTCATAATCCTCGTAGTCGGGAGCCTTCGTTTTGATATGGTCGAAGGTTAACTTACGAGGAGTAGAGGTTACAACACGAATCACTACGTTCCGTAGGGCGTGGCAGACCTTACCAAACAGGGCGTCGTCGTCTGGATTGCTGAGGTCTACATCAACTAGCAACTCACGGACGCGAGCCATACCTTCTTCATTAGGCACAGCTTCCCAAGATTTAACACCACGGCTAGTAACCTCTTGCCAGTTGGCGAGGGTGATGGTTTCTAGCAAGGTGGAGTCGTAGTCCATCGAGCCGTCGTACATGGCGCAGAGCAGCTTCGCACGGTAGGGAGATTCCAACGCGCGCACGGCTTGTCCTTCCATCACTTCACGGATAGCCTTGTTAGGCATCAAGCGATAGTTAGAACGAAGCGCAGCGCCTAGCTGATGAGAATCACCAGCGGCTTCTTCTACAGTGCTGCTTTCAAACAACACGACGTCGTAGATGGGGCAGTCGCAATCAGCACGACCAGCCAGCACCCAACCACGCTGCTGCATGACGGAGACGTTTCCGTCTCCGTTCAGGTGGAACCAGAAGATGTTGGCACGTTCTTCCGCGCGGCTACCTTTGTGGTTTGCAGGGTCGAGGAGGTCTACATCACTCAACACTACGGTACGAGTGAAGACTTTGTCTCCCACGATGACCTTGCGGTCGACCACTGGGCCGATGTTGGCAGAGGTGACGTCATACATTAGCCCTTTGGGTTTGCCGTTGTCGTCCTTGGCATCCACAGCTGCTAGGTACAGTTCGAGTAGTTTGTTACCATACTCGCCGTACTCTAGGTCTGCCCAGGTCACAGTCAGCTGCTGCCCGAAGAACTCAGCAAACGCCTTCTGTAGCGCATCGTAAGCACCTGAGTTGATACCCACCGGGTCTTCAATGAGATAGTCTAAGTGGCGGCGGCCATCATACTTCTCATTTAGGTCCATACCCATCTCCCGCAGCGCCAAGAACCGGGGGTCTTGACAGTCTTTGTTGAAGACCAACGTATGGGAGATATAGGGGATATTACAGTGGGTCGTATCCATCTTCAGAACGTCCTGAGGTAACAACAGCTCAGCAACGCGCGGGCTGATGTTTGGATTATCGTTGTTGAAGATAGACTCGGCGTGCATAGACGCGACCATACCTTTGACGACGGAGCTACGAAGCTTACCCCAGTCTTCGGCTTTGGTTACAGCCCACTCGACCACGAACTCAACTGCTTTCGTGCCAGTCTCTAGCGTGCGGGTGGTATAGGTACGCACCCACTCTAGGTAGCCAGTGAAGTCACGGGTCTGCTTGGCAGCACGAAGGTAGGGCTGATTATCCTTGAGCTTGGCACCGGTGTTGATTTGAGCCAACACATCGCCCTTGCGGACCAACTGCAGCTCGGTCGGGCGGTAGTAGGTATAGGTGATACCATACTCAACCTCTGTGGTCTTGGTGTGTTCACACCCCATGAGCACGGTGCCCATGTCAATTACCAGAGGATTTGCCCGATCGAACTTGCTGGAGCGGTAGGACATCTTCTTGGTAACGAAGCCCCGAGGACGGGAGTATTTGCTACCCAAATGCCACGCCTGACCTGCAATGCCTGTCATGGTCATACCGAGGATGACCTTCTGTAAGGTACCTTCCAAGGGTAGGACTTGACCGACTGCCATTGAGCCACCTTTAACCTGATAGAAATCAGGCGGCATGGTACTCATAGCGATGGTGTTAGGCTCGTTGCCGTAGCCACCCTCTTTGATGAGTCGCTCCAACTCGGGCCGACCCTCGAAGTCAATCACGCAGCCGGAGGGCACAGAGGTAGGAGCTCGTAGGTCAAGACGCTTCGAGCCCTTCGCCGTCTTGGTGTTCAAGTTGGCGAACATCCAAGCGAGGTCACCACCAAAGCCGTTAGCCTCAGCAACAGCGCGAAGTTCTTCATACCACGTGGGCGCCAGGTTTTTCAGGCGACCAAGGTCAACGTGGCAGATGTTGCCGCTACGCGCGGTGCCTTTGTTGAAGGAGAACCCCATGCTGAGCTCACCGGTAATCCGGGTGATGAGCATCTGCATGATTTCGGAATCCTTCACCTGACCACGCAGACGGAAGGAGTGATACTCCTTGGTCAGACGGCCAGCGCCAGCACCAGCGAAGTCTTTGAATTTGACCTTGCCGTTCTCTACTACCAAGGGCTCAGGATAGTAGACCACCATGTTGTTGTCTTTATCCCGATTCACCATCACACCCACGATGCTATAGCTATTAGCTTCAGCATGTAGGGTGGGGCCAGACATGTTCATCGTCCCATCGCTAGTGACAGGGAAGAACTTGTCAGTTTTGGTGTGGAATGCAGCCAAGTTCGCAGACACGTTCCGTGTGGTAGCAGAGGCAACCAACTGACCGCTGAGTAGGGCGACGTAGCCGTAGTAGAACAGCCGCATGAAGCCACCGAAGGAATCACAACCCCGGATGGAGTGGATAAGCTTCTGGGACTTCTTGGTCTCAGGGTCACGGTAGTTTTCCCAAACTACTTCGATGACGCCCTTGAACATACGGTCACGGCGGCCATCAACAACACCCAGTTCAGTCATGCGAAAGTCGAGGCTCTCCTCTAGAACAATCGCATTGTTCTCCCACTTGATGAACTGATCAGCGTAGTCCTCACCGATGTAGCTACGAATGATTCGGACCAGTGCCTCAAAATGCACGGGCTTCCATTCGTAACCGGATAAGGAACCAAGGTTGCCAGCCGGGTCTTTGCCCATACAGGCAGCCAAATACGCATGACACGCGTAGGCCGCAGGACGTAGCCCGTGATTCAACAACGTAGTACCATCTTGCAGGACGGTGTTGTTGTTAATCCAGGTGTGGAAGTTGTCCTTGGTATAGGCCTTCCAATCTACGGCTACCAACTCGTCAGTCGTGATTTTCTGAATCGAGTTATAGTAGGCGCGCAGTTCAGCCACGCGATCAAGGATGGCTTCTTTGGGGGTGCGGGCGTCAATTGTTACCTCAGGCTCGGTAGCCACAGGTGGGATGACTTCGATAGGCGCAGGCGCGGGAGCGGCAGGGGGTGGTGTGGTTTCCTGTTCCATAGGCACGGGTTTGCCGGGTAACAAACCACCATGCTCCTCGAAGTACTTGCAGGTGCGAGTACGTTCAAGGTCGCTCATATCCAGGCGAGGGTCGCCATGGTCCATACGCGGGCTGAATGCGTTGACCGGATACATACCTGTGTAAGGCTTCTTGTACCGGAGGATGCGCTCACCGTAGACGGTCTCAACCACGGCTTCCAGAGCGGTGGTATCAAAATGGTTGATACCCTTCTGGTCAAACACCCAATCAGCGGCCTGTAGCAGCGTGATGTTGTTGCAATACATCCGCTGAGAGGTGTGCTGTTGGTCAACACCAGGGGTAAGGTCACCGACCACAGTGTTGTCCTTAGCTACAGTCATGCGGCGGAGTTTGCCGCCGAAGACATAGCCAGAGTCCCCTTTGTCCCGGTATTCCCCAAAGCCATGAATAGCGTGAACCTCAGCGATAGCCACGAACCAGTAGCGTTTGCCTGCCTCTGGCATAGAGGCGATAATACCTTTGGAGTTGATGGTGTTGTAGTCACCAACTGCTTTGGCTCCATTGGTACCATTTAGCAACAACTCCTTGAGCGTGCCACGTTGCAAAGTCGCTTCGGTGGAGGCAGCACTATCCACAAAGGAGGTACAACGTACCTTACCTTCCTCTTTGTTCAGCTGGGCATACACCAACTGAACTTGAACGTTGCGGATGTGCTGGTTACGATACCAGCCGCTGGTACCATAGAAGCCGCCAGCGCAGGTGGGAGCACCTTTCTGGTAGCTACGAGCCGCAAAGAACAAGACGGGCTCGACCTCACCCATCATATTACCGAGGGAGCCGAAGTTCAGCTTAGCTTCTTCAGGTGCTAAGTCTGGGGCTCCCAATTTCAAGAAGGAGTTCTCGTTAGTAAACTGTTCCCGCACAGGCAGGTTCAGATTACTTTCTATTATTTCCCCGTCTGCGTTACGTCGCATACCAACGAGGTAGACAGCGTAACCCAGGGTGTACTCGTTCATACCGGCGGCAGCATTAGCCAGCTCGGCCACAAACTCGCAACCGGGGAAGCATTCGATTAAAGAGTTGAGCATATTCCCTCCTTTACTATGCTCTCCGTTTGCTTTTTTCCCCGTATTCGTGGAACACGGTGGGGAAGCAGGTGTGGTACCTGCCGCAACACCCGATTGTTCGGGAACCCCATGGCTGAAGGCCACGTAGTCGGCCACTATACCAGATTTGGTCTTGCCGAGCGTAGCTTTAGCTTCAAGCAGATACTGCTTAAAGCCGGCGTTGATAGCCCGGTCAGCCTCCAAATCCATGGCCCAACGAGCGAAGGACTCAACTACTACCTCTTCTTCTCGTTTTTCCTGTTTGTAGCTTGCAATCCAAGCTTTAGGAATATTACGGAAGTACTTGCGGGCGAAGCCATTCCCTTTAAGGCTGAGGTAGCCATGGAAGTGGAGGTAGTGACCAAACTCATGAAAGAGAGTCTTGGTCATCTCACGGGCGTTTCCTTCACCCCGCTTCACGATATAAATCGTGTTGGGCGCGGCAAACGAACCGTTGACCTCTTCGTGGCCGGTGTAGCGGCGGGCCATGGCGTAATCCATTTCATCGTCACGGTCAGCGACGATGATATTAACGCTAAAGCTGTCTTCTAACCAGTTACGCCACTGGTAGAAGCGTTCCATACCAGCGGGGTTGTTATCAATCTTAGCTACGTCAATCTTATGGACAGCACAAATGCCAGGCTCTTTAGTTGTGGGGGCCTCGAACTCTTTAGCCATCTTGTAGATAACAGCTTCATCTACTTGACGAATCCGTTGCTTTTGACGTGCGCAGGCGAGTTCTGGTGTTCCTTGCAGCCAATGAACCTCCCAATGACCTTTGCCTGCTTCGGTAATACGTCGGCGCCATTTAGAGTTAGAGTTACAGCCGTCGTAAACGATTTGCATTCCTAGCTTATTAGCGGCGGCAAACTGCTCTTGGATGTAAGTCCAAACTACTTCGATATCACCCTCTACTAAATCGGTGCCATAGATTTCTTTCTTGGCTGTGTCCCAATCGATGTAGTAGTAATCTTTGAAGTTTTCTTTAGCGTAGGTAGACTTACCTAACCCAGGCAACCCAACTAACATTATGTGGGTCTTAGGTTTAATACCTTGGCATAAAACAATAGCTTCATCATGTGCAGCTACGTTAGCTAAATGCTCAGGCAGCGCCTTGCCTTTACCAATAGTACGCACATGCCGTGCCACATAATCATTAACCCGGCCAGCCTTAGGAGACACACGCACCGGAAAAGCTTTCATTTTGAAAGCCAACCCAGCATACATCTTGTCGCACTGCATCGTGTAGCGCATCCAATTGTATGTTGTAAACTTATCCCGGTCGGTTTCATACTTGAAGGTATGGCTTAAGCAGAATGCCCGCACACCACCAGGGGTTTCATACACCTTAAACAAGTAGTCTGGGTTGTTCTTACACCAGTCGTGTAGTAAAGCATAGGCCTGACAGCGGTGGTTAATGGTAATACACTCCTCGGTATAGTGCCCATCGTCAGGGATATCCCAATCAAGCATCATTGTGTTTGATTCCCAGAAATAAATCTGCTTCTCTAGAGACAAGTCTTCAAGACGAAGAGCCATCTCTAGTTCACCAGCAGCACCGTACTCGCTACGGGCGGCGGTGAGTACTTCTTGGGTAGAGCTGGCGATGTATGGGAGCTCGAATCCCGTGGCGCCCAACTGCCACGCAAACAGCTCGTCCATAACCTCAGCCGCCTGTTCGTAGGCAGCCTGGGCCAGCATCAGCTGGTGATAATCCTCCTTCCACTCTTCGAGTGGGTCATACTTGGACTCATCAAAGTCCTCCTCGTATTCGTCGTCATACTCTTTTTCTTCCTCGTCGTCATACCCGTACAGGGTATCGTCGTAGAAGGCCAGCTTGGGCTCCTGGCGTTTGATGCCACCATAGAGGTGGTTGAGGGCGCTGTGGCCATCAGCGCGCCGGTTGTATTTACCCTCCGCGATTAAGCGGCGGTAGTGAATAGACAAAGGCAGCTCTTCCTCAGTCCGCTGGGTGCGGAACTTGCCAGCTTTGGCTACGGGTGCCTCTGCCCCGGTAGCTAACTGGAACCGGGAGTTTCCTCGCCGGGTAGCGATTGACTTCATCGCCCGCGTAACAGGCATAACGGGCAGCTGCCGGGATTTGGGTGGGGTCACCACTTTATAAGTGGTAATTTTGACTACCTGACCACCGCGATGCGCGTAGATGCGCAACCACTCGGAGTAGCCAAGCCGGTCGGCTTTCCAGACCGATTTAATTTTGCGCTGCTTACGTGCAGCAGCGCGTTGTTGGGTTGTCAGAGGACAACGAAGTTTCCGAGAAGAATGTTTCTGCCGGCGCTTACGGGCAGCGCGGGCTAATTGTTGATTGATTTTGCGGGAATTTTGCATGACAATAGCACGAACGGTTCGTGCGATAGGTGTAACGCTTGAGCCTTGGCGGAAGCGTTTTTGATAACCATTACGACGGGCACGCCGTAGCGCTGTGGTGTTTAACCCACGCCCGCCTGTGGAGGCGTTAAACGCCGCGCGGTTCATGATTTGACGAACCCGCTTGTGAGCGGCGCGGGCGGTGGCGACGTCACCAGTGCAATCGTCGGGAGTGAAGGCAGCAACAGTCAGGGTTGGGGCAGAGGCACGGACTTGCTTAGCAAGTTGTTCCGCCCATTCCCGACGGAGCTTAATATTGGCAACCGGTTGGATACCAGCACCGGCAGGCAAAGTATTAAACTCTACCGGCAAGGCCAGTAGAAGTTGCATTACCAACAACCCATTCCAGCGGGTAATCCGAGCTGGTGGTAGGGCCAGCTGAGGGCGAACAGCTGCGTCAATAGCAGCATTGAAGTCAGTCAGGGCCTGCTGACGACGGGCTTCAGCATCAGCTGCCACCGGAGGTAGCAGCAGTTGAGCGGTAGCGGTGGTGGTGATAACAGCGGTTGGCTCATCCCATGGTCCGAAATCACACAACGGTATATCCCATGGGTCGGCGATATGAGTTTGCAATACACCACCCATCAGAAAGGCAACATGGGCGGGGCTGACTGCAGCGGAAATAACATTAGCAGCAACGGAAAATTGTTTGAAAGACATAGGTTTAATCTCCTACTTGACTGAGTTTGGTTTGGATTGAAACAACGTCCATGCTTTTAAGCGGAGCTAAGGACTGAACCGATTGGATTTATTTAATGTCTTGTCCAACTCAGACCTGCCCAAGCAAAAACCAACGCGGCTGTGCGCCTTAGCAGACATCAGGTCGGCTTGCGCCGCGCCATTGGTATCTACGTATCGGTTGTCTTGGGTAATAAAAAAACCCCAGGTATAAAACCTGGGGCGGAGCTAACAGAACCAACTCTTGTTAGGAGTGGGTCTGCTAGCTCCAAAGAAGTGAAATTAGACTTGGGTTAGGTCGTAACCCGGGTCGTTGTCCACCGGGCGGTCCGGGATGTTGAATACCGTATCCCCCGAAGGGGCGGCATCCACAACACCGCCGACACCAGAAGTGGTGGTAGTAACCGTAGTGACCGGAGGAGCGGTGGGCGCCACAGGTTTAATATTCCATACCTCCGGGCGGTACCCGATTTCGACCAACACTTCCCGTATCCGCGTGAAGTCCTCGGGCTTGACATCCGTTGGAAGGTTGCAAGCCTTCTTGATAATCACCAACTTATCCACGACAGATGCGTTGATGTCCGGGTAGCGCTCCAACACTTTCGTGCGGGCGTTCCATTCCGGGGTAGCTTGCATACCTTTGTCCTTGGTAGACTTCGTCGACTTCGTCGACTTCGTCGACTGGGTATTGGAGGAGGTATTGGAGGAGGTATTGGAGGAGGTATTGGAGGAGGTATTGGAGGAGGTGGTCTTCTTAGGTGGGGCTTGACTTGGTTCTAACACCAAGTTGAACTTACCTTGTTGGTAAGCCTCCATAATTTCCTTAGTGGATTTACCATCCAGGAAGGTTTCCCATACTACGTCCATCTGCTCCCGCAATGCTTTGGCCTCTTTGGCCTCAGCTTCCAGCTTTTCACACTGGATGGCGAAACCCGCCGACCGCTCGATCGCGGTCTTGGTCCGCTGCTTCCACGCAACTTCATTGTCGCGTTCCTCCTTATTTACCTCTGTCAAGGTTTCCAAGTTTTTCGCTATTGCCTCCGCTGTCACTACCTTTTCAGGTGTGTTATCTGTGGCTACGGTTGGGGCCACCTTACAATACTGCGAAGGCAAGCCCCGCTTGCAAGAAGGACAACCGCAGCCACCCACCGGAGCCGCCTTGGGAGCAGCAGGGGCAGCGGGGGCAGCTTTAGGGGCGCGAGAGATTTGAAGACCTAAGAAATTGAAAGGCATAGTGTATCCTGGCACTTAATGGCAGTTCCCGCCTAGTGTTAATAAACCACCTTCTTTAAACGTCTTACAGGTGGCAAAAGACGAGCATGACCTGTTATTTTGAGTCGTTGTGCTTCCCGACTACTTACGCCAGTTCAGATACAGTACTGGGAACTCTCCACAAATGTTCTACGTGTTGTGTCTACACGTTCCTATTCATTCGATGAGCTAGGTCGACTCATCCCCTTTCATACAGCCGGGTCTGGCTTACGTTTCATCCCACACATGCCCGCAGCAAAGCGGTTGTCTAGGGCAATAAAAAACCCACAGAACAACTTAAAAGTATTAATATAAGCAAACCTAAGTGCGGCTGTTCGCGGCTGTTGATTCGTGTCTTATCAATCCCCACCGCGGCTGTTAGACTCTGCCTAAGCAAAATCCAACGCGGCTGTTAGCTAGGGATGACCGTAGCTCAGCCGAAGACACAGCCACGCTGCGCTACGTCCTTTACTCTCTATCCATGGTCCTGTGGACCCCGATCTTGCGAACGGTTTTATAGATGGAGGTTAAAGAAGCGCAGCGTAACGCGGCTATCCCTATTAAATAAAAAACCCCTCCGAAGAGGGGAAGTTTATTTATATTAGAAGCCGAATTCAGCCTCAATATCGAACATAAAATCCTCTACATTGGATTCGATGACAGCTCCGAATTGGAGCGTGGCTGCTAGCTGGTTTAGTTTGTCTTCAGACCGAGCTTTGGCAACTCGTAATGCCTCAGCGGCAGCTTGAACAGCTGCTTTCTTTTCGATTAAAGACTCAGCTCGTAATACTTCTGCTTTTTGTAAAGCAGAGTATTCACGCGCTTGCTCATTAGTATTTGCGGTTTCTTTGGTTAGACGACCATGCAGGGCATCCAACTTTTCCTCCACTGTTAGGGTAGGAGCCGCCGCGGGAGCGGTGACTTCCTCTACCGGGGCTACCGGTAGATTAGCAGAAGAAGAAGAAGAAGAAGAAGAAGAAGAAGAAGAAGAAGAAGAAGAAGAAGAAGAAGAAGAAACAACGTAGCCAAAGTTGAAAACTGTCATAGTAAACCCTAGTCCGGGGAAAAGAAGAACCGGCTGTCTAGGGTATAAAAATACCCTCCGAAGAGGGTATTATAGTTATGTTTTAGCCACTCCGCCTTTATTGGCTTGGTGGCACAGGGTTCGTACCCTGTTAACTAGCTCAAGATTGTCGTCTTGAGCGGCGGCTACCATTACATAGCCGAGTAGACCGATATACATCAGCTTCCTCTTCTCGAGGAGATCAGGGGACACCTGCTCCTCGGGTCTGAAGTTGATGGTATACCGGTAGTCGGTATACCCTGCGTCGGCGGCGGCGCCTAACAGGGAATAAGCAAGTTTGAAGAACCGACGATAGTCTTTTGCGCGCATAGGTACCTCCGTAGCGGTTGTTAAAGACATTAAAATACCCCCTTGCGGGGAGTACTTTAATACCTTGGTTAGACGACCATGTGGGCGCTAACCAAGGTAGAAAGTGGGTGACCTAGAAACCAAACTCTTCCTCGATGGAGGACATAAAGTCCTCCACGTTGGATTCGATGACAGCTCCATATTGGAGCGTTTGGGACAATTGGGTCAGTTTAGCTTCAGACCGGGCTTTGGCAACCCGTAGTGCCTCGGCGGCGAGCTGAATTTGGGCTTTCTTCTCAATCAACGCTTCAGCACGAAGCAGCTCTGCTTTTTGTAAGGCAGAGTATTCACGGGCTACTTCATTCGCGTCTGAAGTTTCTTTAACAAGCCGCTGGTGCAGCCCGTCTAGTTTTTCCTCCACTGTTTGGGTCACCACCGGGGCGGTGACTTCCTCTACCGTTTCCACCTCCATAGGGGTAGGTACCTCTTTGTAGGTAAATAAGTTAGAAAAGTAGCCGACGGAAGTAGATTGTTGAATTGTCATGATAAATCCCTAGGCCGGGGAAAAAGTGAACCGGCTGTCTAGGGTATAAAAAACCCCTTTTTATAGGAAGTTCCCTAGTCCTAACTGGCGCCCTCGCGGGCTATCCAGGTTTGATAAGGTACTTTTCCTATAAAAGAAGGCAACCCTCTTCTGCTACTACTTCGGTCGCACCCCAAGCGTAGCTAGCTTCCACTGTCACTGGAAGCGAAGAGAGTTATTTAGTAGAACAACCATTCGGATGTTGGCAGGTTATCCTCGTCACCATCCATATCTCCGTAGTCGTCCGCCCCTGGTTCGGAGTCAGGGTCATAGTCGTCAAATGCCTCCCATCCTTGTGGGGAATGTAGCTCTATTTCTAGAGCATTCTCCCACCCAAAGAGGGATTCTTCTATCCGCCCCGCCCGGATATTACTCCGGTGGTTATGGGTTTCGACGATCAAGGCCCCGTCCTCCATATAATACGGAAGACGAACCGGAGCCGCCCATTCACCGACGTTGCGTCCCACAACCATGTGCCGACGAGGCCGCCCATGCGACCGTTGCATGAAGTACGGTATAGGCTCCGCCACACCGTACCCAGCTTCTGGCGCGTCGCCTACAACGGTTATTTCGTAGCCGTTGTATTCGACCAGATGGCCGTAGCTTGGTGGTAGAGTTTGGGCGTGGTCAACCCAAGCCTTGACCGTAGCCAAGTTCCGCAGCACCCCATCCGCGTCATGCGGGGATAGGAACATGCGGAATTCCACAGTTTGGGAGTTGCACATATTGACCGCTACGTAGCGGTCGTTGGATGCACCATATTTGTAGGCACACCAACGGTTGCCTTTACGGCCAGCCAATGCTTCTACTAACTTACGGTGCTCACATATCCATTCCACCAGACTTACCCACACGTTGTCGGGCAGGGAACGACGGCTGACATGAACGTGCATTCCTACACCCGACGTTTCCGTCAAGGTATTATTGGCGGATAGCAGTTTGTTAAAGGAGTCTGCTAGCTCCTTGATTTTTGTAACCATTTGGTCGTATGTGTAGGGGAGGGTCACATACTCCCCATCGACAGTGGAATCGGACTTAAAGATCCCCATACCCAATAGAGGATATAGGTCCATCAAACTGTGATTGGAGTGGTTAAACTCCAACTCAATCCCGTATAGGGTGTCCGTGGAGTTAGTTACCTCCTCCCGTTTTTTGTCTTTGGCTAAAGTCAGGATATTACGACTGTAATTCCAAACCTTGGCTTCTGGTTTTTCGATATCCCCCGTAGCCGCGACCATCTCTACAGGGGACTTCTTGATAGGGTAGGCGTTGGGAAGTAACCCCAAAACGCTGTCACCAGCATCTATCAACTCAACTAGAGCTGATAGGACAGGAGAATGACCTCCCTCTAACCAATCCGCATGGGTTAGGGTGTCAAACCCTGCGGACATATATCCGCTCTCTGTTACCTCAATTCGGAAGGTCCCGAACTGATTCTGCCCGAGGCAGATAACGATGGTGGGAGCAGACACGGAAGTGGTGGAGATAAAATTAGACATGGTATTTAACTGGGGGTGAAAAACAATAAACCCCAGTCTTGTGTCCGTGCTCTAAGCACCTGTGTCACGCTGCAGACCAATCAACTGCAACATGAGGACAATGCCGGTAAAAGGGACTCGAACCCTTACTTGCGTACCTACGTACCGGCTGTTTAGCACATAAAAATAACCCTCCTAAGGAGGAGGGTCAAAGAGTGTAGGTATTTATACAAACAAGTGCCCGCCCCTACACAGGCGGGCAAGGGCCTTACTTGGACTGCTCTTGGTTAGCAGTCCACACCAGGTAAACCCCGGTGATGACTGCGCCATTGACGGCAATCCCAGAGAGTACAAGTAAGGCCCAAAGAATGAGTCCACGCCAATCGAAGGGCGTAAACCCTTCGAGTTGGCGGTACTCAGACTTGGATAACTTTTTCATAGTTCTCCGTGGGTTTAACAATACAGGCACCCCTGCCTGGAGCTTATATAGACACCTCGACCTACTACGCTTCGTAGCGCACGTAGCGGTTGTCTAGCTCAATAAAAAACCCACCCCCGTAAGGGAGTGGGTGGTACGTAGCTTGTTTATACTCCCCTACGTTAGGAGTGTGGGTAAGGCCTTAGTCTACTAAGGCTTTACCCAACCATCACTTTGCCAGAATCGGAGTTCCGATTCTGTGTCCTTTTTAATGCAGTACCCATGGGCGAATGGGTCCTCCCCCAGAGCAAGCAAAAATGAAATGTGCGCGCCTTCGCGCACATTTTCCTCTTTGTGGGTTTCGATGTAGACCTCGCGGTCTATGTTTGACACCCACTGTTCGGGGCTAACCCCCGCACACTCAGCCGCCAGGAGGACGTTTGCCCCCAACGACAGACGATATAAATCCACTTCTTTTTCCACCTCTTGCGAGGTGGAGAACATGTTTATTTTGGGTTGGTACATGATGATCTTTTCCTTTTGACTAACGGTGAATGGGTTGTTAGACCCAATAAAAAACCCACCCCTTGCGGAGTGGGTAGGTAGTGCAGGTATTATTAACGTCCCCCTGCATAGGGACGAGCAAGAGCTTAGAGGGGGTTCAGCACCCACCCCCTAGCTGCTTGCAGATGCTGTCTACTCGCTGAGCAGGATTAACCTGCTCTTGGAGCTTCGGAGCCATGGCCCCGAAAGATGAGAGAAGAATAGCAGCAAACACTACGAGAATAGAGAAACGTACCATGATAGAAACACAGCGGTGTGAAAGGTATTGCCGCTGTCCTCACTAAATAAAAAACCCCTCTTGCGAGGGGTCTGTAGAGGTCATCATCTACAAGAGGGGTCTTTTACTTAGAAGCGGGAAGGTAAGGTCACCCTTACCATCCCGATGAGCGAGTCCGCCTTATCGAATGCGCGCGCCCGTAGGCGCACGCAAACCAAACAATCCGCCAGCTGGGCTTGGAGCCCAGCCTGGCGGGTGAGCTTGCGGGCGGTACGAATCTTAGACATAATTGTCCTGGCACTCACGTAGTTCCCACGAAGCCGTTAGTTCTGATAAGCCCGGTCTAGCTTATGACTTAGCCGTTACCAAACCCGGAATTTCTCAATTCCGAGGCGGGGTATAGGGGAAAATCACATAATTGGTCTCATTTAGAACCGCGAGTAATTTTTGTTGGAGCTCCGTCCTATACCCCCTGGTTATTACTGGAGGGGAGGTTCGTCTAGAATTATTCGTCAAATGCTGAAAGTCTTATGCTGCAATCGTTCTAGCGATTTCGTTAGCTCCCCACCTAGGCGAACACTCCGCGTAAACAAAAGAAAACCCCGCTGGCGTTCATACATCAGCGGGGTTTTCCTAAGACCTACTAGTAAGCTCTTTGTAGGGTTTGTTATAGTAGGTATATTGTTAACCTTCTCTATCGTACAATATGTCTTCTTTCGTTCACCAGCCCGTAGCTCCGTTTGATTTCAATGAATTAGCTGACTTAATTAAGAGTGAGTTAAAGCAGAATCCTGATAGCGATGGGTTCATTTGTGGTATCCGAGCTGTTGCCCGCCTTATTGGGATTAATCATACGTCTCTTATTGATAGCAATAAACAGAAGAATGGAGTACCTAAAGGCTTACTGCCGCGGCTTACCTACTGGTCGCCTGAGGAAGCGCCCGAATCTCTGAAACCCGTACTGGGCTTTGATTATAAGATTCAGCCGTATAACGCCGCGCACACCACCCAGCATAAATACTTACCGGAACTGGTCGTTCAGTGCATCATTAACTACTATGCCAATGATGCTCGTCAGACGCTACCGCGCGCGAAGCAGTTATCCGTCTTATTCGGGACGTTAGGAGTCCGAGCTGTGTTTTCTAAGGTGCTAGGTGTAGAGGAGGTACCAGCTGCCCAATCTTTACCGGCGGCGCTGCCGGCGTTACCTACTAACACAGCAATTGCTATCCCTGAAGTGCTAGTTAATGAAACGCCAGTTCAAGAAGCCCTACGGTTGATCGGTAAGCTGGAGTCTTATCGACTAACCCGGCAGGAGATTATTGCTTTCCTACATAACATCGGTCTGTTGGATTTGGATGAGGAGCACAATACTACTTACCGTGGTGTAGTCAAACACAAGTCATCCTGGCGGGCTCAAATCAGTGTTAACGGAGTGACCCGAGCTATAGGAATCTATCCTAGTCCTGAAGACGCTGCCCATGCGTATGACGCTTATGCCAAGGTTATCTACGGTGACAAAGCTAAATTAAACTTCTAGTTTGGACTTAACCTAGGGTTGATAGTCAATCCTAGGTAGCTACCTAGGGAGGAAGTAGGAAAAAGATGGCGAAGCAGACTACTACGGTACGAATTAATGCTGAGTTGGTGCCCGCGTTAAAAAAGGGGGCCCTGGCTCGTACCGGCGGGCGGGTGGGGGATTATATTACCTATTTGCAGGAGTTCTACGAGCTCCGGCATTTGGATGATTTGGCGGATCAACTCAAGTGGGCGGCTCGCGTAGGTTTGGATCTCCGCCAGATTACTCACCTGAGTGTGTTAAACACAGTACTGTCGGCTATCCTTACCCGGACGGGTATGCGGTGAAGCAGTTGATGCGCAGCCGGTCGTTTCGTAAGAAGTTAGTTCGGATGGGTGTGCCCAGCGCGCCGGAGATTCGAGAGATGGGTGCGCTGCTGGCTGCGGGGCCGGCGTTGATGAATAGTACCGAGTTGTTTTGAGACTCGATTATCTTATGCCGCCAGCTATCTAACCCGGTGATTTCGTCTATCTTCAGCGGGATTGGATTTGGGTTGGCTGGGTCTAATGCTTGGATACACAACCAAGTATGGGCTTTAGGTTTTATGAATACAGATTTAGCCCCCGCGGGGTGGTCGGTCTGGATAGTTAGGGGGTTATTAATTAAATCTGTGTAGCTACGCACCGACTCATAGGGACTAGACAGACTATATATCCTGACCCCGCCGGTAGGGGGTAAGTCTTTGGGGAAATAGATGAAGACTTCGTTATAGTTGGAGGCCTGCTCGACGGCGACCTCGCTTTCTAAGTTACTTAGGAACCGTTCGGTGTACTCCAGCCCTAGGGTGTTAGCTACGAGGAATTGGGCTAATACCGGGCCGTCGGGGGTGCGGAAGTTTAGGTAATATTGGCTAGCGTGGCTACTGGCTCGGATTAAAGCTCGCTCAGCTGGAGCAGTCCCCCAGTAAAACCCCCGCTCGCCTCGAACTTCGGTCTCTGGGCATACCCCAGTAAACAACAGCTCCCAGCGGCTATTAAGGACGTTGTAGGTGGTGTTCTTCCGGTAGCCGATGGTGCTGAGATCGAATAGATAATAAGGCAGTTGGGTATCGGAGTCCTGGGGTTTGAACTCGAACGGGGTCACGGTAAACGTCGGCCCATTAAAGTTAGCAATGTCTAGGATTTGCTCTTCTTCCAGGAAATATTTGATGAAGTCCAATCCCCCGAACTGCTGAAAGACGAGGTCTATCTTGGGTTTGAAAATCTGTAGGGCTTGGGTCACCATAGCTTATATATATTTAGTTACTAATAAATCTATCGTATAAAAGGCTTTATTCTTCCGAACGCCGTAGAACTTGTAGCTAATAATTACCCCGGTGTATTTAATTTCCTCCGGGCCCTCTTTGGCAGTGGGAGCGGAGGCGCCGTTGTTGGAGCTAGACACATAGACTTCAACTTCCGTGCCTGGAAGCACCACCTCATCCATGAACTGCTTGGCCTGTTTGTTGGCGCTGACGTGTTTGTCGAACTGGTCGGTAATTTCGTAGCTACTTAAAAGTACATCCGAGGAGCTCTTTTCGTCTGCAGATTTCCCCTGTCCAATTACCTCCTCCCCAGTCATCGCGCCGATTAGATTTAACATCGCGTTGTTAATTCCAATGGTCTGGACTACTGGGGTAGAGCCGGGGATGACGATGTTCTTATGTTTTGTATCAATCCGTTGGAGTATCCCTGGCTTCACCTCCGGGACTTCGATGTTCCCAAACTTGGAGCCGCCCCGGTTTTCCATCGCTGGCAGTAGGTCGAAGGTAAACCGCTTCGGCGTGCCACTCCTACGGTCTTTATAAAGGATATAGAATTTGTCGTCGGCGTTCATCCGAAACGCGGCGTTACTAGGGATATTAAAGCCCTTATTCGGGTCGATTTTGTTGCCGTTGATTTCGTTCTTGCTCAGTAAGGTAAAGCCACCGTCTTTAATGGGTTGAACCGCCTGGGTCTTAGGATTTACGTTCTTCTTAGCTAACTCCTCAGTAGTGAGCACTTTATCGTCGGCGCTAGCGTTCCCACCTCCGCCACCTCCGCCTGGGCTATACGTATGCTCTGGGAAGTTAGGGTTGTAGCCTGGGATAGCCTTATCTAAAGTGCCTTGTCCAATTGGAATGATTGTGTCTGTGTTCCCTAGATTTAACTCAACGTTGGCACTATCCGTCGCGTAGGTTTTAACGAGCTTATCAATAGCTAGCTTATTTAAAGCAGCGACACCTGAGGCGACATAATCGTCATAGACTAAGGGGCCAACCTCCCAAAGTGGTTCGTTATAAACAAACAGCTCTGGATACTCTAACGGGCCTACGACGTACTGGGTCTCTGAGCCGCCCCATAACGGTTCGTTGCCGTCGACGGTTAAGTCTCCTAAGACTTGGGTAATCGTTTTATCTAGTTGGTTAAGAACAGCCACTGGGTTATACCTCTACGACTTCTTTAATAAACTCGATGGCGTTGGGTGTGATTGTTACTGGGGTGGAGTGTCTTAGGTAGAATAAATCTGCTCGCTCCACTTGAGCCACCGGAATAAATGAGGAGGTGTCGGTGCCGTGTTTAAACACTGCGTTCTTATATAACCCAATGCTTCGATAGCTTCTAGGAATCCCATCGATTACATCGTTGTGGGTAAGCTGTCCTTCAATTAATACAAACCGGCAACGCTGCTTCGTCAACAACTCCAAATCAGGTTCGACTGGCAGGATGATGTAGCCACCGATTGTTAGAGTCGAGCCGGGTACTTCCCGGTCTGTTAACAGCACTGGTCGGGCGGTTACTTTAATAAAGCCGAAGCACTCTGGCTGGACACTGGAGTATTTATTAGGTGGATCTGGATTTAAGTCTGCTATCCAAGGCGACGTTTGACCAAAACCAAGCAGCAGTCCGTTAACCGCGTTGACCGTTTCTAGAACGCGTAGCGACTGGGCTTGTTGGAGGACAATAGACTTCATATATGTAGCAAAAATAAAACCTCTATATCTATACTCTAAGCTATACCTAGGAGTTGGGCGGTGGTCGGGGAGTTGGTGTCCTCCGAGATAATCTGGAAGAACTCCGCCGGAGACAGTGCGACGTTCGACCCGTCTACAAAGGCAGAGCGGATGTCTGACCGACCCGACATAGCTGTCAACGTTTCGCCGGAGTCTAGGTCTTCAGCGTCTAGTTCCTCCTCATCTCCTCCTACTAGATTCTGGGATAGATAGTTGTAGATGTTCTGGATGCCGGCGCTAACACTCTTAGCTACGTCCGCCATGAACTCGTCTTGTGTAACGGTCGTGGTAGGAATTGGTCGTTGGGAGATAACTCCCCCGACGGTCATCCCAATCAACCCGCCCGCTACCTCCGTTATTAAACGAGCGGCGCCGGTCTGTCCCGCAACCCCAGGTACACCCGCGAAGCCGGGACGGGCTTGGTCGAAGTGCTGTCCAAGTAGCGTACCAAACGTAGCTCCGCCTGCGTAGATAAGTTCGCTAACCGCTGCTCTAGCCAGGCCCTCTGTTGGACTGCCGTAGTTCATTAGATACTGCTGCATCCGTCCGAACTGGAGTTTATCTGCGATTCTCTGGGTGCGGTCGGCAGATTGGGTGTCTTGAGATGGAGACAACAACTGGCGTAGGCTCGATCGCTCGTAGGAGCTAGCCGTAATACCAGACATTACGACATCTAGACCTAAGCTAGTCACCTGCTCGGTAAGGGGTATGTCTCCCTGCATCATTGAGAACAACAACGGTACGCCAAGGATACTGACGCCTTCAGCTAGCCCGTGCATCCGGCTTAGGACTTCATGGCTCTCGGCGCGCTCTTTAGCCGCCCGCTGTACATCTACACTTCTTTGCGTAACGTCCATCAAATTATCTCTCGCCTGAGTCACCTCAGCTAACGGACTAACAAAACCAGCAGCCTGTCGGTTCTCTAGATAGGTGTCTAGGTTCTCGTTAAGCTTCTGCTGCACCACTTTCTGCTGCTCTACTAGCGCTTCTACCTGTTGTAGCTCCACTTCGCTAGTGTCGGCGGTTATCTGGCCAGTTTTCTCGGTGATAATCTGAGCCATGTTCTGAGCTAAGCCAGCCATTCCAACCTGGGTGTGGAGGTAGCTGTTGGCGGCTGCCGCGTACTCTAGGGCTCCCATCCCAGCAGTCACCGGTAATCGGTTCACTTCTGGCACTGGAGCGGTCGGGCTTGCGGTCGGAGTTTCAACTCCCCCGTAGGTGAGGGCCTGCACTACCTTCTGTTGGAAGTCAATCATCTGGTCTGGGGTTAGGTTAGCGCCGGCTTCGGACATCATCTGTTGAACGCTGTCTGGTATGGCTCCACCTAACGCTAGAGCAGCGAATACTCCTTTTACTTCTTGATGGCTTAAACTACCGCCACCGGCAATCTGGCTCTTAACGGCGTCTACAATAGCAGTGACATTATGAGCGAAGGCTTTCGGCAGGGCCTCCCCAGATAACTTACCTGCGTCGAGAGCGTATTGTTGGGCACTGAACTCCATAGCCAACGAATTGAAGCTATCGCCGTGTGCTACCAGGGCCTTAGCTAAATTAGTTGTACCCCCACTGTCTTGAATTTCTGCTACCGCTCGGTTGAACGCTTTGAGCCGGTTCATCATTGGCATCATCAAATCCGTCTGTTGGGAGATACTATGCTCCACCAAACTACCGATGACGGCTTTGGTTAACGTCTGTTCACTTAGCTGAGCCCCAGGATTCTCAGGAGTTTGTACGGCTGTGAGTTCCTGTTGGATAGCTGCACTCATCGCAGACTGCTGCTCTCGCAGTTTAGCTAGCTCCGTCTGCTGTCTGGCTTCTAGTCCGGCTACGATTTTGTCGGCGGTGTCTACGTTTAGATATTTATCCCGTAGTAGCAGCGTGCCTTTACCTTTTATCCGAGCTACTTTCTGTTTAGTAGAGAGACGCTCATCATCTAAAGTATTCTGTATCTCATCTAGAAAGCGAACGGGCTCAGTTTCTGAATCACCTATCTTAACGTCTAGGTAACTCTGAACGTCTTTGATATAAGACTCCATGCTGGCCAACGTCAATTTACTATCATCGACGATCTGACCCTGCTCGTTCACTCCATAGATGTCTAGAGCTTTCCGAGTCACGTCGATGTGGATGTTCTTCATCCCTTCCAACATCGCGTCGGAGATGAAGTTGGCTTGGAACTTATTCATCATATCCGACAGTACATAAGTCGTTAACTTAGCGTCGTCGATACGCCCGTAGGTAGCTACGCGGGCTTTGATGTGTTCTGGTAGTGTGCCATCGTCTAGGGCCTTCTGGTAGCTCGCTTTGATAGCTTTCAGCGTACTGCCATAGGAGCTGTTTTCCATGAGGTTAGCTGCGCTATCTCCTTTACCACTGACGTAATCAGTCAATAATCGCAGAGCGGCAAAGGCCGTTAATCCTTCCGTCTCCTGAACGGAAGGCCCTCTAGTGTCAACTCCATACTGGTATTGCAGGGCGCTGTTAGCTACCGTGCCTAAGAAGTCTTGACTAACGATTTGAATGAAGCTCTTGCGTTGGTCGTGGTCGGTATAGCGAGACTCCATCTGGAGGATATTGGTGTAGCCAACTTCTTTAGAGATAGCTTCCCGGTCGGTGATTCCGATCTCTTTAAGTTCGTCTAGAGCAGACTCACTGATTCGATAGGACTCAATCCGGCCACTTAGACCGCCCGCCTGTTTCGGTTTCAAGGCGGCGTCCCGGAGATACTGTTGGGTGGTGACCAAGAACCGGTAGCTAACGGCGTTCCGTTCTTCTGTTTCCCGCATGGCGATTCGCCAGGGGATTATCTCTTCCGTCGTATTATCTACCGCTTCTTGAGTCAACATGGACTGCATTCTGGTTAAAGCATCTCCCACAGCTGCGTCTGCGTTCTGTTGGATGGCACCAGTAAAGCCCCTCTCAACGGCTGCGTTGAATCCAGCGGTTAGGTCTTTATCCAAAAGCATTCGCTTGAAGCTGATGTCAGCCGATAGCCCACTGCTGATAGGTACGACAGTGTTGTACACCTTACCAAGTAGCGAGCCCCCGGTAATCCCCATGATGGCCTGCATCGAGCCGAAGTTCTCTGGGTCGGTTACAGTACCCCGCACGTTAGCGAACACCTTATTAACGCTCATCATCGACATTACCGTCGACTCCATCTGAGCTTGATATTCGGACACCGCCTGGACGTAGTCGTCTTTGGTGTAGCTACCTTTATCTAAGTAGGCTTGGTAGAAGGAGCCAGATTGCTCAAATTGACCAGACCAATACTCGAAGTTCTCCCGGACGCGGGTCTGCTTCTCGTTGGACAGTTTACCGAAGCCTTCATCCCAAGTTAAGGAGCCTTGTTGGAGCCTGCCGTCTGTGTCAAACTCAGCAGCATTAATATGAGAGTATTTACCTAACTCCCCGCCCATCAACCCAGTATCGAAGTTGAAGCCGGATAAGGTGTCTACGAACTGCTTGATTAAGCCGCGTAGCGCCTCGTCTTTAAAGACGGTGTTCTCCGCAATCTCCTTACTACCAATGACTTGTTCTGGCAGCGCTAAGAAGCTGCCGATGTAGCTACGCAACCCTTCGTAGGCTCGGTTTATCTTCGAGGTTCGGGTGGCTTCTACCTCGCCTAACGCTGCTTTAATCGTCTGCGTAGCGACGGATTTAAAGTTTTCTGCTTGTTGAATGGACGCAGCCTTCTCGGCCAGCTGCTCTTCTAAAGATTCAACCAAAGCAGGAACTGGGGTTGCCATATTTCTAGCTTTTACTAGAGCAGCTTCTATCTGCTCTTTCTCTCTGGATAATCGGCGTAGCTCTACAGTCCGCTGAGCAATCTCCCCGGTCATGTTATTGACTCGGCTGAGGGCGGCTTGGAAGGAGTCCCCGTCGTAGTCTCCTAAACCAGTAAACTCAAAACCGAAGGCGCTGACTAACATCAAGGCAGAAGCCGAGGTCTCATTAGAGGTTAGGAAGGTGTTTAGCTCCCGACCCCGTCGGTTCGTTTCTGTAATCTCGATGGCTTGTTTAAAGAGGCTGTTGATTGACTGCCCATCGGTTGGGTTGCTGGTATAGAACGGTGCCCCTTGACGGCCTGTTAGGACAGCCCCTAGCCCAGCTCGGTACTCAATCTCATTCTGGACTTTAGCTAGGTTCTCCTGGTTAACTGGTTGACCACTGATAACGGAGGCAACGATGATGTCGATGTTCTCGTTGTTAACCAGCCGACGGTGTAAGTCTTCCGGGGTGATGTTTGCACTTTCGTTTCCGTAGTGGTAAGCGTAATCTCTTAGTAGCTTTGCCCACTCACGTAGCTGACTGTTATACTTCGCCAGGTCGGGATAGTCTTGGTATATCTCAGCTTCTTGCTTCAACAGCCGAACGGTTTGTTGGTCTACTGAGTCAACGACAGCTCCAGTGCTGGGATTTATTATATCCTCGACGCCAGCATACAGCTGCCTAGAAGCTATTTCAGTTTCGTATTGATTTACTGTGTCTTGGCTTAGCGACCCCATGTAGGCATTGGCTTGGTCTAACCTTGCTTGTTCTACTGGGACATAACGAGCCGTTGGGTTATTAAGTTGCGCGGCTGCGCGTTCGATGGTTAACTTGCTCTGCTGGTACTCCAACAGATTCTCTGCTACAGTCTGACGGCCTTTAGCGGCTTCTTTGGTCAGTCCATAATCAATATTCAACCGGAAGTACTCGGGACCCCCGTAAGCAGTACGTTGGGATTCGACGTAACCAATAGCGGCTTCAACCTGGGCTAAGCGGCTTTGCAGCTCGGCTTGGTTACCTAACACTGATACACCTGATTGAAGTTCGTCGTATTGTCTTTGAGTTAGTTTGTTACTTAGTCCTGTACCTTGGATGAAGGTTTCTTCCGCAGTGTAACCGCCAGCTAACCGCCGTTCCAAGTTGGCTTTGATTTCATTTAGCCGGTCAACGATAAAATCGATGTTCTTACCGTCTTCCTTACCGTAGGCAACTGCTCTAAGCCGGTTAGTGTAATCTATAACCTCCTGCATCTGAGCTAGGTTAGCTGCCTGCTGTTGTGGAGAGCTGGAGTCATATTGTACATATCCCCAGCCGATGTACTTCTGCAGCTTTAATTCACTTTCGATAACGTTCTGATAAGCCTTGTGCTCTTCAGACAACCCAGCGTGGGCAGCCTGGCGAGCTGGTAATTCCGCAGACTTCTCAGCTATCTTCGTGTCTAACTTTCCAATTTCAGTTTTTATTGCGGCTAACTCACCTGGAAGCTTAGTAGTGTTATCGGCTTGATACCCTTCTAACTCAGTTACTTTATCTCTCATGCCTCCAATTTTTTGGGTGAGGTTCTCAACCTGCCCGGTGAGATACTGGGGCCAACCGTCTTCGTTATAGAAGAATGAATTGTCTGGTATTGGCATCCCAACTGGAACGGCTTCAGGGCCTCTTAACCCTAGGTCAGCAACCATAATATTACTTCTGGCTCTAGCCTGTAGTTGATTTGCTCTTTTCAGCTTGGCATAGAGGCTGTCACCTTGTTCTATAGGGAACAAGACGCTAGCCGCCTTCTGCCTAGCTTTAACGCCGTCTATACTCTGAGCGTCAAGGTCAGCATCCCCGAACATAAGTGCGCCAAAGAAACCTCCAAATTCACCTCTAGATAAGTATGCAGCTCTTACCATCGGAAAGCGGCTATCTCTAACGGTGTTTAGTTGCTGCTCACTTGGATTGAATAAGAAGTTGGTGTAACCTTTGATGTCTGATTGGGTCATTAGCCGCTCGGTCACGGCGTCTAACCGAGTTAATGCACCTACGTTTTCGGGGGTGACCGTTTGGTTTACACCTAGGTCAGCCAGCCCCGCATTGATATTAGTAAGGATGTTGGGTAGTCTGGTGTTGTTTATCTCGTTATAGGCACCCTCTAACGTAGGTATCATATTGTCTACCGCGGCTAACAAACTCTGCCCCCGCGGAGTCAGTTGGTTTACAGCTATACGTCCGGTAGCTTGACTAGCTGGGACTACTTCAAAGAGTGCCCTGACGTTATCGTTTACCTGCGCAGCGAACTCTCTTTGTTCTTGTTGACTGAGTTGATTTAAGTCACTCGGCATATTGGAAGGTATAATACTTCCTTGGGCTACGCTGTTATACCTTGTTAGATGCTTCTCTAAAAACCGCATTTGCCCGATAAAGTCCCGTGCGGAGTAGGGCGGCACTTCGTCGGTAAGTCCTATAGCATTTTCTATTGAAAAGACAATTTTATCGTGGTAGGTATCTCCAAACTGGTTTTGGTTGGTTAGCGTATTAATTTTACGACCTATAGCAGGCAGTACTCTGCTGTTAAGGTTCTGGTAGGTGCTGGCTTGGTTTAAGAGCCAATTCCATTTATTATCTACGTTCCGTCTTGCCCGCTGAACTCTGGTGTTGTGTCCCTCTCCTGATTGGTCGTAGGGGTTTCTGATGTCGTAGTAGCGGTAATAGTTTAGGCTGGCTTGTTGTGTGCGGATATACGCTTCTTGCTCAGCAATTTTTTGCTGTTTATCGACGACTTGAGCTTCTTTCTTAGCGATAGCTGCATTTTTCTCGTTGATTCTCTGCTGCAGCTCCATCTGGTTTTTAACGTAGCCGCTTCTTGTGTTGTAGTGATAAGCTATCTGCTTACTTCTTTTAGCCTCTAACCGGCTGATTTCATCCTGTCTATTCTGCAGGGATTCGCCCGATACACCAAAGTTGAGCCGGTCACGCTGTTTAATAATGGTGTTCTCGCCTTTAATGTAGCCAAGGCTAACGTCTAGGTTTCTAATCCGCTGCTGGTTAACCTTCTGCTCTTCTATGAAGGCAAGCTGTGTTTTGACTGGGTTTTCTGTGCCTAAAGGTACTACTCCACTTAGATAGGTGTTTCTTACTTCTACTAGACCCTTAGCTGAACGTAAAGCGTTCTCGATAGTATCTCTATCACCAGAGATTTGGGCTTGCCGTAGCTTTTGAATCACCGACTCGACTTCGTTCTTAACAGTGCCATCCGTCAGCTCTTGCAGTAGTTCTTGAGCGTATTCAATTTCGTTGGTAATCGTCAGTTCCATCAGAATCTGACCCTTACTTCCTAAAGCAGCAGCTAAGCGGATGGCTTTAACATCCTTCCTGATAGATTTATCGATGGACGAACTTAGCCGGCGGATACCGTTTCCGGCAGTCAGCCCCGCTGCCCGCTCCACCCGGGAGCCCATTCCTACCTCGTCCATCCCGACCAGGAAGCTGTTGACGGCTATATAGGAGGTACCGCTCATCCCCATCCGGTTGGCGGTGGCCTGGCGGATGCTGTTTTTGTTGTGTACGAGTTCTACCGCCGTCTCTTTCGACTGCTGCATTAATACCTGCAGTTCTTGGAGCTCTACAACCTCTTCGTCAGTAATTGTGGAGGTGCCGACACCTTGTAACGCTCCGAGTTGAATCTTATCAATCACGGGCTGTAAGCGTTGTAGCTTCGCTACTAATTTGAACTGAGCTTCCAATGCCGGGTGGGACTCAGCGTTAAATAGTAGGCTGAGCTTCTGTAGGATATCTAAACCAAGTAACACCCCTGTCTGAGCGTTACGGTCTGAGCCTACAGTAACTACGTTTAGCCCCCGGCCCTGAGTATCCAAACTATGACGGTCTAATATCTCAATACTTGGCAGGCTAATCATCCGCGTTGTGCTTAACGATTGCATAATCGTCTTAGCTGACTCGCGTTGTAGTCTCCCTTCAAAGTCGCCTTTATTCCGGTAGTACTCGAACTGCTGCTGTGCTGATTGGTATAGAGACTCCATACCTTCTAAATATTCCGCGCCAGTATTCATATTGAAGGTATTTTCCACTCGCGTTCTGACTTGCTCCCGGTAAGTCTCGGTTATGGCATTTAACGCTGCATTCGTAGCTAACGCGCGTGTCCCGGTAGCATTATAGTTTCTCAGATATTCTTTCTGGTAAAGAATATCCTCACTATCCTGGTCGTATAGGTGGGTCGTGTTGAGACTGGTATTAATTGGAGACTCCTGCCGAGAATACAACCTATCTAGAAACTCCTCCATGTTAAACTCGGCTATTCCCAGTTTTGCTTCTTCTAACCGGGTCTCTAGTGCTGCCATAAACGTGGGGTTGTTGGCAGCTTTATGTCTGAACTTTCTGTCCAGCCGAGTTCTAGTTTCTTCGAGGACTAAGTCAACTCTGCGGTTGATATTAGCCTCGTAGTCTAGGTTATTACCCAGGTTACGGCGAGTGATGTCTGCATAGTCCATCATCTGCTGCAGGGCAGGTAGATAGCTGTTACTGTCCTGCTTTTGGTGACCTTGTTTAATAAACTCACTAACGGCTTTAGTCCCTAACGTTCTAGTCTCTACCCTTCCTGATGAATCAACGTTGCCTGGTAGCTGATGCCGTCCGAAGCTTGTGTAGTGAGTTAGGTACGTATTGATAAAGTCGTAGGTAGTGTTCTGTCCAAGAGAGAGGCTTAATCCTAGGCGTTTAGTTGTGATATCTTCGTTAAACACCAACGCGGAGAGGTCTGAGTTAATAGCCCGATGCTCCGTAGCGTTAGTTATTAGTTGCGGAGTCAACCCTAATTCTGTTTGAGCGATATGTTGCACAACAGCGGCATCCCCGAGGTTGTGCTTCATAATCCCGTAGCTGTCTTGGACTTGACGGTGGGTAGGGACAACGTTCTCGTAGACGATGGCTAATTGAACCAAGGCATGTTGAATTGTACCGACGTCGGTCAAATCTTTCGGGTTATAAGCATACATCTCTAGTTGCTTAGCAGTTAAGCCTTGGGCATAGTGTCCTTCTAACGCAGTGATATTCTTCATCCCCGCAGGCACTGCGAGTTTACTCGGCTCATACTCGCCAGGTAATTCAATAAACCGCTGGGTCTGAACGTAGGTGCGGATAGCTTGGTAGACCGCTTCCACCTCATGGAGCATCTGCTCTTCTTCAGAGGTGATAGTTTGGTTCTGCTTCAGTTTATTCAGAACGCCTTTGACTTTGTCGGCGTCTGGAAGGGTATATCTAAAGCGGCGGGCAACCTCTTCAATCCCAACGCTTAGTTTCTCCCCAAGGTGACCAAACTTACCGTATAGCTCCAGGGCTGTGTAGGTGGCGAGCTTCGTCTTCTCACCGTATTTCAATAGCCGCTTTTCACCATCTTCGCCTTTATCGTCTTTACCGTAAGCCGTCAGCAGGTCTTGAAGCTGCTGGTCAGCGTTACTAACTCCAGAGTCAGTCAGATTCCGTTTTATATCGGTCTTGAGCGCTTCTATCTGCTTCTCTTGTTGGCTACGAACATCGGCTAACTTACCGCTTACTGACGCGGCTATCAGCTGTATCGTAGCTTCGTCTGCATTGGCTAAGAAGCTTTGACTGGATGACTGGCCTGCCAGCTCATCTAGAGTCCGTCGGACGATACTGTGGTCTTCGCCGACCGCAGTCAAGTCGTCAGGACTAATATTGAATAACCCAATGCTTTGTGATTGAGCTGCTAGTCGGCTAATCTGCTCGTTTGTTCTTTGTTCGGCTGGGGTGTTTAAGGCATCTTGTAGTGTACGTAGGTAGTCAGCTACACTTTCAGGGCCTTGACGAGCTAACCGCTCGTTATGTTCGGTCAGGTCAGTTCCCGCTAATTTGTGTAGCTCTCGGATGAGCTCAGTTGTTTCGTGCCGGCGTAAGGTGGCGCCTAGGTTGGCTTTATAATCCCCAGACCCTCTAATTGTTTCGTGCAGTTTCTTCAGATACCCATCGGCGTCTGCATCTAGTTCAGCATTGAACATACTCCGGGAGTCCAAGCTAACCTCAGAGAAGCCCATTGCATTCAGCCGGTCTTGAACGTCTACGTTGCGGTAGATGTCCTGGGACGCCTTTAATAAGAAGGCCAACAGCCCGGCTGGGCGAGTCGTAAAGTCATCTAAGTGGGTGTAGATGTCTTTGCCATGCTCTTGTCCAGTCTTTAGGCTCTTGGCTTCGGTGAACAACGTATCGAATAACTGTTGGGTACCAGACTGTAACTTATTCAAAGCATCATCATCGCCTGTTAAGGCGGAGATAACTTGCTGGGTTAACGCGCTCTCTAAAGTCTCACCTTCTCCAACACCGCCCACTAAAGCAGCTAAGCCAGAGTAGAAGCTTAAAGAAGACTTCAACTTGCTGTCGTTTGCTTTACTTTTTACTGGGCGTAACCGCAACGCCTCCGCGTACTGAGAGCGATTCTCTGCGTCGTGGGTCGTTAGGCTGGTGCGGAGGGCCTCTTTAAGCCCCTCAATGTTGGTTGAATCGTCGAAGGTCATTAGTAGCATTGCTAATGCTTCCGCGATGGCTCTACCTCCTTTAACCTTGGAATCCCCTTTACCTGTAATTAGCTCGTAGATACCGCTTTGCTGTTGCTCTTCTAGCAGGCCTAACCCCATATCGAAGTTGAAGCCCTTGATTTGACTAGTAGATAGCATCGCAAAGACGTCTTGCGCGGCTACGCGGGTGGGTAAGAGGTGCTTCGTACCTTCAGTAAAGCCGGCCAAGGCTTCCCATAAGGCCCCCTCGGCTGTCCGCATAGGCCCTTTAGACATCGTGGTACCTGGACGCATGGCGTCTCGGTCGGCTTTAATCGTCTGGGTGTTGAGGTCTAAGGTTACGGTATTCCGTCGACTAACGTTAACTCTGGAGTCTGACACAACGGTAATCCCTTCACCGAGTTCACGACCCGCCATAGCCGGCAGCCGGAACAGCATCGGTCGTACCTGGCTGTCTCCTGTCGAACTGCTGTAGTTAAATAGGTTCTTAATGGTGAACGCCATGGAGTTCTCTTTGACTTCACCAATTTTCTCCATAGAGGCTAGGTATTGAGCTGGCTCCAGCTGGACGTCCTTTCCGTCTGAATCTTTCTGTACGTCGGGCGGGCTATAAACCCCTTTGCGGTAGTAAAAGCCTACTTCATCCGAGCCACGGGAGATATCTATGCGAAGGTTATCGCTGTTCAACGACTGGATAGAGTCTATAACCAGTCGATGGACGTCTCTGGCGTCAAGACTGTCACCTACAGCGAGCCGAACGCTCTCTATAAAGTTGCCAATATTAAGCTTACCTTTGGGGTCAGCTAAGCCTACTGGGGTTACACCCAGCTCAGCTAGTCGGCTGGTCACCTCAGTCGTCACCTGTTTATTCAGGCTATTTAGAACATCGGTTAGTTCGACTTTAAGGTCTTTAGCTAAAAAGATAGTCCCTGGCTTTAGTTTGTCGTTGATTTCTTTCTGTAGGGCAGCCGGGTTAGCTGAGAAGGAGTCTAACGTAGCTGTGGCCTGGACAACGTGGGGTTGAACATATCTCAGGTCATTGTACTTAGAGTTTAAGAGACCGTAGTCAGATAACTGAGACGCCCCGGTACCGATGACTACCCTTCTGGGGGTCTTACCGCCGATGAAGCCTTTGATAATCTGCTTCTGGTCTTCACTCAACTCTACAGCCACCCGTCGCAGCAGTTGGGGGTCGGGGTTTCTTAACAGGTCAGCGTCTTCGGCAGTGTTATCTGGATGGAGCCGCTTAAATTCTCTTAGATATTCATCCTTTAAATAATCGAACTGCTGTCGGCTTAGACTACCAAGAATACTGCCGCCTAAAGACGATGGTGCGTCTCCCGCGTTGTAGCTACCAACACTCCCGAAACTCAAGGCGTATTGAACGAATTCCTTTGAGGCCTCGTAGATAGGTCGAGTGGAGGTTAGGTTCTTCATCCGTTGGCTGATTTGCTCAGACTTAGCAAACGGGAAGAAATATAACAGCTGGTCTAGGTTACCTTCCTCGTCTAACTGACCGTTTGGAATAGCATTACCTTGCTCGTCGTACTTAGGTAAAAGCCTACCATCGTAACTAGTCTGGTAGTCTCGCTCGTAACGACTGAAGGTTATCTTAGCTAACCGTTCTGCTTCTGCTTTAGCCTCGTCTTTGTTTCGTCCGGCCTGTTCCAGAAGAGCGGTCGTCTCCTTGATATACTCACTCTTTTTAATAATGCTGAGCCCGGGCATACTCTGCATCAAACCCATTAGGTTGTGAACGACCGGAGCCCCGCCCTCTAGTTTCAACAGCCCGCCGTAGCGAACGTAGGCGTCTTGGAACTTAAGTCTACCGGACGAAGCAACGGCTCGGAGGTACTCGCCTGAGTAGGCCCCCAGGCCTTCCCCGTGCATTAACGCGTAGGGGCTCATAACAAAACCGGTAGTCTCTCCACCTCGGAGGTAGTCAAAGACGTTCGCAATCTGCTTGTCTTCGCCGTATACCGGCAGGCGGTGGATACCTTGACCAAAGGAGTAGTTCGTTTCGTGGGGTTGAGGGAAGATGTCTACTTGGTTGCTAAACGCCTCTTTCTTCCCTTTCTCTACCTCGTTTTTATAGATAGCCGCCAACACCGGATTGGAGTTGATGGTCTGCATAATCAAATCATTATAAATACCGCTATAACCTAAGCCGCCTTGGGTGCGTAGCCCCATACTGACGGATTCAATCACCCGGTCGGTAATGGTAGAGGTGAACTTAGCTACCTGTTGATGAATGGCTTCACCGCTGGTAGAGCTACCCACCATCGACATTAATCCCTCAACAAAGACGTCAACCGCCTTAGTCATCTGCTCTCTTCTCAAGCCGGCTAACGCTTCAGTCTTGGAGTAACCAGGGACGTATTGGTCGTAGTCTGCTAAAGCCCCACCTAACATATCGGTTAGTTGAGTTTTAAACGCTACCTTAGCCTTTATCCGGTCTTTAGCCGAGCTGCCGGCTAGCTGCTCGATTAAGCCCTTGGAGACATTCTCTAAGTCGATGTTCTCTTTATTTTTATTCAGACTGTAGCCTAACCCTTTGCCAATCTCGGCGAAGTTAGCTCCGATCAGTTTCCGTAGGTTGGTCTGAAAGACTCCTTTGTCTAAGTTACCGAAAGTAGTGTGAACACCACGAATTTGGTACTCATACTGCATGGAGTGATACATCGTGGTCACTAAACCACCTAAGACATCGAATGCCCCGGCTTGGTAGCTATCTCCGTGGCGGAGAGTCTTATCTACGACTTTGCCTTCTCTAGGGTCATAGACTTGATAGGTCTTGGCGTCGCCAGAACTATTCTTATAGACCATGCCGGCTAGCATCCGCTGAGTCTTGTTTAGATAGACGACAGGCTCCATGCCGTCCTTATAACGGGAGTTGATGGTCTGCTCTCCCCCGAAGGTTACGTCAAAGGAGTAACCTGGCTGCCCCTGAATCGGACTAGCAATCTGGATTGTCGCCCCGACTAACTTAGCCTCTCCTTCACCAACGAGATACCGGCGGCTAAAGATAAACTTGGGCATCTTACTGGGGTCGGTGCTTTCCCAAACGCGGGCTTCCTTCCCGCCCATCTGCTGCAGATAGGCCAGGCCCTGCTCAGCGATTGCCGAGTTTCCTCGTCGTTCGACTAACAAGCCTTGATAGTCCTTCCCGCCCCTTAGATTTAACCCAAAGCGGCTGTAGCCATGTAGGTAGGTATTGGCAATATCGTCCTGCTCCTCCGTAGAGAGAAGGTCTAAAGAGTTCGCACTGGTTTTATCTAAGAACAACATCGTCTCAATGTTGTTTTCGTAGGCCTGCTTTGATAGGTTAGCCGACCCAATCCCATAAGACTTTAGTTTATTATTCTCATCCAAGACAGCAAACGACTTACTGTGCATGAACTGAGACGGCATCAGTGTAAAAGCGTTGTTCTCTAGTAGGGTTTTAATTAGTCCGTGTCGTTCCTTCTGATTCTCGGTTCTAGAACTCTCAGCTATTTTGTCGACTGCGTAATAGTTGTCTAATAAGGCAAACAACCCTAGGTCTGGCTTATAACTTGTAGCTGTGATTCCAATACTTAATCGTCCGCTTTCCGCTAAGGTCTTCAAAGCCTCGAAGCCGGACGCCTTAACGCTAAAAGGCGTGCCCGACATATTTTTATTAGGGTCTAACATCTGTTCAATGTATTGAACAGACATAATAGCTTTGTCCTTTCCGTCAGCTGCGGCTCGGCCTAGACGGTCAGACATCTGTTCGTGGATGTCTTCGTTAACGTATAGAGCTTTGTGACCAGCGCCAGTAGCCACAAGGTTGTTTTCGTATAACGTTTTAAACCGGTCCCTTAGATTGTTAGGATCTCGGTCTCCAGTATCGTGCTTATTATCTTGTAGACTTAATAACGCATCGGTGGCTGCTTTAATCTGTTTGCTAACCGCGTCGAACGAAGCACGTTGTTTAACAGCCCATTGGTTGTGCTCTTCGTCATCTAATTTGAATGCTGCTCGATTGATAACCAGCATTTCTTCAATGGTGGTGCTTTGGTCTAAAGCTGGTGTGTAGTTTTGGGTGGAGATGAAGAACTTAGTAATCTGCTCTTGTTGACCCTGACCTTCATAGAAATAACCAAGCTTGGCGTGGATAGACCCGGTGTTCATATACACTGGTTTTATCCGGGCGTCGGCTTGTCCGTTGTATAGCTGTGAAGCTCGTACAGCTAAGTCGTTACCTCCGTAGATACTGGCACGGGTAAAGTCGTCCTGGGCATCTGACGCGGCTGAATACCCTTGTGTCCCTATCACCGTTGCACCAGGACGAGTAACTAAGGCAGCCAGCGCGCTAGTGTTCTGCATCTGGTAGACGTAGCCACGAAAACCTAGATTTCTGTTTTCCTCACCTGCGAACATGGCGAAGATATCTAAGTTACTTGGTCTACCAACTAACCCACTCGGACTCTGGTAATGCCGGGTTTGTTGAGTCAGCCGGTTACTGATGTTATCTATCGAACGGTTGAGCCGCTGAGCGCCATACTCTACTGCGCGAGTCAGCCCCTGGTTGAGATAACCTTGGTCGTACTCCGCTATCTTAAGTCGGTTAGCGGTGGTGTCTACATTCTGTTTCTGGTCAGCACTAACCTTATTTCGCTCGTCTTCTGCTTGTTTAAAGCGGCGCTCAAACTCCTTAGAGTAATTCTGAATACCTCGGAATGGATCGGTAGCATTAGTGACGAAGTTCGTCCAGAACTTATGGTCAACGTTGACTTCACCGTCAGTGTTTGCGTTCAGTGACCAACTGCTTAGGTTGGTGGCTACCTCTGGGTAGATTGCAACGTAGTCTTCAAGCGGGATTGATTTTAATAACTCTTTAGGCAGGCTTTCCCCTGCGTCTTTCAACGCCTGCTCTAAGAGGTTAATAAAAGACTGATATGTTGTAAGTAATGTCTCGTCCGCTACTAGGGACTGCTTTACCGGACCGTTTACCCTGGCATCCTCGCTTAGGTAGGTAATTAAGTCATAGTAGTTTTGAATAGAGTAAGTAGACATGTTTTAATAACATCACCGTATACTCTCAACTTAGTCAGAAGGGAGCCCGTATTTTGGACTCCCTCTGGCTACCGAAAGGTTTTGTCTAAGGCAGCGTTCGATTTTATATTGCTGATGGCATCTAAGGATGGTTTGATTTGCTCCTTCATTGCCATCTTGGCTTCGTTGTTACGCCGCTCAATCTCGCGGTTGAGGTTCTCTACCTCCAAGGCGATGGCTTTCTTAATGACTTCTGGCCATCCGTAGGTAGCGTAGAAGGCATCTCCACCACTTCCTATCCACTCAGCTAACGGAAGTTTAGTAAATTGGTTGGCTGCTATCCAGCTGGATATCTGGTATTTCTCGGAGATGATTTTAGCAGCCTCTTCAAAAATCATATCTCTAGAGAGCATTAGATTCTTGAACTCTTCTTCCGTTAGACTCTCCCAGCGGCGGATGGGCCACCAGTCGGGGTAGATACAGGAGCGCCCAGCTAACTCTAGAAGAGGGTCGCCAGGCGCGGCGACTGGTGTGGGTGGTGTGTAGTTTAAGAAGCGGACGGCTCCGTTGTTGTCTCCGAGGGCTGGGCCGTAGTACGCCGAGCCCGAGGTTTGGCGTCGGATTCTTGTTGCCCAAAGCTTGCTCTGTAGCGCTTCCCCGCTTCTTTAGCTTTTTCTGCCCCGTTATCGTCTAGGGTGAACTGGTTAATGAACACTAGGTTGGCAAACTGAACATCGCAGATTTCCCAGTCATCTAGTAAGCTGATGACATCGTTAGGGGTCTCTACAGGTTCGCCGTTAACGCTCTGAACACACATAGCAAAGAGGAATTCCTCTAAGGAGCACCCTTGCTGCTGAGGGCCCTGGTAGCGTCGGTCAGCCGCCATCTGGGTACCAGTGCTAGGCACGTTGTAGGTTAAGGACAGACTGCCGGAGGGTACTTTATCTGCTTCTAATCCATAAACCAATGCTGGAGCCAGCATATACTCGTTGGCTAACTCACGACCGACCTTAGCTTGGTCGACACTAAGCCAAAAGACTTCAATCATAATCATGACCAAGGCTTGACGGTCAGCAATGGGAAAAGGTTTAATCCGGTCGATAATATCTTTGGGACTTTGTTTGCTTAATAAAGAATTACCTTGAAGGTCGACAACATCCACCAGTTGGTTAGCTAACACTAATTCTTCCACGGAGTAGCCGGGAGCTTTCCGGTCGTCTGATGGGTATAACTTACGAGCCTTGCGGTAATCGCCGTAACGGGGACATTTCAGCGTTACGTTGTACTTTCCAGACGGGAGGTCTTCGTGGGAAATAGTAATTGTCTCAGGTAGCGACATAGAAATGAGATTATGCTTAAGTTGCTACCTACCAGTATAAGCTAAGTCCTTGGTCTAAAGTATAAATAGAGTTCAATCTTCCTAGGCGTGCATGGCTGACATAACTTATCCCGACAAGCGCTCCGTTCGTAAGCAGACAAAACAGCAAGGTCGTTACAACCTATATAACGCGCTTCGCCGACCGCTGATGTCGAAGCTACGGTTATACGAACGTATGGCTCGCCAAGACTTAACAATCCGTTCAGCCCTTAACACCCGGGTAGATTCAATTATTGGAACGATTGGAGATGTCATACACCCAGACGAAGAGATTCAAGAGTTTCTTAGAGACAGCCTTAAACGCCTAGAGGATGGTTCGGGTAGAAACTTTAAGTCGTGCCTACGAAATATTCAGTTCACAACAGACTGGGCAGGCTTCTCTGTGTCAGAGGTCTGCTATGCCTTCGAGAAAGGGCAGTTAGTGTTAGACAACGTTCTAACTTATCACCCTTCTTCCTTAGTCATCTATCCAAATAAGAAAGGTCTCCTAGTGGACGGGGAGGAGACAATGGATGGCTACCACAAATCAGGTATCTATCAGTATGCACTTAACTACGCTCCAGCGGAGCAGCAGCTAGACCTGTGGAAGCATATCTACTTAGGGCGGGATTGTGACTATGGCAACTACTATGGACATTCGTTGGTAGCTCCGGCTTACAAGTGGTTCCGGCTAAAAGAGGTGCTAATCGAGATGATGATTAGTGCCATGAACAAGTTAGGCAACCGACTACTGTGGATTCGCTCGCATAATACTCCTACTGAGGAGCTGGTGCTTAACCCAGCGACAGGAGAAGAGCGCCCTTTAACAACGCTAGAGTTAATTCGTAATCAGATTGAATCTAACGAGGGGGCTTTAGACACCCTGTTATTGCCGCAGGTCTCGCCGGACTACAAACCTGAAGTCGGCTCGGTGCAGATGTCTGATAACTTTGGGGATACCTTCTTAAGCACGTTAGCTTACGTTGACCAAGAGTCTGTTAGACACATCATCCCTTACTTCTTATTAATGGATAACAACTCCAACGAGTCGGCTCGGGAACGCCGGATGGAGATTTACTTTAATGATGTCTACAATCAACGAGAAGCTTTGATTAACGCTGCAGTAATGAAGATTCTTATGCCGCTTCAGACCTGGAACTTCTCCAAGGCTGCAGCAAAGATTCCGCCGACGTTTGCCCGAGTCTACTCCGACAGACCAGAAGACCGCGTAGCCACAATGCAGATGGTTACCGGACTGACGGAGAAAGGTTATCTCAACCCAACTCACCCAATGGATTGGAGCATGGTTCGGGAGATGTCCCGCTTGGCTAACCGGGATATGGAAGACGCAGATATCGAGTTTATTAATCAGGTCGTCATCGAACCTCTCCAGAAGCCGGAGCCAGCTCCTGGGTCGGAGGTCGTTAAGAAGCCAACGGCTGGAAGACCGAAGGGAGTGTCCAAACCAATCAGCGGGCGTCCCCCAGCTAAGCCAGCCTCGAGCGGCTCAACGACTAAGAAAAACTTGAAGGCCGGAGGGTAAGCACCCCTGCATCCAAGAACGCAGTTCGGTTCAGCTCGGCCTCGGCTACTAGATGAATATGGTCGCAATCGCGGATGGTTCCGAATTCATCACAGGAGCATTGTCCAAGTTTAACGATATGCTCTAACCAACTGGGGGTAGTAACAATAAAGTGAGACCCCATTACTTCTTTCACTGAGTAGCCGTTCATCACACACTCGGCAGCTATGTAAGAGCGCCGTACGTTAATACCTTGGTCTACCAAGTCTTTGACGATTGTTTTAACCCCATTATGGGTATAAACAAGATTAGCACCTAGATACTGCGCGTCAGTAATCTGCCCCAATATGGTGTTGTGTAGAAACAGGTAGGCGAGGGCTCTACCAGTGTCAAGAGGTCCTTTACCTAGGATGAGCCGGTGGAGGTTAACTCGGGTATCAATCGTTAACCAATTACAGACCATAGAGTCCAAGGTTTTATAGTCTACTCGAATTGGAAGTTCTTTGTTGTTGTCTTTTCTTAGAACCGTAAGCTCTAAATAATCTGCTCCTAGACTGACAGAATCTTCTTGGAGGCACACTCTATAGTCTAAAGTGTGTAATGTTGCAGCCAGGTACTTAGTATTCCACATAAGTTAACTTGGTATATAGGTTAGCTTTCCTTTTGCTATTTTCCCCGTTTTCTATGTGATATGAGAGACTTAGATCTGCTAAATACGTTTATTGAACAATCGGCGAATAAATTTGTTCCAGCCAAGATAGACAGTGGTGCTATCAATAGCCTCAGTCTTCAACTGGATGCTCCGGTACCTCAACGACAGGTTTTCTCTAATGCAGTCGTAGCAGAGCCCGAAGAAGAGTTTTTCGTAGCTACGCCTGTATTAGACGACGAACCTGAGGAAGAGCTAGAAGCTGAACCAGAGCCAGAACCAGAAGCCGAAGCTGAACCAGAGCCAGAGCCAGAACCAGAAGCGGATGAAGAGCCTAAGGAAGTTGCAAAGCAGAAGTTTTCTGCCCACCAAGGTGACGTTCCTCCTGGATTTAAAGTATCCGTTTCTTGCGCCAACTGTGCCTATTTCATCTGCTGGGATTATGAGCAAGATCACTTCTGCCGTAAGCATGACTTCCCCTGCGCAGCTAACTACACTTGCAACGACTTTAAGTCTAAGCGGGAAGCTGACGAGGAGGCTCACCAAAGGTTTATAGAGGAGGTTAGCGAAGCCCGGGAGGTATTTGCCGACGCAGCTGCTAGCGCTTCTGAAGAGGCGACAGAACCAGAAAATCAAGAAGATTATCAGTCTGTTCTCCAGAAGTTTAGCGACGCTACGCTGGCTGACGAAGTCTTAACACTAACTCAGAGTCGTTTCTCCAAGCGGTCTATTTATGCCGACGCGTTTTTAGACATGCACTACCGTAGTGAGTATAAGCGACGTAATGGAACTTTAAAGGGAGCTTTTATCGAGGAATAGAAAGTATGCCGTTGTCCATCGAACTAAAAAACGACCAAGATTTATTAAGCGTCAGCGAGACGACCGAGGAGAAGTTCATTAAAGCTCCCGTCGCTCGTCTAGGTAAATGGAAGCACGACGCCTACGGTAAGGTTGAGTTCTCCCAGCAAGACTTTGACGATATGACCAATAACTGGAAGAATAACGCCGCTGGGTTCGAGCCGCCTCTTTATCTAGGTCACCCTCGTAACGACAAAGCTTGGAGTGGCGCACCTGCCGTTGGCTTCCTAAAGAAAATGGTTCAAGAGGGCGACACTCTCTTTGGGCTATACGAGCCTGTAGACCAAGGGGCCTTTGAAGATGTCAAACAAGGAAAGTACCGTTACGCTAGCTCCGAGGTCTATCGCAACGCTAAAGATAAAGAAACCGGTGCCACCATTGGTACATTATTGACTGCCCACGCGTTAACCAATGAACCCTACCTAACCAAGTTGCCTAGGGTAGAAGTGACAGATAAGTTGGAGCTCAGCAACCCCAACGACACCACTCGCTTTGTATTTTCTCAAGAATCAACTACCTGTACAAAAGAGGTAGTAACTATAAATGCTATGACACAAACCACCGAAGTCACATCAGAAACAACTCCCGCAGTTGACGAACGGTTCGTCAACCTACAGCAGGAGAACGAAACACTGCGACTTGAGCTCTCTGATAAGAACAAACAACTTGCAGAACTCCAGGACGCCGTCGCTGCTATTAAGCAAGAACTTTCCATTCATACCGAGCGAGCCAAGAAGCAGGAACTTTCTGATAAGTTGGCTCGGTTGAATAAACTGAACGTCTCTGCAGCCACCAAAGAGAAGTATACACAAATCTTTACGGAAGGGTCTCTAGAGCCTTCTAGTGAAGAAAGCATTTTCTCTTTACTGGAAGAACTCTCCGCCGGCAACGTCGAAAAGTTCACCAACGTCCAGGGCACCCAAGAGAAGACAGAAGAGACTGCTGTTGAAAACCCTTATTCAGATACTATCCTTAAGCTCGCTGAGCGTGCCAAGGAGCTAGGTCGTGAATTTGTAATCTAGACCCAGTGGATTAACTACTATTTAAGGAAATAAGCTAAACATGCCTCAAGAGTTTCACCCCGAGATTACAGATTACCAATATATTGGCGACTTGCCTGCCCTTGGTAGTCTACAGCTAACTAAGCTAGCCCGCGGATTTGAAGTGGCGGAGATTGGTCAGTTGGATGACCTGTTCCCCAGCCAAATGATTAACGAACGGACTATCGTCATCGAACAAATCATCGAAGGTCTGGGTATTATGCCCTTGGCTCGCTTTGGTGTTCCTGGCGGTGGCTTTATTGAGCCCGACCGGATTCGCTCGATGCGCGTCACCCCGGCGGTCGTTCGTGAAGAAGATTTCATCGAGCAAGCGCTCATCAACCAACTCCGTCAGCCTGGTACCTTCAACCAGCAATGGAGCCCGACCCAGATCATTCAACAACGGGTACAAAAACTTGTTAACCGTCACCGCCGTACCGTTGACCTCTTCCGTGCCAAAACCCTACTGGGCGGCATCAGCTACACCGACCCTCGGACAGGTGTCAGCATTGATGTCAGCACCAACATTCCTGAGCATAACCTGTTCTCTTATAAAGGCTGGAATGCTGCTGTCGCTGCTGGTACCGTCGTTAACGGCTTTACTGCTGACTCGGCGCTGACCAACGATAAAGGACGCCCTGAAGCCTTCTTCTTCCGGTCTACTGACGAGCGCTTCGGTGTGCCCTGGACTGACCCCAAAGCTGACCTGGCTTATACGATTCGTATGATTAAGCAGTACCTGCTGAATACGAACAAAAACCAGTTCACTGAAATCATCATGCACTCTGACTTGATGACTGTTCTACAAGAGAACAACCTAGTCAAGTCCTTCATGGGTCTACCCTACGCTCTCAACACTACCGGCACCCAAGCGGCCTACACCCCCGCCAACAACATGCCGCCCTCCAGTTTCTTGGTACTCGGCCCCGGCGGTGACTTAGCCTCCTTAGGTGGTTTACGGATTCGTGTGGTTAACGGGCTGTACCGTAACCCCGTCACTAACCAGATTGAGAACTGGTGGCCTGCCCATAAGGTAGCTATCGTAGCTCCGACTCACATGAATGACTCCAGCGCTCGGTTGGGTCTAACTCAACACTGCGTCGGTGAATCTGAAGACGGACAACCCGGTGTTTACATGCGCGTCAGCCCCATGAGCGCACCCCCGGCACCTCCCGGACGGGTAATGCAAATGGGTGATGCCTTCTTGCCCTTTGCTATCTATCCCCACTGGATTTGTCTGCTGGATGTTTGTGAGCCTGATGAACTCAAAACCAAGATCATCCTACAAGCTGACCTGAACTATGGAACGTTCTAGACCACCGGTGTCTATACTTGTTCACTCCTCTGATAAGGTTATTGACTTGAAGGATGAGAAGACTAAGCAGGAACAACCGAATACGCTTCGCTTTCTTCAGTCAAACCTTTCTTATGGAACTTTTTAACCATCATCTGATTAAGGACGGCAATAAATAAATGGCTACAGTACCTTTAACTGGAACTCCTGGATTTCGTTTTTTATGGCACCTCTATCCGAGTGCCCGTAGTGGTGGTCTTAGCTACTACCCCTACTACAGCACCGTAGAGCAAGGTTTGGCCCCCAGCTGGACTCCCCCGGTTGCTTCTGGTCTGACCGATGCTCCTTCTTCCTATACGGTTGCTATCTCTGCCGGTCGTGCCTACCTGGACGGTGAAATCGCTGTCTTGACCGCTGGCCAAAACGTCGCGGTTAACCCTGGTGACCCCCTGTTCGCTCCCCCGGTTAACGGCGTTAACGACTACCCTATTTACCTGAGCCCCACCCGGATTCTTCAACCCGTGGTTAAAGGTGACACTCCTCCGACGACTTATCTGAACGGAGCTGCTATCACCGCTGGTGCCCAGTACGCTGAATGTGTTGATTTCGGTGAGTACCTTGGAGCTACTGATTTCTATCAGTATAATGGGACTACCTGGGCTAAATACGACCCCACCTTTGCAGCTCCGATGCTACCTGCTCAAGCTGGTAAGAACCGGATTTACGGTGGTGGTATGGTTCCTTCTGTTGGGGCCAACAACCTAACGGTTCGGGCTCAAGAGAAACGAATCTACATTGAGAACAAGTACCCCCCGTACACCAACTCTAACTCCAAAGCACTCCTCCGGGATGGTTGTTCCTTGGAGTTGGCCAATGTTTCCCTGTACTACTTCGTTCTCCCCCTCAGCATTAAAGTTGCCACGACGGCTAGCTCTGCTACCATTACGACTGACGCTGCTACGGCTGCCGTACTGGCTGATATGGTTGCTGCAGCTGGTAGTGTTGGCGCTCTTGCGGTCAAACTTACTGGACCTTCTGGGTTCTTCACCGGCGGTGGAGCTTCTTCTAACATTACTGCTATTAGTGGTACTAACATCACTACAGCTGCTACAGTAGTAGCTAACAACGCTGAAGTTACTCTGACCATCGAGCCCCAAACGGCTGGTCTTATTTATCTTCTGGCCCCCGCTAAATCTGCGTTGTTGGTAAACAGCATCCCTGTCTAGATTTAACTTCCAATGCCTAAGCAAATCTTAGCTGTCGCGCCTGTCAATCTTAGAATTGCCGGGCGCATTTATTCAATTGAAGCTGGCAAAAGCCTAGCTGTCTCCGACGATGAATCCCAGATGATTATGTCTGGGTCTTCATCTAGCAAGTTCAAACTCATTGGTGACTTTATGTCAGAAACTCCAATTAGTATCCACAGCGCGGGGCTGCCCACCTACGCCCCGCCTAAAACCGCAGCTCCAAATCTAGCTGCTCATAAGGACTGGGCAACACCTTTCGTGCCTGGGACTGTTCCTGACCCAATAGACGACGTCTATAAGTTTAACGCAGAGGCTAATAAGGATTTTTACCAAGCCGTTCTGGAATTACCGGGGGACCCCATCTCAGCGGATGGTCCTTTACCTGAAGCGTCAATCTCTCAACTACCAGAACGGACGCCTATTACCCCTGACACCCACTGGTCTAAGGTCAAAGCTCACCTGTCGGTGATAGCTAAACAAGAGCCTATTAACTATGGAGAGGTAGAGGAGATTCGTCAGATGTTCTCTAAGTCCCCCTCCATCAGAGTTGAGTGCGACCGTATTCTAGCCAACCGTCCTTAGGAGCGCCATGACTAACACCTTTAGCTTTGCTGATAGGTTTTCTTATCCTCAACCTGATGGCATCAGCGTCGGGGTCAACACTACGTTGGCTCAGACCCTCACAGACGAGGAGATCGAACAGGAGTCACCAGAGCTAAAGGTAATGGCGGATATGGTTCGCCAATATTCGGTACTACTTAAACGAACCAGAACGTTAGACATCTTTAATATTATTACGACGCAGTCTGACCCACGGTGCGCTTTAATCCTAGCCGCAGCTAAACGGAAAAGCACCAACCTACCAATCTTTAAAGGGATTGACGAGGTCAAGCAAGTTATGTTCAATGACGGCAGTAGGAATAGCAACCCGTCCGTGCCGTTAAGCCAGACTCTAAACAACCAACTCTTCAGTGATGGTGTGCGTCGAGTCAGCGCTGCAATGACCGCTGCTATCCTTATCGGACAGCTACCAGAGATACAGCGAGAGTACGCTCTGGACATCGAGAAGCGAGCGATTGAAGACTTAGACCGGATTATTGCTACCTACGAAGCGCAATCTGTCCTACCTAGTACTGACAAAACAGCCGAGCCTGCCCCGATTGCGTTCTTCTTCGAGCCGAAAGACATTGAGCTTGACCCTACAGTAGAAGTCGCGCTGGAGTGGTACTCCCCTTCGATTGTTAACAACTGGATTCCGGTTCAAACCTATACTGGGAAGTTCTCTACTTGGCATTTGGTTAGTGACTTGGCTGACTCCATGAACATGTACACCAGCCAGGATATCGACAAAGCGTTGCTAGCCTCTGCTGAGTTGTCTGGCCCGCTGCTTGGCTCCACATATTACCACACGTTGTCCTTTTATCCACGTAAGCCGATCAACGGTGTTCTAGGTTATTCCATCAATGTCAAAATCGAGACCCGACCAATTAGTTCTCCGTCAGAACCTCCCATTACTATGGGTGGAACCACAGCTGATGAAGCTGACGACATCTATGGTCGCTCTCCATTCGAGTGGGGGCCGTACCCGTCGTCTATTGATACTTATCCTATTAACGGTAAGATTATCGTTCTTTATTTTGGTAAGTCCGCTGCTTTAGACCCCAAAGAGCTGAACGATGCGTATATCCCGACCGTCCTTTATTTTAGAAACAAGATTAAATATACCGGCGTACCCAGCGACCCTTTAGACCCAGCTACGTTGGTAGAGCCACCCCAATCTACTCCGTTAACCTTTAGAGTGCAGCCCTGGCATCCAAATATCGCAGCTATTGCTAGCCAGCCGGTAGAGATAACTGTCCCCTTTGACCGGCTGCTAGAACAAGACGGTAGCCCCAGTCAAGTTGATTTAGATAACTCCCGCTACTCGCAGATAGCTGTGCGGTTGCTGTATGAAATGTCTTACATTGACTTAGCTACGAAAGCGACTGGCTGTATCGTCCGCAATGATCCTGTAGAGCAGAGTCAACCACTATCTGGTCTAGAGTTAGTAGCGTGGGGGCTTAGTAAATCAGTTTCTCATATCGTCTTGGATGTTCTGGAAATACCAAAGGATATTGAAATGGCAACAGGTGATTTAACTGGACCGAAGACCTCCTTTAGCTCCAACCCGCGTTCGCTACGGGTGAAGGTACAGAATGAAGCCTTCGCAGGCAACGCGGTCTTAGAGGGGGCAGCAACCTACGAGCCGATCGGTATTGTGCCGAAGACCAATACTAAAGTCTGGCGCTCCATCTTAGAAGAAGCCAGCTCCGTTGAAGACTCCCGGTACTATTAATGGATTTAATCTTTCCTACTGAGCGACAGGCAGTCCGGGCGTTACTCAACGCCGTGGCTAACCATCGGGATGTAAAGAACGCTGAGGTCTACTTTCCAGTGTTGGTAGGGGACAGCGCCGCGCCCCAAAAGGTACCTCTAGTTAGTTTTAGAACCTTCGGCGGCACTGAGTATATCGAAGATGGATTAACGCTAGCTATCTACCCAGTAACAACGGGTATGGGGCTGGGCAACGCCTTGGTGTACCGAGACAGGGTGTTAGGTAATGTTGTAGACCCTAACTACTGTGTTCAGGCAAAGTTGAAGTTGGTGGTGCAGCTATTCTATCGGGAAACGACCTACAATGCCCCCTTAAAGCTGTACTCGGATTCTTCTTCACTAACAAAGGATATTGTCCGGCTTCTCCCTTACGGGGAACTGATTAAATTCAAGGAAGACCGCTTGGAATCCACACCTTTAGCTGAGCAGCTGCCTTTAGACCGGTTCGTGAATGAAAATATCATCGAAGTAAACGTGCTGCCAGGGGAAGAAGTTTTAAGGGATTGGATGGCTATTCTGCGCGGCGTCATCCGAGACTTGCCTCTACTCCAACCGTTTGCTATGCGAAACCCTAATATCACTTTGGTGGAGTATCAAACCAGTAACTGGTTGAAGCCAGAGATTCAGAATTTAGTCTTTCACTCTGCTTACATGGTGGTCGAGTACGACCTATTCGAGCCCGCTCGGTGTCCTGATTATCGTCTACCTTCTATCGGGGAAAACCTCTCTATTGAGAACAGTCCGGTAGCTGACACTAATCCGCCTCCCCCACCGCTTTATAGTCCCCCTCTAATAGACCCACCGCCCAACGACTTCATCAATTGATTTGTTTTCTCCTGTTCCTTCTATGGTCTATGTGTAAGGTAGTCAATATGAATAGTATGGTTGCCGTACAGAACAGGCTTTATGTGTTTGTAGTATAGGTAAAAAGATGGTAGATTACACGTTCCCTAACATTTCCTTTAACACCAGTATTATCGGCCCTGCACCGGCGCGTCCTGGTTGGCGCGACAAGTATGCCGTAATCGGTGAATTCAACCGCGGGCCTGTTGTCCCCGTTAACTCTTCTAACCGCGCTGTATTAGCCTCTCTGTACGGAGAAGACACTAGCTCTGGGTCTATTGCCCTGCAGCAAGCGTTCCGTCAAGGTGCTACTAACGCGGTCGTTGCCCGAGCTGTGCCGGATAGTTTGGCTAGCCAACTATACTTTGAGCTGTCTGGTCAAAGTACCTTCATCCAACCCAGCACCGGCTACGAAAGCTCTGTAGCTAACACTGGTGTTCTAGACAGCTTCAACTCCACGACTGGGTTTAAGCTCACTCTAGACTACATCGGACGCCCCAAGTTTAACCGCACTAACTACGGTGGGGTTGAGTCGAAGAACACACCGGTAGACCACCCCACTTTTGCGGGTCGTGCTCAAATGACCTATATGGTCACCCGTGTTCAGTCTGCTGACTCCGCCCAGCGTGTTGTCTACGAAGACGATAACGAAGAACTTGAAATTACCCTACATAACAGCACTCGGGATGACTACCAACTCGTTACTTACGAAGAAGGTAACAACGAATATGTTGAGCAGTACATCAAGCCTGGTTTTACCATCCGCTCTTCCACCAGCGCTCAACAAGAAGGTTTAGTCATTGCGTCTAACCCGTTCACCTACGGCGAAGGTGTTAAAGCTGTTCTTGTTAAAGGACACTACAGCCCTGATGTTGCCTACACTGCTAACATCGTTTCTGCTAGCGGTCTTTACACCCTAACGGTTAGCGACTTCCAGAAAGGTTCGGCTGCTGAGTCCCCCTCTCTGCCTATTCTGGCTGAAAGCGTTGCTTTAGTCGCTGGTACTGCTTACAAAGTAGATGCCACTGCTAGCAACGGGCCTAACATTGATGTGACGTTAGCCTCTAATGTTACCGCAGCTGCTAGCAGCGGTGCCCCTGTTTCTTTCGTCCCCCGCGTGAGCGCTGTTGCTCTCAACGGTGGTAATACCGAGATTACTTTAACAGGTGTGTTGGCTAACACCGATGTAGTCGTTGGCAGCAAAGTGAGCTTCTCCTCTAAAGAAAATGCTTACGAAGTAGCTACGATTCCGACTGTTTGGTCTAGTGGCAGTCAAGTAATCAGCATTACTGGTGATGTTCGCGCTACCGCTAAAGTGGGTGACTACGTGTTGGTGACCAGTGCTGACGCTACTGCGCAGATTGACACCTTCAAAGTTCACTTCCCCGCTAAAACCCAATACATCCTTGGCTACAACTTCCGTCCTTTGGACAGCGGTTCTTTGGCTTCTAAGTTTGCAGACTACCGCTACTTCACGGTTGGCACTGCTTCCGCTCCAGTTCAATTCTACGATGGTTTCGTTAACTACCCTGTAGACAGCTATCTGGTTATCGAAGAAGGCAAAGGTGGGTCTTACCTCAAGATTCCTTACCAAACAGCTTTGGCTAACGTTCAAGAAGCTCAGCTTCTGAAGAGCGAGTACTTCGGCTTGGAGCTCCGCTTTGGTAAAGTTAACGATACTAAAGTCTACCTCGTCGAAAACAACATCTTCAACGTCTCGTTCGTTAAGACCGAAGTGGTTGTTGGAGGTAAAGCTGGTTCTGAGACCGCTTACCCGAAAGGTACCGTCGGTACGACCATTCTCCGTGACCTGGAGTACGCCATCTACAGCGATGCCGCGTTCTCTTCGATGATTGCCGACGTGAAGACGGACATCTCCTTGGTGCCTTATAAGTTCACGGTTAACGCCGGTTTCGTTGGTGTAGACTCTAATCGTCTTCGCTGGAATCTAGAGCGCTATGTCGCTGGCCCTACAGGTGTGTTCTCTAGCAAAGCGTCTAACGTCGTTACCTTGGATGCTGTTCCCGATGTAGTATTAGCCAACCCGACCGACTACAAAGTCGTCATCGCTGATGTTGAGTACCCTGTAGCTAGCGCGACTTCTACTACGGTGACCTTAACTCTGACTGACGTAGCGGTGCTGGATGCTTATGCCGCCGGCGACACTGTCCAGTTTGCGTCCCAGGAGCAAACCAAAGACATCCTCATCCGTCGTGGTACGACTGGTGACTTTGATGTTACAGACTACGGAACGGATAAATTCTATGCCTTCACTGGCGGTCGGGATACTGCCTCCCACGCCTACGCCGATTTCTACGCCCTCAATGGTAAGTCCCTCCTCCGGGTGGTGGCTCTAAACCCTGGCGTCTACGGTAACAACCTGAAGGTCACGATTATCCCTGACCAAATCTCTGCCGACAGCGCCAAGTTCTATCTCCAAGTAGAAGACGTTAATCCTAACGTTACTTTGGGCGGGCCTAAAACCGAGCTGTGGTACCTCGACAACAAACAGGTTGATGCCAACACCGGGGTCTACCAAACAACCAAGGATTCCAACCTGATTCGCGCTTACTTCTTACCTGCGGTAGAGCCTATCAACATCACCAACCTCTTCAATATTATTGATGAAGGTTTGTTCAAAGCCCTGCCTCTCCGCATTGCACCTCCCTTGGAGTCTCAAGACAGCGTCTATGCCTCCGGGGCTACTAAAGTCAGCGCTCAAGGTTCTGCTTACATCAGCAGCGTTAAGCTGAGCGGCGGTACCGAGTTTGTTGACCCCGACCCCGCTGGTGCTGTGAAAGCTCGTAAAGATGGCTACCTAGCTGCCCTGCGCGCGATTGAGAAAGAAGATGTTGCTTGGGTGGTTATCGCTGGTATCTACTACGGCGACAACGACTACCGAGAAGTCTTTGAAGAACTCAAAGCTCAATGCGAGCGTTCCACTACCCTGAACGGTCTCCGTCGTGGCGTAGTCAACCTCGCACCTAACGTGGCTCCCCGTCAAGCCTCTGTCCTGCGCGACCTTATCGCTAGCGATAAAATCGTTCAGGTGGCTGGCTCCATTCAAGGGGTTAACCTCAACGGTCAGGTTTACCAAAACCAAGGCTCGGCAGGTATCTACGTTGGACTTCGTTGCGCTCGTCCTCCTCATATTTCAACGCCGTCTACCTACGCTAGCGGGTCTGCTTACAACGTTACTTTCAGTAACATCAACAGCTCCCCCGATGTGTTAGATGCCTTCACCCGCGCCGGCACCGAAGTTATCTTCTATGATTCTGGTCTGAAGCTCTATAAGTTCTTGAACGGGGTTACCACCAGCAAAGACCCCAACAAGAAATACGTCTGCGTCCTAGAAGTGTGGGATCAGATGAAGTCTGACCTGTACGACTACCTGCAGTGGGTGCGCTCTGAGCCTAACACCCGTGACCTGCAGCGGCGCGTATCTTCCTCTGTAGACGCTTACCTCCAAGATAAGTTCCGTAGCGACTGGTTCATCCGCATCGCTCCGACTATCTGCGGTCCTGAAAACAATAGTGAAGCAGACATGATTCGCGGTCAGCTCAACATTACTGTTCGTGCGACGCCCACCTTCCCCGCTGACTTCATTAAAGTCAACGCGATTATGGATCTCTCCGAGACCTTCTCGCTCGACACCCAACCCATCAGTTCTTTCTAGAGCTTAATCTAGCGAGCGGTCGTAGCTACGACCGCTCATAGACATTTTCAGAAATCTATGGAGTAAGAAGATATGCCTTCATTCATTACTAAAGCCGCTGTAAACAACGCGATTCTCGACCCTCTGCAGGGTTTTGACTGCGACGTATATATTCAAGACCAAGCTACTGGTAAACAGCTAGTTATCGGGCGTTTCACCAACTTCCAGTTCACGGTACGGAACACCACCGAGCCTTACATGGAGTTTAACCAACGGGTACCTCGTCTGCTGGATGGGGAGTTCCAATTTGGTTGGGTGCTAGAACGGGGTCTGATTGACGTCCGCTTCCTAGAAGATACCTTTGGTATGGTGTCTCTATCCCGGGAAATGCGTATCTCTCGTAGCCCCCGGTTCCAAATCACTGTGGAACTCAATGCCCCCGAGCTAGAGAACCCCAAAGAAGGTTCTGCCGACCAAAGCTCCCAAGAACTCCAAACCACTAGTGCTGTAACTAACCGGGTTACTCGGAAAGCCTCCGGTAAATACCGTCTGATTTACGCTAAAACAGACTCCTTTACCTTCGGCGCTATGGCTGGTCGGAACGTTATTGCTACCCGCTGGGAGGGCCTCTGTGAGGGTCTCTACTACAGTAACCAAGCCGATATCTGGCCTGGCGTTAACCTCGGCCCTGGCGTCGGTGTTAACTCCAACGGTGAGAAAAAGGTCATTACTGACGTTGAGCTTAAAGATCAGCCAGGCAGTAAAAAAGCGCCTACTTGGGATGTCTTTGGTGCTCAAACAGGTGATGTAGCCATTGTAAACAATAGCAACCTAGGTCAAGAAGGAAATACCTTCGGCTAGACCCCCGATAAGAAGGATTGAACGCTCTATGCTAGAAATAGTATAGAGCGTTCTACTATATAGAGGCCTTATGTCCGAACGTGTCCAAGCTAAGCTAGAGCCAACTTTTGGGCTTGACCTTGGCGCCGCCTGCCATCAACAACAGCAAGCCCAATACCCAGTCTTTGTTGTTACCGACTTAGAGAACAAAATCATCTTCTCCAACGCAACGCTGTGGAAGCTGACGAAGGCGCGGACGAACATCAATCGCTATTGGCAGGCCAGCACAGCCTTCTTTCAATGCACAATCGAGCTGACGGACTTATCTCAACTCGTACCTTCCTGGCTAGCGCCTGGGTATAGACACCCCACCGTCGCGCGGACTAATATCCTGCCGTCACCTGAGAAGCCCGAAGAAGAAGAAGGAACGGAGGTGACGCCCACTCCAGTTACCCAACCTACACCTACTGGGTCGGGTACGATGCTGGGGTTTTATGAAGAAAGAAGAAAAGCTATAGCTGAGCTCCAGAGCGCTGGGGAGACCGCTGCCCCGTTAAAGGTAGAACCACATCCCGATGTACCTGAGGTTAAAGAGATTGTACAAACCCTCCAGGCTGAGTACTCGGCAGCTAATGGAGACTCAGCTAAGAAAGCCGCAGCGGCAACTAAGTACTACGGTGCCGTTCTAAAAGCCTACGACGCTGAGATTAGTAAGATTAAAGCGAATCAGCAGGGTACCGAAGCACCTACTTCTACTACGCCGGCTGCGTCCACTAATCAGTCAAGCACTTTGGTTCCTCCCATGAGCCAGAAAATAAAAGACGAGATTAGAAAAAATAAAGAGGAGTGGGATAGTAGAGTAGGTCCTGGTAAGGCGGTAGAGCTCTTTGATATAGAGGCCGTAAGAGAGGACATGCTTGCTAAAATAAGCCCGGAGTTAAAAGCGTATGGAGAGTCCCTACCCGACGTTGAACCTTACAAAAGTTTTACTTTTCTCGGAAAACTCTGGGAGGCACTTGAGTTATCAGAAGCAGGCGCTAGTGGCTCTCAACAGCAAACTAGCTCGATTCCATCCCAACAGGCTATTTCTGATGCTGTCGCTGAGTTTCCTCTAGCTCCCTACGATGAGATTTGCCTCTACGGTGGTTATCTAGACCGTCTCCGCGAGGCTACGACAACTGACATTGACCAGAACCGGCTGCTTCGCAAAGGCGTCTGGACAGTGGATACCATTACCGTCAGTGGCAGTACCCCAACTGGGATTATCATTACGGTACAGTGCCGCGACCGGCTGAAGTATTTAATGGACACCTTCGGTAGCTACAATACCGCTGAGAGTTCAGAGTTCCTAACCCGAGACAGTAAGGAGTGGTATGCTTCAGCTAGAACTAATGTGATTCTAAACATCGCCCGCCGGGGCATAGGACATCTTACCTTTAATGGGCAAGAGCAGACCCTAGGGGGCCGGTTCATCCAGCAAGGGACTATTCTAGACATCCCTACAGCTGTAGATGGTCAGACTAGGATAGAAGGCTTTGACCCTTACTTCATGTATAAGAATGGAGAGACGTTATTTTTAGCGACGGGGTCACCTACAGCAAACCCAGATGGAAGCGCCTCGGTAACCACAGCAGGGCCCGCCGAATCCATTGACCTTAGTACTCCTGAAGGGGTGAAAAAGGCAGAGGAGAAGCTACAAGAGGTTAAGGAAAAAGCCCGCGCTCAATTAGAGACGATTACTGACGAGGCTGAGAAAAAGGCAGCTCAAGAAGTCTTTGACCGAATAAACGCTTTACAGACAGGGCAAGACCTTCTTAATTACATAAAGAACTCCCCCAACCAGAATAGTGTCTTAGGCACTGATTTATCTAACAACCAGACGACTACTGCACAGCTCGGTGGCTCCCTGCGGGGCTCCGTAGTTAATGGCCCTCTGGCTAAAGAGATGAAGTTTAACATCGTTTCTGGCCGAGTTCCTTATGCAACAGGAGCAGACAGTTACTTCGGGTCGAACTTCATCGTAGCTGACCGGGTTCCTCTAGACTACATCAAGTTCTTATCACAACAGGAGCCCTGGCCAACGGAAGTGTTCCAAGACAGCCGCACTGGTGAGTTCTGGTACGCTCCTAGAGGACTAGACCTCAGCGGGCTTTCAGACCGGAATCGGTTTTACCGGACATATTACTTCCGTAACTGGCCTAGTGATCTGGTGGCTAAGTCTGATGCCGCTCAGGCAAGTAAGAAAGCGTTGGCTGCCGTTCAAGCTCAAGGTGCCGAACTCGCTACCTACGACGATTTAATCAGTAAGATTACTAAGGCTTCAGCGGAGATAAAACAATACGAGGACTGGCTTAACCAACCGTTTGGAGAAGACGCTGCTGAGATGACCCAACTCTACACCAACATGGGTAATATCATCTCAACCACTAAGTCCTTTGTTTATGAGAACAGTGTAGAAGACAGCGAACCCAGAAAGAAAATGGATCAGGCGGTTGCAGAGTGGATTGCATTAGCTCCTGTCCAAGATAAAGGCGTATTTGTGTCTAAATCCCAAGCCATCCGAGGGATATTAACAGAACTACAAGACCTTTATAAACAAGAAGCCGAGGCACAAAGACAAACCGTTAGTGAACAAAAAAATGAGCTGACGGCGGCTACGGGGGCTGCTCCTGGTTTTACCAGCTCGGCTCCCCACCTAGCGCAGATGATTCATACCTTCCGGGAGGAAGTTTCTAATGTGTCGGTACGAACTAATATCATCGTCCAAACCCACTCGCCTGCCTCTCCCGAAAACATCCAGCAGATTCTACATCTAACCGTTCAGCCTTGGTTTATGCGGGGCAGGGCCTACCCAACTTCGTTCTTTACAGTGACAGACGACACCGCTGGGACTGTAGGGGGTGGGGGTAAGTCAGGTGCGTTGATTGCCTTGGCGATGGCTTACGCCCGGGTTATTGCCAAGGAACTCCGCGTAGCCGCGGCAACTATCCTAGGAGATCCATCTTTCGTACCAGGGGAGGTCATCCAAGTTATTGGTTCCCCAATGAACCCCGATGCGCTAAAGCCAGAAAGTGCCTACTCTTGGGACAAAGACCGGGTAACGATTGTAGATATGAACCGGCAGTATGAAATTCTAGGCAACGAGCTGGCGGTGGTGGCTCAGAATGACAAGAATGATTGGATACCTACTGTAGACGTTGTGGAAAGCGGTGACGGGGCTTCTACGCCAAAACTCGTAGCTACACAGGCTGCGGAGAACGGCAAGGTGGATTTAAACACGGCTATCTCTAATGTGGAGAAAGGGATTAATTATATTACCTTTAAGCGGGAGCCTCCTTCTATCTGGCGGGTAGAAGGTGTCGTCGACCGCTTTATGGACGGCGTGCCAGGATACTATACCGAACTAGCTTTACTTAGTTGCTTTTAATTCATGCTTAACACTGCTGACTCTTTCTATTTCTCCAACAAGCCGACCGACCAAGAGCGTTGGGTTAACAGTAACGACCAGAAGAACAACATCCAATACGAAGGGGTGGTTCAATCCATCACACCGCTAGGTTATTTAAATGGTACCTGCACGGTGTATATCCCTAACCTACGGATGTACGTTAAGTGCCAAACTAACTTTGGCTACAACTCCTTCTACAGCGGTCAGACAGTCGCCTATAAACCAGGGGACTTCGTTCGAGTTAGCTTTGTTAATGGTAAGACCGAGCGTCCAACGATTATCGGAAGTCTTAGTAACCACCGCTCGGAGCGGTATATGTTGGGGGAAGGTAACCCAATCCCCAAGCATTGGACGTTTCAAGAAGACGGCGCATCAGCTACAGTCACCCCTAACGCTTATATCCCTGAGCTAGCCCGCTGGGGGTACCGGGCCACGGGGCAGGTCTTTGACTTCCCTGGGTTAATTAACCAGAACGTGCAGGGAAGTAACTTCTACACGGAGATTCCTGGCTCAGCCGTCTGGGATTTACATGGTAGCTACCATATCTATCCGCTCGGGGAGCTAAACATCGCGGCGACCAAGCTAAACATTAAAATCACCGCTCCAAGGGTAGACCCCGCGCTGTTCCCCTTAGAAGTACTGCAACATCGCATGAAGTACTTCCAGGACTTTGAAGGGAAGAACAACCGATATTTCCTAGACAACACAGGTAACAAACTAACTCGCTATAACCTGGACGAACACTTCATCCCTATCTCCGCTGATATGGAGCTACAGCCAGGCCCTGATATTAAGAAGGGCCTGATTGAAGAGGCGAAGAACGAAGTTAAGTCTGTTACGCACATGGAGAAGTGCATCGACCAGAACCGCTCCCAAGCTGAGTCCATGTTCCAGCGAATATTCGGAGCGGTAGCTGGAGGTCTTTTAGGTAGCTTCGGCGGCGGGCTGGGCAACATCATTGATGTCGGAGACGATATTCTAAACGATATTCTGAATGCAGGTCTAGGGTGGGCTATCCAGCAAGTCAATGGAGCTCTACCAGACTGGATGCAGATTGGACTCAGTAATGGTGGTATTAGCGTTGGTCCAATTGGGATAGACCCTAAGACAGGTAATATTAGCCTAAACGGTCAGATATTCAGTTCCTTTATCAATGATGGGTTGGACTCGTTGAATAAAGTCTTCCCCAGTTGGTTAGGTATCAAGATATCAGCGGAGACCCTACAGATTGGTGGGCAGGATATCCCTTTAAGCGAGCTAGGTAAAGACGGCGGTAGTTTTACCGTCGGAGCCTTGGTTATCTCTAATCAAGGTGGGTCAGTAACCGTATCAGTCGATGGAGAGGTAGTCGCAGATATTACCCAAGCCGTTGGGACAATGGTTATGCAGGCAGGCACCGGTATTATTAACGGCGGGCTACGGCAATTAAACCAGAATTTACCGGCTGGCTTCCAGATGGGGGCTTCCTTAGGCAGTAACGGAATGCCGACCTTTAACCTTGGCCCTCTGAAAATGACACCTTTCGGCCCTAACGCAGGTATCTCTTTGGATAAGGCTGCCTTAGGTAAAGCGCTGGAGGGGCTGCTCGGAGGGTTGCTAGAGAAGTTCTTATCTCAACTGCCCTTACCGCTCCAGCTATTAGGTCGTGCGTTGTGGAACGAGATTAACTTTGGGGCTTTATTCTTAGACGCTCCTAAAGAACCCGACGGCGCAGCTAACTCAGTAGAAGGGATTATCCGTTCTGGGCGCTATACTTGTGTTAGCGGGCCTATTGATTTTATCAACGTGCCCGTTACTATATCCCCACTTCCGCCGCCTTCCGCCTTTGACGTGGAGGAAGCTGGGATAGGTAATGACGCCAGCAACACCGCTTAAGCCTATGCCCCTCACAGCGTTTACTAAGCCTTTAGAGTCTCACGTCTTAGCTCCGACTGGTACCATCTTGGAGGTCGTGCAGACCCCAGAGGATTTAGAGTTTTATATTGGTAATTTGCTGACTATCTACGGTGCTAGGCACGCAATGAAAGTTAGCTATACATTAAGTGAGTTTCATCAAACCTCCAGTCTGTACAGCTTCTTTGACTTAGTTAAGCTGGCTACCAACTTTGGCATGGCTTATACGATTACAGCTATTGGTATAGCTCTTGGAAGAGCTTTGGACGATGAGTTAGCTACGTTAGAGTTACTGTACCCAACTCAAACTTACGCGTATCAAGACATCCCGTCATTATCTGAGGTCAAGTTGGTCAGCTACAACGGTCAAGCCGATGGACTAGGTGAGATTCTAGAGTGGTTCGATTACGATAATATTCATCTGCCGGGGGCAGTCAACGATTTTAGTTATCTACTCAATTGGGTTGGCAAGCAAGAGCCCCTCTACAGCGCGTTCTTCCCTACGCCTTTTAGCCCCATCACTTTTACAATCGAGTTTTTGCACCTCACCTGTAAATTTCCTGTCACTCCTGAACTCACCGCTTACCTTAAGAAACTCTACAATGCCTAAGTTCACCGAGATTCAAGAAAGAACACTCTACAGTATGGCGCCGTTGCCAGTGTCTCCCTTTGCTCAGCGGGCTGGCTACACAAACCAGAGTCGGTATAAGACTGATCGAGACCGGGTACTGAGTATTACTTTAGGTCAACTAGAGTTGGTCGGGCTGCAAGAGCGGTACTTGGATAGCTATAACGAGACAGACCAACCCTCAGTGCTACAATATCGAGACTTGATGCTAGCGAAGGCAATTGAGGCCTCTCTGTATAACACGCAGTTTGTGAATGGGGTCAACGGGGAGCTGACCTGGCACGCAAAGAAGACCTGGAACTACTACAGCTACAATGACATCTGGGAATACATTATGCCTGGGGAGATAGTAGACTACCCCTATCTGTGGGCGGGGTTAGGGTGTCCAGCTTACTACTTCTACTACTCCAAACCCAACCCAGAAGAAGGTCTAATTCGCTCCTACGAACGGCTGCTCACTTTCTTCTGGGCGACCTTTGCTTGTAGCCACAACACTCAAACTCCCCGCCAACGACTCCAGTATTTAATCGATTCGATTGGTCTAACTTCAGTATTTCTTAAAGAGCTTAATCTTTATAACGACCGGCTGGTGCCAACCGCTTATATGAAACGGAATAACCTGCCGAAGTTAACCCAACTAAAGCCCGCGTTGTTATTAAATCAATACGAGTCAGAATACTTCGCTATCGTCTTAGAAGATGTTGAATCTGACTTTAAAGACCAGTTCAGTAAAGCTACCAAAGCTATTCTCTCGATGGCAAAGCCAGGAGGCTTAAGCTATATAGCTCAATTCTTTATCGTGGAGGCATATCTCAAGATAGCCAAACTTCTAACCTTAGACCGTAGCTACGGTCAGCTCCCTTTAACCACCTACCTAAACTTAAACACTTTAGACGTTATCTCTAACTGTCAGGCTGTCGTTAGGTTGTTGAGCTTAGCTAACGACGCCTATACCATTCTGAATTGGTACGATAACAAGAAGAACGAGTTTCTAGAAAAGAACTTGTTGTTGTGGTTAGCTAATACCCCCGACCAAACCTTAGCCTACGACTCCGAATACAGACTGACTAACTTTGATGGCAACTAAATTTACCGACTACTCCGTCCAAAGCCTCACCAAAACAAAGCCAACGATTAGTGGCAGCTCCTACGACACGACGTATGTGCTAGAGACCAGCGCGGCGACAACGCCAGGCAGTCCGGTAACCGTGACTGTCAGGGCCTACCCGCCGGTCAGCGACCTTAGTCAGCTTAAACTCGAGGCAGCAAACCCAACACTACAAGCAGCCATGGTGGCTACTAAATTCGTTCAGACAGAGAAGCCTGGGGTTTATCAGGCATCTGTCACAGTCAGTAAAGCACTGGAGCAAGGGTTAGAGCTATACGTTAGAGACACTAAAGGAAACCTAAGTAACGGTTCAGTGGTGTCTACGGTAAGCGCGCCAAAAGCAGAGGCCTCAAACTACAACAATCAAGTGGTGAGCACCCTAAACCAAACCTCTGCGATGTCAGACGCGTCAGAGTCAAACAAGGCAAAAGCGGGCACCTACGATGCGGCTCTGAAAAAGTTAGGGATGAGTGAGCCGACTAGCCGGAGCACCCAGACGACTAAAGGGAGAACTGGCGGGGCGGTGGAAACCGCGGTAGCTGGATACCGATCGCTAGCAGAGGCCCTCGCAGCCAACCATAAGTATGATGAGTTCAGCAAGCTCCGGGTGTGGGTAAACCTTTCTAAACCGAAGAACTACCGGATTAAACGGCTTAACGAGTATCGAACCGCTCTAGATAACTGTATGGAGCGACTAGCCGTAGTGATGCAGAACTACGACTACGTCGAGGTGGGGAGTAGCGTCAAAGACCATACCAACGCGGAGAACTCCAACGCGCTGTCGTTTCGCTTCAATGCTGGTACGTTCTTTGATGTGTATTCACCTGCGTCAGTCTTTAACACGGAGTATCTGATTCAATACTCCACGCGGGGCACCTTTCGCCAAACTGCCATCGACCAGCTCAGCAGTTTCTATACCTGGCATCGGGCTCAGAACAATATGGTTCACCAGGCTCGAGATTACTTCAACTACTCAACTCAGCACTCCTTTCTGGGCGGCAATATCAACACGACTATCTACCGAGATAAGAAGGAGCGGTACGAGTATCTAGTGACCCAGATCGGGCAAGTTAAAGGCGGCGAGAAAGTAGAGGGTAAACTGAGAAGCGCTTCTAAGAAGACGGCTGAATTTAACGGGCAGTCCGCCCAGCTACCTAGTATGGGAGGAAGCGAAAGCGGTGGTATGGGCGGCGGGGGTTTTACAGTTGAGGGAGCTTCAGACGTAGCTACAGATACGACACTACCCACCAGCTCTGCGACTGAAGCAGCTGAGCCTACTGACGGCGTAAAAGGAAGTGCTTCCGGTGAAGCCGAGACAGTTGCTCCTGATAAAGTCTCGAACTGGGACATCAGCGTTAAGAACGACTTTAATCTCCAGTCTGTAGTTGGAGGAATTATCCAGCAAGCGAAGGATTTATTCTTCCAGCAAGCCAAGGCAATTATTCTCAAAGCCTCCGAGAGCTTATTCTTAAAGTCCTCTAAGCATGTCTGCATAGAGGCTAAACAAGACCTATACCTGAAAGCCGGCGGCACTCTTTACATCAACGCTGACAACTTAGTTATCCGTACCGTCAGCGGTAACATCCAACGGCTGGTGGGCTACGCTGGCATCGATGAATACGTAGAGAAGAACGGCATAGACCTGCTCAAGAATGAGGACGGCGACCCTTATAAAGACGAGAACGGGGACTATATTACGATGGCTGGAGATGAAGCCGTCTCCGTTAAAATGCCTACTCCACAGAAAGGGACTATCGTTGAGTTTCTGAAGCCAGGCCCTATCTATGTACCGACGCCCAAATTAGTGGAGGGAGACAATAGCCTCTTTACAGACTTCCTTAAAGACATGAATCTAGACCCCATTACTAACCTCACAGACATCCTAGACGGCAGTGCGCTAAGCGATGCGTTAGGGGACTCTCTGCTGAGCACTTTTGGGGAAGGAGACCTTGGTAAGTTTATTACTGACGTAGCCACCAGCGGGCTAGAGCAAATGCTGGACGCAGGGTTAGACGCACTACCTGGCGCAGGAGAGTTGTTAGATACCGTAGGTGACATTAACGACCAGCTCAATGCCTTCGTCGATGAACTAATCGAGATTAAGAAGAGTTCGGTGGAGGTCGTAGGGCCTGACCTTAGCTACATCGTCACCTATAAGCTTCCAGAAGCGCCAGCTACTGCTGTAATAACTTACCCTACGGAGCTACTGGACTACCCGAAAGTTTCAGTACCTAAGCCTGCTTCTACTGGCAGTAACGACCTTAGAAATATGCCCGTGTTACCTAAGGCTCGAATCGAACCCCTCTGGCAGAACGGGGTAGATATGAACACACCAACTACCCCAGCAGAGGGAACTCAAGATGCCTAACGACCTACCTTATTCTGAATTAGCAGCCAACTCAGCTAAGCCTCTATCAACCGAGTACAAAGTCATTAAGCAAGACCGGAGTGTTGTTACGGTAGTTCCACTGCGACCTCCTGCTGCTCAACTAACAGAGGGTCAGATTCTACAGTTCACGGATGAACTATCTGGGGTTGTGAAAAGACAGACTGCTACTAATACTTATGAAGTTCTACTACCCTTAGAAAGACCCGTCGTTACAGGGTCTCTGAAACGTCTAAGTTTGTAGTAGAACCTTAGAGCTAATTGAGTGTATGACCGCCTTAAAGAAGAGACTAGACTTATACGATGACGCGATTGGGGCGGACGTAGTTATAAGTTCAAACCGAGACTTACTCTTAGACGCCCAGGATGGTGACTTAGCAACCGTAACTGGCTCGGCTGTCTTGGATATGGCTTTAAGGCGGCGGCTGTCCACTCCACTTAATGGGTACGCCCGGGTCGTCAAAACCAGTCGAGGATACGAGTATTTAGATGCTAGCTACGGCAGCCGTCTCTCTAACTTCCTTTCCGCCCCACTAACTGACCTCTCTCTACAAGAAGCAGTAGCCGCAGTCGAACAAGACGTAGTCAAAGATAATCGAGTCGCTGTCGCCCGTGGGGATGTGAATGAAGTCCAGCAGAATGGTTACACTATCGAGCTGTACTTCGCACCAAAGTCAATTAACGAAATTAAAGCTCAAGACAACACCGCTGGTAGCTACGCTCAGGACTCTGTATTCAATGCTCAAGTAGCAACTAATTATTCTTTAATCATTCCTTTGTATTAAGATGGCCTACACCCCTAAGACCATAGATGATGTTCAACAAGCCTACTTCCAAGCGTTAGCCGACGCCAACAGTCAGATTAGGATTGATAAAACTCAGGGGTCGGTAGCCTATACCCTGGGACGGGCCTCCGCGGCAATCGCAGTACTTCAAGACCTAGAGCTTAAGCGGTTAGCAGACTCAATTAATCTCTCAACTGCAGCGGGAGACCAGCTAGACTCTTTTAGCAGTTTTGGTATACGTCGGCTGCCTGCACAGTTCGCAACTGGGACAGTGTTGTGTCTATCCGAAGAAGAGCCGGCGGTCTTACAACCTAGAACGATTCTGACAGACATCTCGACCGGGTCTCAGTTTGTCACTAAGAACACTACCCCAATTATCGTCAGTTACCTAGAAGTCTCCATTGCAATCACAGCGGTATCTACCGGGGCTGCCTATAACCTTTCGGCGGGCACGGTACTTTATGCAGCTGGACTGCCATATTTAAAGGCAACCGTGGGTACGATTCATACCCAGGAGAACGAGTATCTAGGTAGCTTGACGGGCGGCTCTTCTAGAGAAGACGACGATGCTTTCCGAAATCGGATTGCCAGTTGGCTGCTTAGCCACACTACAGCCAGTAAAGGCGTGGTTATTAACCGGCTGCTGTCCTTCCCTGGGGTTACCAGAGCCTATAGCTATACCAAAGCAGGTGGTGTTATTGAAATCTGGGTCGACTCGATTCAAACACTCAACGCTTCCCAGAAGTTGGAGCTGGTGAATTATCTCAAGCCTTATATCTCAGACGGGATTATTGTTGCGCTCTCGCAGCTAACAACTGTCCCCGCCAATCTGGAGATAGACTTGATTCCGTTTTCAGCCGCGGATATGGCTGTGGTAGCCGCCCGGGTGCGTCAAGTAATTACTCAAGTAATCAGTCAACTAGAGGTCGGACAGACGCTGGCGCTTTCTGTCATCAATGAAGTTATTAAACCACTGGCGGCTAAAGCCATTGTTACCCAACCTAAGGCTGACATCATCTGTGGGTTGGGAGAAATACTAATCCCAGGCGAGATTATTGTCCGATACCCCATTAACTAAAATGTTTGACTTAGATAATCGAAAGTTTCTAGAACTATCGCCCCTGTCCTACCATGAGGTGCTGTTAACCCACGCTGGGCAGATGGATTTATCTATAGCGGACTGCCTGTTCTTGGATTGGGACTTAACCACATTTGACCCTGACCTACCAGCTCGTTCAGTTACCTACGCTTACTTTAAGCAGCCCAACCAAGCAATCAAAATAGATTATGCACCCTACAAAACAAACCTACGTTTGTCTCAGCCCGTTCGTCTATCCAGCAAAGCTCGGTTAAGCTCCTCTGTAGCCGCAGAGAACTATATTGTCGTCACGAACGCCGATGAGTCAGAGGTAGAGACCCGCTACGCTGTCTACCGTGAGCCAGAAGACTATAATCTCTTTACCTACAGCCGTCGTACCTCAATCGCCAGCGGGGTAGCTGAGTACATCTATCGAGATACTCAGACTGCTGAGGGTTTATTAACCTTAAAGACGATTAATAAGTTGCCCATCAGCAAAGCCTACACTTACCTACTTAATGACGTTACAGCAGCAACTTATACTCAAGGCGCGCGGTACCAGGCATTATCTAAGCTTTACCAATCTGACGTTAGAGATGGGTTAGTCCCCAGCAGCAAAGTCCATGTTGATATGGGCTACAAGAACCCAGCTAACGTCGCCTGGGCGCTCTTCTACGCCTGCGCGGCTCAAGCAGACTTATATGTCCTTTTAATCCTACGGGGTTTGGTGGAAGAAGCTTTTCGGCGTGGCTACATCATTCGATTGGCAGAAGGGGAAATCGATATTAACCCAAACGCCTACTGGGGCTTTGAGCCTAGTTTTCTGCCCGGAGCCGCACAAGATGACTCTTTAAGAATCATCTCTGATAACGCCCTCCTAGGTTGGTCAGTCTGTTGCGCCATCCGTTATCTACAAGACCGGCGACCGTTAGATTCAAATTTAATCATCGGGAAATATACAGACTTTGACGTGGCTTTAAAACAGTTCGTAAAGTCCATTGGCTTTCTTTGTGCCTACGCGGTATCCCCCGTTATCTGGTGGTCTTGCGAGCGATTTGAGTCCGGTGCTTTTAACTACGAGGCGGTCTCTCTTAAGGCGTCTTATTTAACTGATATCTTCCTTAACGAGCTGCTTCAGATAACCTACGAGCCATTTATTCACAGCCAAGCCGCCCGGCTGCACGAAACGATTAGCTACAGCCCGGATGACTTAACAAACGGCTTTTATACTGGGTTTGTAGACAACTCTCCTGATGCCCAAGTCTATCGTCTGTATTGGTATTGGAAGTATAACGAGCAGGTTCTGTCAGACCTTCTTGCTGAGTATATTCCCGGCGGGGTTAATGACTCCTACATTGCTTATTTATATTTAGCCACAGGGGAGACCCTCCCAGATTGGTTAGAGACTTTCTTAGATAGTAAACAGGATGTTATCTCCCCTGAGGAAGTAGACTCCCTTTACGACCTAGACTCACTTAGTTACCTGCCACTCTGTACTGGTGTGAGGGAGTATGCGATTAAAAGCTCTACTAACTTCTACTACTATGCTCACGAAGCTTCAGCCAAGGTTAGTTATTTACTGAGCGAGCTACGGCGGCTTTGGCCGGTAGGTTCTCAGTGGACTAACCTAGAGACGCTAATGACGGTCACCAGCGTCTTAGGGTCGATGCTCTACGCTGAAGCTAGTCTTTACTACGACTTCTACCTTCTGTATTTTCTAATCCGAGACGGATTATCGTTAGACCGTGCTCAAGGTGATCAAGCCTACGCGTGGGTGGACTTATTCCTAAGACCCAAGTCGATGACGACAGATAAGTTCATTGCCGCCTTGGTATACGACTACTTAAATCGAGAGATTAATACCCACTCAGACCTGGAAGTGTTCCTGAGGGAATTCTTTAACCGACCGGAGTTAACGCTTAGCCATCCAACACCAAAACCCTACTCAGTCCTTAAAGACCCTTATCTAGTAGAGGATGACTTCTGGAACTACACTGCCGAGGTTAATGAGTTTAATACCTCGTACTTTACCGAGGTTGAAAACCGCTCTATTATTCACAAGCCCGGCTCGATTGTAGACACCTCAGAACTTTATACAATCGATACAGACGACCGAGTGAATGCCTATGGTGGTTATGTCGAGCGGGTCGTCCCAGGCTTTCCCTACCGTAATTGCTTAGTGAGCTTCAATACCTTTAACTGCTCTGATACCATCCCGGTTAACTCTGAGTATTACGATATGCCGGTAACGGAGCGGCTTATGTACCGACCTTACCTATCAATCTCTGACCCAGACGCGCCTGAATGTAGCTACGACTATTGGTACAACCCAGACCTGTATGTTCTAGACGGGCCTTCAATGCTGAAGCCGTTAGACCTGTACGTCCCCAAATCCACCATCGACCTTAATGGCCCTCTCTGTCCGTATTTAACAGAGGTGCTCCATAGCACAATGCCCGCCGGGCTTAGCTATAAAGTCTTAGCGACTAATTACTATATTGAAGTTAGGAACAAAGTCGTTACCGACATCTGGTTCTTTGACGACGCCGACGTATTGGAAAACACCGTCTTTACATAAACTATGACTGTATCAGAAGACTACGAAGCGTTAAGAATACCAGTATTAGAAGGTATTAACGATGACCCCCAAGAGCCTAACTATTTAGACAACGGGCGGGGGTGTAATGGTTCTTACTATGTGCAACGCTACAACGCACTGATTGATATTCTTAAGACGATTCCTGAAGGCCCTCCAGGTATCCAAGGGGAGCAGGGTATCCAAGGGGAGCAGGGTATCCAAGGTATTCAAGGTGAAGTTGGGCCAGAAGGCCCGCAAGGGGAGCAGGGTATAGCCGGTATTACTTGGCGAACCGGAGATGGTGCCCCGGATGACTCCTTGGGAGTAGACAACGACTTGTATTTAGACTTGTTAACTGGGGATGTTTACAAGCGAATTAGCGGGGTTTACTACATCGTTCTTAATCTTATCGGGCCGGCTGGCCCAGAAGGGCCCCAAGGCGACCCTGGGTTAGACGGCTTGGATGGGATTGATGGCGCCACCATTCGCGTGGGTACCACCACTCCCGATAATGCTTTAGGGGAGAACGGGGATTACTATATTGTTTCTACGTCAGGTGACTTACATTTTAAGGACGGGGGTGCTTACTCAGTTGTAGCTAATCTGAGGGGGCCTCAAGGCGTTCAAGGTATCCAAGGGGAGCAGGGTGTCCAAGGCGAGCCTGGAACTTCTATTACGGTCGTCGGAACGCTTACGGACGTAGGCGACCTTCCAGTAAGCTCTACGATCGGCAGCACCTACTTAGTTGGTGGAGAAGGCGGCGACCTTTATGTCTGGAGTGAAAACAGCACTTGGGTAAACCTAGGCCCGTTCCAAGGACCGCAAGGTATACAAGGTGAGCAGGGTATACAAGGTATACAAGGTGAGCAGGGTATACAAGGTGAGCAGGGTATACAAGGTGAGCAAGGTCCTTCTGGAAACGTTTGGCGAAGCGGGCCTACCAACCCCTCTAATGACACTGGAGTAGATAACGACTACTACGTTAATACCACCAGCGGGGACGTCTTTAAGCGTATTGCTGGCACCTACGTTCTACAAGGCAACATTAAAGGGCCTATTGGCGACCCTGGCCCCCAAGGTGACCCTGGCGACCAAGGACCCCAAGGCCCCATCGGGGTAGCAGGAACTGTTTGGCGGAGTGCGGCTGGCGCTCCTAGTAATACCTTAGGAGTTGATGGCGACTACTATTTGAATACTTCTACCGGAGAAGTTTTAAGACGAACATCCGGTGTTTATGTATCACAAGGTAACATTAAAGGCCCTGTCGGCGACCAGGGTGTTCAAGGGCCTGAAGGTGTCGCTGGCCCTCAAGGCAACACTGGTATTCAAGGGCCAACCGGGCCTGCCGGGGATAAAGCCGGGGTCAAATATTACTACTCGTCTACCACAACAGATGCAGACCCCGGAAACGGAACGTTTCGCTTTAGCTCTACTACCTTAGGAGCAATTACCTACCTTTATATTGACAACGCAGACTTTAATAATACTAACCAGACGCCTTGGTACAACGCCTGGGACGACTCTACCTCTACTATCAAAGGCCAGCTTTATATTACAGGTAACACTGGCGGTAGCGCGGCAATGGCAGTGTTTAATATCACTGGGGATGTTATTATCTCCTCTGGTTACTACAAAGTTCCAGTTTTAAACGTCACCGGTACTCTACCCGCTAATGGGGAGGTCTGCACGATTACTTTTGTACCTGCAGGCTACAAAGGCGACCAAGGTATTCAAGGTATTCAAGGTATTCAGGGAGAGACAGGCACTCAAGGGCTCCAAGGTAATCCGGGGGATAACGGAGCTACCGGCCCAGCTGGCCCAACAGGAGATAAAGGGGGTATTAAATATGTCTACTCCACGACGACCACAGACGCTGACCCTGGCAGTGGAATATTCCGGCTGAACAATTCGACGGTGAGTAGCGTCACCTTTATTTATATTGATAACGTTGACTCAGGTGGGGTCTCCCGAACAAACTGGTATGACACCTGGGACGACTCAACTTCCACAACCAAAGGGCAGCTCTACATTGCGGCTAACTCATCTAGTAACGCAACTCAATTGGTCTATAACGTTACTGCGATTACTGTAGCTAGTGGTTACTACAAGATAGCCGTCAGCTACGTTAGTGGGGTTAACACTTTATCGAATAGCGACGCTTGTACTTTAACCTTTGTGCCTACTGGAGCAAAAGGAGACCCGGGCCCCCAAGGGACTCAAGGGATTGACGGCCCTCCTGGTGACGGCGGTTACCGAGTTGGTCTACGGTATAACTTTTCTACTACGACTAACGCGACCGGAATCGCAGCGGGAACGATTCGGTACAACAGCTCAACAGTAAGCTCTGTAACAGTACTGTTCATTGCTAATACCGACGTTATGGGGCTTACCCAGAATACTTGGTTAGCGGGGTTAGACGACTCTACAAACACTGGGAACCGGGGTCTCATCACCATCATGGGAGCCGACCCGACTAGCGCTACCGCGACGGTTTTCAAGGTAACAGGTTCAGCTACTGTTTTCTCTACCTACACTTCTGTCGTAGTTACTTACGTTTCTGGAACTCGACCGGCGGACTCGCATGCTTTAGCCGTTCAGTTCAGCCCCTCTGGGGATCTTGGTCCGGTGGGCCCAGCTGGTGACGACGGAGCTACTGGCCCTGAGGGCCCTGCCGGCCCGGCAGGAACTACTGGCGCCACCGGGGCTGACGGCGGCTGGCAGAGTGCTCAAACGATAACTACCTTCACAGCTAGCGGTAACTTAACATCTTCCCACGTTGGGCATTTAGTAAGAAGTAACACGGCTTCAAACATTACATTAACCATTACTCAATTCACCCCAACTACAGGGGTTCATATTGACTTAATGCGTTATGGCACCGGCGGGCTGACGATTGCAGCTGCGTCCGGGGTAACAATTCGGAGTGTAGCTAGCTATAGAGGACTTAACTTCCAGTATTCCTGTGCGTCTTTAGTCCACTTAGGAAGTAACGAATGGTTATTGGCGGGAGACCTTAAAGCGTAGACTATGCCGTACTCTATCGGGTTTCACAAATTTAATCCCCCTTACTGGACACCACAAGGTGTTTACAGTGAATCGGGAGCTATCAGTCTGTGGTTGTCTGGAAATACAGCTGACAACTATCAGGGAGCGTTGCCAACGACCATTACTAAAGATGGGGCCAATTATGTTTCTGCTTGGTCGAGTAGCTGGGGTGCAGCATTAACAAATGCAGGCGGGACTTCTGTAAAACCATACGTTGTAGGCGGCAATAAATATATAACTTTTCCTAACAACACATTCCTAAACGTAGGGCAGGAGATAGTTATTAACCCCTTGACGACGTCTAGCCCAGCGAATGATATCGTCGCCTTCTTTTTAGTAATTAGCATAAACGCGGCGTACTTTGGATACAACAAAAGTTGGTCGTTGCTTACTTCGTATAACCCTGCCGACCCGAATTACTTCCATTCATTTGTGTACCTACAATCCGACTCGACCGACCGGTTCTGGTTTGGTCAACGGGCTCAGACATCGACAGCCTCTGGGCAGAATATTCAGAGTCAGATGTATAGTTCTTCTTTGATATTCAATGACAAATACACTCTTATTACCGGCTTTATTAATAACGATAGCTCTACTTTCCAAGCGTCATCCTATTTCTATAACGTTGACGGCTATGGAAATCTAGTAAGTCAGACTACCAACATTACAGGAATATCTTCAGCTAACTACAGTAACCTGACTGCTACTACTTTAAACACCATTCCTGGTGGGGACGCAACCACGCTGGGGTTAACTGGCTACTTTAACTGCCACGAACTATTACTGGCTGACCTAACCTACTCCTCTAATTTATTCACAAAGATAGAAGGGTCTATGGCTTGGAAGTACGGTATTCCTTTACCTAATACTCACCCCTACTATAGCTCTGCTCCTTTACTTGTTTAATTATTATGACTGTATCTCCGATTGTTATACTAGGTGACCAATTTACAGGGAGTGGCTCCGACGACACCACCCAAAGCTTCCGTAAGTATAATAGCCATATACACTCCGTCGTCCGGGTGCCAGACTTTTTAGCCTACGACGTGGCTTTAGGAGATGAGGTATACCTCTATGATGTTAACGACAGATTAGTTGTAGATGAGATTACCGCCCCCACAATTAGTTATCTATCTTCGTCGGAGCTGCGCATCTCAACGACGTTTAATCAGTCGTTGTCTAACACGGTTCTTTATGTTAAAGCGCCTAAGGAAGAACCTCAGAATGCTGTGTTAATCACCGGAGTTGATATTGAGCAAGGCTCGAATCTAATTCGATTTAACCCCGCGTCAGCTAATGGTTTTGCCAGCACTGCACAGATAATCAGTCTATCCACCGACCAACACAACCACGTTTTTGCTATTCCTTCTGGTGTTGTGAATTATGAATATCCAGTGGTCTTTCCTTCTGCCAACAAGAGCTGGGTTAAGTCTTTATCTATCTCGCTTCACCATGGCACAGGTACTTTCCATTTGATAGCTAAGCGAGGAAGCACGGAACAGATACTAGCTAACATTGGAATCAACGACCCAGGCATTGTTTATAAGACCGACCTAACTGAGGACGAAATAGCTGACTCCTCTTTGGTATACCCTTCTGGATTGATGACAAAGGCCTTAGACGCCGATACTTATCTGAATTTCAAGGTTATTAGGACTGAACCTACCATGAGCTATGTTGTAGTTAGCATGTCCTTGGAAATACAGAAAGTAATATAAGTGGCTTTAGCTGACGGCAATTTAGATTTCGAGGGGTTCTTTACAGGTCTAGCCCAAGACTTGGAGATGCAATTCTCTTCAAGTCTTGCGGCTACGAATATCATCGACTTCCTAGAGAACGAAGTGGATCAGGTCAGTTGGTTAGGTGAAGGTGGTAGTTTAACCCCGCAACAAATCACACTACTGAAGATATACGACGGGCTGGAGCTAGATGAAGAGGAGTTAGCTTTAGTTGAGGCTTGGAAAGCGCTAGACCGCACGACCTACGATTTTGAACTAGGCCCTCGCAGACGACAAGCCTTCGTTATGGAAGCAGGTAGAAATGCGTCTAAGACGTTTATAGGTTCTATCATTTTAGGATACGAGTGGTACAAGCTTTGTATGATGTCAAATCCCCAGGCGTTCTTCAGGATTGCGGCGTCCACTCTTATCTCCATTTACTGTTTAGCCCCGGCAGCTACCCAAACGAAGAAGACTATCTTTGGTCAATCGAGAGCCTTCCTTAATTACATCCCCAAGATTAAACGTTTAATAGACAATAAGAGTATTATCGTCGGGGAAGAAGAAATCAAATATCCAGAGAAGCTACTGTACGTCTATGCCGGGAACAGTAAAGGTAGCACTCAGGTGGGAAGCCGTGTGATCCTAATGGTAATGGACGAGGTCGCCCGCTTTGAGTCTAAAGACGGAGACTCCAACGCATTAGAACTGTGGTCTAACGTGGGTGTGTCCGGGATTACCTTTGGTGAGCACGCCCGGCGGGTGGCCATCTCGTCTGCTTGGGAAGAAGGGGATGCTATCCAGAAGCTATGGAATGCTTCTAAGCTAGAGGATTCTTGGATCGGCTTCCGCTTCCGTACTTGGGATGTTAACCCCAAGATGGACAGGGATAACCCTATTATTGCAGCGGAGTATAACCTAGACGCTGCCCACGCCAAGCTTGAGTTTGAGGGTGACCGGTCGGCGAACGCCTACTCATTCTTCCACGAAACGGAGGTTCACCGGGCCTTCAGAGGTAGAGTTGAGTGCGACATCCAAAGGGTTGATTATGGGGATGACCTCATCCGGCTGAAGGTCAACTCGGTGGTACCCGCTACCTATTTAACGTATATGCACCTCGACCCTGCTGTGGTGAGAGATGCCTATGCGATGGCGTTTGGCCATGGGACTACAGACTCAGATGGACGTAAGGTCGTTGTGATTGACGGACTGGCCGCTTGGGAGCCGAAGCCTGGCCAAGCAGTAAGCTTACTCAACGTCTACGACATCATCTATGGGGTTCACACCCAACGTCCGCTGTATAAGGTTACTACAGACCATGCACAACAAGCTGAGACGATTCAACGGCTGCGGATGAATGGGTTGAACGCGAGTAGCATTTTCTTCTCCAATCGTATGCAGGTGGAGATATACGACGCTACTAGGAAGCTACTTCATGAGAACCGATTGATTTTACCTAAAGACTCTCCCTGGACGAACCTCCTTAAGCTAGAGATGATGACGGTTCAGTATGACCAACAAAAAGGTAAGATTTACCATAATGCGGACAGCTCGAAGGATTTAATTGACTGCGTATGTTCTGTGGTCTGGCATATTGCAGGCAACCAAACAGGCACAGGTAACTCCGTTGTGGTCAACCGGAAGTCTAGACTAGGCAACAATCCTATTGACCGGTTTAGCCGTATAGAAGACGAAGACAGCTTCCAGACGAGCCGCCGAGAGTTGGTGTCTTCACTACGGAGCGGAGCGTCAGCCTCGTTGTTTGAAGAGTACGACTTCTAGCCACTAGGTTAGAGGTAGCTACCTCAGTACTAGACTATGCCTAACGAGTCCAACCCTTATAGCCCTATACTACCGCCGCCGCAACCAAGTATTTGGCCTGCTACCTCTGAGGCTGAGATTCTTCAGACTGTCGAGACTCGATTAACCTATACACCGATTATTGTTCAGTTTGTACCCCCAATTCTTGACGCTGACAGTTCACCTTATACGGACAAACAACGTAAGCGTCGCTACGCCCTTAGAATTACTACGCCACCTAGCAACCGACCAGGAGAGTGGCAGTATATCCCTGACAGCTACTACTATGAAATCCCAGAGGACGGGCTGCTTAGATTGCAGCTGGTGCCTTCCGACCGGTATCTACCAATCGGGCGTTACGTTGTAGAATACTTCCGTATAGGTAAGCGGCTGCCCGTGTTGACCCAGCGGTGGATTGTTCCGAAGCCGCCGCCACTAGGCACCTTTGCATTTAACTACGAACTTCAACCACCGGTGTTACCAATAGATGTCTGGAAAGTCACTAGCGTCTCCGCAGGTACGGAGTGGGTATCTAACTACAATTCCCTGACTTGGGGTACACCTCCTGCTGTAGGAGAAGTTGTTAATGTCAAATATCAGCGAGCTCTCACTTTAGATAAACTTATAGACTACGGTATCAATAACTTTAAAGAAACGGATCGGGTGCGCTATTAAACATGGCTATCGATTACATCGACGCGGTTGGCGGTAGACTCTCTGTTAAGCTTGAGAGCTCGCACCTAAACGAGTCTGCCGGTAATATGTCTATCGGCGGTCAAGTCGAGCGCACTAAGGAAGACCCGTATGGTGTCGTTTCCTACATGCACGATACGAACAGGCTGGCTCGCTTTGTAGACGGCCTGCGGGATATTGAAGTCATTCAGTTCGCAGCTCCGTTCAACAACATCCAACGTTCCGTTAGCCCCTCCCCAAATCCTTTAAGCAATATGCTGGAGGGGGCATACAACAGCGCGAAATGGATGCAGGCACTGTTCCCTTCAGAAGTCAGTATGTTAATGAAGACTAAACAACTGAAGTCTTTGGAGACTGACCTCACTAACTTTGACAGTACTGTCCAGAATCCTATTAAACTATACGAAGCGAGAGAAGCATTACTTAACAACCAGATTCAAGCCAAGTACCATAAGAACAAGGATGGATCTTTCCCGGAAGTTACCGGGGCACAACTAGACCGTCTGCAGCACTCGAAGTTGTTAGAAGGTTTATACTCTAAGGAGAAACAAGCCCAACTACAAGCGGAGTTCAAAGAAAAAGGGTTTAACGTACAGGCCCCTACTGGAAAAGTACAAACAACCACAGCAATGTTTACCGATACCTCCTTTCTAGGGATATCGATTACAGGTTCTGGTGGAGCTTTAGGTAGCTACGAAGACTACACCTTAGGGTTTGAGAATCCGAATATCATTCGAGACTTAGCCTACTTTAGAGAAAACAAATCGACCATTGATTACTACGAGCGAGAGCCCGTCCCCGGCGTTACGATTACAGGTAACCTCTCTATTTATAAGAAGCGGGTTGAAGCTTTAAGAGAAGCTAATGAGATTCAGCGCATCTTGGGGAAAGGTAAAGATGGATTGTTTGTCTACGTCGCCTCCCCTTCTATGGACTGGAATGAGCAACCACGGGAGCATAACTACCGGGACACTATCCAGAGGAAGAACGTAGGTGCCTACATTAAGGAGCTGCAGAAAACTGGAACCCAGGGCATCTTAAGTTTAGGGATTGACAAGAAGCGGATTAACATCCCTGCTGGAGAGAAGACTAAACTTCTACAGAACGCTTACATTGGTGACTCTAGGTCTGGCCGGCGAGACCACGGAAACATGCAGTATATTAACTTGCGAGGTACACCGAAAGACCGGATTAGCAAAGAGGCTCAAGAGGAGCTAGCCCGTAAAGGTCTACTGGACAAGGCGGTCAAAGGTATCTCTACTTTATCCATCGGACAGTACCGGATTGTTGGGGACGAGTCGATTAACCAAGAGACGACCATCGATTTAAACAAAGTTAGTCCCGCGTATAGGGAGGCAGCAGAAGGTATTGCTCAAGGCAGCATCGGCGGGAAGAACTTCTACCAACTTAGGAAGGACGTAGCTAAGGAAGGTATTGCCGGCGCGCTGCTCCAAGAGTTTTACACTCCTACGTTTAGCGACCGGCAGAAGCGGGGCTGGGAGCAAGAAGGGTTGCTACCTAATATGCCGCTGTCTATGCCCGCCTCGTTCTTTAGATACTTCGAGCCGGGAACCAAAACCCGTATCTACACAGACCGCTTTAAAGCGCTAACCGGTTACCGCCCAGAAGGTGCTCAGGGCTACGTTCTTCGTACTTTAGATGAAAAACTTAGCGACCCTGGGTTGGGCAACCAAATCAACTATATGTTCCGCCAGCGGGACTTGTACGAGGTGGGTAAAGGCGCGGTAGGAACATTAGCCGCGGGTGTAGGCCGGTTTATAGACACAGCCACTGGCTTCTACACTATGCAGACTATTAAGGCTCGGGAGTCTGGGCAACTTAGCGGCTCGTTACGCAAGCTGTATGAATCTAGACAGCGAGACCCTTATGAACAGACTGAGAAGAGAGGCTTTTTCGAGAATCTTACTACTAAAGCTGTGGCTATCACTGGCTCTACTGCTACAGCTATGGCGTCTTACTTTGGGGTGACTCATGCTTATACGATGGCAAAAGCGGCGGTAGAGCAGGTTGGTGTGGACTATGTGCTTGACTCCATCGCCTCCGGGAAGGTCGGCGGAGCCAGTAAGTTATTTCTAGAACAACTCTTGGATGAATCTCATAGTAATTTGATTACCGGAGCTAACATCATTTATAACGCGGAGTCCGGTGCCCTCCGCACTATTGAGAACACAGGGAAGGCACTAGACGAGTACTTTGACTTGTCGACTCGGTCTAGTCTAAAAGCGCTTCAATTAGACGACGAGCTGGTCGATGAAGTCGTTAAGGAGTCTGATTTCATTGGTGGGATTAGAGGAAAAGGGATAGCCGCGCCGACGGAGCAGCAAGCTGTGCTTAATCTCATTGGCGAGCTAGACACCTCTGCCGCAGCTAGAGATAACACCGTAGCCGGGTTGGTTACTAAGAAACTAGAAGCTCGGTTAGCTGAGTTTGCTAAGAGACCTGGCACTGCGACTGGGGCGAAGCCACCAGCAGGTGAAATCAGGGGTTGGGTAACCGAAATCTATAAAGAGCTAGGAATCCACCGCGATGCTGGAACTATTGACTTAGGGCGTGGGGTAGACCACCCAACCATTGCCGCTAGAGTCCAGCAACCAGCGGGCTTCGTCAACATCGCCTCTGTCCGCCGTATGGATACTGGCAACCTCCATAATATGTTTATCCCTCTTCTGGACGAGGTTGTATTTGACAAAAATAACCAGCAGTACCGAACAGCAAAAGAGAACTTACTCCGGCTGGCTAAGGCCTCACCGATACTGTCTTATAAACAAACCGCAAATAACTTATCAGCTGCTTCTGACCTTAAAATCTACAACTACGGCTACGAACGTATCCGACAACTAGCCGAGGTGTTTGACGAACTAGCAGAACAACTCCCGGCTAACCCGTTGATGTGGATTAAGCCTATTCGTCAAGTCTTCATGGCTAATCCACTAACTGGAGGTCAAACCCGACACAGCATCGAGGGTGGGGCGGAGACAACCTTAAGGTACACCTTTAAAGATTTGATTGGTCCTGGCTTCACTGGGTTAATTAACCTCCAAGGACAGATTACCCGGGAGCTCGTTAATATTAACAAGGTAGGGTTAGGGAAGCACCTGGAAGGTGGGTTCGACCTTATTAAACAAAGCAAGGAGCTTGTTCAGTCACAGAGTCAGTTAGTCGCTATCATCCAACAGTCCAACTCTGCTCAACAAGCAGTAGAGATGCTGGAAGGTTTTAACATAGGCGGCAATCTTACGGAACTTGGCGCCCGCAAAGAGTTTATCAGGAAGCAGAGTCGGTATGATGTCCTTCTCAGAGACCGCCGCCGGGACTACGAGGAGCTGTTAAAACAAGAGGGCGGCAATCCAGCCTTCAGTGGTTTAAGGAAAGGGTTGTTAGGTATCGGGACGGTACTGTTAGTAGACCGGCTGTTTGACACGTTCGTAATGCGTCCACAGGGGGTAGACCTCTTTGACAGTATTCTGTCGGATGTAATTGGCAGCCGCTCACCTGCAGTAGAAGGGCGAGAAGGAGACGCGGCCTTCCAATCGCTGTACGACACGGAATATAGTAACGCGTTGCCTAACATCGTTAAGTACCCGTCAGCTGCCGCAGGGTTCTTCATCGGTGGCCATATGTTCCCTAGCTACGAAGTAGCAGAGAGCAGTATCTACACAGCGATGCGCTCCAAGTATGGTGAGCTAGGTGAGGCAGCTCTGTCTGGTACTAAGTTCACGCTGCAAGCTGAGGGTGACCGGGCTATAGCACTAGGTATTAATAAGCAGATTATCAAAACTAAGTTCGGTACGGCTGGGGCACTTCTAGGGGCCAGTGCTGCCTTGATTGGGTCTCAGTTATTAGCTAACTACGTGGCAGATGTAGCTAAGCCCGCAGTCAGAGGGTTTGATAATCTAGCCAGTTTAGCTACAGGTGTTTTCACTGGGCAATGGGGACGCTGGAGAGAGCCAGAAAGCGGGTTGGACGTTGACCCAGTGAAGGGCAGCGCCGCATCTGTGTTAGCTAAGTTAGTTCACTACAGTGTTCGAGGCCAAGCCAAAGGTTATAGAAAAGGCGGGCTTGTTACTGCGGAGCAGAAGACAGATACCTACTTGTTAGGGCTAACTGCTCAAAGCATGATGCAGTCAGACAGTAAGCCTCCTCAACTGTTTTACTCTTTTGCTACCCAGATTGCTTCTCCCTTCTTCCAGTTCGCTTCGGTAGGTAAAGTAGACCCGGCCAAGAACACTATCAATCTCAACGCGGGGCTTCAGTTATTCCCGTTGTTGGGCGCTGGTTTAATGCTCCCGTCTCCACTAACACCAAAGGTAACTTATACCTCAGCGTTACCGACGAGGATGGTTGCCAACTACCTCAAGAAGTACCACGAAGGCGTTCGTTATCGATACGAACCGAACACCCTTGGGGAGATTCAAGAGCGGGAAGCTTTCCACCGGATGGAGGAGATTAATAAGCTGTCCTCAATGATGCTTGGTGGTGGAGTCAATCTTTCATTAGATACAAAGCCCTTAGTCTACCTAGCTATGTTAGGTGGGCTGCGAGACTTATCTGAATCCAGTCTCGCCGCGTTTGAGCAAATGCAGGTAAATAACCGTGACCTGTCCCCAGATAAAGCGACTAAACTTTATAAAGAGTTGTCGAACTACGAGACATTATTCCATGCCGGCAGAACTGGGTTTAACGTATTAGACACGATGTCTCGGGCGGCTTACTCCCTCCCGATGGTGATGCCGAACTACCTAGTTAAGTCGGCGACTACACTACTTGGTGGCGCAGGACGTACCCAACATATCCTCGGCCCTATGGCCCGCCGAGCTAGCCCTTACCTCTTGGCTTTCGGTATCTTGGGGGCTTCGTTCCGCTTCAACGATAAAGCAATGGAATCGGAGCTGGTAACCTACGCAGACCTCCAGAAGCTCTTCAAGACGGGACAGTACGAAGGGCTCAACCAAAAACTGATTGAGTCTCAAGGCATTAATCTTACCCAGACCGTAATTGGTTCTGCTTTATTAGGAGCTGCTATTTCCTCCTCTGGAGCCTTTGAGTCTGTCAGGAACTTTGGAGCTGCCTACGACCGGGTTCAGAAAATAACTGAGCAAGGAGGCCGGGCAGGATACATTGACCGCCAGAAACATAAGCTGTATAGCATGTGGATGGAACACCTAGCTGAGAAGGGCACCGTTGGGCTACCCCTCGAGAGCGGGGTGGATTTAGTTATTGAGAGTATCAACACCCCATCGAAAGCTAGTGAGGCCTACGAGCAGATTTCTCGTAGACTGGTCGAGCCTGCCGAAGCAACCTTACAAACGCGACTCAGAGACCGTCAGTTAATTGAAGCCGCCCGGGAGATTGATATTCCTTTGGTTCGGACGATGCCAACTCGGTTAGGAATGTTAGCTCGACGAGTAGCTCCACTTGTGGTGGGCGCGATGGTAGTTAGCCAGATGTTGGCTACGACGGATGGGTTTAAGCAGTCGCCTTGGATGTCTCTCATAAGAAACTTGACTGATACTGGTGCTGGTGATTTGTCAGCTGAGCAACGAGCGATGCTTACTAAGCTAGGTATTAAGGAGCCGAAGTACCGACCCAAAGATTTAGGTCAAAGCTTCCGTAACATAGCGGATTATCTGGTCGGTGCTGCGATGACCCCCTTTGGAGGTAACACCTTTGGGCTCTACCAAGACAATCCAAACCCATTCAGCCCTATCCTAGGCCCGCTCGGGGTGTCTCTTGGTAGCCAGGATGACGTCCGTCCTTACCTTCAGTCTCAGTCGGTAGCCGCGGATATTAGTGGTTCGCTTTATCTCTTACCTGCAATGAGCGCTGGCATCTCAGAGGCGATGAACTTAGGGCCTCTGCTTAAGTATGCAGGTCAGCTAGAAACCCATCCAAAGGGGTCTCAGATTGCGAGAGCCCTTATTCGTGGTGCTGGATTAAGGACGAGAGCAGCTAAGTTCAAGGGCGGGCCTAGTCAACGGGAGATGCGAGCTGCGTCTAGTCCTGAGCTGCAAATGGCTTTGGTAAGGCGCTACGACCGACTGCGTCAACTCAGCTGGCAGACGGCTGGAGAACATCAATGGGATGTTCTAGCTGAGTTCCATCGGGCAGGTCGGATACTAGGCAATAATCAGAGGGGGACGATTCCAGGTGCTGAGATGAATGCGACTCGCCCGGCAACGACTATGATTTACGACACGCTGGGTAAACTTCATCTGATACCGGTACTGAATGACGGCACCTTCATTACACCAAGAAAGAACACGGAAACAGAGCTGCTGAAGTTCTTTAGGAACCTGATGTCTAGTGGCGCTGGTTATGGCCAAGGAGCAGCTGCGGACTTCTCTGCTGACGTGACAGACACCCTCATCCGCCGCAGTCAAGACCGTGGCGGCGTGCCTGTACTAAGTTTCTTTAGTGGGCTATTCCAATATGCCTTTAATAGCTTCTATGATAAGAATACTGAAGAGATAGCGGCAGACTCTAATAACGTTATCGGGGCGGGCCTCATGGCCGGGGCGGCAATTGCCTTAGGTGCTTCGTTTGTTGGTACGACGTTCGCTACAGGTATACAACTTGTCGGTGCGTTAGCGGCGTTATCAGACCAAGGAAATATTAGTGACGTTCGCTCCAGCATTCGAGACCTCCGCCAAGGTGTTAAGAAGCGCCTCCGAAGAAGTACATTCTACATTGACCAAACAAACGACCGACTGGTTAGACCAGACGGGCATAATCGCATTCGTGCTTTGAAAGACCACAATCTAACCGACGAGGCAGTAGAGCAGATTAACCAAGCACTGACCGGGCAAGGTCGCTACGGCGGTTACAGCCCGGGTAACGCTTTAGAGACTATTATCGACGCAGACTTACGTACGACGGCTAGCAAACTCGTTAACACTTATCATACAGGCGGCGGGCAGACCATCTCTACCACAGTGGTAGAAGAGGTTGACGCTCTAATTAAATCTCTAGATACTCAACTGACAGTGGTTGTTGGAGGGCAGCAAATTCATGTCGGAGATTTGCTAACCCCGACTGTAGCCGCGGAGGGAGCTACAGAAGCCGTCGTGGCTCACTCGGTTGTTAAAGATAAAGCTCGGTTGAGCACCGAAATCTATGAGGTACTCACCAGTGGTAAATTCAAGGACACCCAACAACTAGAGATAGAACGTATTCTCCTCGACCATATCGATCGGGGTCTCGCTGTGACGACCGCAGATGGTCGTTTTGAAGCCGCTCAAGCTACACCCAATGCGTATCAACCGGAGGCTGCAGTTAGAGCTGAACAACAAGCCGCGGCCAAGAAAGCTGCGGAACAAGGCGTTCAAACTGTAGAAGCTTATGACCCCTCCGTTGGTTATTTACGCTCGAAGATACAAGCCAAGGGTTATAGCGGATTAATGGCTGAAGGGGCAGCTGGGGCTATGCGGGCAGCTGGGGAACTAATTAACCTTAAAGCTTACTACGAAATATTATCCTACACAGCTGCTATGGGCTCGTCTGACGTCTTCGACCGCAGACGATCGACTCAGGCAGCAGCCCAGAACACGATTCAAGCTTTTGGGATGATTATCCCAATGCAGTATGCTCTTAAAGCCGCTCAAGCAAGTCCTGGGGTGGCTATCACAGCTGCGCTAACCGCTGCGGTAATTGGTGGGGCTGCTTTAGGGAATAAGCAGGTAAGAGATACTTTAGGGAATATATTCAAGCCGGTCTTTAGCTTCGGGGATAAGTATGTTTATAAGCCAGCGGTTCAAGGTTTAGCTGGTATATACGACGCGGTAACCACAGCAGCGCCTTTCATCCCTCAAGTCTTGAGACCTATCGCGGCGGTCTTCGATCCTATCTTCAGCAATATGCGGTCGGCTGCTGGTAACGACCCAGCCTTAAGTATGTTGGCTAACTTCTTTGTGCCTGAGGGTGTCGAGCAGTTCTACCAGCGTAATGCTGAAATAAAAGGTCGAACTACGCCGTGGGGAGAAGCGCAGGAGTTTTATTCCAATAAAGAGCTCGGTCAATACTACTTGTCTAAAATGGCGTCTAGGCGGCGGAGAGGGCGTTCTATTAATGCAGGTATAGACAGCGACCTACTCCACCCCTTCATGCAAGGTAAGCAGGTAGATATTCAGTATATGAATATCTTTGCTGACCGGTATCTCGGCGGTGATGGCCGAATTATGGAGCAGTTCCAAACCGACCGCCAGATGAGCAACCTACTGTTAATGGCGATCCAACGGCGTCAAGGAATGATCGACCAGTATGCTGAAGGCTCTTATATGCGGAAGCCTTACACCAAAGAGAATGTTCATCATTACTTCTCTACTGCTTTAGCTTTGTCCAAGTTTAGCTACGCTCAGACGGGAAGCTTTATTGAAGCTCCAATTAACCAAGCGGCACGAGGTATAGGTACAACTCTCGGAGCACTCCAGTATGTTAGCGAGTTAATCCCATCAGAGGTTGGCACAAAGATTAAGCAGGGTACTGTTGGGGCAGGTATCGGCTTTATGGTAGGTGCGCAGTTGAGCCATCTTGGTAAGGACGAGGGTGAGCGCCGTCAGTACGCAGCAATTGGAGGTTCTGTTGGCGCCACAGTCGGAGGAGCCGGTTCTGTTATCTTGGCACCATCTGCCCAACATCTTGCTCGTCGGGCTTTCGTCGCGCTTAAGAAAGACAAGACTGTTAGAGCGATCGCTGGTGGTGTAGCGACAGGCGCTAAGTATCTAACTAAGCAAGCTGGTAACGCATTAGGTATGGCAGGGAGATGGTTAAATAAAGCTGCTCCTTACCTTACGTTTGGTGCGTTGACAACAGCGGCTGTGTACACCAACTATGACTTCCTAGCCAATCTGGTGGATGGGGATGACCGACATAAAAAAGGTCCACTTTATAATCCTCTACTGAAGATGGGTGTATCTGCCGGCGTAGGCGCTACAACTACCTTACTCGGATTTACCGCAGTACTTGGTAAGAACAGTAATATCTTAGCTAGCCGGTTAGGTAAAGCTACCGGTGGGGTCTTCCGAGCCGGCGGCAAAGGCGCTAACGTTTTGCTTCTAACGGGTCTAACTAACTTCTTACTGACAAATAACGTTACTGGCGCGTTACCTAAAACGGCTCTCCGGTCAGCTTACACCGCTTTGAACATTGGAAGAGAAGAAGACTTTGAGAACTACTACTCTAGCGGGGCTGCTGCCGCTTCTTTGGTTACTGGTGTAGTTACGCCCCCGGTCACTAATTGGATACATGGAAATTATAAGAGACAACTAACCGGTCTTTTAACGCCGGAGCTCAACACGATAGGCCCAGCTTCAGCTATACCAGTAGATGAGTCTCAACGAGCTATGGCATTGGTAACTAAACTTCAAGGAGACTTAGACTTCGTTGAAGGGCGAACCTCCATGAAACCGGTGAACACCACGGCTAAGATGGCGCGGTTGTTGGGCATTGCGGAAGACGCAGTTGTACAGACTAATTTAGAGGAAGAGTATCTTAACGTTTTAAGTAATAAACAGTTAGCACTACGCCATGCTAGAAGTTTAGTAGACGCCAATCTCCAACATGGTTTTATCCACGAGGGACTGCGCTCTATTCGCGCGGTGGCTAGAGTATCTGGGCACATCGGAACCTTAGGGTTAGGTTACTTCCTTAAAGGGTTGTCTTCATCTAACTCAGTGCCTCTTTCTGTATTGGCGATGATTATGGGGGGTCTTGGTGGATTTGGATATCAGCATGTTAACGCCAAGACTGCTAATGACCGTAGTTGGGTAAATTACATGGGCGCCGGTCTAGCCGGCGGCTACGCGGCGGGGACCGCAGCTGGTTTAGTAACTAGTTTTGGTTCTGGTAATCTACCTAGCGTGCCGTTATCGAAATATCCGCAACGCTTGATGAACCTGTTCGCTCGGATAGTTAAAGCGATAGATAAGGGCGACGTGGATGACGCTATCTCTACAAAGGCTCTACCTAAGTGGCTTGACGACATTCAGGGTTTCTCCCAGAAGCTTCTACAAGACCCCAGAAGTGCCGGGCTTAGTGAGTCCGTGAACCTGAAGAGCGTCGGGACTAAAGTCGATTGGTTCAAACTAAGCAATAAAGTCTTGCCGGTAGCCGCGTTCTCTATAGACGTATTGAACCTTTACACCAGCGTTAACCAAATTAACAACCTTCAATATGGTAGGTCGCAGGCTCAATTCCAGCAGGCTTACAGCTCGTATCAATCTACAATATCCACTATTGCCTTTAGCGCTCTAATGGGTATTGCGGCAAGGAACACTTCCTTCAGCCGGATTCTTGGCGGTACTCTCCAAGCCGGGCAGTTGGGGTATAAACGAGGATTGGATGAGTCAGATAACGCCTACGCTGACGCAATGGTGGACAACGTTGCTTATCAAACCAGTAAGCGTAAGCAGACTATGCTAGCGCTTGGAGCAGGAGGATTATCCGCCCTTTCAGTAAGCATCAGCGCTTTAAGAGCTAACCCTTCATTTGCGCAACGGGTGTTGCCCAAATCGTTAGTGGCTTTAGGTAGCCGTCCGCTGGCTCAATCTGCAGCTCAGCAGATAGATGACTTTGGTATGCCTGTTGTACAGACGGCCTTTACTGCTTACGGGCTGCACCGGGTCGCTAAACCCTATGAGCAGCGGTATGAGCACAGCTCGAACGTTAGCTACCAGATGGCGCAACGTCGGGGTGAGTTGATGTCTTTAGTGTTGTTCGCTACTGGCAGTGCGTTATTGGCTAGGAAGCCGTCTACGAAGCTTGGCGCGGCGGTTACGAAATACATCCCAGGTTTAGGAGCTATCGGGGCAGGGGCTCTAAAAGACCTCTATACGAAGGACTCGTTCTACCAGTACGAAGCAATGTTCTTGAAGTCTGGTATTACTAATGACTATGCCAAGAACATCATTGCTACGAAGGCGGCTGAAAGTACTGACGACAACCTAGGCATCACGCTTGGATTAACCACTCTTGCATCGATTGGCTTATTGGTAGCTACTAAAGGTAAATATAAAGGCCCTATACTAGCAGCGCCGGCGGTTGTGGCGTCTGGTTTGGGCTACTACAACTACAGCAGCACCATACATGGAGAGATTAACGAGCGGAAGCAGTATGAAGAAACAGGCGGCTTAAAACCAGAAGAGGTAGCTGAGTACCAAGAGTGGCGGAGCAGTGGGGAGCTATACCCTTCCCGCTGGAAGAACACCCGCCAGGGCGTCAACTACCAGAAGTATAAGGAGGCTGAAAGACGCCGTATTACTAACTTTAACCTTAACTACAACGCGCCAGTGAGACGTGGCTACGGCTTTACTCCAGCGCCGGTAGACGCCAAATCCATCCCTGACTTCGTCCTACGAGCAGCAGCGATGGAGTCCCACGCTAAAGCAATTGAAAACCACAAGGCAAACCCCGTGGTTCTCGGAGCTAGCGCGGCTGGATTAGGTTTAGCTACCTGGATTGTTGGTACCTCTCGGATACCCACCTTAAACGTAATCCCGGCGGCTGGGAAGCATTATCTATCTAGCTGGAAGACCGCCGTTCCGTTTGGCACCCACGTCGGTACCAATCTAATTGAACCAGTTATTACAGGAGTAGCAATTGCGGCAGAGCAGCGTAAGATTAACGACCTCTCGAAGGTACCGATTAGTGTAGGTATTGCTGGGGAGATGCAAGCGGTTAGACAGTCTGTGGACATCACGACGGCTCAAGATAAGATGACCTTCCTAGCTTTGATGTCCCAGCTACCGCTTAGCGGGGAGACGACTCTAGGTAGTATCGTCCGGGGCGGTTTAGTCCACGGGATTGGACATGCAATCTTCGAGTCGAATATCGGCATGGTTAGAGAGCGGGAGTTTAAACAGCGGGTCAAAGTGCTAGCTGAAGCCCGGGCTAAAGGTGTCAAAGTTAATAGTGCTCTGCTCAGTAAAGCTGTTAAAGCCCAGGCTACCACGGATGAGGGGCACGCGATAGCTGCGACTTTAGGAATTGGACAGACGGCGACCAAGCTATTCATGGGCGGTAATGTCAACGCGGCTTCCTCTATTAATGCTTCGGTAGAGGGCGCGGTATCCTTCCTTGGAATTAAAGCAGTCATCAACCGAGCGATTGGTAAGCGTCGGTTTGATAACGTCGTACTGAACCGGTCTACTAGAGATGACGGGAGAGTTCTAGATTCAGAGCCCGTGGCTAACGTCGTTAAACAATCAGCAGGCCCGACTGGCTCGAAGAGTAGCTTCGAGGATGATTACTTAACCAACCCATATATGTTGGAAGCCGGCGCTACGATTGGTGCCTACGCGCTTATCACTTTGGGTTCTAGTTACCTGGCGGCTAGAGCTACGAAGAAGGCAGCCTCTATTGCTTTAAACAAAGCCAAGCAACTGCTAGAAGAAAGGAAGCTCGCGGCTGAGCCTTCTGTTACGACGACAGCGGCGGAGCCAGCTGTTGCTGAGCCGTCTCCTTTGGCGTCTCCCGAACCCGCGGTTAGCGCAGATACCTCGGCTAAGGGAGTTTCTACAGTAATGGACTTATATGAGGAGACCGCTCCAAGTCCCCTTGCCTCAGCTGAACCACCAGTCGGTAAGCCTAGTTACAGCGCGGACACCTCAGGACAGGGTGTGTCGGCTGTGCTTGACCTGTATGAGTCTATTACTCCACAGACTCCTGCTCCAGAGACAGTAGCTAAACCGATCGTTACTGCAGAGCCGCCGTCTACTTCTAGTCAGGACGTTATTAATAAGGTGACTAATCCCGAGCCGCCTACTCCTACACCAACTGTTACAGCTCCTCCATCTCCTGAACCGACAGGGCCTAGTAAGCTTGAGTCACGCAAACCACGCTTTGGTCAAATTGACCCTAACTTAAAAGGTAATATATCAACTGGTAAGAAGCAGGCATTAACCGCCGGTAAATTCCTGTTAGGGACTTCAACTGATGACCATCTATCTAGTAGTCTTGTTTCATTGAATAGAGCTATTAACCAAGTTCAAAATGCTGGCTTTGCTAGTTTAGGCCCTGCAGGAGCCAGTCGTTACGGACAGTTAATGGGTGAGCGGCAGGCTATCTTATTGGAGCAGCGCCGTCGGCAGCAACAAGCTAGCCAACAGGTCATTGAAACTGTTGCTGCCGAACCAGAGATTACACCTAAACCTTTAGAGCAGCCTGCTCCGCCGCAGCCGACCAAGCCTATTCCTACTACTCCTAAAGAGCCAACTGTCGAGCCATCTTTGTTGGACACGACTAAAGCAGCTGACTATTTACCAGTACCTATCTATGAATCGTTTACTGACACATCTTTCTTAAGTAGAACTTCTGGTAAACAAACTACTTTAGGCAGACAGAAGTTCCTTATGGCGGGTGGGTACATGAGTACGAATAGTTACTCTAATGTACCGGAGTTAGAGCGGGCTGGCGGAAAGGATAGTGCTGATATTAATAAAGGTGACCTAAGTATTAGAGTTAGTATAAAGGCACAGACTGTAAAAGACGGTAAACGTGTTGATATAGACAATCCTTATATCAACATACAACATATATGGAATATAGCCAACGATGAATACGGACGGGGTGGGGTCATTACCCGTGACTACATATTAGAAATAAACTCTTTTCCTGGGGCAACGGTAGAAGAGAAAGCTAAAAGTGCTTACGCTTACTTCGAGCAGCAGTACGCGCGCCGGATGCAGGAACTTCGTAGCTCCAATCCAGCAGCTATCGATAAATACATGGCGGATGCCGGCCACGGCGATTATCTTTCTTGGGATTATAACAACCGGCAGGGTGATGAAGGGTTCTTGTTTAAACATGAAATTAATCCTACAGGAGCAGTTGGTAAAGTTACACCTCCGGTAGAAAACCCTACTCTACCTAAACCCCCACAACCACAACCAACAAAAACGTCGGATAGGACGGCATTACTAAATATATATGAAACATCCACTAGTGGTGTAGAAGGTTCTGGTAGTAGAGATTACGATTATACTCTCCCACGCGGTTATGGGATTACGTATGGTAATAAACCTAGTGGACTAGACAAGGACAAGTTTGTTGAACGTTTAGATGTAGATTTTAAAGAAAGAGAAGGTGGTTATAGAAAAATAGACCTTTTAGGAACTAAGGTTGAGGCTAGAACTGCGGCTTTAGCATTAAAACCTATGGAGGTGTTTAATACTTCTGGTATTTACACACAAACCAAAAATGGTAAACAGCTTAAAGTTGCTTATGTCTCTACTATGTTAGGGATGGCTTCTGATGTCAGCGAAAAGGACGCTCGGAAGATGGTTTATCATAGGGATTATTTTGCTGAAATCAAGCCCGAACAAGATGAGCAAGTTGTTTTACGGCAACTGCAAGCTCAATATGTTGAAGCAGTTGAGTGGGCTAAGATTAACGCTCCTGACCAAATTAAAGATGGGCATCTAGTCCCACGTCCTGAAGGGAAATTTGTTCCTATTGATTTAAGTAATGTAGGAGGTTTGCATACTACAATCCCACAGCAAGATGGTGGTTTCATCAAACCTGTTCCGTTACCAACTAGTGCGGAGCGTCAGGTCTTAAGTCAACAGCGCGCCGACCGGGTGCGCCGTGGGCAAGCTAAAGGCATTGATTACCAAATGATGCTGATGGACATGGTCTATGGCAAGGCTAAAGAAAGTGTCACCGGCGTCATTAGCAAAGCTAAGGAGATTAGTCAATCCTTCGTATCTGGAGTCGGTCGAGCCGTCCGGGGTACAGCTAACCAAGCCTGGGACGGTTGGAGTATCTTCGACCGATTAGAAGGCCTCGACGCTCGCTTTGGCAACCAAGGTATGGGTGGTGGGGCTGGATTCTGGACTCGCTTTGGTCAAAGCGCTAAGTACGAACTTAGCGGCAGGGGGATCGTTGAAGGGGGTTTTGGTATCGGTCGAAATGCTCAAACCGGCAAGGTTGGTATCCAAGGTAAAGGCGGCGCGATGGCCCTTGCTGGCATGGGGCTACAACTAGCTGACGATATCCTGACGTTAGACTGGAGCCGCAAGAACTTTGCTAAGTCGTTAGGTACGGTAGCGAAGAATCAAGCCACGTCGTTAGCTGCTGGGGTAGCCTTCGGGTTGGTGACAGCTGGGCTGGGGGCCCTAGCGTTGTCTTCTGTACCGGCGTTAGCTGCGCTGGGGATTGTGGGTAGCGCTGTGTTGATGGGCTATGGAATCTACTCGCTAGCTGACCAAGGCTTCAAGGTTGGTGGTAAAGCCTGGGAGAAATTCGTCCTGAAGCGGAAGCGCACAGCAGAAGAGCAGAAGGTTTACGAGCAACAGAGCCAAGTTCTATCGATGGGCTTTGGAGTTGGGACTTTTGTTTACGCAGGCTACAACCAAATTAAGAGTCTTCAGGGCGCCCGTCGGGCGGCTAGCGTAGTCAACCAAGCACCGGTCGTTCCGACTGTTCCCGTTCGCCAGGCAGTAGATGTAATAGACGACGTAGCTCCGAGAACTCCTGTCAACCCAACTAGAAGCGGGTCGGTGCTGAAGACCGCGGGTAAAGCCGTCAAGGTAGCCAGCACAATGTACAGTGTCTATCAGATTGGTACCGGGCTACACCAAGCTTTCACTGGTAAGACTGAACAAGCAAAAGACCAAGGTCGTCGTCAAGCCGTTCGGGAAATCGGTGGATTGATTGGGATGCGAGCTGGTGCCAAGGTCGGGGGCTACGTCGGTCGTGCTGGCGGCACGGCTGTGACAGCTAACCCCACCGGGGCTATCGTTGGTGACGTCGCTGGCCAAGCGGTCGGTGGATATATTGGCTACCAAGGCGGCTCTAACATCGCTGAGCAGATGTACGACAACGCGATGGAGATGATGTATGGCAAGATGAACCAACGCCAGCGTCAAGAGGCAGTTGATAAGGAAGTCAAGCGCCGCTCAGCTGGCAGTCAATATAACTTGGAGGCTATCCAAGGTAAAGAACAGAAGGTCGCTAAACAGATAGAACGCCCGCGGGCTTGGTGGCGGTCGGACGAGGAAGATACTCCCTGGTGGAAGAAACTACTGCAAACCATTGGCAAGGGTGTAGAAGCGTTAGGTAACTTTCTAACTAGGACTAAGAACGCTGCCTTAGACGCTGCTGATGCTTTAAGTAATTGGGCAACAGGCGGCGTTCCACTTAGTTCTGACGCTTTAATCAGTGGTAATTTAAGAGCGGCTAACAGTCGGGGTACATCTATTATCCAGGCTGCTCAAATATTAGGCATTAATCCCTTAGACTTGGCCACTATTGTTGAATTTGAGTCAGACGGAAACCCCCATATTCGGGGAGGGGCTGGCGGTAACTATATTGGGTTGATACAGTTTGGACCTAACGAACGTAAGAAATATGGTTATCACTCCAAGATGACTTTTGAAGAGCAAATGTTAGGGCCCGTCGTTAACTACTTTAAAGACCGCTTTAAATCGGCTGGGATGTCGACGGAAGGGGCTTCGTTAGAGGATTTATATACCACAGTGTTAGCAGGTAATCCTAAGGCTAACCGAGGTTCTAGGGATGCTTTTGGTACTAGTCCGCGCTCAGGTGTTCGTAAGATGACGGCTCCGGGGGCCGACCGGGATATCGCTCTACAGAAGTACTTTATTGTTGATGGTACACTTAACGCCCCTACAGGGTTCCAAGTTCCTAGTGGTGCTCGTTGGGCTAGTTCGATGGGCGTAAGAGATGCCAAGACATTGGCTCAATTACCTCAACGAACGGGAGGTAATGCTTATGGAATGAGAATTCATCCTACTCAAGGTAGACGTAAACTTCACGCTGGGGAAGACTACGCATTTCCGATTGGAACTCCGTTATCGACAGCGACGCCGGCTGTGGTTGTGTTTGCTGGTATGTTAGGTAATGCAGGCAACACTGTTGTTCTTAGACACTCAAACGGCACCTACACTCGTTCGTTACACATGGATAAGATTTCGGTCAAGGCAGGTGACGTCTTGATGCCCAACCAAATGTACGGCACGGTTGGCACTACTGGGGATTCAACAGGCCCTCACCTCCACTTTGAGGAAGGGTCGTGGGATAGTAAAACCAATAGGTTTAAAGCCAAGCCCCCAACTGACTTAGGCCGTAAGTCAATTCAGGTTGGAGGTAAAACAGTTAAGGTTCAGGCAACACCGCCGACTAGCCCACAGGATTACTTCAACAAGGTTGCTCCTATTCAGTCTGGTCAAACCCAATCTCAACAGATTATTACCCGTACTGAGCGGAAGTCTACTAAAGTAGGCGGGGTTACTCACTATGCCTACACCAACACCACCCAGAAGCTAGTGACAATAGCTGACAGTCAAGTGATCGGTAAGCAAAAACAACAGCTGAACGAAACAACAGCTAAACAAGTCAATAAGATGCTAGCTGAGTTGAAGGCTGCAACCGGCGTTGACCTTTGGATCCTCTCTGGATATCGCAGCGTTGAGTATCAGCAAGAGCTATGGAATAAGAAGAAAAGAGAAGGTAAGAGCGACGCGGTTATTGCTAAGTCATTAGCTATACCTGGCTTTAGTGAACACCATACTGGAGACGCTTTTGATATTTCGCTGCAGGGCCAAGCGAACCTAACTGCTGAGCAGTGGGCCAGTAATCCAAAGTTAAGGGAAGCGCGCGCTTGGTTAGATAAGAACCAATCTAAGTACGGATTTGAAACTTCTTTCTTACCAGGCAATAAAGAGAACGTTGTGTCTGAGCCTTGGCATTTACGGTATGTAGGCCCTGGCTCTGAGTACGCCCGTCAAATCAAAACTAACGTAACGACGAGTCAGCAGGTTATTAATCAAGTCCAAGGCGGAACGACCACCCAGCAGGTTGCGTTAAACCAACAGCAACTCACCCAAGGTATTGAAGCCATCCGTAAAAAATACGGTCTACAGTCTATCTATGCCCAAACTAAAGGTGGGGTAACTGTAGGTACAGTTGATAAGAATAAACCAGCGGTGGTTTCTAGCGCTTCAATGGGTAAACTTCCCATTGCTTTGTTGGTTCCATTGGTGAATCAACGGCTTAAGTCGGGTGGTCAAGAACTTGATCGATTGATTAAGATCGACACTAAGTTGGTGTATGAACATGATGGAGTTCGTTCGGACAACGAGCTAGCCAAACTGACCGTCAAGAGAGGCTATACTTCTATCCGTCGGTTGACCCAGACGATGTTAAAAGATTCCAGCAACACCGCCGCTAACATTTTAATTAAGGAAGTGTTGGGTGGGGATAAAGCGGCGACGCAGCTAGCTAAGCAGTACTACAAAGATAACCAAATACAGATTGGTTACTACGGTGGTGACACTCGTAAGCGGATGGGCGGTACGTCAGCGGCTAAAGCCACCACCAAGTCTTTGTTCCAAGCTTGGACAGAAATTCGACGGGGTAAAGGTGCTTACTTTGATGTAGCTAACCAAGCGCTGTCTGACCCTGGTCGTTTTAAACTACTAGGCGATACTTCCACAGCGTCTAAGATTGGAGTTACTTCCTCGGTATTAGGTAACGCCGGGACTTACTCCGGTGGTGAAATTTTAGTCTTTGACTTCGGCAGTAATAAAGACCACCGTGACCCTAATAATCAGCGTCGTTTAGCTCAGGCAGCAGCTGAGGTCAACGCTTTGTTGGGTAAACGAACGACGGTGCAAGTAGCCAATCCATCTGCCCAGTATCAACAACAGCAGGCTCAACGGAATGTTAGCTACATTCCAGGGGTTGGCGCGGGTCGGTCGAGAATTGTAACCAGCCCCGCAAGTGGTGTAGTTACTAATAGAAATGACCCGGACAGCCGCGAGTTCGTAACGGGGAGTGATATTCAAATAGGCGGTATCCGTAACGGCGTGCCAATTTGGAATCCCATCCAAGGATTGACCCAGGTTAAGCCTAATAGCTTCCAAGGTCGAGGCAGAGGTAGAAGCGGAAAAGGTTGGGGTAACTTGACTCGCTACCGGATTGACTTAGGTAACAACCGAGTCGTAGAGATGTTGCTCGGTCACGGTGATCGCCCCTTTGAGGATTATATGGGTCAAGGCGGTATTGTACCATTCGCCTTACTTGGTTACCAAGGGGATACAGGGCACGCAACAGGACCCCACGCTACTACTTCTTATAAACCGGTTAAGGGAACTAACGCGACTGCGGCTGACGCAAGATTAGTTGAACGCATGGTTCAGAATGCGTGGACCAGTAGAGGGTCTTGGGTTCGTGTCAACGGCGAGTGGCGTTTGGTTAAGTTGAACCAGGCCCAGCAGATGGGGTTACTTAATGGTACTCAACCTTCAGTTCAACCAAGTCAAACGGTTAAACCCCAACCAGTTAGTCAACCTGCTCGTAGCCAACAACAACTCAAGCAATCGTACCAACCTGCTGGTGACTTCAAGCGAGTCAAAGCTAGTTACTACGGCGGTACCCAATTCCATGGTAAGCGAACGGCTTCAGGGGAAATCTACAACCAAAACGCGTTGACGGTAGCGGTTCCCCGGGATAAGCGGAATAGACCCATCATACCGTTTGGAACCGTCTTAGAAGTTATTAACCCAGCTAATGGCAAACGAGTCTTAGTTAAGGTTACTGATACTGGTTCGTTTGGCAGTATGGGAAGAGGGTTAGACTTAAGCGTAGCCGCGGCTACAGCACTAGGTACGATTAAAGCTGGGGTGGCTAATGTTCAGTATCGGATTGTCAAGCCTGTGGCTAACGCTAAACCACAAGAGCCAAAACTAGAGCTGCCTACTACTAAACCAAGTGATTGGGCTCCTCTTGTACCAAAGGCTGCGCCGCCGCCTGCTCCCAAACCTAAACCCAAGTTCAATATCTTTGACCCTAGAACCTGGCTAAGAAGCGAAGGGGTAAGACCTCAACAGACTTCTAACCCCGTAGCTACGATTAAATCTCCTGTCATAGAGGAACAGCAAAAAGGGGGTGATAACATGGTTCCTAGACAACGAATGGAGCCGGTGCTGGTCGCTGGGGATTTATCTAAGCTTTCTGGTATTTTGCCTCCGGCAGATAAACTGCCTACGGCTAGTAACGTCTGGGGGATGCCTGGTCATCGGCCTGCGCCGACGGGTAACTATCATGACTACGGCAAGCGCCCGCCGCAAAGAGAGGGCCCCATTTGGGGTCAGGCTGGTAGCAGACCGGAGCAGACCGGTAGCTACCAAGATTGGGAGCGGATACCCCAGCGTGACCGGACTACGCCGCCAGTACCTACGGTGCCGGGGCATCGTCCAGAGATATGGGATATTCTTCCCCCATTGGGGAATATTCCTGGAACGGTGGATATTCGTAACCCTAAAGCTAAGCCGACGATTCCGCCCAGTGAATGGGGAGTCGTTAAACCTAAGGCAAAGCCGAAAGTAAAAGCGACCCCCACGCCTAGCCCGGCTCGTATTGAAGTGCCTATCGGAATGCCCAAAGCGGTGCTTGGACTAGCCGGTGTGCTAGCTAACGCAGTCGGGAAGAACTTTAACGCCGAGTTGGTGACGGAAGCCCAGGAGCTTTTGAATGATGCGGCGCAGGCAGCTGTGAGTTATGTAGAGCAAATTAAGGAGGCTAAGGCGGCGGCGATTCTTTCTTTAGAGCACCCACAGACGTTAGCTGGAGTTCGTCCGAGTAATCAACGTGGGCAGGAGGTTCGCACTAAGAAACAAGAGATAGTTGCTAGCTACGAAGACGGGAAGATTTATATTGGTCAGCAGATTCCTACTGAAGCAGTGCAGGCTCAGTTAGCCAACCGGGATATTAAGGTTCCGGTTCGTCCCGAGCACGAGCGAGCTGCCGCTCCACGGATGATGAATACGAAAGCAGACTAGACTTTAGTCTTTGTCTTCTTAGTAGTAGCGCCGGCCATGAACTTAGCGGCTCGGTCAGATATACCCAACTGCTCGGGAGTCAGATTACCTCTAGTAAGTGCGTCGGCAATGTTCTGCTCGCGGGGAATCCATTGCATACTCCAACTCTCGAAGCAACTAAGTAGGTCTTTTGCGTAGGTGAGGGCAATATACAGATGAGCTTGTTTGGTATTCCAGTCACCGTTGGTGCATTTAACCACTAAGTCGCTATCTCCGTAGATTTCGATGTCTCGAACGCCATGCTCGATAGCTTTGGTTAGCCCTAGGATTAGCCCACCGAACTCAGCGCTGTTGTTGGTGCCTGTGCCCATGAACTGGGAGTATTCGTGTTTTGTATCGTCTGGGGTAATTAAGACAGCGCCCGCGGTGCAATGGCCCGGGTTACTCGGTGCGGCGCTGCCATCAAAGAATAGAATTGCTTTCATATACCTCTAGAAAAAAAGATGATAAACCTGTTTTGTATAATGCACAAAACAGGCTTGATGTGGCTAACTAAGTTAGGCTGTTTGTAGGATGTTGTCGAACTTAACTGGGATTTCATCGACGTGGCAGTCGTCTGCAATTAACGCTTTAATTCCTTTAGCTAAACCTTCAGCAGCTTCGACAGACTCAAATAGAATCGCGTCGTCAATGTCTTGACTGAAACTCAGCTTTAACGACTTGTCTAAAGCTGTCTTGAGAACTTTGGCGTTAAGATACCAAGTTTTACTCTGACGGTCGCAGAGGATTGTGTGCCCGGTACGATTCACCTCGAAACTAGTTCCGTCGGCATTAGCGTACTGAGATAAGAAGTCTTTAAGTTGCTTAGCTTCGTTATAGGGCATCAAAAACCGTTTCTGCCAATCGTCATCAAACACAATGCCGCTATCTGTCATAGACATCCAGCTCCAGGATTGGTTCTTCACCCGAGCTACCGTGAATTGAGATTGATTAAACGCTTTGGTCGGTAGTTTATCGTCAGCCGGTAAGCTCTCTACCTGCGTAGCGTTTAGCTCTGAGCCACCTTTGATTAGTCCAAAGTCATACCCTAACCGGGCGGCTAATGCTTTAACGCCGCTACGCATCTGGTTATCGGTTAAGTTTACAGACCCCCGCCGCCGCTTAGCTAGCTCTAACTGAACGATCAAGTTCCACTCTTCACAGGTATAGTGTGGGTTCTTTTTCGGCGCTCCGTTTACAGCTCCAGTACTTAAGCATAAAGTAATGCCATAGAGACCTGTAGTTGTATAGTATTTGATCGGGCGCGACTCACCTTTTGAGCTAACCCAGATGGACTCAGCCAGGAAATCGTAGGCTTTGATTAGATCTTCTGGTAGGTACCCGTAACCCTCTTCTATGGTTCCGGTGATATAGTCTTTGTACCGCTGGCAGACGGAGTTCACTCGCACTTGCAGAAGAGTGCTTACTTTTTTATCAGTCGATAGACGCAAGCCTAATAGGTCTAACCACTCTGTTTTAGTGAAAGGCCCTTGTCCAGCAATAGTGGAGAGAGGGTCAATTTCTAAGTTTTTAACGGTAGTGTAGGTTAGCCGCAGCTGCTCTACAGTCATTTCATTTAGAGTAATTCCCTTTCTTCCTCTGTAGGGAATCCACTTAATCTGTCCGGTTAGTTCTTTTAATTTTTCGATGGATAACACAGTGACCTCCTATGCGTATAGGTAACTAAATCTGAACTAATTGTGTATTGTACTTATCTTTTTTTGTATGACTACGTCCCCGATTCCCTTACCTTCCGGCACAATTACGGTTGACCCTGCTTTGTTGACTATCCTGTCTCAAATGGGGCCTTTACCTGCGCCTTATACGTCTACCACAACTACAACTACGATCACTACAAGCACCACCAGCCCGTTGATGGCTCAACTGTTACTACAACAGCAGCTACAACAACAGTCTCAGCAACTTGCTCAGTCTACCCAGTATGTAACCCCGACTACTACAACTGAGCCTACGCCCGTTAATCCAGTTCCCTAGGTTAACAAGCTAAATTAGTAGTAGTCCCCGTCAAGACAAGACAGCGATTAGAGAACAGGAAAAAGACCTTGGGTAGAGAAGCCACCAAGGTCTTTTTGTTTAAAGGAACCGACCTTCAGTCGCCAGGGTTAATTGAGCGCCGTTATAGTTGAGCCTAAATGGCAACGGCTTGTTTTCTAGCAGCGCGTAGACAACTTCATTAGTCATTAATGCACTGGCAAAGTTGGCGTTGATTAATTGAGGGCTGGACACGGCTTCGTAGCCGCAGCTACCACGGGGCTGGTCGCTAGGGCGCTCGTAGTTGGTAGCTACGTCAAAGGGGTGAACCGGACGAAGTTTACCCTCCACGCGGGAGTACCATAAGCAGGTAGCAGTATGGAAGTCGTTACCTGGTAGGACGCAGGCGAAGTCCAATACTGGGTCGAGGTCGTCTAGGTCTTTGATAACTTCGTTACGGGCGGACTCAGAGTCAACGGCTAAGACTACCAGCACCGCGCCGGGTTCGTCGCAGTGAGTAGTGTACTCTTCCAGCTGGGTACGGAACTTGTGCCGCCTTACGAAGTCTGGTACCGCGCTAATATTACAGACGGACTCCAGTCTTTTAGCAGCAGCGGCAGCTTTGTTTATACCTACGAAGGCAGGGTCGAATAATTGCCTTACACTATTAGACGATTCATACTCGTCGCCGTCATACACACAGACGTTCTTGGTGCCTTCCTTGTGATAGGCTAACAGCCGGACTAAAGGCTCTAATAGAATCGAACCGGTTCCACCGGCGCCGATGACATGACAGCTAGAAAATTTCATTCTTGGCTCCTAAGATTTCAAATTTGGATTTAGTGGATAAGGTTTTTGAGTAAAGCACCAAGTCGCGGCAGGTCGTTAAGTACCCGCTGGGAGTTTTCTTTATCCAGCCGACCACGTAGGTTTTATCTGGTTTAGGCCGGTAGTGGTAACTTAAAGGGACTGTCTCGAACAGTTTCCCACGGTCAGCGACCACCATCGCTTGTGGTCTTTTGGTAGCGACTTTCAGAGTTAGGTCTGGAGCCCGGAAGGAAGTGGCTTCTTCTAGACTAAGGTGCGGCGGGGTGGGACTGGTTCGCTGGGCATACTCTTCATGGTCGTAGCTACTAAGTAGAAGTTCCGTGCTGCGGTCGTTTGTCCCCTGGGCCAGGTCTCGGTTAAAGTTGCTGGTGAAGAACGTATTGAACGCTTCCAGGTGGTCACGCGGCCGTTCTGCCCTACCCCAACAAATTTCACCATCGCGGTAAACGTTAGCTAACCGGTAGGGCACGTAGGTGCCGTCTTTGGTAACCGCAAATAGTTTCCAGCTTCCATGGTATATAGACATCAAAGACTTCGGAACGTGGATAGTCTTTGTGCCGTATAAGTGCTCTTCAACTGTGCATCCCAACCTGCATTTGTTGTCAAATACGCGGAGTGTGCCACCATCGCAAAGCTCACACTCGTCCATGAAGGCTCTCCTATGTGTCTGCAGTACGGAGAATTTGTAATCGGCCCGCTCGAAGCCAGTTGTCTTGATAAACAACTTAGTAATGTCATCTATAGGTTTGTAATAGAAACAACCTTTGCAGGTCTCTTCAAACGAGTCTTGGCTGTTATAGCGGATGTCAATGCTGAAGGGGTCAAACAAGCAGGAGATTTTTATCCTGTTGCTTTTGTTGATACTAAGAATGGCCCCCGCCGCGATGGACGGGAACCGAAGCACTTTGAACATATCAGTATAGGCAGGTGTTGATGATGTCTTCAGCTACAGGCATATAGACGTTCAAGTCTAGCTTCTGTGCTAACAGCGCAGCTAGCAACTCTTGACCGCGGGGACAAGCCATTAGAGCGTCGGCGTAGATATCCAAGTTGGTTAGAATATCTTTCAGTGTTTCCTTCTCTTCACCGTTCAGGTCAACGGTTCGCTGGTCACGGAAGTTCTTGAACTCAACTTCGTGCTTGAGTTCATGTTTGATGTCCTTCTCGTAATCGCGGAACTTATTAGCCTGGTTGGTGTAGGTATAGTTCCCGTACCAGCCGGCATTGTAGTAGGTGTCGTCCCAATCATCCCACTCGTCGATACCATAGAGCTGGTCGCGGGGCATGAGGGTAACATTCTTCGGGCCTTTGTACTTGGTAACCCAGGAGTTAGCGCCGACGCCACGATAAGAGTAAGCAGTAGCTCTGGTAACGTAGGTGCTGGCTAACGAAGAAATCTCTGCTACCTTGCTGTCGTAAATAGTCATCACCTTGCATTTGTCGTTCGAGCCGACGGTGGCTACGCCATCCAGGTTTAACAACAAGTCAGGCCGGAAGATATACCGCTTTTTGTTTAAGACGATGGAGCAGCAGATGTCGAACGAATGCGGGGTAATCATTCCGATGGTGCAGTGCATCCCCGGTACGCCCAGTTCGCCTTGGTCATCCCGCCCGCTCCAAAAGGCGCTCATTGAGTTGTGAGAATGGATCGACCCGGAATGACAGTAGCCTTCCGGTGGAAATACCGTGTATTCTTCCCCTGTAAATAAGTCGCAGCTGTGGGTCGTAACGGCGTCTACAGTGACGCTAGTCACCGACTGCATCGGCACGACGACTTTCCACTGGCTGGGGTCATCTACTCCGCGCAGCAGGCACACTTGCACTTCGGTGCTCCCGACGACGTAGGCGGAGCCATTGGTCGACATGTAGCTACGGAAGAAGGTGACAATGCCCTGGAGTAAGTGGAAAGGTAGACGGTCGAACTGTTCTTTTAGCCACATGTAATCGACTTCGGCGGGCTTGTCGACTCCTTTCGGGTCTTTGATAGGCACGTAGTATTCACCCCAGTAGTTACTCTTCTGGAGTTTGAAGCAGCCGTCCTTCGTCCGAATGAACGGGGCTTTCTCTGTTTCTTTCACCGGTGCGGTGGTTAATGTTTGAGTCATAGTTTAGTAGGCTCCGTTAGAAGGTTGCTAGTTGCTCTTGCTGCTCTTGCTGCTGCCGCTCTCTCATCAACTGTTTTAGTTCAGCCATGGTGAAATACCCCAGTCCGCTTACAGAGTTGATTTCATTAGCTTCTAGACCAGTCTCTTCTTGAATTAGTTGGCAGTACATCAAGGCCTGCTCTAAGATGTAATGCTGTTTTTCTCTTGACGACCATTCCTCAGATACTTCAGAGTCCACAGTTGGAACCTCAGCGGCTTCTAGTTTTTTCTGTAGCCGCTCCTGGATTTTGTCAGTCTTTGCTGCGTTTGCTTTAAGTTTGTTGAGGTCGATAACCTTTAGGTCACTCAACTTACCATCAGCTAAGAAACGAACCAATGCTTTCCCCGTTGAGTTATTCACTTTGTACACAAACGCCAGGCTGAAGCTAATGTAGTTTGTGAAAGAGAATCTAACAGAGCAGTCGTAGACTGGGTACGGTCGGAACTTTAAGGACATTTCGTTCTTTAAAGAGCCGGTTACAGGTAACAAAGGAGACTGGCACATCAATAGCCCAATTACGTCGTTGTCGGCGTAGTCACAGTCGTATGAGCCGTCGTAAAGAGTAAAGCCTTTTTCCAGGTGGTTTAGGAAACTCTCGTTGGCGGTGAAGCGGTAGTAGTGTTCGACCTTGGGGTGACGGTCGTCGTCGCTCGGGTTATACACCAAAGACGGGGTTCCTTCATCGTCGTCTTCGTCTTCGTACTCCCGGTTTTCGGAGTCGTACGGCGCGTACGAATCGTTGTACTCATGGGGAACCAAGTCGTAGTTGAAGGAGCTACTGAAGTAAGTAGCGTAGGCACCGCGGGGGTCGTAGGGACGTCCCTGCTCACCCCAGCAGACGTCTCCATCGCCGTATACGTTACCCAACAAGTAAGGTACCCCGATAGCTGTGACAGTCTTTACTTCTTGGTCGTTGAAGGTCTTTACTTTTTCCTCTATGTCCCGTATGGCGAAGACCTTAAAGTTACCACAACCAACTTCTTCGGCGTTGATACGTCTTAAATCTACTGTGCTCTGCCACAGTAAGTTAGGTACTCTTAGATTCACGGCGGCAGAGAAGGTCTCTCCAGCCCGGCATGGCTTACCATCTCTCAGGCTTTGCTCTTCTTCTATGCCGAGTAGGTGGCTATTCGACAGACCTGGGCAAGCGTTGGGTAACTTACGGAAGTATTCTTGGTAATAGGGGGTGAAGTCTACCCAACCCAACATTGCCCTGATTTGGTCTTCTTTTGAGCGGTTGAGCAGGTAAGTTCTGCGGGAATAGAAGCTGCCAGTTGTGCTGCGAAGGGTTCTATTAAAGAACGCTTCATCGTCGTTGAGTTTCTTTGTTAAATGGGTTTTGATGGCGTCCGCTGCTTTGCTACGAGCGTTCTGGCTGCACTGTCTACAGCGGTTTGCAGTGATATCACAGAGGAGTTCGTCGTCTAGCAGGATTTCTTTCTCTTCTGCTTCAGTGACGTTATAAACCACCAGCGAGCTGTTATTCGCTAGCACGTTAACAAAGACAGTCTTAGTGCCTTTCGGGAAATAGAAAACTTTCATAGTTTAGAAAGGAAGTAAAAAAAGAGAAGACCCCGCGTTAGCAGGGCCCTCTCAGTAGTAACAACTCTTTTGACTACGCGCCTTTGGTGTCCGCGCTGGCAGAGGCGGTGACTAGTTCACCCGGTTTGGGGACGTAGTCTTTGGAGACGTAGGTGGTCTGAATCTTGAAGTTCAGCCGGCTGACGTCGCTGACGCCAATGGAGCCACGGTACTCCTGCACGATTTGCTGCAGGGTTTTGGTGCCGTCCACCGTAGCCACGAACTCTTCGGTTCCGTAGCGGACGATGATTTGGGACTCAGGATTGAACTGCTCTTCAGTGAACTCACCTTCGTCGAAATCGGGCTCGAAGTCCGCGAAGAGTTCTTCTTCGGGAGCTTCGGTGGAGTTAACGGGAGCGTTGGTTTCGTAATCAGACATGGGAAATCCTCAATGTTGGTAATGGACAGAATGTTTCTAGCACTTCTAATGCTTAAGCTTCGGCAATAAAATTAGGGCATACAGTTATTGCATTCTTGTTTCTTCTTGCTTTCTATTCGCTCTTTTCCGTGGCTTCGTGTGTAAGCTCTGAGAAACCCCAGAGAACTCTTAGAATTCTAGCACAAACTCGCAAGCTAGTCCGCTAGTCTGGAAAAGCACATGCCATTTGACGGTGTCGTTTAGCTCCTCTATGTCCCAGTAGTAGGACAGGTCTAGCATTAGATGCTTGTATTCCTGCCGGCTACCATCTGGGGCTTTGTGGAAACACCTTAAGCAGGTGTATAACGTCTTGTTGACATCCAAGCGGTCTAGCAGTTCCTCGGTAGTTAGATACTCAGGTTCTAACGTTGTTAAGAGGATGTAGCTACGCACGAAGGAGGTAACAACGTCTTGTGGGGTTATAGTTGGCATTGGTACCTCGTATGTTGACGAACCGTTCGTCACTCTGAGAAGAACTCTTTGTAATACATCAACCCGTTGATAACACCATTGACGCCAATCTTCCCAGTCGGGCTGATGTAGATTTGAAGCAACCGGTCAAGTACTTCGATGTACTCTAAGGCTTTGTTGGCTGGCTCAGTGTTCAACCCTACCAAGTAAAGCAACTTCGATTTGGTCTGCTGGCTTTTGGCTTTTTTCTGTAGCTTCTGGAAGTAATCTTGGAGGGCGTCGAATGTACTCGGCATAGTTCTTCTAGGTCTCAAGTAAACGGTATATTTCGCTACATTTATAATAGGTATTCCTCAATGGTAGGTGGGTATGAATATTAAGGTAGACAGCCGCTTGAGAAAGCAGAATGCTGAATCGCTTCGTCGCAAGGAAGCGGCTCTAGAACGGCTACGGGTGCGGGTCAAGCAGGACTTTTCTACGAGCCGCGGATAGCTTTAACCGGGGAGTCGACGCTTAACCCAAGCTTCTGTCGGTTCTCGGTGTAGCGTTTGATAGCTCCATCTTCATCGTCGGCTTGGACAAAACTCAAAATGGTAGGTGGGTCAACTTGGGCGTCGATGATTTTGTAGAAGGGCATAGTTTAAACAGCTAAGTGTGTCACCTTAGTACTATGGCACATTTCTTAAGAAAAAGTGAAGGGGGCGCATAGGCACCCCCGGTGACCTAGTTGGGTAACAAGGTTAGGTCAGACCCCGTCATTCATACCGCAACAGCGGTACGTTTGAAAGCAACCACTTGGTTGGCATTTGTTGTTTGCTCATCCGAGCAGGCTTCATCGTAGTGCCATCCTTTACCAATCGAAACCGTTGCATCCCCGTGGTACAGGGTACAGGAGTTGAACCTGTCTAAGCGGAATTATGAGTTCCGTGCCTAAACCGCTCGGCCAACCCTGCAAGGCACCTCCTGAAGGAATCGAACCCTCGTATTCGGTTTTGGAGACCGACGTTCTACCACTGAACTAAGGAGATTTGGTGGAGATGGGGAGAGTCGAACTCCCGTCTTGGCAACCAGCCGCTACGACTATCCCAGTTTAAAGACGTATGGAAGGTCTATTGTTATTTTAGCTTTAATTAGATTTAGCTTCTAGTATTTTAGTGGCTTTTGCAGCTAGCTTCTCAAAGACCTCCGCGGGGAGACTTTCTTGGCAGACAATCATAAAGACTTTACGGAACTCTTTAGTGCTGCTGTAAATAGCTGCGTTGGACCTTTTTCTTTCTCTTAGCCGTCTTTCCTTTTCGAGTTGCACCCGCTTAAGGCTGGAAATCCGGTAGCGTTTCGCTGACTTTGCTCGGGCTTCCCATTCTTTGTCGTTCTGCCCTCTTACTTCAGCGTATTCCAGGTGTGTATTGATGGTAGCTATCTCTTCGTGTAGCTGCAGTTCTAAGTCCTCCAGCTCCTCTTCTGATAGCTCTTGAGTGTTTAATGTGTTAGGGGGCTGTTTTGACAGTCCACTTAAGTTATCCATGGGTTTTAAGGTGGTCTAAGAACAAAGCTAAGCAGCTAACTAAGTCTTCTAGTCCCTTAGCAAGCTTACTGTCTAACGCCTCTTCGATGGCTTCTCTTTCAACTTCACACCACAAGTCTTCTACCTGACGGTACAACTTATCATCGTCAGATACTATGTAGGACTCGTATAATTTTGGATGGTTACTCTTTAACCACTCGTCCTTGATAGTTGAGTATTCTTCTTCTACTTCTTTAACGAGTCCGTTTCTATACACTGCTTTGCCGGTGAAGTCGCATCCAGGTTCGTCGTAGGTGAGTACAATAACAGCGTCAGGGAATTGTTTAGAGATAGCGTTAAACCCTGCTGAAGGAGGCGACCAGGGAGTCCAACAGGATATCTCTACACAGTCGTCGCTGCTGGAGTAAGTGGGTTCTTGCAAGTCCCATTTAGTCCCCCAATTATCATAACGCCAGTCGACAGTATCTTCTCTGGGCGGCGGCACGAAGATGCTTAGTAACCCAAAATCTTCTTTATAGTTTTTGAGGATGCTATCAAACGTGCGTTTCTGCTCGGCAGTTAGGTTGTAGATGCGGATGGAGTTGTTGCAATAGTTAGGCATTGCTCTAAGGTTTAATCACTTTATCTTTGTAAGTTTCCCAGTACTTTTTATCCATCTCTGAGTCGTTCAAAGCTGGGGGTTGGTAGAATCTAATGTCTTCCCCGCGGTCATTAGTAGTGTAGCCACCTAGGTGTGAAGTGTCCCTGGTCTTAACGTCTATTAAGTAAGGGCTACCGCAGCAGCCGCAGCCTTCAATAGCCACGCCATACTTTAGTGTCAGTTCCCGCAATCCTAATAGGAAGTTAATTTGATTTCGTTTTAGTTTTGAACTCATAGGTCGGTTAGCTCCAAAATGGCTTTGGCTATAGCCCGTGCGGTTTCGGTGTCCATTCCTATTAACTTCTCTTTGGGGCGGTTTGGCTCGGCGTAGTAAATAGTAATTCCTTCTACTCCAACGTCTTGCCAAGCGTTGGTGATGATATGGCTCCACCCACGTTTGTTATTCAGCTCGATAGAGTGGGTGACCGTGATGTTATCGTTAGATTGTGACATAGGTTTAGGTTGGGTTAGCGTAGATAAGTTGGCTGGTTGGTAGCTACTGACTCCTTGGGAGTACCAGATGTACTTGGCATCTATCCACTGGTCGCCCAACTTGTAGCTAACTTTACCTTCGTAGTAGTCGTAGTCTATGTCCTGGATAGTGGCTATCTTGACGTAGTTTAAGTCGTCGGGGATTTGGTAGCACACAACCTCCCCGACTTTATATACAGGTGTTAGTTTCATCTCTGTAGCTTCTGAAAGAGTTGCTTGAACTGGTCTGCAGTTAGAGTCAAAGGACTTATTGTCCCCTGTAGGTAAACGTTCCAAGTTTTGTCTAGGTTTCTTTTGGCACCGGCAAACTTAAGCGCGTTGATAACACACACGACTTCGTTATCTTTGTCTGCTATAACAACCGGTACTACCAGCGGCTGGCTTTCTTCTATGGTAAACATTTATGTCTCCTCGATAGCTACTAATACAGACGAGTTGAGCAGTTCGCACAGGGCCTCCAGCTCGTCATCCTGAGGGTTGGGGAAGGATTCAACCCACCATTCCCAATCAACGCTGGAGCGGTCGGCTTGGGCGTGGCGGAGCGCCGCTAACACAATAGCCACTTGGCGGTCGGTTAGCTGTGTAACCCAGGCTGTGTTGGAGATGGCGTTGATTTGGATTGGCATGGTTGGTAGTGGTCAGTGAACACAACAGGACGTATCCATTCGACGTCGTTGGGTCGAAGGATAAAGTCTGGGTTCAATCCTAGCTTCTTAGCCATTGTTTTAGCATCGACAGTCAGCTGCTCGCTGTAGCTAAGGCTGTAGCCACTAATTTTGACGTGGGAGTACTGCGATTGAACGACTGCCTCTAATAACATCTTGGTCGTTCTGCCAGTGTTCCGCAGCAGATCTCTAATATCGCCGTACAGTATCTTTTCGGCTGCTTTAAGTGGGTTGGAGACATCTTGTATTTGTAGCTCCGCGTACTCGTCGAAAGGAAGTAACCCTAAACGCTCGCGGGCTTCGTCAAAGGTTAGAAGTTTACTATTCATCGTTGTCTGACTCGTGGTAGGTAGGCCCGCTATCCGTGGCATCAAAGAATCTCTTAACGGCGTCTTCCATAAGTTCCGTCTTTGTGATTTCTATTTTTGGCATTACTTCAAATTCCAGCGCGGTCAGTATACAGGCTTCCGCTTCTTCCTGCAGCTCCGCTTGGTTTTCTTCTGTGTTAGAGAGATTACTTGGCATCAGGAACTTTAGGGTAACTGCGTGCTGGTATTTGTAGGCTTCTGCTAAAGGTTGCATTGGTTTACTCCCGGTAGCCGTTAACGATTTCTAGGAATGCGTCGGCATCCCCACCTATTCTTTCCGAGTATAGAAGGTCTCCCCCCGTCGGTATGTAGATTTCTACTCCACATTCCGTTTTCTTGATAAAGGCGTGGAGCTCTTCCAAGGTCTTTAACTCAATAACTTCCCCTTCGTTGGGTAGGTCAGGTTTTTTTGCAACACTTGTGTTTGTGTATTGGATTATGTACTTCATGCTGTTACTCTCGGTATCCATTGTAGACTTCAATCCAAGGCATCGATTCCCATTCTTCGGGTAAGCGTATACGGTGGCAGTCTTCTAACTCTTCGTCTGTGTGTAGATCATAAAGTTCAGTCCAACTGGGTCGGTACCCTTCTTCGTGGAGAATGACTTCATCTCCTACCCTTTTGACTAGAGCTTGAAAATCTTCTGCGGTCTTTAAGTAAACCATGGAGCCCTCCGGCGGAAGGCCCTGCTTTCTAGCCTCGTAGTTGTTGCTGTAGGTAATTAGATATCTCATGCTACCTCTAAAAGTGAGTCCATGTTTTTTTACAGTCGGGGCAGTAGAGCCGTTGGGTAATCACCAATTTTGGCTCTTTAAATAATCAGCTACTTCCACCTTGCGGCTGTCAGGTTGTTCTTCCCTGACTGCTCCGCAGCGGTCACACTTATCTTCTGTGTTGGGGTGTATGTAATTATGCTCACACTCACAATCCCAGTATTGAGAAGTAGTTTCGCACAGCGGGTAGAGGTTAGGTCTGTTGACTTTAACCCACTGTTCTAAAGCTGTAGCTCCTACTTTCATTAGGATTTCAACATCGTTGCCATTTAAGCTTTGACATACCGCGTGTTTGTAAAGCGGCTGCAACTCTTCCAAATGGACGTCTTCGCCTTTGATGAAGTAGTTTACTAAGTCTTTGCTTGTACCATCGTTCAGTAACTTTAGGATGTCGCTGTCTGTAGCGGCGTATTCCAACCAAAGGTTAATACTAATGTAAGTTACCTTTTGAAGGTCGGAGGTGAAACAAGTAGCCATTACATTTGGAACAGTCTTAGGCTGCAGCGGTGGCGCCGGTAGTTTTGTGTGTTTTACTAGGCTGTCTACCAACACAGTCAGTACTTCAACTGCCTGAGTCAAGTCCGACAGTTTGTCTTCAATCCGACGTCGGTTGGTATCGTCAACCCAACTATTTTCGTCCTGCGCGTGTCGAAGTCGCCTTAACTCTCTTTCGAGTATATCTATAGGGTCTTGTATGTGGTTCATGTCAATCCTCGGAATAAACGATAGGTGGACGTAGTTCTAATTTGCGGATATGCCCGGTGATGCGCTTCGACGTAGGCCCTGTAGCTACAACGGTACCTGGGCTAATTCCAACCCAGAAAGCGTGGATGCTCCGCACTTCTTCCAGTGCTTCTTTGAGCGCAGGCTCTGGTAGATCTTCTAGCAACGCTAGGATTTGTTCTTTCACTGACATACAGGTACCTGCTGATTCAGGAAGCAGTAGATAGCTTCCTCTAGGTACTCAATAAAGTCTTCGTCACCATCGGCTGTCCAGGGGTCAAGGACGTTAACTTCTAGGCCACAGATTAGACTTGCTGCTGCAGCTACGAAGTAGGTGTCTATCTTGGTGCTATCAGATTCTTCCACTATGACCTTTAACGTTAGGCAAGTCAGGGTGGAGTCTTCAAACATTAGGTCAACGCTAAGGATGTCACCCCACCAGGGGCAGCTGTTGTTAAGCAGCTTGCTGATAGCTTCCCGGTGGGCGGCGACGGCGGTGTGGTCTTGGTCAATAGCAGCTACTTGAATAGCTTTCAAGCCAGCGGCCACTTTGGTATATAGCTTCATTCTTATCTAGAGCGTCCTTAAATCGAATTGTTGGGCTGGCTCGATTTTAACGTCTTCAAGCCCCAAGACGCGCCTAACAGCTTCTATTAGATAGTCTTCGTAATGCTCGGTTAACTTATCGTTGAGCTCCGAAGCAATCTGTTCAAACTGCTCGTCGGTGATTAGGCTGGGGTCGTAGTTAAACGATTTCAGCTCGTCGTCATCTAATAGGATGACCTTGAATGACCGGAGTTCTTTCATAGGCTTCGGGTTTCGACACTGGTGGCGTGGTCGACCGCTTCGATGATATATTCACCTAACACAGTGTCTAGCGCCTCGCTGATGTAGCGCGCAATTTCTTCAAACTGTGTGTCAGTGATAGCCCAAGGATTGTAGCCTAACATCAATAGGTCTTCGTCTTCTAAGTGGACGATTGCTTTTGAACGAGGTGTAGTTGTCATAGTTAGTATGCTGCTTTGATTTGCTGTAGTAGCTCGGCGCGGGTCATACGACCGTAGTACTTAATTTTAACTTCCCGAGCCTTGACGCGTAGCTGCCGGATTGTTAGTGAGTCCAACGCTACTGTTTCTTTTTTGGCTTTCGCTTTGCTTTTTTCAGTCGCTTCATTGGGTACGCTGGTTCCCAGTTGTGGACTCCCAGCGAACGCGGCGGGTGCTTTGTAGTGCTCTAGGATAATACCAATCACTAGAGCATAGAGAAGAATAGATACGATTAGTTCTTGCATACTTAGTTAATAGTTAAAAAAAGAAAGGCTGGAGGTTGGGATTCCAGCCCATCGAAAGGAGGAGAACAACTGAACCGCCGATATTATAAGCCTCGGACGCGGGCCTGCTTTTCTGCTTGCCTTCCCTCTGCTTTTTTCAGTCGCTTCTTGGCCTACCTAGGCTAAATGTAGAGATAGGTTCTATATAAATATTTATTTAGATGTCTACAATCACTGCAGTCGCTAGCGACGGTATTAGCTTAATTCACTTAGAAGGCACTGGGGAAGGGACGGTTCAAAGTCCGTTTAAACCCAAACACACGCTGCCTGATGGCGCGGCTACGGCTGCTGGTCAGAATGACATTATCGCTCAACTAACTGACCTTAACGAAGCTCTGGGGGCTACCCTAACAGTTGACACTACGCTAGAGCCCCTTACTGATGCTCAACTCCGGGCACAGCCGGTTCCGGTCACAGGTACAGTTACCTTAGATTCTTCCAGTCTGACTGCTCTAGAAAACATTACTGTAACGGTCGGGGCAGCGGTTGAGATTAATAACGATGCTGGTAACCCTATCCCGGCTAGCGTGGCTACACTGCCGTTGCCGGATGGTGCTGCTACCGCAGCTAACCAAGCTACTATCATTGGGCACATTGACGGTATTGAAACGCTGCTCGGTGGGACTTTAACAGTTTCTACTGGGCTGACGCCTCTTACAGACGCACAGCTGCGGGCAGAGCCAGTTTCTGTTAGCGCTACGGTTGGACAGCTGCCGGCTTCCTTAGGACAAAAGGTTAAAGCTGAAAGCACTTCAGTGGTGTTAGCTTCTGACAGCGACCTTAACTTAACCTTTGACTCTACAGCGTTTACGTTTAGAGATACGGGTCTATCCAATACAGCTGTTGCGATTAAGTCCGCCGCTGGAGATATCTTAGGTTGGAATTTCATCAACCCCAATACTGTACCGGTCTATATCAAGTTCTATAACGTCGCCGCTGGCTCTGTAGTTGTAGGTACGACGGCTCCCTTTGCAGTTCTATTTGTGCCGAAAGGGGACGCTACATCCCCTGGAGTTGTATACGAAAAGGTGGATGTTACTTCTGCTGCTTATAAGCTAAGCACAGCAATCTCCGTAGCTGTGGTAACTGGGTTAGCTGATAACTCAACCACTGCACCAGCTACTGCTATTTATAGCGAGGTCTTCTACCGATGAACGTAATTATCCAACCGACATCCTATAATTTACCCAACGGGGCACGAATAAACGGGGTGGAGCATATCTATCAAACTTCTAAGCCTACTACACGGGTAGATGGTAGTGCCTTGGTTGCTAGTGATAGATGGTGGAAGACTAATGATGGAACTGAGTGGTTTTGGAATGGGACATATTGGTTGAGTTCTTTTCGTTTTCGTACCTGGACAGGTAGACTATCTGCTTCTGCAACTGCGGCGGTAAGTCTGACAGCTGGTAGCACACTGCCCGCAGATTTTTTTGTGCATTCGATTTCATTGAGCACTTCCGGTGTACACACCTTGACAGATCATTATACTTTTGAGTTTGGGTACGGAGCACTAGCAAGCCCCGCTAGTTACTTTTCTAACTCTTTAATATCAACCGAGTCTTTTCCAAATACGGCAGAATATGTCATCGCTATAAACCAATTTAATGGTGGGATAGTGGGGAATGGACGCAATCACCAAACGATGAGATTTAATATTGTAAAAGTAGGAACCCCTAGCACCCTGCTGTATTCTGTCGAATACCTTTACTCTCATGTATTTCTATGAAACGTAACTCTACCATTCTCTACTTAACCTCCCCCGGTGCAACAACCCCCCTCCCCTGGGTAAGCAACTCTCCCGACTTCACCGACTTCACCGAACCAACCCTCTCAGTCCTCCAACAATCCTGGCAAGACTTTCTTGACAGTGGAGAAGAGTTAGAAGTCATCCCCGATCCTGAGCCGATACCAGAACCTGTTGTCCCTAACTGGGATGGATTCAATGCTTATATGCTGACCGACATCACGTTTAAGAGTTATCGTGATACGGTGAGAGCAATTGACGGTGATTTGAATGCCGCATTGTTCAACGCTTATGCTTTGATTGAACGTAATGGGGTGGGTGCATTTACTCTCGTTTGGGGCCAGTGGGTACAGCTGTCTAGTATTACAACACAACACAAAAACACAATTGCCGCCGTAGCAGAATCTTTTAACCTACCTATTGAGTTTGTTAATTTAATTAGAGCTTAATATATGTCTTTTATTTACTCGCCGCCACCAACAATCCCGCCCCAAACCGAAGAAGTAGTATTTGTCGTAGCTACGGCAGATAACGACGCCGCGGTCAAAGCTGGTATCCCGGGTATCCTAGCAATGCCTTACACGCTACAGCAGCAACTCGAATAGAATGACTCTTAAAGTAGTAAGGTCTTTCTCCGGCAGCTTAGAGACGGCTTCACGTACAGTAATAGATGAGTCTTCACCTTTACCTACCAACTCGTTTTTTATATCCGCCCATGCCCATGCCGTAGGTGGGAGTTGGTGCTTTAGTGCTTTACTAGCTAAAGTAATACTCCCAGCTTCGAGGTCTTTCTTCATTAGAAAAATGCACCAAGCTTCGACTAAAGTAGCCGCTTCGTCAAAGGTCATCATATTCAATGGAATGTTTAGGAACTTATCCAGCGGGGTGACCTTAAGTTCTTCCGCAGGCAGTGGTTCTTCTAGGGCTGCTTTTTCCTTGTTTCGTAGGTAGTTAACCACACCCGTCAGTGCCCCTAAGACGTCTGGGTCTTGGTTACACCACAGGTGTTCGTGGATAGTGTTTAAGTCTGCTTTGTGTAGTTCCATGAGTTAATTCCAAGTGACTCCAAGCATTAACATAGGGTTGAATTTCTTTTCTGGTGCTAGCTTGTAGAGCCTAATGATTAGCTCCTCTAACGCCCAGGTAACGTCCGGTTCATCTACCATACGGTGTAGGCATAGGTCTTGCTAATGTACGTGGGCTAGTGTTAGCCCAATATGGGTGTAGCTGCATTTATGGCTTTCAGATGGGCCGTATACCTCTAGCTTTAAACTTTCAGCCGCTTCCCACATGGCTTCTTTATTCATATCTTTGCTAAAGACTTCATTAATAGGCACTGCTACCATTAAGTAAGCTGTTGTGCTGTAGCTCATTAATACCTCCGGTTGTATTGTCTTTCACGCCAGCAGTCAGACTGGAAGTCCGACTCGCGGTAGTAGGCGTCGGTGGGCTCCCCGTCTTCGTCCAGGTAACCTAGTTCTTTCAGCCGCGCCTGCTCGGTTTCGTAGGCAGCCACCTCCAGTAGCTTTTCTTCTTCAGGAGATAGCGGCTGCCATACATCGTCATCGATACCTAGCGGCGGGTCAGGCTCAGCAATAGCGTTGTAGAGTTCGTCCCAATGTTCATCGGCGAAGGTATACTTCAGCCCGCAGTTGCCGCAAACTTCTTCTTCATTTAGGACTATCCACTCGTCGTGTTTACA